GCCAGCTGACGGGCGTGGCGCTGCACTTTGGAGACGTGGAGTACAGGGCCATCTACTTCAAGGCGTTCGCAACTTGTGCTGCAGCGATTGGCGTTGTCGCTTTTGTCGTTCGTCGTGCCTGATTTTATAACATCGAAAATGACCTTGTGCGTCCTGGACGCGCTTCGAAATTTCGAAGCGCGCGATGTCATGCCTTCGCGCTCGCCATGTACAACAAAGCTACGAATCCGGTGATCGTGACTGCAGCAAGCGTCATGTTCGCCACGACGGCGGTCTGATTGGTCACTTCGAACTCGTATGTCCGACTCCGCGTCCGCGTGTCTAGGCCGCGCTTCATCGGCGCTGGATCAGGAGATTGAGCTGGGATCGAGACAGGAGCTGGGTTCATTGTAGGGTTTGATACAGGCGCTGGGGCGGGCACCGGGGCAGGACTTGGCATAGGCGCAGGTTTGGGCACAGGCGCTGGGGAGGGCATCGGCGCAGGTTTGGGCATAGGCGCAGGTTTGGGCATAGGCACAGGTTTGGGCATAGGCGCAGGTTTGGGCATCGGGGCTGGACTTGGCATAGGCGCAGGTTTGGGTACCAGCACCGGGCCTGGCGTTGGAGCTGGATTGGGTACCGGATCAGGTGCGGGAGTGGGAGTCGGCATAGGAGCAGGTGCGGGCGAAGGACTCGGCATCGGATCAGGCGCGGGTGAAGGACTCGGCATAGGAACGGGCTCAGGGCTTGGGAGGCCGTACATCTTGCGCACCTCTTCCCTGTACATCGGCAGCGACAGAACGCGTTTGGTTCCGGTCGACGGCAGAGGATCAAACACCGCAGGGCTTTCGTTCTCCAGGAATTTGGATTCCGTCATGGTGCTGCCCCATATGAGCGTGTCCAACGGCAGGCGCATCGGGACGCTCGAGGGACTCGTGTTGTTGGCAGTGGTCCCCATGAACGGCATCACGGACAATGGGGAGTAACCGCCTCCGGTGTCCGAGTACACGGTCGACGGGTCGTTCCATACCAACGCTTTGGAGTCGCCGCTCAAGGTTTTGTTCACTATCACATCGATCGTCCCCATGACTTCGCTTCTTATCGTAGAAATCACTATCGAGGGGCGCTGTATCATGAACATGTTGAAAGCGTGGATGAGCTTGCCGGACGCGTCCGCGCCGTCGGACGACATCCTCGTAGCGCTCAGGTCGACCCGACCCTGGCTGTATTTGGCCTTGGTGAGCATCCACTCCGCGGGAGTCCACACGCCGAGGAGGTCTCCAGTCGACGTGTAGAACGTGATGTCGTACTTGGACAGCCGTACGTTGTCGAAGGGGCGCACAAAGACTCGGACCCTGAACACCTCGTTCGTCACGACAGGTTCCGCGGGAAACTCCACGTACAGAGCGTACTCCTCGCCGGGATCGCGGTGTTCTCGCCAATCGTCGGTACCCCGTGACCAAAAGAAGGACATATCGGCATCGTACGGCTTGACGGGCTTGCCGGAGACGTTGGGGTCAGACGAGCCGAGGCGCTTGGCGAACTGCGCCTCCAGGATCGACGCCCCGGTAATGAAGTCCTCGCGGTCCTCGCGGCCCGCTATTGCCATCAGCAACACTACGAGAAGGCATACGACGGCGAGCATCCTTTACAATGGCGCTGTCACAAAACTTGTTGAATGGATAACGACACCTACGGTACCGTGGAGGGGGGCATGGGGGGCAAGCCTGCCCCCCCCCCCAAACACGAGCAGGTCGCGCTGCATGGCGACGAACCTTGCCCGGACGTTCGGGACGAAGGCGTGGCCTCGAGGAAGGTGGCGGTGTAGACGCGGCCTCGGACGGGATTCATTCTCTGCAATGACCCACGGAAAGGATTCTCTATGCGGCTACTTGTACTCGCACTCGTACGCCGTCAGCTGATCACGGGTTTGTGCCAGCGCGTATCGCGTTTCCTCGAGATCCTGCTCTGTGTCCGTAAGAGCGTTGCGGAGCTGCTTGATGTCCTCTTCCATGTCTGCGTTTTCGGCCTGTAGACGCTCGACGGCACGGCGCAGCTCTTTTATCGTTTTGTCAGAATCCATCGTTGCTTCATAGTCGACGATCAAGCCAGCTTTATGCCGTTTGCAGCGCCCCTAGACATCAAAAGCCAAAAGTCTGGAGTCGTAGGTCTCTCTCATACTCTTCCATGCACAGGCTGAAATATTGATGACCTTAAACAATTTGCAATCTGTCCTACTACTTTGGCGAGCAACACTCATATTGAAGGTCATTGCCAGCGTTTTCTTGAGAGCGATGAGGTCTGTACACGTTTTCTTCAAGTCGAACAATTGGTACATTTGAGATAGCTCTGTCTGTGTCAAGTTATGTTTGAGTGCTTAGAATGCCTCACTCATAGTTTGAGCCGTTATTTTCACAGGATTTAGTTTACTTAGCTCGACAATTTCTTCCTGGTTTACGCAGAGGTGAAGAAATTTGCAACCAATTATGAGCATTGAGAAGTCATTCTTTATTCTTGTGATGAGATTGTCGATCCCATTGCACTTGGATTCGGCGAAGGTCGATATTTTGTCTTCCATAAACGCCCGTATACCAGTGATGTTTTCTTTCACTAGCAGTTCAAAACGCTTTGCTTTCCTGTAAGTTTCATTGTTGCCAGACGCATACTCCAGATAGAACCTTTCGTCCACCTTGATAGGATCTACCATCCACATCCGAGTGGCGTAGAATAGACGGATGGCAGCAACGTCATGTGCGCTCGCTACCCCATACTGTTGCATTGTGGCGGCATCCGCCTCCCCTTCAGGATCGAGTGCGAGTTGTCTCACTCCAGAGAAATCAATGACCTTTGCCTTCCTCATCGTTTTTATAGAGGTTACTGGCCGCATTTTTTGTGGGACTGCTACTGGTTTGGGCGATTCAGCTTCCAAGTCAACAGGGGTCCATGTGACAGATGGTGTTTTGAATCCGAAAACGGCTGCCATCTTTGCAGATATGATTTCTCCGTGAATACTTCCTTGGCAGTGAACAAATCCATACCTAGCGAGATACTTGTTAGGGAAAATGAGCTTTGCGGTTTCGACCATGTGTACAAACAACTTCCGAGCAAGCGCAACATAGTTCTCGTAGGATTCAGGAACGTACAAATGACCGAGCCTTTCAGATAGGCCACGGACGTCTATATACTCAAACGAGTTCATTACGGTCAAATCTGCAAACTTGTTCCTCATGATCATCTCGACAATGCTCGCTTCAGACCTCGAAGTGCACTCAAAACTGAATGCCATGTAACCGTTGTCGTCCATGTAGCCATAGTCCCTAGAAAATAGACAGTTTGCAATGCCAAACTTGAGGTGGTCCATTGTAAGTTGTTTGGGATGAGTTGTAGTCGCAAGTGCATCTTCGGGAACACGAATCCTGATGTAGAAACTCGCCGCCATGTTGGCCATATCTCTGAAGCTCTTTTGCGCGATCATGTCATACCGAAACATTCCCTCTGCCATGATGCTTTCTGGATATAGTTTATATATGCCATATTTATTTAAGTAGAGCCGCCGCGCCTGCAGCCAAGCGTGTGTAGGATGCGCCCAGTGGCTAGGAGACAACTTGTATCCTCTCACCATGTATCATGCGCCTGCACCATGGACGGTATCTTCGAATGCAATCGTTACTGCAGTTTTTAGGTTAAGTCTATAGCGAAGCTAGATTTCCCTAAAAAGTATCGCTTCGCGCAGCAGCAAGCGGCAGAGGGGTCGTGATTTGTGTCGGGTGTGGCTGGTGCGCGTCCAAACAATCAACTAAATCATGCGGCTCGCAACTTGCGACTTACATCATACGGCTCGCAACTTGCGCCTTACATCATGAGGCTCGCAAGTTGCGACCTGTCACTATGCGTCCCTTGGAGAAAGTCTCTTTACGGGATTTTACGGGATTTTACGGGATTTTACGGGATTTTACGGGAAAATGCAATCGGTCCTGCAATCGCCTTGCAATCTATTTACGGGAAAATGCAACACAATGTCGTGATAATGCAATACAGAGCAATCGTTTACGGGATTTACGGGTTTTTTTTCTCGGTCAAGACTTTCCTGAGAAATTTAAAAATCCTGGCAGGTCTTCGGCAACGGATTTTCATGGTTTACGGGATTTACGGGAAATTATAGATTGCATGATCATTGCTTCTGATTGCTCTACATTGTTAATTTCCCGTAAACGATTGCATTTTTCCCGTAAATGTATTGCATCGGAGATTGCATTTTCCCGTAAAGTCCCGTAAAATCCCGTAAAGTCCCGTAAAGACGGACCTGTCCATCACTTACATGACAAGGATGCGGCAAGCACGATCGCCACCAGAGCTGCCCACGCCGTATATGTCCCAGCTCGAACGCGGCCGCCCGCGGATTGCGGCATCGATCGTCCCATCTTGGATCTGGCCTGCTTGCTCGCGCACATGCAGAACGAATACTGCACGTGGGTGGACGTGTCGTCCTTTCCGGTGAAGTCGCGGACCTTGACCAACATGACGGGAGCATCCCGGTACGCTGCGTAGTGCGAGCCCATGCGGTCGGCGGATATGAGAAGCATGTTGTTTCGCTTGCAGTGTTCTATCTGACCCCAATCGGCTGCCCGTTTGAGGGCCGCGGGGACCGCAAAGCCCCAGCCTTTGTTTCTTTTGTCCATGAAGTCGATCTTTGCCTTCATTGTGGGCTTGTCGTAGCGCTTGCGCTCCTCGTAATCGATCTCCGTCTCGTCGTCGGAGTCAAGCAGTACTTCCTGTTTCTCCTCGACGCGCACGTTGAGGCCGTCGATCGACGTCTTCTTGCCATCTATCGGGTTCAATGAACGATCCGCGGTCGTGACCTTGTAGCCGTACAAGGCAGGAACCGACTTTTTGTATTCGAATCGCACCATCGAGTCTTTGTGGAATACGTCCCCGGTGCATGCCGCGCTGAACTCAAATCCGCGAGTATTCGCGGCGTCGTGGATGGACGCGTCGCAGTACCGGAATGCGAACGACGCGACATCGTCGTGCGTCTCGGCAAGTCTCTCGATGAAAGCGTCCTTGGTACCGGCCGGAAGGACGAAGTACTTTCTGACCTTCGTCAGCACCAAGTCGAAGCCCGTCATCCAGGCGACCAGATGGCATTGCGCCCGGTCTTGGTCCGTGGTCATGTCCTTGTCGATCATGACGTCTATCACGGTCGCGGCTCTCAACGCAACCGAGCGAGGCTGCATCGCATAGAAAGAATGCATGCTGCGGCGAAGCTCCACGAGGTCCTCGACCACCATGAACCTGCGCTTGTCGCCGGACACCTTGAAGTACAGATCCACCGTGAGTAGATCAGGCCCCGACGGCTTTTCCTCCCTGGACACAGATTTTCCTCTGTGGTACCTGGCGATGGAGTCCTCTAGTCGCCTCGCCTTCAGCGGGTTTTTTGCCTTATGAAATACGCCCGGACTCAGCTTGAAGTGCAGCTCGTCGTAAGTGTACAGTTTCTTGAAGACGTCGTTTTTGTCGTGAAGTTCGTGTATGTCGAATCCGTTGGGAACGATAGCGCCGATGGACTTGCACAACTTGGTTCGCATGTCGCCGTCTGCGGGCTGGTCCGCAAAGTCGTGGATCGCGTCCAAGAGCTCGAAGAACTTTGAAGCGTAGGGATCGGTACCGTTGACATGGTTCGCAAAGGAATTGTACCCTCCTGCTGCCTGACCTTCTAGCGGGAGGCGTTGCAGCTGCCGCGGCTGCGCAGGTGGACCGACGTTGAACCACGTCGGACGCATCGAAGCAACGACCTCCGAGTATCGAGGTACGGTCCTTACGGCGCCCATCACGGCGAGCTGCAGGCGTGCAAGTTCCAGTTCGGTCGCCTCAGACAAAGCCGCGTAGACGTACTCCGCCGCTTTCAACGGCGTGTCGATGTTGATCAAGTCGACGAAGCGCCCAAGCGTCTCGATGCATAATCGTCCCGCATCGTCACGAACGCGGACTTCCATGTTTTCCGCATGCCTTACATAATCGCGACCTTGTTTTATGCCAAAATACGGAGCTCGCGGATGATTACAATATTCAACAATCTTCATGATCAAAGGGAACCAATGAGGGGGGGCATGGGGGGCATGCCTGCCCCCCAAACTACCGTCTGTAAAACGCCGCAAACAACCCCGTCAGCGTGACCTGTATGACGAGCAGCGATATCGACAGATCCATCTCCCCGACTTTGGTCTTGACGGCGTCCAAGTCGGCCATGACGTCCTCCATGTCGTAGACCACGGCGTCGAAGCGCGCCTCGACCTTAGCGCCAGCTTTTTGCACGGCGGGATCCGCTGCTCTCGCCGGCCTTGGAAAGGCCAGGGATACGTTGGCGGCGATGGCGAGGCGGCGATTGACGTTCATTGGTGGATCCATATGCGATGCATGTGCCAACTGGCCTTTATGCGACGAACGACATGATAGCCACGATGGCGACGAGCGCGACCATGGTCCGGTCTGCTTGTAGTCATTCAAAATATCGTCGACGCTCCTCAGCTTCTGTGCCGTCGCAGGTTTGGCGTACATGACGTATGAGTATATGACTCTGCCGCAACCGCCCTTGAGCTGAGCATCGTCGATCAGGAGCAGCGAAGGGACGTCTCTGACGACGGCGAACGTGAACGCGACCTTGTCGTGAGTCACGAATGCGCAGCCGTTGTTCTTGCAGTGCTCTATCTGTCCCCAGTCTCCGGCTCGCTTCATGGCGAGCCATCGCGCCGTCCATTGGGTTTGGTCAACGGGTTTTACGCCAGAGACTCTGCCTTCCGGGGAACGGATCAGGCACCTGTCGAGTTCGGCGAGGACTCTATTGACGGAATACATTTCGAGGATGTTGAAGCCCTTTGATTTTCCTTTTTGGACGACCTTCTCCAGCCCGATCTCTTCGAAGCCACGCGACGTGTCACTGACCACGCCCGAAGTGGCGACGTACTTGTACCCCTTGCCCTCGCAGCCTTTGAACTCGACCTTGACGAGAGATTCGTTGTGGAAGACCTGTCCGGTAGCCTTTTCGTGCAGGACGCCCATGTGAGAAGCGCCGTCCGCTCTGCATGCGTCGCACTCAAGCATCTCCCATGCTTGCGGGACCAGGTCCTTCAGGCGAGGTACGAGGTCCTTGAGCACCTTCTGGGTCGCGGTGTCGATGTTTTTGTAAGACAGCAATAGCGTGCCCATCGGTTTGTTGGTGTCGACGACGAAGGCCGTCTTGGTGCCGAACATGTGCCGCATCTCTACGCACAGCTCGCAGATCTGGTTGATCTCGTCGACCCTGTCGTCATTGGACGAATCGTCCACGTGGAAGACCGTCCTGCAAGAACAATCGTTGGCAACTTGGACGTCCATGGTCCTGTCGAAGATCTGTTTGCAGTGGTCGTCGTAAGCTGTCGTCAACTTGATAATGTACGCGTCTTTTTGTGCCGAGTCCTCGAAATCTACGCCCTCGACCGACGGCTTCTTGAACACGGTCCGCCTGTAGTCCTTTCCGGCGAGGGGGCACTCGATGCCGACCGTATCGTCCCCGAAGTACAGAGACGGCGAGACCGTCAGTTTGTCGAGCAGGGTCTGGTGCACGATGACGTCTTGGACAGTCAATCTATCCTTCGATCCGTCCGCGCCGATGACGTAGGGAAAGTCGGTATCGGGGTCCAGCTGTAGCACCTGAAGGAGCAGCGGCACCATGTAGCTCGCATTTTTGGGATCGACGAAGTCGTGCGCCGAGTCGACAAACTCCAGAAACCTGTAGAGCTTGCCGTCGATGACGTCTATGGGCCCGGTGGTGTTCCCACCGTGCTGCACCCCGGGATACTTAACGAGGTACTTCGGGCGCCGCGGCCTCAGGTAGACGGCGACAAGGGCAGAGATCTGCTTGTCGCTGGCCTTGTCCAAGACCCCTTTGACGTAGTCGTACGCCGCCTCTGGGTCGGCGAGGCCGAAGGTTTCGTTGTCGTCGAAGTGCGAGGCGACGCTGTCGGCGTCGCTGTCGTAGCCATCACTGTCGCTTTCGCCGTAGTCTGACCACCCCATCCTTTACCAGCAATTCGACATAATCGCAGTTTATTTGGACGCGGAGCCTGTAAGCCACGGAGGGGGGTCGAGGGGGGGGCAAGCCTGTCCCCCCTGTGATATAAAAGCCGCGGGATCAGACGCAACCTGTAAGCCATGGCGGACATCGGACTGGACGGCCGCCTTCTCAAGGTCCTGCGACTCCGCGAGCTAGCCGGCATCGACTTCAGGACGTCTTCCGTGCAGCGCGATCTGGACGCCGAGCGAGTATCGGCGATCGTCGACTTCCAGACGCGGCGACATGCAGCGGGCGACGGCCTGTTCTTTTCCGGCGTCGTCATCGTCTGGGAGTACCCGCACGCGCCGGGCGAGCTGCTCGTCCTGGACGGCCAGCACAGACTCGAAGCGATGAAGCGACTGGCCGTCCTGAGCCCAGACTTCAGGGTCGTGGTCGAGGTGCTGCGTTCGCCGCCCGGCCTGACGGTCGAGACGGCGTTACAGCTGATCAACGAGGGCGTGCCCGTGCCAGACTACATCAAGGACGCCGGCGCGAGCGCGACCCGCAGACCTGTCCTGGATCGACTCGGCGTCCTGTTCAAGAGGCGGTTCGGCGCGTTCCTGAGCAAGAGCGCGCACCCGAACCTGGCGAACGTCAACCTGACGCAGTTCCTGGATCGAGTGCACAAGTCGGTTGTCGTCCACGATTTCAAGAACGGCGACGATCTCATGGATTACGTAATCTGGAACAACGCGCGGCTCCGATGCGAAGGCGGCAAGGTCACGAAGGCGGCGGACAAAAAGAAGGCTGAAAAGGGGCTCAGCGACGCATTGTACTTGAGAGAGGACCCCGATTACGAGTGGTTGGGTGATCTAGATCAGCGGTATCGGTATCCGGGCGATCTGTTGGCATAAAGGTAAACCTTGCAATATTGGAGCGAGATCATGTTGTGGATAACACCGTTCCTCTTCCCGACCGTCGCGGTGCACGCCCTCGCGGCCGGAGACCTGTTCAACTACATGACGGTAACCCTTCTTTATGGGACGTCGTTGTGCGTGCACGGCAACCCTGCTCTGTTCGGACCCTCGCACCCCGTGACCCTGGTAGACAAAGCCTTGTGCGGTATCATCAGCCTTTCTGTCGCGAGGTCGGCATACAAGCTTCCGTTGGACTGGCGCACGGCGTTCGTGTGGTTCGCGCTCGCTTACATGCAGGTCGTCTATTACTTTCAAATATCCAAGATGCCGCGCTACGACCCCACTAAATGGTACCCGTGGCACACGAGCCTGCATCTCGTTACCGTATTTGGGATGCACGCTATGTATGATGGACCCTTCGCCCACGGCTTAAAACTATCGACGTATCAAAGGAACATTGAGCCATGAATTCGTCCAAGTTCGCCGAGCAACGCGCTCAACCAGGCACGTCCAAGGCGGGCCTGAAGTGGACCGGTGCAGAGCGGACGAAGCTGTTCGAGGCCATGCGCGAGGGCCTCGGCGTCGAAGCGATCTCCAAGCTGCACGAGCGCACTCCAGGCGCCATCCAAGCGCGCATGAACAAGGAGTTCGTCGACGCGGTCGCGGCAGGAGAGACGCCGACCGCGGTCGCATCTAGGCTGAGGGTCCCGGTGGACGCGGTCGTCACGGCGGTCATGAAGTCCGAAGACGTTAAGGCAGGCCCTTCCACGAAGGCGGTTACGGTCCCTGCCCCGAAGAAATCAGAGACGCTGTCGGACTTGATCAAGTCGACCACGGACCCCGCGGCGCTCCGGTCTGCGCAGAAGCTGATCGAGTCCCGGCTGCTGGAGCTGTGTCCGCCCGACGACGAGTCCGACCCGGATTCTGTGGCGCCGGTCCTGCGAGGGTTCGCGTTCAAGCCGCGTCGGGCCTGAATCCATTTTTTTTCTTCGGCGGATCTGTAAAGGAAATGTTTGCCCTCGAAATCATCCAGAAAGTCTTCGAGGCCTCGAAGCACCGCCGCCCGACCCAGAAGGACCTGAACGCGTTGAGGGTCGCAGTCTGCATCGCCGAAAAAGAAAAGAACGCCGAGCGTCGATAAAGTGCGATTGTAATTGTAAATGGCAAAGCGGGGTCCCAAGCAATCGACGACAAGCCTGTTCGTGGCGATCGGCTGCGCCGTCCTTCTGGCGGTCGCGGTCTGGGCGTTCAAGGGCAAGATCCTAGAAAAGTACACGAAAAACAAGACGTCGTGCTACGGCGCCCGCGGCCCGCAGGACGTGTGCAAGACGTGCGATTCTGTCCTGGCGGCGTACGCGATCAAGGGTTGGGCGGTCGACAGGAAGAAGATCGCGCAATGCGGGACGCCGTGCTACGGAGCTCGCAGTGCGGACGACTGCGAGACGTGCGACGAGGTAGTCAACGCTTACAAGGCGAAGGGGTGGAAATACGACAAGACCAAGTTCGCGCAATGCAAGAAGTGACGACTTAAACTGGCGTTCATTTGGCGAACAAAGAACATACGACCACGACGATTGACAGGATTGCGTGCTCAATCCTCAACACACTCGAGTTCGAGCCGCCCTTGAAATGCGAGTTCGAGGGTTTGGGATCCGGATAGTGCTTCAGATTCGTCCTCGCAGAGTCGCTCGCCACGAGGGACCAGGAGTATTGGTGGACATGCACGGAACACTTGACGTCTCTGACCCCGAGAAACATGCTTGCGGCGTCGCTGAACGACGCGTAGAGTTGTGCATACCTGTCCGGTGTAACAAACACCATACCGTTGTCCCTGCAGTGCTTGATCATGCCCCAATCTCCTGCTCTCTTGAGCGCTAGAGGGGCTGCGACGTTGTGCCACCTGGGATCGTTAGACCCCGCTCTACCCGAAACCTCTCCAAACACGGTCCTCTTGTCATGGTGAACAATCCTGTCTTTTAGGGAGGACGGCTCCGCGTACTTCCAAATGGCCCTCCCGTAGGAGTCCTCGGCTCCGTCGGTCTTTGCAACGCGTGTTTCAGACTCCACGTGACAGTTCTTTCGGAGCTGCGACACCTTTGACCAAAGATCGTATCTGTACGACCTGTTGCCCAGGCCGTCGTCGGTCGCGCCATGCAACGTCACCTGGGCCATCGACTTTTCGTGGAAGACGGGACCGGTTTCCTTCTCATGCAGAGGAGCCTCTCGTTCTGCCGCGTCCATGTACGAAGCGTCGCACGAGCGCACCGTCCAGTCTACCTGTAGGTCCGACATCATGTCAGCCCATGCGGTATCGGCGGATTCTTTCGCGACGGCAGACCTCGAGGGCAGGCGACCGCTGATGCTCGCCTTCGACATGCTGCTGAGAGCGAGACCGACCCGTTTTTCAGGCGTCGGAAGGAATCCTGTGTCCACCTTGTCGATGTCGAGCTCGATGATGGTCATCAAAGATGCGTATGTCATCTTGATGCCAAAGAGGATAGCAGCCATTCTGTCTTCGCAATCAATCATGAACGTTGCCTTGTTGCCGTACGTTGTCCTCATCTGGCAGCACAGGTGGGCCAGCATTGCCAGCTTGTATACCTCTTTGTTGTGCGTCTTCCCGTCCGCGCCGACGTACGAGGCCTCGCTCTCGAAGTTCCAGACATCTACTAATGTCGCCGCACAAGGCGATGCATGACCACTGCTCGAAGCAAGCTGATGTGCGGCCTCGGGAGCTCGGCGCACGGGGTCTATCTTTCGTATGTACTCTTCGAACTGAACGTCCAGGTCCGCATTGGGATCGATGACCAGCGCCTCCTTCGTGAAGTCGCGATCGAACAGGGGGTTCCACAGGTCCACCAGGTCGACGCCGTTGATCGTTGTTATACTCCTACCGATAACTCGATCCTCATCCGTCGCCTCGAACTTAAGAGTGGGGTTAGTAGTCATGAAGTACTTGAAACGCTCCCAAGATGCGATGTCGTTCAGATTGGTCCTTTTAATAGAGTAATCTTTGGCTTTCGCTCGATGTGCGAGGGGAATATTGCTCTTGTCAACGAACGCGTATATCCACGGAAGCTCCGCGCCCAGCGATTCCCTGATGTCTTCCCATGAGTCTTCATCGTCGCAGTCGTGAATGGAGTCCGCGAGCTCCATCAGACGATGCAGCCTATAGTCGGGACTGCGGTCTTTGGGAGGAGCTCCTCCCTTCGCGTACGGCTGCGAGTCTTGCACGTAGAACCTGGTCTTTCCCATGAACAAGTCGAAAACCCTGGCTATGTCCGCGGGGTCCACGTCCAGGTCGAGGACACGATTGACCCATGCGTCGGATTGCTCTTGCGTTGCCATGTACGTCAGGTGATCGAGGTACGTGTAACTGAAGTGATCTCTGCTCATCTTGCAAATATGCCCAGAAAATTTACAGAAGCCGCCCCCGAACGCGTATGATTTTCTGCCACGGGGAACCTATGGAGGGGGGTCATGGGGGGCACGCCTGCCCCCCAAAACGTAGTCCACGCCGAGCTTCGACTCCATGGCGTACCCCATAGCCACGAGGACGCGCTTGAGCTTGTGCGGGAGCTGGACGCCTCCGAGTTTCGCTCCGATGGACGTCAGAGGAGACACGCCGTCCTTGTCGGCGCTCGCCGATACCGCGCCCGCGACCTTGCGCTTCAGGACGGGGTCCAGATCCTTGGCGACCTGCTGCATGGTCTGCGACCTCGTCACGACGCCTTTGGGCTTCGGCGCTTCGACGGGCAAGGACATGACGGCCTGGCGACAGCTCGTCGTCGAGCACATGTCGATCGGCTTCATCAACGGTGCTATTAGCTTGGGCCTCCCGATCTCGTGGAAGTTGACACCGCACGCGGTCACGAGGGACTCCGGGGAGGACGCGTTGCCGAAGCAGTGCACGGTCAGGTCGCTCTTGACGAAGCGGTGGACCAACGGCGTGAAGTCCGAGTCGCTCGTGACCAGACAGAAGATATCATGCTCCGCGCCGTGCAGCAGGTCCATGGCGTCGATGGTCATGGCCATGTCGGTTGCGTTCTTCCTGGGGATCCACGCGTACTGGTGAACAACCTCTATGTTGTGCTTCAACGCCGGAAGCTTCCATGCCTGCAGGACGGGCCCGCCTCCGTACAGCTTGCGCGTCGTCACCGCACCGAGCTTGCCGGCGATTTTGAAGACGTCGTCAACGTCTCCTGGCGACGCGTTGTCGGCGTCTATGAGCACGCACACCCGCCTCCTAGCCGCGACGGCGGTCTTGGTCGCAGTTTGTCCCATGCTCTTCAGCAAGAAGAGCGTCCACGCCCTTTATGCCTCCGCTCTGACCCTGCGAATTTCGATGACCCCCCTTGGGACCCACGGATTTTTGACGTAACTTTTTTCTAAAAAGTTATTCTAAAAAGTTAAGGGAAAGGGAATGGCCGGCACGTGGTTGCTGTTTTTCTTGGTCCTGGTCGTGTGCATGGCGGTCGTGACGTTCACAGTTCAGCAGAGGTCGACCGCGCAGCAGCTCGAGGCGGGGCGCTTCCGGGTTCTGACCCGACGCATGCGTGACCTGGACGCGGCGCTGGTGGACTTCGACGCCGAGTTCGCGACCAAGTTCGACTCGACCGTGAACGGAGCGGTCACAGCGGCGAACGGGTCGATGACCGACGTCGAAACGGTCAACTCGGTGACTGCGAAAGCGACGGCGCTGTCGGTCGAGATGACGACGAAGCTGTTCAAGATCCTGGACGCGGTCAAGAAGAACTACGAGGACCTCGAGGCCCTCGGGTACAAGCTGAGCGGCGAGGAGCAGGTCACTATGTTCCGCGTGTCGGAGAAGATGCGAGCGCGGCACGCCGAGCTGGCGTCGCGGATACAGGACGACGGGCTGACCAGCATCGTCGACAGAACCGCGGAAGGCTTCACCTCCGAGCCGGGCCTGCGCAAGGCGGGCGTCGAGCTCGACGCCGCCGGTATCCAGGTGCTCGACACGACCACTGACTACGACATGAGTAACGGGCTGACTCTCAAGGAGTCGCTGTACTACCGCATGAGCGAGATTCCGGAGGTCATGACGCGAGCGAAAGACCTCGTCGTCGGAAAGCCGGAGTCGCCGGTCTTCCGGATGCTGCGCGAGCTGCGGACGTCCAACGCGGCCGGCCTGTCCGCGCTCCGGACGGCGGCGTACAAGGACGCGAATCTGAATGTCCTCATCGGAGAGTTCGCGGCGATCAGCGCGGACAAAGCGTCCACGATGTCCAAGGCCACTGCGGGCGTCCTCGACGATCTCCGGAAGAGCTTCACCGGCTTGGCTCTGACGCAGACTGCGGGAGGCGCCGCGCAGAGGGCCGACGAAACCGCGGCGGCCGCTGCCGCCGCCGCGAAGGTCAAGATTGCCGCGGACAAAGCCGCCACGGCTGCGGCTCAGGACAAGACGCTGTCCGTGGCTGCGAGGAAGACGGCGGCGGACTGGGCCGTCACGGCAAACAGGAACTACATGGCGGCGGCGCTGAAGGCGGAGGACTCCCGCATCCAGGAGAACGCGGCGACGTCCCTGCTCGCGCTCGCGCGCGCGGCGGCGTCGGACTCGGCGGCGTCCGAGAACGTGGACCGGTACAGACGGATCGCGGCGCTGTGGAACAAGACGCCGTACCCGTGGGACCGGACGCCGATGCAGCAGGGCATGATCGAGTATCTCAGTACCGGGACGCAGGGCGTTTTGAAGTGCGCGCTGTCGGTGCGGCGGGTGTCGCAGGCGTACGACGGCCCTCTGTTCCGGTTGAAGTGCCCGGGCGCGGTGCCCGAGACGCAGGACTTTTGGGCGAACGAGGACTCCGTCCTGAGCAGCCAGCCGAAACAGCTCGGGACCAAGGTCGACATGTGGAGCGGGGGTTCGCCGATCCAGGTCCTCGCATGGTTCGACCAGTCGGGTGCGGGGTCACACGCCGTCTTCGCGGGCGCGTCCGAACCGCCTATACTGACGCTGTACGGCAACATGGCCGTGAACGTCGAGTTCGACGACGCCAAGGGCCTGAAGCTGCCGGACGGCATGCTGCCGAGCGACGACCGGGCGTACCTGGTCTCTTTGCTGCACGGCAAGGCGTCGTCGGGGGCGACGTTCTTCAGCTCCGGATCCTCGACGGCGGGCAAACGATTCGCGATCGGCGTCAACGCCGCCGGTACGGGATACTACAGCTCGTGGTTCTCGAGTCCTGACGCCGTTGCACCTTCGGTCCTGACCGCGGGCAAGCCGTCGAAAGGCATCAACTTGATCGTCGCCAACGAGCCGGATCGCCACCTGATGTACATCAACAATGGGGTCGCGGGAGAGAAGCCGAGCGCGGGCACCCTTCGGTTCGACAAAGACCCCATGATAGGTCGGACCGACGGCGTCGCCGGGCAGGGCGCGTTCACGCTGAATCGGCTCTACGTCCTGGGCGGCGCGGTGACCGATGCGGTCGACCTTGCGGAGATCAACATGCTGCCGGACGCCTGATTTTATCCAAAGCGCATGGGTATGGAGGCGAAGTGGCGAACGAGAGACGGCGAGTCAGGGTTCTGGTTGAAGGATGGAACGTTTGATACGCGTGACTACGGTCCCCGAGAACCGGATGACCTGGAGCCCAGCGAGATGGCGGACATGATCTACACGAGCGAGTGGTCCCGCATCGAGACCGAAGCGCAAGCCGAAGACTTTCTCATCCCTTTGTGGAAGAGGCTCAGTTTGAACGAGAAACGGTTCGTGTATGAGCTATACCACGGGAGGGACACAACCGCGGCAGAGATCGCGATGCTGGAGGACATGGTCGTGGACATCGACGCCCAAATAGCCGCACGGATCGCAGATTTAGACTCGGAAAGAGAGTCGGAGGTCGCCGAGTACAAAGAAGCGCTCGGCGATACGGACATCGACGAGACGCCGTTCCAGACTCTGGACGCGCGCATTCGGGAGCTGGAAGACACCAAGGCTATGGTGCAGAGCTGTGCGGCGGCCGTCAGGTCTCGAGCGTCTGTTGTCGGTGTCTCGGGGCTAGGGATCCAGGCCGGCGGTGCTAGAAAAGGCGACAAGATGTACCTCCTCATGGCCCTCGCGGACTCTCTGCACGACTTCGCGAAAAGCGGGAAGATCGATCTCAAAAAGATACAGGACGCCATCGGAGCAGAGATACCTTACAATTTGACTGACGCAGCGAACAAGGACAAGCGCTACAAAAACCAACATTACCCGGCGCTAGAGATGATCGCCGACGAGGAAGCCTTCATCAAGTTCATGGACGCCAACGAGGAAATGCAGTTCTCAACGGGTCCCGAGAAGCACAACATGTACAAGCGCGACATGCTGGGCAAGTTCAAACTGAAGAAAGCTTTGGATAAATTCAAAGGGAACAAGTTCATCGCCTTCGTGAAGCAACGAAACGACAATAGAGCGTCAAAGGCCGAAATCTGGGCAGCAACGCAGGTGAAAGACTCTCATGGCACCGTCGACGGCGAGGACCCGACAGATAAACACAAAGACGTGATCTTCATGGCGCAGATCATGAGCGTCGTTGACAATATCAAGAGAAACTTCGGGAAGGGCAAGTTGACTTTCATCATGGACAAGACCGATTGTCAGATGAGCCGTATGATCATCGCGACGTCCGTCATCGACGACGGCATATCAAAGACGTTCACCGTAAAGGACGATTCGGGGTTTGAACTGCCGGTCGATCATGTCGCAAAGCCGCGCAAGGACTGGTCGTTCAAGGTGTGCGACGCGAACATCATAGACGGCAACTACCACTTCAGGGAGCCTCCGTCGAGCACGTACTTGCCGCATCCGCAGATATCGGAACATCGGACCGGTGTCGTGTTCAGACAATGCTTGACGAAGGTCGAGCTGAAGGGTATCGAAACACGTCTCAAAGATCCAAACTACCCCCGTACGAAGGTGTCAGTCCTGGACAGAGCAGACGTGACTATCAAGCACAGCGACCCCAATGACAGGTACGGAAACAAGTTCACGAAATCGGCGATGGGAGGAAACATGGTTGCGAGAACTCCCCTTTTGGGCTACGTTGAGGAGGAGTTCCTGGCTTGCAAAAGGGCGTGCGACTGGGGACAGGTCATGCACTGCAAGAGACATTCCACGCCCGACGACAAGTACATATTCGTCGCTTACGATCGCCCCGCATGCATGTACGCCATGTTCGAGAACGTCGGCGCCATGTTCTGCAGTCGGACGAACATGAATATGACCGGGTGGCCCGAGAACCCACAGATGTTCCAAACGACGTTCACGATGCTCGCTCCGCTCGCCGTGAGCCATGAACAGAGCGGTGGCGGCAGCTCGAAGGTTGTGATTGGCGCATGCTTGTTGGCGGTCACTTTGGCGATGGCGCTTTTGTCGTAACTATGCGACTTTCATCTCGCCGTCGACCCAGTCCGCGATCTTGACGACGAAACCGGCCTCGGCGAGCTTGGTCAGCTTTTCGGTCCGCGACGCCTTGAACCACGCCTGAGTGTGGTTGTTGTCGGGGTCCTCGACGCCCTTCAACTCGAGGAGCTCGACCGCCGCCTTGACCGTCTCGGCGCCCGGGCTTCCTTTGGCCCAGTACATCTCGTAGTTGTCGTTGAACCAGCACAAGAACAACGTCTTGGCCGCGGCGTCCGCGTAAAGCTTCTTGTAAGCCTCGAAGACCTGGTCGTAGAAGTCGTCGTCCGAGTCGAACTCGAGCATGTCGACGAGGCGTGGGGACTGGCTGCGAGACGACATGGCAAGTTCATATGGACTTCAGAAAGATCCTCGGCTTTACACCGTTGTGGATTACGTAATCCGCACGGACGCGCAAGTCAGGCGATTGTCATTATTGGATTGTCACAAATTATTTTCTCAGCCATGGTTAGCAAGTCTGAACAAGATCATAATGGACATTCCCCCGGCGGACACCCCCGAATTCGACGAGTACGCGATTGCATGCCTAGCGAGATCTTCAATCGTCGCGACGACAACTGTGACGCGAATCACCCGCCCTCTCGTCGAACACTCGCCCGTGTTCGAGCGTGATGGGTTCGGCGTCAAGCAACGCGTATGGGGACACTTTGTCGAGTGGACACCGTCGTTCAAGTTACTCCCAGGCAAGACCAGGTTCCTCTTCTCGCGCGACAAGGACCAGAACATCGACTTCCAGTCCGGCATGCAGGTCTACGCCAAGAAGGAGTACCTCGAAGTCGAGACCTACGCGGACAAGGTAACATTCATGAACACCAACAAGGCACACTTGTACGAGATCATCAAGAGCGTGGACGATCCCACCAACACCTTCATCGACATCGACCGCCACGACACCAAGTACACTTGGAAAGTCGTCGCTAAGGCGGTATGCACGGCGGTAGACGGCTTCCTGGAGGACACCGGCATCGCGGGCGGCTTGAGAATCGAGGTCGGCAAGAACACCCAGATCGCAGAGTCCAGCACGCCGGTGCGCACGTCCTTGCACTTCGTCCTGGCGATCGCCATGCGGGACGCGTCGGAGCACAAGCGCTTCACCAATGCGCTGAGTGCATGGATCGGCACTCGAGCGGATGCATTCCCCGAGCTCATGGAGGGCGACGAGTGCGTCGTCGACGACGGGCTGCACGGCAACCTGCGCAACTTCCGCTTCCCGTACCAGAGCAAGCGGTACGCGGTATATAGCGTTCCCTTCGTCCCTGTCATGGGATCCAGCAAGCTTGCCAGCGACCACGCAATTGTCCGTCACGTCGGTAGCCCACCTGCGGTCCCTGCAGACATCGACCGCCACCTCGGACAAGTCGCTTTGCTGCAGCCACGCGTCGTCCCGGCGAAGCATAAAGCGTCACCGTTGGTTATGAAGGCAAGCCGCCCCATCGCCATGAACGAGCTCCTCCAGAAGTACACTGACCTCTTCAACAGCAAGGCGCCCCTGGTCGAGCTCATGCAGGCACCCATGCGCGTGAAGTACGTCACCGCTCTCGAAGGCGGCGTCACCGCTTACACACTCGACGATGCGCGATGCCCGTACGCGGGCCGCAAGCACAAGTCCAACCACATCTACATCACGTCGCACCCCAACGCGAAGAAAACGTCCAACAACCTGGACGCGCACAAGGACCTCCACGTGCACTGCCACGACCCGGACTGCAGAAAAACCTACTCGATACCGTACATCGTGCGCCACTCTGACACGCTGGAGAGCATGCTTCACGACGACATGAACCCCAAGTCCATGCACCCTCAGGCGAAGAACATCCTGTGGGACGAGGACTACGACGAATCTTCCATGCGTCCACTACCCGTTCGACCGCTCGTGTGCGTGCGCGCCGGGATGGGCATCGGCAAGACGAAGGCGATGCATGCCGTCGTGCGCGAGAACTGCGGCGACTCGACGAAGGCGCTGATCGTGACGTTCAGCAAGTCGCTCGCCATGAAGCTGCGCGGGGACTTCACCGACCTGGAGTTCGAATGCTACAGCGACGTCAAAGGCGATATTTTTTCGTCGCGCGTCATCGTGTGCCTGGACTCACTCTGGCGCGTCAGCACACGCAACTTCGACTTCGTTTTCGTCGACGAGGCGGTATCGGTGTTCCTGCACTTCAACTCGCCGCTCATGACCCGCAGCTCCGAGAACTCCGCCTTGCTGGAGCTCCTCATCACGCAGAACGGCGCTAACGTCTACTTGGTGGACGCGTGCATAGACCAAACGTTCACCAAGTTCCTCGCGGACTACTTCGGCGACGCGAAGACCGTCAAGCCATACTGGATCCGCAACCGCCACGTGCGCCCGAGCAATCGGGTCGCCAACGTCTTGGTTTCCAGGCAGTCGGGAAACGCCATCGAGGAGAACCAACTCATCGTGTCGGCGATCGAGAAGGTCATGGAGCTCATCAACAAGGGCAAGCGCGTTGTTGTGTGCAGCAGCACCAAGCGCTTCGCCGTCGCCTTGGAGCAATACGTTATCAACAAGCGCGCGGAGACTCGCATGCTCGTCTACCACTCCGACAGCTGCGAGTCCCTTAGCGACGTCAACGACCTGTGGAGGTCGTGCGACTTGTTGATCTACAGCCCGTCCATCTCTGCCGGAGTTTCTTTCGAGCGCGAGCACTTCGACTCCATGGTCGCGTTCCTCGTCAACTCCAACTTCACGCCGAGCGTCGACATCTCCCTGCAACAGCTCTTCCGCGTCAGAAACTTGACCGACGGCGACATGAACATCTACGTGCAGGACTCCGCGGACAATGCCGACCTCCCGTGCACGGAGTCGCAGGTCGAAGAAATGCTCAGCAAAGACGTCTCCACGCTGAACAAGTACTGCTTGTCTTCGCAGCTGTCGTCGCTCGCGCAACACAAGATCGTCGGAGACGTCGTGCGGTACGACCCCGACCGGATGAGCTACCGCGTTATCAAGGGAATCGTCCTCATGAGGCACCGCTCCCTCGTGCACTACGTCGATCTCTTGACGGGATCGTTGCGCGAGGACTATGGCATGACCGTCACTACGAATGCGCTCGAGGTCAAAGAGGACACCGACGTCGACATCGAGCTGTTGGCGAATTGCAAGGTGGATGACTTCCCTCCGTTCAAGTCGATCGAGAACCTCGCGATGTCAGAAGATGGGCAGGAGAAGTACAAGCAACTCTGCAACAACGGCGACAAGCTGACCCCAGTTGAACGAGCAGAGAAGATGCTGTACGAACTAGCCATCCGGTTGTGGCAGATTCCCCCGGAAAAGATCGACAAAAACTTCTACAACTTCTTCGTGGCGGATCAAGGCGCATTCGAGAAGTACCACCGAGCCAAACGGTACGTGATGATGAACACGGCGCCTGTTGCGGTCCACAGGCAGACTCTGAAGACCAAGATGGCATCGATCATGACCTGCAGCGACTCCAACCTCGAGGTCTACAAGACGCGGATGAAGCGGCACTACATGAGGCTCATCGCAGGCCAAACTCTCCTGTCGCTCATTCTCAATGACGATAAACAAGACGAGCTGCGCACCAAGGGTGGCATCACGATCAGCATTTCGGAGGTTGAGCACGGGGGTTCGAGGTTCCGGATGCAGCTTGGCGAAGAAGACTTGGAGAGCACGCTCAAACTGTTCGGGATCAAAGAGACGACAACCGGCTTCATTGCAACGAGAAAGATCATGAAGGTCGCTTTCGACATCGACATGCAACGCCAGGACAAGCGCGCAAACATGGCTGGGTACAAGAAGATAGATATGATGCTCACGGAACTTCAGGCGGCGGAAGCCTACGAGCCAAAGCTTCTATCTCCCATCCGGTCGGGCTAACGCCCTCCCTCCCCAAAAATTTTTGTTTTGGGAGAGGGCTTGTCAATTCGTGTTTCTTATATAAAGATTACAGCGAAATGACAACCCCCTTTTCCTGTCGAAGCGCAGCGGATGGTGGGGTGGGGATACGGGGGTGTCCCCCAGCTCCTTAGTAAAATTGCACATTTGGTGCGGACGCACCTCTCCAAACACAACGCGCGCGCACGGCGGGCGCCAAAGTGCTGGAACGTTGGCTTAAAGGCGAAATAGACCATTGGAACCAGGATGGATATGACTAAAGAAAAATGCCAGGGGAAGAGTGTCGCCTGCTCAATTCTGACTGTCGATGCATCAAACGTCAAAAGATACGACATCGGTGCTGGCGAAGACGACGCTTTATGCACTTTTTGTGGGAAGTGGGCGACAACGGGCTCCCGTTGCTCAAACAGGTTCGAGGCGATACAATGTTCCGACCCAAGCGAGATAGACACGCACCCAACTAGCTGCAACGGGTGCGTTGGATCCAACGGTATCCACGAAGGGTGCGATAAGATCAGCTTCCCCGACGGCACCATCGCGGCCATAGACTGCACATGGCGTATGAATGATTGACGACGTGTCGCCATCGATTAGACAATCAACATTGTGGTTATCTTGTGATAGATTACGTAATCCTCCAGGGATGCATCGAAACCGTCCATGCTCAACAACCTGTGAACAACGCGAACCCCAAAATCGCCAAGCAAACGAGCGACACCGTGGGTATACCTCCTCCACCTTGCCCCGGGGCAATGGGTGTGTCCCCCAACCAAAGTCTCTGCCGCGCCTCCTGGGAACCACCCATGCAGAACGAGTACTGCACGTGCGTCGCGGTGTCGTCCTTCTGAATGTGGTCGCTGTGTTTGACCAACAAGACTGGCACGTCGCGATACATCGCGTACAACGCCGACAGGCGGTCCGCAGTGACGAAAATGATCTTGTTCTTCTTGCAGTGCTCGATCTGGCCCCAGTCTCCGGCGCGCTTCAATGCCGCCGGCACCGCGGAGTGGAGGCCTTTGCCTTTGAGATGGTCTACGAACTGTTTCATGTTTGGGGCGGAACACAGGGTCTCGAAGTCTTTGTGCCCAGAAGACACGTCGGTGTAGAAACTACCCTTGACAGTCTTATGTACATCAGGTTTACCAACTTGATTAAGATTGATGGGGTTGTAGGCCGCCTTCCGCGAATGAACCTTGTACCCGTATTCTTGAGGCCCATTGGGTCCGACGAACTCGAAACGGACCTGTGACTTCTCGTGAAAGACCTTGCCTGTCACGTTCGGGCTGAGAGTGAAACCCTGCATGGTGCCTCCGTCGTGCATCGACGCGTCACAGTACTTAAACAGAGCCGTGGGCGCGTCGTACTTTTCGGACTCGAACTCTTCCTTGCTCATCCGCAGATCGCGTCCGGTGCTGTGGACAAAGTACTTGGCAGTCTTGACCAGAACCTTCTCGAAACCGGTCATCCACGCGAAAAGGTGGCAATGAGGTCGGTTCTTGTCGGTGCGCATGTCCTGGTCGACCATGAAAGGGAGCGGCCGCGCGGTGACCATCGCGGCTTCCGGTCGCGAGCCGTAGAAGCGGTCCATGACCTTGCGCAGCTCGACGATGTCCTCGAGCGTCGTGAATCTCTTTTTTGACGGAGCGCGCTTGCAGTACAGGTCGACGTTCTGCATGTCCGGTCTCGCTGGTCCCACGACTCTCGTGACGGATTTTCCGGCATCAAATGTCTGGATGTCCGCCTCGAGGTTCTTCCCTCGGACATGGTTGGGTCGCGTGATCGTGCCCGTGGGGAGCTTGAAAACGAAGTTTGGCATTGATGTGACCGATTTGATGAGCTCGTTCTTGTTCCACATTCTATGGAGCTGGATGCCTTCGGGGACGACCGCCGCCAGAGACTCTCTGAGATGCTCTCGCATGTCCTTGTCTCCGGGCTTGTCTGCAAAGTCGTGGACGGCGTCGCACAACTCCCAAAAACGAGACACATGCTCGTCTGTCTGGTCTATGTCATCCTGCTGCGCGCCGCCGACGTGCTCGTGGAGCGGGAGAGCCTCGAGGCGGCGTGGAGCAGGAGGTCCGATGTTTGTCGTCCACGACATGGTACCCGGACGCTCTTCATATCGCACTGCCGAAGCGTAGTTTGCATACACTGTAGCCGGCGCTCCCATGACCGCGACCCGTAGGCGCTCGAGCTCGACGTCAGTAGATTCATCTACCGCAGACAGGACGTACTCGGCCGCGGTCAAACCGGTCCCATCGCAGGGATGATCTATCAACAAAAGATCGGAAAAGTGATCCATGGCCCACCTGTCCAGGTTACCGTCTTCGTCGAACAGAGGCGACTCGGAATCGAGGACATCGTCCGGCGTCCCGGGGGCGATGTAAGGAAAGTCGAATAACCCGCCGTCAGAACCCGAATCATCCATGCTCACACGACGACCCATTTTTTTCCAGACTGCGCGCGTCGAGCTCGGACTGGCAGAACTTCCGGGTGTTGAGCGACGCCACGAGTTCGAGCAGCTCCTTGCGTTTGTACTTGTCGAAAGTGTGCCGGACGAGCTCCACGTCCGCTTCAGTGGCGCCGTCTGTTTGTGCAGGAGCCGCGATTCTTTGCGTCATGAGAGCGTCGAAGCGCATCGCGGCCTGCATGAGCGGGTCCTCCATGCCCGCGTTGGGTCCATCGTAAAAGAGTGGCGCCATTTCCAGTCCTTGGGGCGAGCGATGCTTATGCCACCTTGCGGTACAGGACCTCGGTCCGCACCAAGTACTTCATCCCGCGTTGCACTTCCATACCCGCGTGCGTCTGGAAGTGGTAGAACGCGAGAGCCGACCCCGTCTTGGGCGTCATGACGACCGTCTCCGGCAAGAGCTTGAGCACGGTCTCGCCGCCGACGTAGTCGTCGTTCAGGTACAACAACAGCGTGTCCATGCCGACCTCGTGCGGGCCCTTGGCGTAGCAGGTGTCGACGTGCCAGCCGAACGACCCTCCGGAAACGTACTTGGAGAACCGGAACATGGGCGAGACGCCGAAGGGCTCGTACTCGCCGTCCGGAATGGCTCCCACGCCTCCGTAGCTGTGATTGCCGTCCTTTCCGCGATGGGTCCTGCGCTTGGTCACGTGCGGCTTGATCTGCTGCCAGACGGCGTCAGCGGCGTCCTGGTCGGTCAAGACGGTCCGGAGGCGATTCCCGGAGAAGATCTCGCGGTCGCCGCTCTTTGTGAACTCGGCGCGCTCTGCCGCCTCGATCCAGCGTGCGCAATCGTCTGGAGTCAAGACGCCGTCGATCTTGACCGCGTCGATGGCCATTTATCGGGTCACAGGGAAAAAATCTGCCGGGAAACGACGCGCACCAAAGGACCCGTGCACATGCGAAAAGGGGTGGACGAGCGAATGTCGTGCCCTTGAGAAAAGAATGTGGTACGCGTTGTGGTCGTCCCTGGTCGTGCTGGTCGCCCGGGGATGCACTGTGGACGACTCCGCCGGCAACTACGACCCCCACCAAAGGTACATCGTCACCATGAGGGCACTCGTTCCTGAAGCGCGGTCCCTCCTGAACGTGGGGCTCATGAACGACGTGTGCGACTTTATGTATTCGAACGGCCTGTTCCACTGCAACACGACCTGGAGCGACGGCGTCGCGGGGTACCGACTGACGACGAATGCCATCGTGCCGAGGGTGAGAGCGCGCATCGGCTCACGGTACGAGAACGTGACGTACGAGGTCTACGCGGACTCTTTCTTCGAATACCCCGCCGGCATCAGATATTCTGTACCCGAAGGACCGAGATGTGGAAACACGACGGGGGCAGTATCCGACGTAACGGCGTACGTGATCGACGACGGATACGGTTCCGGGTCGCACGCGACGCACATGGGCCTGTCTGGCGCAAGGTTGCGGTACGTAAAAGTAAGGGAGCCGCGCGAGGACGGTTGGGTTTCGGACCTGATCGCCGGATTGGACCGCGTGTCGAAGTTACAGGATCTGCCTGCTCTGGCGCTCGTGCCCATGGTCGTCGACATCGCGTCGGCTGCTGCGATTCTGGTCATCGAATACGTCCGCAGGGCCATGGCGGCGGGTGTATTCGTCGTGTCGGCGGCCGGGAATCACGCGAGCGACGCCTGCGACTACGTGCCGCCAGCCATGGACGAGGTCCTGACGGTAGGTGCTTTGAGCAACGACCTCACGTGGCCATTGTCGAACTACGGCGAGTGCGTAGACGTCTGGAGCACCGGAACCGAGAAGATGTACACGGGCACGGCCCAAGCGGCGGGATCTGTCGCGTCCAAGATCGTACCCTTCTTGAGACGCGGAATGAGTCGTACCATGGTGGCGGGTATCCTCAGAAACGGTCAAAAAGAATAGGTCGGATTGTTCTGCACGAAGCGTGTCTCTTCTGCTGTGGGGACCCTACCGAGGATCGCGTTCCTGTGCGGGAACCTGCCGAACCGGCGGATCACATAAGCGTGTTTCTTCGCGTACGCCGCGGCGACCTGGGCGAGCTCGTTCGTGGGGTATCTGGCCGCAAGGGCCCTGAACAAGGCGGTAGACGCCTTTTGGTCCGTCACGGACTCGGAGTGCTCGTAAGGCAGGTACGCGAAGACCTTTTCCTTGATCGTGAATCCGGTCGTGGTGTCTAGGGTCTTGGCGACTTGCAGCGCACGCGCGTCGCCGGCGAACGCCTTGGGGGTCCCGCGGTAGATGTTGCGCGTCATCTGGTCCAGGAGCACTACCAACGCGAGCGCGCCCTTCGGGTCCGACGACCATGTGTCGAGTTTTCCGGCGAGCGCGCGTTCGACGAGCCCGCCGAAGCGTTTCTTGACCAAGGCGTCGAAGTCCGAGTCCTTGGAGAACCATCGTTTATTGGCTTCGCCGAACCAGAAGGCGTGAACTCGGCCCCACGGCGCCATTTGCAAAGGCGGACGCATAAAGGGTTGTGACTTGCAAAGGTCAGAGAATGAAGCTGTACATCCCGTGCACGGTGGTGTCCGGCCGCATCAAGGTACTGGCCGTCCCCCGGCCGCCTGGCATCAGGGTCCTATCCTTCACGAATCACCACCGAGCCTTGGAGGCAGCGAACGCCATCGTAGCGAACACTTGGGTGTTCTGCGATCACGAGAACGATTACACGACGTACGAAGCGAGCGGCGAAGACGACGCCACCGTTTGGGAAACGGAACTGGAAGACCTCGTCGCTGCCGGCATGGCGGTCGGTCCGGATGGCTTCGGTCTCGACCGGTGCGAGTTCAACAAAGGGACCATGCTGATCAGGGTCGTCGAGTCGATCGACGTCGAAGTGGAGTTTGACGTGGATTCGGTCCGCGAACGGCTGGACGCGCTCGCACAAATGTCTTAGGCCGACTTGGGCTTGCTGCTGGTCTTGGCCTTGGAAGAGGTCTTGGGTTTACTTCCGGACGACTTCGCCTTCGAACCCGAAACCTGCTTGGTGGCGGGTTTGGAAGCGGGCACAGAGACGGGTTTGCTGCCGGCCATCGACGCCGGCTTGGTCGCGGGCTTAGACGCGGGCTTTGACGCGGGCTTTGACGCGGACGTCCTCGGCTTTGTCCCCGAGTTTGCCTTCGAGCGGGACCCGGTCGATCCTTTCTTGCTTCCTGGCTTCGAGGCAGGGCGGGTTGTCGTCATCTTTACCAGAAGTAAAAGAGTATAAAGTCCCGCCGCGGCAACGACCCGGGACTTATGCTCCCCGCCCGTTGACAAGAAATGATCGAAGTCCTGCGCAACGTTTATCTGTCACATTGGTCAGCGGTACAGGATTTCTTCGCCGACGACGCTCCCAAGGACGATGGCTTCTTCGTCGTTAATTGCACCAAGGATCTCCCAATGGCGTGGGCCACGGGAACGCGCGTCGACGTGAACGACGACCGCCGCGACGACCTGTGCGACCAACGCACGATGACGGAAGAGCTGCCCCGCGTCGTGAACTGCATCGACCGCGAGCTGCGAAAGGGCAACAACGTCGTGGTGCACTGCCTGGCGGGTCGCCAACGGAGCGCGACCGTCGTGTGTGCGTATCTCATATTCAGGCACGGCATGACGGTCGACGCCGCGGTCGCGTACCTGAAGAGCAAGAAGCGCGACGTGTTCTTCACGGGCATGAACTTCAGGGAGAGCTTGGACGTCTTCCATACCCGCGTGAATCCGTAGATAGTCCAGAACCCGATCGTACGCCGTATATAAGCTCATGGACCAGCCATTTTGTCTTATTTTTCCTGTCACAATGAGCATATCACAAGTCGTCGCCGAGACTGGAGACCGCCTGATAGGACTCGCGCCGATGCTCGGACTGACCTGCAAGTCGTTCTACAAGTTCCGCGTCCTCAAGAGCCTCGGCGCTGCGCCGGTCTGCCTCAAGCACGTGACCCGACCGGCCGACGACTGGTCGAGGGTGACGATTTCGAACGTCGCCGTGCACGTCCCGGCGCTTGCCGAGTCGGCGGACAGGTTATCGGCGATACGGTGGGAAATCGACTTCTTGGAGCTGCGAGCCTTCCTCGACGAGCGACCGCAGTGGCCGAAAGCGCTGAAGGACGTAGAGGTCCGTCCCGCTTCACTTTTTCTTTGGCGCCGTCTTCTTGGCAGCTGTCTTCTTGGCAGCCGGCTTCTTGGCCGGAGCCTTTTTCGCGGTCTTCTTTTTAGCCCCGCCTCCCCCAAAATGCTGACCTGTCTTTTCAGCTATGCGCGCGTACGCATCTTTCATCTTCTTCTCTTCGAGAGCCTCTCGGCGCTTCCTCTCTTCCTCGGGGTCTTCTCTCTTTGGCGGCATTGTGTTACAAATCCATGACAAAACTTCCCGCACAGGTCACAATCAAATCTCCAGACATCGCCGCCGGGATCGCTTACGTCAGGGACCTTGGAGACTTTGGGCCCGAGAAGCTGCACGTATGCGTGGAGTCCGAGGACGGTGTCGGGCGCAGGAACACGGTGGCGTTGACGGGGGTCAAGACTCCGAAGTTTGCCGAAGTGTTCGGCGACTGCGACGACATCACCACGATGCTGAGGGCATGCTTGACGGAAGACGCGAAGGAATCATGTGATAGTGCGTGGGGATGCGTCCACCTGGGCCACGGGGCGTACGAGTCCTTCAACGCCTTCGAAGGCTTGGACATTGTCGATGATTGGACCAACGATATGTTCTGGGAGTCTTTGCGTGACGACTGATTCCCGTAAATTTTCCCGTAAAATCCCGTAAAATCCCGTAAATCCCGTAAATCCCGTAAATCCCGTAAAAAGTAATCTACCTGCAATCACGATGCAATGCGTGATGTAGTATGTCCAATTGCAATCAGATTGTACTATAAAAAAAGTCCCGTAAAATGTTTACGGGAAAAATAGACGGCCCAAAGACTTTTCCAGATTTCAGAATGTCCTGAGAAAAGTTTTAGCCAGGAAAATTTCCCGTAAATCCCGTAAACGATTGCACTCGATTGTAACTGATTGCATTTTCCCGTAACCAGATTGTTTCGTATTGCATGAACGATTGCATTTTTCCCGTAAATCCTGTAAAATTCCCGTAAAATCCCGTAAATCCCGTAACCATTGTACGAGGACATAAAGGGCGCCTTTATGGTCTTAGTGAACGATGGGAGGCAACGCTTTCCCGGACACGTGCCGGCTCGGCCGTGCTGAACGCGATCGGATCGTGGAAGCGGTGGTCGGCGCGCTGTGCATGGTATCGAGGTGCGCCGCGCCGCTCGAGCTCGCCGACAAGGAGACCTTCGGCGACGTCGACTTCGTCGTGTGCGGACCGAGGGACGCCGTCAGGGACGTTCTGACCGAGACTCTGGGTTGCACGGTCCCGTACGTCTCCTGTGGACCCCACGACTCCTTCCTGACGCCGGAACGATTCCAGGTCGACGTGACGTACTGTCCGTTGAACTTGTTCGACATGCACGTCGCTTTCATGTCGCACGGCGACCTGTGCATGATCGCGGGTCTGTCTCTCGGGGGCAAGGTCGTCCTGACGCCGCACGGTCTGTGGACCCGAAGCCCGAAGGTCGTTCTCAGCACCGATCCTGTGGCCGTGAGCAACTTCCTCGGCCTGCCAGACCTGTGGACGCCGATGACGAAGGAGCAGATGTTCTCGTCGATCCTGCACGGCGCGACATTCTTCGAGGCGGGAGCGATCGTGGGAGTGACCCGCAATAACACCATCAAGAGGCGGCCGGCGTTCGTGGAGTTTCAAGCGATTTGTGCGGGAATCGAGTCGAGGTCTCCAGGAGACGTCGTCCAGCTCGCGGTCGACCACTTCGGTAAGCGCGCCGAGTACGAAGCTGCCGTGGCGGCCGCAGAGCAGGCGGCTCGGGACGCCGAACTGACTCGGAGGTGCAAGGCGATCCTGAGCGGTCGGGACGTGCTGGAATGGCTGCCTGGTCTGGACGGACCCGGTGTCGGGCGCGTCCTTCGAGAAGTGCGCGGCGATCGGACGCTGGATGAGTACCTGGGGTACCTGGAACAAGCGACGCGCAATGAGCTGAGAGTCGCGGTCGCCCTTTCCGCGCCCAAATTGTAATGGCGGACGCCTACGAGCACCTGCTCGGGGAATGGCTGGCCCTGCGCAAGATCGGGCACGTGTGCGATCGGTGCCAGCCCGGAACGCAGCGGAGATACCGCACGTTCATGGAGCGTATCAGGTCGTACCTCTCCGCGCACGATTTCGAGGAGCGTATCGCTTGGGAATCCGGCCCCGGGGTGCTGTTCGACGCCGAGTTTTTGGAGCGCGCGCCTCGGGAGTTCACCTTCTGCCATGCTTGAACATTTTGTTATCGGGGATCGTGTAACAGGATGAAGGAAGCCGTCACTCTCTGGGGGAAGGAGGCCGCGGACATGGAGAATTCGACCGAGCTCATCCTCGACGAGGTCTACTTGGACGCCCGCTCGCGCAGTCGCCAGCTTTACTACGAGACGATGCGGGCTCAAGACATGCTCGCCGAGCGCAAAAAGCGCCAGGAAGGCAGAGAACTGGCCGCGTTGCACGCGTACGACGCCGTCCGCCAAGAAGCAAACAAAGAAGCGTGGCTCGAGAGAAACCCCGGGAAGACTCCGGGACAACACAACTTGCGGGGCGGAGGGACGGCCTCGGCGGTGGCTCTGGCGTTGGTCACGGTCTTCATGGCGTTCGTCCCGAGGTAGCCTGTGGCTGCGGCGACCCGACGGGGGGAAAAAAAAACGGAACAAATGCAAAGGCATCGATGGACGACGCCGAGTGGATCGCTCAAGGTCCTCCAGGTATCGACCCCGACGACTCTTCGGAAGACGAAGACGAACCCGGCGACGACAGCTTCGACCTGAGAGGGTACGACCCTGTAACGGACATAAAGACGCGCGCCGACGCCGATAGGTTCGTAGCGTCGGCAATCAAGCATGGTCGTAGATCCGACTACGAGACCCTCAAAGGTCTTGTCCTCGGCATCGCCCCGGCGGCACAAGAAGAACGACCGGTCAAGCGCGCCCGCCAGTACGGCGGTGCCCCAGGCGGCCTTGAAGGGTCGCCGTCGTTGGCCAAATTTCACGAGCTCGTGGACGCGGTGCACGACTTTGGTACCAGCAAAGAACGCAGGAATCAGTTTAAGGCATCTATCGGTGCCGAGCTCCCTCTCAGCTTGATGACGGGTAAGGAGACGCAAGACCTGAACAACCTGACGGACTACGACAAGTTGTTCCGCAATATGACGAAGGATCGGGTCCTGAAGTTCCCGAACGGCGAAAAGGTCGACCCCAACCCGTTGTACGAGCACAACCTTGAAGATCGGGTATACGAGCACGTCGACGGTGAGCCCATCCTCAACGTTAGGCCACAACGCTACGGAGACCTGCGCAACGAGCACTTGTTCATGAAGTGGATGTACAAGCGCAAGAAGCTTCCGCTCCTGATCACCTTGCAGCGGTTGAGGCTGTCCATGGACGAGTTCTTCGCTCGACCGGACAAGGCGCTGAAGATGATGATCGACCAGGACATGACGCCCTACAATAAACAAGAAGACGCCCACCGTCATTTGTTTGCATGGTTGGTCGGGCTAAAGCACGTTACGGCGAGCGTCGACGACCACTTCGAAATCGAGCATAGAGGCGTTGCTTACAAAGCGAGTACGGTGCCGAAGCCAACGGGAGCGAAGATAGAGTTTGTGTACTGTGACGCGAACGTCTACGACGGCGCAGACATCGACAAATTCGAAGATATCAGGTACAGCGATACCCCCACTGGCCACGTATTCCACAAGGACTCTGCCGTCAAGTTCGAGTTCAAGAAGTACTGTGGCCCGCCGATCACCTGGCAATACAAGAACTCGTACAGCTACGAGGTGACGTCCGATCACCCCGGTGAGTCAAAAGGGCTATCGCATGTGATAAACGGAATGAAGACTGATGGTGACGTAGATGGTTACGACTCCAAACTCGTAGAGGAGTTGATGAAACGGGAGCACTCAACAGCCAACGTTTCCGTGTTGGCCGCACTCAAGCGCGCCGGAGATTGGGGTCAGATCGAGCACTGCAAGCAGTTCGGAATCGTGTTCGTGACGTGCGACCGCTTCCTCGCGTTCTACGCGACGTACAGGAACGTGAACGTCCTGCTGCTCAGGCACGACAACAAGCTGCACAAAGACCAGGGGAGGAATAGGTTTGTGCAGTACTCGCTCGCGATGTCGCGAACCCGTGACCAGACGAAGCAAGCGGGCGGATCGAAGGACACGAGTCTGTTGAACTTCGGGTTGGTCGTGGTGGTAGCATTGTGTTCATTGATCGCATCGGCATAGTGATGCGCCAAAATTAAAGGGAATGATTTTGGAGCAATACTTAAAAGCAATGTTTCCTGCATTGGAGGCCAAAGGCCGAGGTTTATCACAACGTTTACACCTTTCAGTGAACACCGTGGCCGCAGTACTTGGTGCTGGAAGGTGTAAAAAGCTCCGCGTCTCAAACATAAAACGAGACGTAGTTTCAGACCAAGATCACCGCAACTCGGTGTGACCTGGGGGAAATCCCATGAGCCACTCTACAAACTTTGGGTTGATGCTGTCCTTGTCACACGTTTTAGTGAAACGGTGCCCTTCCATATTGGACATGTACATGACGAATGTGGGCAGGTCGCGAACCGTCCTCTCGCTCAGCACGTGGCCGTGGGTGGCGAGCGACGCCCTAGGTGTGGGAAACAGACTCTTTGTGATGGGTTTCTTGACTAGGGGACTAGGTACACGAAGGGAGTTTTTCTGATATTCTTGGTTGGTGGAGTAGTGTTTTGGGTCGAGGGTGATGCGCATTGTCCTTGGGACGACTCTCGGTAGGGACGCAGCGATGAAAGCGGTCCCATGAGAACCTCCGTGCCTCGGAATCGCAGACACCATTTTCCCCGCAACCATATTGTTCCATGCGATGATCGATTTTGACTCGAGATCTGTGAGCGTCTTTATCTCAAAGCCACTGTACAATCGGGCGAAGGCCAGACGGGCCGCAGCGGGAACCAAGGCGTTGCCAAGCATCGTGATCCTGACGCGGTTCTCAGGAGATTTGCGAACTATCGGCGACGGGAATTTAGTCTTCCATGACCCTACCTGGTTATTCTTATATGTCAGAACGCTGAGACGCGCGTTGTTCCTTATGCACATGCAAAACCATCGGTTCCTGGTGTGTGGCGCTCCGACGTAAACCGCAGATACGGTTGTCCAACGAATCGTGTAGCCACATCGGGAAAACTCGGAGAGTATTGTCTTGTAGTCACGTCCTTCGTTAGCTGTCAACACCTCAACGACATTCTCCATGAAAACGATATCAGGCTTGAGGATGCGGACGACTTTCATCATGTCGTGGAAAAGAGACGATGCGCCGTTGTCGAGACCTTTGCGGCCCCCTGCATGAGAAAAACCGATGCACGGAAACCCTCCTGTTACAACATGTACATGCCTGGAGCCAACATATGACAATATGGCATCTATGTCCCTGACGTCATTTACAATGGGCGCATCCGGCAGCCTACCATCGCACGCCATACTGTGCAAGTGTGCCCTAACATGAGGAGCCGAATCACAATACAGCAACGGCTTCGCGATATCTCGCAGCGCCATCGCAAATCCACCGATCCCAGAGAAAAGATCGACGCTGTTCAACATTGGGTCTCTGCCATTACAGCACCATAATTTGCGCAACGCCTGCAGCTGTGAGCTTGTAGATTCCGCTATGAAGGGAAGTGCTGTTGTGCCAAACACAACCGTCATTCACCAGAGCTCTCAAGGCCCGCCTCTGAGACGCGTTTTGGATGGAGTCGATTGCCGGAACATCCCTCATCTGAGCTGAAGTGAATTCGACATCAATTCTTCCCCCAACCATCTCGTGGATGAGCACAAGAAGCTGGAGCTTCTGCGACAGAGGCCCTCGGCGGCGACGGGAGGGCAGGAGCTCTGCGACATGCTCTTGGGCTTCACCGACAGGGGTGACTCGGACGGCGACGAATATCTCGCACTTGGCGTCCTGAGCGTCAGCCTGCAAGTCCACGATCACCTCCACCGGGTGCTCCGTCGTCAGGCCGTGGCCGGCCGCCATGGCGTCCTTGGCCGCAGAGACGCGGGCCTCATCGCGCGTGAACTTGGTCGTCGCGTCCAGGATCACGGCGGGGAACTCGGCCGCGACCTGCGCCTTGATGAACGCCATCGCCGAGGCTGGCACCAACGCGTCCATCGTCAGAGAGTGCTCCAGGAAGCGGTACAGCTGCCAGGACTTGGAGTGGCACAGCGCCAGGTGCTTGAAGCCCGACGTGATCGCGGTCGCGATGTCGATGGTCTCACGTGCCTGGTCCACGAACTCCTGACCGTCCTCTGCCGCATCGGCCGCCGCTTCTGCGGCTGCGGCAGCTGCATCGGCGGCAGCTGCCGCTTCCATGCGCGCCCTCAGCGCGGCGTGGTACATGTGCGTCGCCGCCTTGCGCACCAGCTCCTCGTTCTTGCGGGCAAGCTCCTCTCCCGCGAGCTGCTCAGGCGTCTTGTCGGCGCCCTCCGCCGAGACGCGGATGTTGCCGATCGGGTTCCCAGTCGCGTTCTTGGCGGGGAAGTGGCGGCGCTTCGCGAACTTCATGTGCCTGCACGGCTTGGACAGCTCCTTGCCCGCCTCGCCGCCCTCGAACACGTGCTCCATCGGCACGTAGCCGTCCAGGGCGTACTGAAGCGTCTCCCGCATGTAGGGGTGGTACGACAGGTGGATGTCGAAGTCGTCCTTCGTGCAGTACGTGGTCGTGGCGAACAGGCCGTTGGCCTGGAGCTGCGCGGGCACGCCGTCCCCGTTGCCGCGCTTCGCGAGCTGCTCGGCGCAGTCCGTGTTCTTCGACTTTTTGAGGTGCACGAACGAGCTGGTCAGGACGCGCGTCCCAAAGCGCGGGCTGAAGGACCGGATGGTGGACTCGTACCCGAAGACGAACATCGGCCTTTTCATTGCGTCCGGCCAGCTGTGGATCCACTCCGCCGCGCGCGTCTTGGCGTCCAGGCCGTTCTTTGTTCCGAACGCTTTGAAGCCCTCCCACCCGGGTCCTGCCTCGTTGGGGCGCATCGCTTCCTCGGCGCAAGCGACGTAGGCCTTCTCTCCTGACAGCACCAATGCGAAGGCGTTGGGGCACAGCGGCGGACGCGCCTCGATGTCGTGCTTGCCGCGGGTGATCTCCTCTGGGATGCCGTGCACGATGATCCGCGCCATGTCGCAGTTGCTGAACTGGTCGCAAGGGTTGTGGACGTGGTTGATCGCAAACAGGCCCAGCAGCCCCGTAGGGCCGTCAGCCATCTGCGACAGAGAGTACATGTCCCGCACGCCCGCCTGGATCTGAGGGATGAAAAAGCCCGAAAGCTTGTCAAAGTCCTTGTCCGTCAGAGTGGCGCAGCTCGGGTGCAGCACGATGTGGTCGCCCGTCTCGTACCCCGCGGCTTTGATGCGGTCCACGTCGGCGATGAACGCACGGAAGCGCAGGCAGTTCTCCTTGCCGAAGAGCAGGAAGGACGAAGGAGTCGCCGTGACGAAGCAGTTGACGCGCGCCGACAGGTACAGCTTCTTGAGGCACTTCTCGAGCGCCGGCAGGCGCGAGTCGGGGTCTGTCACCTTGAAAAAGTACTTGGCGAGCTTGTCGCCCTCGTCGATGAAGATCATGGGAGTCGCGCCCGAGCGGGCGACGTAGTCGGCGAGGCAGCGGACCGCCGGGAGGTAGGTGCCCGGAACGACGAACGTCTTCCTGCCTGCGGCGAAGTCCTCGATGCCGACGGTGTCCCAGTTCTTCTTGACGCCGTCCATCGCCTGCATCGCCGAGACGTCCGGCGGAGGAAAGTCCGGGATCGCCGCCGCGGCGGCGATGATCGCCTCGCCGAGTCCCGTCATCTTGGACTCGACTCCCGCCGTGTTGCCCTTGGTCTCGCAGACCACGATGACCGAAGGGATGCCGAGCATGCGGCACGCGGTGGTCACGAGGTGCAGGAAGATGGACTTGTCGCTCTGCTCCACCGAGTACGCGAGGGTCCAGCCTGTCTCTCCGTCTGATGGCGGGTTGAGGCAGTTGAGCACGTTGCGCGGGTCGTCCAGGTCGAGGCTGAATGGGCACCACTCGGCGACGCTGCGCGTCTTGCCTCGGAACGTGACCTCCAGGTCGCAGAGCCTGCGCCACACGACGGCGAAGTCTTCTGGCAGAGGTTCTGGCTCGGCGTCAGGGTCGGCGTCAGACTCGGCGTCGTGGACGTGGCGAGAGGTGCTGGCGCGATTCAGCCTCGCGTCGCGGAGCTCGGAGACACGGCGACGAAGGTTGCGGCGGTTCGTGTCGGGCGCTCGGTTTCGCTTTGCGCCGCGCAGCTCGGCGTTTTCGCGGCGCAGGGCGTCCAGCTCTTCGAGGACCTTGCGGAAGCGGTCGCTCAGCTCCGTGAAGCCGGCGCTCAGGTCTGGAAGGGTATTCATCGTGTATAAGCTTTTTGTGAGACAATGAGAAAGTGATGCTTGTGTCGGATGTGATCCCTTTTATGCCGTTTGAGGAGGCTGACATCGGGTTCTAGATATACAACCACGTGACAAATAGCTTCACTCAAAGTATGTAATGCGGGTAGTGCAAGAATGCACGCGATCGTGCTGCCCTGCGACGTCGACGTATCCTGGATTGCAAAAGATGTGACCCATGTCCATTTCGTCGAAGCGCCCGCCTTCTTCTCGCGGTACCCATCGCACAAGGCCAAGCTCGCGCTCATGCGGACGGCGATGAAGGCCGCCGCTGCGTCCGTTCGCGGGAACGTCGAGTACGTCGACCACGCCGGTTACTCCGCGTTTCTGGCCCGAAACAAAGGTACGAAGTTTTTGTGCAGGACGCCGTGCGACGTGCCTTTAGAGAAAAGCTTGGCGAAGGCACTGCCCGGCCTGACGTTCGTTCCGTGCGGTCGGTTCCTGCTGGACGCCGGGTTCCTGGATGCGTTCCATGCCGAGCACGGCGGGAAACGTCGGATCCTGTTCTCGACGTTCTTCAAGGCGGCGAAAGAACGTCTTAACGTATTGAAGGGCGTCGCGTCTACGGACGCAGAGAACCGGCGCGGCCCGGACCGAACCGCGGTCGAGCCGGCGATCCCGGAGCACCGCGACGCAGCCGAGCATCGCGCGGAAGCGATAGCGTACGTCGATCGGGAATTCGGCAGGAACCCGGGCAGGACGGCGGCCGCCGCGCTGTACCCGGCCACCCCGGCCGCGGCGAAGACGCATATGCGCCGATTCGTGGCCGAACGCCTCCCCGGATTCGGAAGGTTCCAGGATGCGATCGTAAAAGAGTGGACGGTCGGCCACCACGCCAACGTGTCCGCCGCGCTCAACATGGGACTCCTGTCGCCGGATGACCTCCTGCGTGCGGTCCTATCAGCAAAACACGCGTCACACAACGACGTCGAAGCGTTCGTACGCCAGGTCATCGGGTGGCGTGAGTACATGCGGTACATATACGTCTACCACTACCGTGACCTATCGGAGAACCGGTTCGGGGCGACGCGCACGATAGGACCGCACACGGCGAAGAGCGCGTGGTACGGGCACGGGACCGACCTGCTCGCGAACGAAGCCCGTAAATCTCTCGACACCGGCTACGCGCACCACATCGTACGACTCATGGTCTTCCTGAACAAGATGGTGCTCGACGGGATCACGCTCAAGAGCGCCGTGCGCTGGTTCTCGACGGTCGTGGCTATCGACGCGTACGACTGGGTGATGTACTCGAACGTCGCGGCGATGGGACACTTCACGCCCAAGTTCATGCGCAAGCCGTACGTCAGCAAGACGGCGTATCTGCAGCGAATGTCCGATTACAAACGGGACGAGATGCCGAGCGACTGGAACGACGCGTACGACGCGTGGGTCAAAAAGACAGGCTTCAAACAGTTCTGACTCTGGTTCCACACTACAGAAACTGCCCCCTACGAAATCGTGGAGGGGGTCGAAGGGGCACGCCTGCCCCCTTGAGGAAGTCGTGTTGCAGGAGCCAGCCGGCCGTAGGCCGAAAGATCTGCAGCCTCGACAGCGCCCGTTTGATAAAGCGCTTCGCGCCGTCCGACATACTCGTCGGCAAGCAGATCTGCCGGTACGTGATGGCAAACATGGTGGACGTCGGCGTCGGGGCGTTGAAGAGCGACCTGCAGGTCATGAGCTCGTAGGCCATGACGCCGCACGACCACGTGTCGACCTTGACGCCGTACCACAGGTCTTCACGGCTTTTGTTGTCTCTCGGGGCGACCTTGCACGGGCACGCGACGACCTCCGGGGCCATGAGAGCGAGAGTTCCTACCCGAGTGACGGCGCGTTCTTTGGACAGGTCGATGGACAGGCCGAAGTCGGCGAGCTTCAGCGTCCCGTCCATTGCGACGACGACGTTCTCCGGCTTGACGTCGCGGTGCGCGATGTTCATGGAGTGCAGGTGCTCCAGCGCGGAAAGGACCTGTCTCATCGCGTCGGCCGTCACAGCCTCGTCGAAGGTCCCCCCGCCCATGTCGACGAGATCCTTCAGGTCGCCCTTGCCGAGCTCCATGAGGATGACGAATCGTTCGTCGTCCTCGAAGGCGCCCCACATGTCGACGACGTGGGGGTGGCTGACCCTCGAGTGGATGTCGATCTCGCGGCGGACCTGGTGCGAGGTCAACCCGTTCAACTCGGCCTTGATGTACGTCTTGAGCACGAGCTTCGTGCCGGTGCCTCGGACGCTGGCGCTGTAGACCCGCGATGTCAGGCCCGTGGCGATGCACCGGTGCACGGCGAAGAGGTCCATGACCCACGAGGGAGATATTTTCGCGAGGGATTTGGGACACATCGCCGTCACGGCGAGGGTCCTGTCGGTCCTGTCAGGTCCGACCGCCCCGAATTTGAAGTTCGTCGGAACCGACGCCCGCCGCATGCTGCCGCCATTTATACATTCGCTGTACAAATTACTTCGGGCGCTGAACACCTGTTTTTAAGCCACGGAAAAGGTGATCTTCCAAGTATTCGCTCTCAAAGCTTCGTCGTACTCGGACTCTTCGAACGGAAACTTGAGCCCTTTGCTGTCGTGGCGGTCCGGCCACATATCTCCGAACTTTTGATCCGACGACACGACTTCGGGCGAGTATCCCGCCGTTTCGAGCTCACCCGCCATCCATCGCGCGACCGTTTCGGCGTCGTACAGGGGGTACCCCAGGACGTAGGGTGGCACCTCGAACTCGATGTCGGTAGCATCAGGGGTCATGATGGCCAGGAGCATGTCGTCCATGAGGTACTTGTAGACGGGCGGAGGCGCAGGGTGCACCCTGCGTATCGCCGTGAGGACCGATTTTGGGATTACGTAATTCTCTGGGAGACGGACCTGCATGATTCAGACATGAAACGGTCGTGCACGATGTCTTTATGCCGTGGCGCTCGATCGCCAAAATTAATCGGAAGTCTCCGTGTATGGGATGGCGCTCGAAGTCATCATCGAGGGCGAAGAGCTCGACTGCGAAGACGACAACGTATGCAGAAAGAAGACGTACGCGCTACGGTGCGACGCCATGTCTGACGTCGACCGCGCCAACGAGCACCTGACGACGTGGACCCGGCAGAGGGCCGCCGACTTCACGGGCGCGGCGTTGTTCTTGACGTACGTCCTGACGACGCTGGGGTACGCGTACGTCCGCGCGACCAGGTCGCTCGCGGACCTGGGGCCGCTGTACGCGTACGGCGTGTTCGTGCTGTTCGTGGAGATGCTCGGAGCGGTGTCGGTCATGTTTTACGGTGTTTGGCTGACGGCGAGGCCGATCGCGTCCGATCCAGCGGCTGCGGGCGGCCTGAGACGAAGGTACTCGATCCGTGTGCTCGTGCCGTGCTACAAGGAGTCCCTCGCCATCGTGCGGCGGACGGTGCTCGCGGCGCTGAACGCGCGGCTGCCGGACGGCTGCACGTCGACGGTGTACCTGTGCGACGACGGCAAGGACCCCGACAAGCGAGACTGGATCTCTTCTTTGAAACGCGACGACGCGGTGTACGTCACGGGTCGCCCCCGGTCGGGGGAAACGAACGGCAAGTCGGAGAACCTGAACTTCGCGCTCCGGATGATCTACCCTCGGACCCCGGGAGACATACCTATCAACGAGGTCGTCGCGCTGTTCGACGCCGACCAGACGTGCTCCGAGACCATCTTCGAGCGGCTGCTGACGTACCTGGACTCGGGCGACGACGTCGCGGTCGCGCTCTCCCCGCAGCTCATGCACAACGTGTCCCGCGACTGCGACATCTTCAACCACCAGAACGTGCACTTCTGGGAGAAGATGCAGCTCGGCATGGATGCGTACGGCTTCATATCGCTGACGGGAACGAACATGTTGCTCCGCGCGAGGTCCCTTCGGGACTGTGACTGGTTCCCGACAAAGACGGTCACGGAGGACTGGGAGCTCGGCATGCGCATGAAGAAGCGTGGGTGGAAGTGCAGGTACGCGACCGAGTACCTCGCCATCGGCGAGGCGCCGCACGACATCCGCGTCGCGTTCCAGCAGCGGTCGCGCTGGTGCAAGGGTCACTTCCAGACGTTCTGGTCCAAGGAGTGCCCGCTGACGGACGGCAAGCTGACGATGTTCAACCGTCTGGCGTACTCGTCGTCGTGCCTGTCGTACATGACGTCGGGCATATCGGTGCCGGTGATGACGGCGGTCCCGATCGTCACGCTCTTGGTGGGCTACTTCCCGATCACGCTCGACTTATGGACCGTGACCGCCATCACCGCGTACTACGTCTCCATGAACTCGCTGACGTACTACTGCAACAACGCGTCGCACTTGAAGGCGCTGTGGCTGTCCAACGTCGCGACCACGATCATGTTCTGGGCGTACCTGAAGGCCGCGATCCTGACGCCGCCCAAGTCGGTCTGGCGCAAGGGCGTCACGTTCAAGGCGACCAAGAAGGGCGGTGGCGGGGCGTCCAACGCGGCGCTGAAAGAGATGTGGCCGTCCCTCGCCATATTCGGCGTGTCGGTCGCGTCGCTGGTCCTCGGGCTGATCGGGTTCAGCGTGGACGCGAACGCGCCGCGTGCGATCGCGCTGTGCTGGGTCGTGTACAACACGGTGCCCCACTTTTTGTTGATCGCGTACGCGCACGTCGGCCAGGGCCCGAGCCTGACGTTCCTGTGCAAGGCGTGCATGCTGCTGTCGTTCGTCGCGTCGTCGTTCGCGCTCGTCCTCATGTGGCTGCTGTACCCGCGAGAGGTCGACTACGGACGCGCGGCCGAGCTGTCGCTCGAGTTCCTGCAGGCGCAGCGCTCGGGACCTCTTCCGGCGGGCCACGACGTGCCGTGGAGGCACCCTGCGGGCTCCGGAGGATTTTTCTCCGACGGCGCGATCGGTCCCGTCCGGCTCACAAGTTCGATTTCCAGGACGACGTCCATGCTGGCGTGGTCGCTGCTGGACGTGCCGGAGTACTGGTCCGAGCCGAAAGCGAAAGCCGAAGCTCTCGACCTGCTGAAGTGCGGATCGGACTTCGTCGACGCCGCATACTCTCGCAACGGGACCGCGCCTCTGTCGATCGTGTACATGATGGGCGACCTGCAGGCGGAGCGCGCGGCGTGGAGGCGGCCCGAGGACGTGCCCGAGCCGGTTCCCGCCATGACGGTCCAGTGCGCGGACGGGCCGTCGGACCTCGCGGGCCAGGTCGTGGCGGCGATGGTGTCGTCGTCGTTGGCCTCGGTGTCATACGGCGACATGAATTCGGCGACGGCGGCGGCTAAAGTGGACGCGGCGCACGACCTGTTCGTCTTTTCGATGGACGGCCCGGGCAAATACACGGACCTGCCGGGCGTTCTGGAGACGAAGCTGACCGACCACTTCCCGTCCAACTCGTACTACGACGACCTGTTCTGGGCCGCGACCTGGTTGTTCCGCGCCTCGATGGCCGGCTATCGCCGCGCGGACATGATTTACTACGCCAACGCCATGGACCTGCTGATGGACCTGTCGTTCGGCGAGCAGGACGTGCTCGCGGTCTCCTACGACTACATGCCGAACGCGGCGGTCGTCCACGCGGCGTCTGTGACCAAGTCGTACAAGTTCCACTCTGCTGCGCGGTCGTTCCTGTGGGACTGGACGTGCTCGGGGGAAGCGACCACGACGGCGCGCGGGAGGGGTTATTACGACGAGTCGCCGTACCTGGGCGACACGATGGCGGTCGCGGCCTTGGCTGCAGTTTATGCGCGCAACAGCGACGGCTTCGCGAGCGCCGCGGAGAAGGAAGGCTACTACTGCTTCGCCGAGACGCAGGGCCGGTACGCGCTCGGGGCCGGCCGGTACGCGCCGTACATGGTAGGCTTTGCCTCTAAAAGCCCGACAAAGACTTGGCATCGAGGGGCGGTCTGTCCCGCGTGGCCGGAGCCGTGCGACCAGGGCTCCCCGTTCGCGGACGAACCCGACGCGAACGTCCTGAAAGGCGGATTGTTGTGGGTTCCGACCGCGAACGACGGGTTCCCACGGTCCCGAGGCGGCAACGCGACGGTCGTGTCCCTGGAGAACAACTGGGCTCTCCCGATGCTGTTCCCGGCGCTCAAAGTCAAAGACTCGCCGTACGTGCGGTGCCTGCAGGGGACGGGCGCCCTGCGCGGCCAGGCTCTTTGCAGGTCAGGTCGACCGAACGAGCTGCGGATGGGTCCGATGGACGTGTCGCAACCGTCGATGCCGGAGTTCGCGGGGCTGTACGAGAAGCGGGCGTGACTGGGGGACACCCCCATTACCCCCGTCCATGTTACCTTCGTGTGTTAGCGTGCGTGAGCCGTTTTGTTATGGTATTATTGGCGGCTTAGACCAGAGTCACGACCTTGACCTCCTTCGCGATCTGGCCGATGCGGTTGATGCGGCCGACGGCCTGCGTCTTGATCGCCTGGAACTTGCTGTCGTTGTCGTTAGAGTTGACGAACACGATCTGGTCCGCGACCACGAGGTTCAGGCCGTCGGCGAGCTTCTTCATGTTCAGGACGATGCACTTGTACGCGGGGTCGTTGACGAAGCGGTCGATGCGGTTCTGGATCAGGCTCGCTTTGGCGGGCACGATGACCGACTTGATGCCGGCGGCCGTCAGCTTGGAGCGCGTCAGGTTGAGCGCCGGCTGGTTGTCCACGAAGACGATCGTCTTGCGTTCGTTAGCGACGACGAGCTCGACGGCCTTGTCGATGCGGGACGAGAAGACGAACATATTGTCGTCTTCGGGCTCTGTTACCTCAACATGTGGTGTTGAGGAACTAGCGCCGTCGTTTCTGACGGCGACGACCTTGTCGACGCGGATCCTCTGCCTGCAGTACGGGCACGCCGCGTTCTTGGTCAGGCACGCCGACAGGCAGTCGTGGCAGTACCTGTGCCCGCACTGAGTCTGGACGCAGGGGTCGCAGAGCTCGAAGCAGACCGGGCAGTCGTCGATGTCGTCGGCCTGGATCACCGCCATGGTGTCCAACGGCGGCAGGATCTTGGGACCGGAGCGGACGGGCGCGTTCTGAGCGGCCGCCTCGGCCCGGTCGATGAGGTCCTGGAAGCTGTACGATCCTTGGTTTCGTTCCCACGCTTCGACGACGCCGTAGGTCGCCGTGACGACGGGGTACCTCCGCCCGAGGGCGTCGAACCGCGCTTTGGCGGCGACGTCGTACGCCGATCTCGGGACGTGGACCCGGGTCTCGACGACCTTGGGGAACAGGTCCGCCGCGACCGACTGGTCCACGTTGACCACGAGCTTGCGCATCTTTGCGGTCAGCAGACCGTCGACGACGTTGCAGCCCTTGAGGTTGATCGATGGCAGGCCGATGGCCGGCAGCTGCATGTGGAACGACTTCACGATGTTGGACGCATCACGCTTGGGCGTGGCGGTCACCGTCCAGCGGTACTGGGCGGATATGCCGTGGTCGATGTGACGCTTCTGCAGGGTGTGCGCTTCGTCGAAGACGAGCCGGAAGACCTTGCGACCGGCGAGGTCGCCGAGGTTCTTGCGGTCCACGATCAGGAAGTCGGCTGCTCCTGGGTTGACTATGTCAGTCGCGACGACCGTGCCGGGCTTGTACCTGACGAGCTCGGCCTGCCACTGGCCGTAGAGGTGCTTGGGGACGACGACGACTGTGCCTCCGAAGAACAGGTCTGTGGGGACGACGTCGTCGTTCATGAACGCGAGGAAAGCGACGAGCGCCGTCTTTCCCAGTCCTATTGAGAGGTTGCACATGCCGCCTCGGAACGAGTCGTCGACGAACTGGCCGGACGACATGTCGTACCATAGGTTCTCGGCCACCTTCTTGGCGACCGTGTCCTTCAGAGAACCGCCCGCAGCGGGGTCTTCCATGTCCAGCATGGATTTGACGGCGACGTACTGGTGCTTGAACGGCACAAGATCGACGCCTTTCTCCTTGCAGGAGTCCTTGAAGATCGCGAAATCGTCCATGGACGCCGAGGCCATCTTGGCCTTGAAGTCGTTGGACAACTCTTCGACTACCGTTTCGTACTCGTTGACGACGTTGAGGTGCATGACACGCTTGTTGCCGCGCACGACGCCGGTCATCATGAGTTGCCACTCGTTCATGAAGTCGATGAACCAGGTGTTGGCAGGGCTCGTCAGATGAGCGTTGACGACGAAGATCTTGACTCGAAGCGTCGAACCTTCTAGAAGGTTCTCGACATCGAGCCTCGGCCTGTCGGTCGAGTCACAGTTGAACAACTTCCTGACCACGAGCGGAATGTGGTCCGGCCTGCAGGGAACGTGCTCGCCGAGCATGTGCTCGATCTTGACGAACCTGTTCGCGCGGACGCACTGGTCGCCCAGATGCATAGAGTAACCCTTTACCATGGTGCTCTTGCGGTCGAAAGTGTAGATCTTTAACCGTGTGACGAGATCGATCGGGACGACGTCCTCGAAACACAACGTGCCGAGGTGCTCCCTGGAGGCAGCGCCCTTGGGGCGCAGATCTATGAATTTGAGGGTGGTCATGTTGGCATATACGGCATGCGACTTCGCGGTGGTCAATTTTTTTTGAAACGCTGCTAACACAATTGCCCGCGATCTCAATATTTTGGCACGACTCCTGCAAAGGGATGGCGAAAGCGAACGACCTGACGGGCACCTTCGTGGGACTGGCGATCATCGCTGTGATAGCGTGCTGCTTCATGAAGTACGTCAACGCCGAGCCGAAGACCCGCGCCGAACACTTCAGGAGCGTCCCGGCGCCGGCTCCCGCGTCATTGATGGCTTAAAGGACATTACATGACTAGACTGTATCGAGGGGAAAGATGATCGTGTTCCTCGAAGCTAACATAGGATCAGGAAAAACCAGTTTGGCGGAGTTCCTTCGACGGGACTACGGAGTCTTCGTGGAGCCAGTCGACATGTGGGGAGAGCACCTCCACGGCGTCTACGGCCCCAACTCCGCGGACTGGGCGCTCCCGATGCAGATGCTCGCCCTGACGACCCGCCACGAGCTGCTCCTCAGAGCCGTAGACTTGGCAGAGCGGACCGGAAAGCCGGTCATAGTAGAGCGCTCGCCTAGATCGGACTCCATCTTCGCGCAGGACCTCACGGGCGCGGACATGGAAGCGTACCTCACGGTACGCGCTAGGTACGACGAGCTGATGGCGGGCTTGGACGCCAAGTACATCTACATGCGCGCCGACCCCGAGATCTGCATGGGACGGATCGCGGTCCGCGGCCGGCCGCAGGAGCGCTCGATGACGCTGGAACGGGCCAAGGAGATGCACCGGCGGCACGAGATCGAGTTCAAGGACGACTTGACGGTGGACGCGAACCGGGAGAAGCAGGACGTGTTCAACGACGTGCTAGAGCTGATCAGGTCGTACGAAAGGGGGGCAGGCGTGCCCCCCTTACCCCCCTCCGTGGTAGCATAGTTTTGTTGTTTGAGCGACTCTATTGTAACAAGTCAGGCAGTCCGAAACCCCAGCAGACGGGAAATATCGGCTTATAGAGGCATACATGGCGTCGCGGTGTCCCGAAGTCGACGGCGTCATAAAGAAAACATGCGCCAAGCGGCGTTGCGCGCATTGCAAGAAGCGGCTCGGGCTCGTGTACTTCACGTGCCGCTGCGGCAAGGACATGTGCCAGTCGCATCTCGCCCCGGAGGAGCACGCATGCACGTTCGACTTCAAGGGCGCGGGACGTGATCAGCTACGGTCGAGCAATCCGGTGATATCGTTCGAGAAGGTCGCGCCAGTCTGAAGGTTCATGGGTGACCTCCGACCAAGCCGCTTCCGCCCACCATCGACCAGTCTATCGGTCGCACACGCTCGGCCAGCTTTTGGGCGACTTTAGCGTCGTTCGCGCTGTGTTTCAGCTCATCAGACACTTTTTTTTTTGCTAATTTTGCAGAGTCTAATACCTTTTTTCGTTTGAGCCGGTTGTGCATCATTTCCTTGGCTTAAAGGTCCGGTGCAAAACATGTTTGCATCAGGCTAGGTAGCTAACGATGGACGTCCAAGAAGAGCGGTTGCGTAAAGCGACGGAAGCTGCTATGAAGAGGAACAACGAGCGCAAGCGGGGAGAACTCCGGTCGGCAGGGAAGAAACTCAACGCAAGACGAGCTGCAGTCACGCCTACGCAAGACCTGATCCCAGAACCGAGCACAATTTAGCATGCACATTCTCATTCGCGATGTCATCACGGCATTCACTCTCCCAGCGATGCTCAAAGTGCAACTTAATGTCCTTTGCTGGTTTTTTTTTTGCGAGCTCAAAACTGGCCATGTACGGCGTAAAGGCGTGACAGAAAAGCGTATCTGATTGAAAACATAGACCATGCGGCGTGTATTCGACGCCGGCGGCGACAACAACAATTGCATGATCCTGAGCGTCCTGGCATGCGCGCCGAAAGAGCTCGGCGGATGCACCCCGGCACGGGCGCGTGAGGTCCGCAACGAGCTTGCGTTTATGATATCCGTATCTGCTGGGACAGAGCTCGGGAAGCAGGCCCACGAAGCGATGCGGGTCCTGCACGCCTGGAAGACGGCCAACCCGGCCGAGTTCACGGCCGACGTGTCGTGTCCGTGCGCCGACGCGTGCATGCACATCGAGGACGAAGCGGAGTGCTTGGACGCTGCGGGCAAGTTCGTCCGAGGCCACTACATGCTGGGCGCCATCGAGCTGCCGTTCCTGAAGGCGTGGGCCGCTCAGAAAGAAGTCCACGTCGTCGAGGTCACGTCTCAGTCGGGAGGACTTGACGCCGAGACTTCTGCATGGGTCGAAGCCCAAGTCGCTCAAGCGCCGGAAGGCATGAAGGTCGCGGTCATCGCGTCTGACTCGGTGCACTACCAGGCGATTCTCCCCGCGGCCGACCCTGAGTCCCCACACCCCATGTCGTGCCCAGAGCCTAGAGCCCATAGCCCGGTCGTAGCCCAAGCAACTCGTCGCATCACGAGGTCGATGGCACGCAAGGCGTTTGCAGAACTAGCCCCTCCGATCGAAAGTCCAAAGCCACAAGAAACAAAAGGATGGACGGTGTCCGATGTAGTATTTGCGGTGATGGTGGGAGCCGTCGTATGGATCGCGATACGGCCTTTGTTTTTCGCGGCTCGTTAGAGGCAGTGCCGCCCGGCCGTACAATTTTTTTTGTTGACGTTCATCATGGGTAGCCAACTGTTTGAACTTCTGCCGAGGGACGTCGTGCTCATTGTGTTACGCATGCTCCCCATCGAGACGCGGGTCCGGCTCCGCGTTCCTCCGAACAAGGCCGTGATCCCACCTGAGGTGCTCCGATGCTTCGAATCGCCCATCCGCGTGAACGAGACGGGCGCGCACGTCCGAGACGGTGTGCTGGCGGCCCGGTGGGGGTGCCTTTACATGGGCATGTTTTTCCAGGGCGCCGACCTCATGGTGCGGATAGGGACTCTGGACAATCATCCGGAGTACACGACGTTGAAGCGCATCGACAGGCCGGCAACTAGGGGCTTCATGGTCGAGCATGTCATCGAAGCGTGCGACGGCGGCAAGTTTGATGACGACCACGAGTTTGTGGACGACCTGCGGTCGCGGTTGCAGGGGTGGCTGCGGCGTTAATGAGCGCGGCATAAGGGAGTAGGACTTTATGGTTTGTACCTGCAAGATGCCGACCATCGTCACTAAGTATTCGGAGACTCCCTGTGACTTGGATGACGTAGTGAAGTTGATCGTTCCTTCCAAGTATGCGACGCCTCGTGTGATGCCCCGCCGGCTTGTTGAAACGACGACATACAGATGTAGGTATTGGGACACAAAGTCTAACAAATCAAGAATCAAAGATTTCAAGACCCTCGCAGATGCAGAGACCTTCGGCAAATCTGTAACCCTTACGCATGAGCAGCGTTTGAGGGACGTCACTGTACGTGAGATCCTCGCCGACGTCGAGACCTTTCAGAAGTTCTACCGATTGGCGCCGATCTCCATCGACTATGAGGCCCAAGACGTGCCTCTTGATCCGCTCTACTTAGGGATCCATTTGGGTGATGGGCATACCAAGTCTTGCACCTTAACGACCGCAGACAGGGAAATCCTGGAGTACGTCACAAAAGTGGCAGACGAGTATGACTTGGAGGTCGTGCAAATGGATAAGTATGTTTATCGTATTTCCCAAAAAAATGGACAGGGTAGATTTAATGGTGCAAGAACCATCAAGCGTGAGACGATCACGGCGGCACTCGCCGAGTGGGCGACGGGCGTATCGGCAAGACAGGTCGGAATAAAGTACAAGACTACACCAACCACTCTGCATAAGTACAAGGCGCTTTCTGACGAAGGTAAACTGGACGAGTACTACGAACGCCACACAGAGAACCCGATATTCAAGAGGTTGAAGGACCTGGGAGTCATCGGCAACAAGCACATACCTGAGGTCTACCTTCACAACAGCCGTGACGTTCGTCTCAAAGTCCTCGCTGGGATCATCGACACGGATGGACACTTGCATCAAGGAGGCTATGACATGTGCTTCGCAAACCGAAGACTCGTCGACGACATCGTCGTGCTCGCTCGTTCCTTGGGATTCACTTGTGCAGACGTCAAGGAGTGCGTCAAGGTCTGCACGAACGCTGCCAGCGGTCGCAAGGAGTGTCAGGCCTTCAGATTTCGAATATGTGGTGGTAATGAGCTCCGAGAGCTTCCCATCCTGATGCCACACAAGCGCATCAAAGAGGACAAGAAGCAGCGCTATGACTGTTTGCATTTCCAGATCAAAGGGTGATGGCTTAAAGGCGAGGGGAGTGGTCAGACATGTATCGCCTCTGAACTCGAGTCAGTACAATGCTATCCTTTCTCGAAGAGCTCGGCGGCTGGCGCACGCTGCTCATGCTCGCTGGCTTTTTCAATGTGGCGAGCCTATCCCCTATTCTCGACTGGATTCTGCGGTTTGCACGGCGCCAGACGCTGTGCATGGAGTTGACGGCGTCCATCGATGTCATAGAACACAACGTTCCTGATACGTTCGCAGCAGTGGCGAGCGAGATATCAAGGACCCTTGAGAAGGACCCCGACGCTTCGAAAGGCCCACTTTTCATCAAGGAGATCCAGCTGCGGCGCTACGGGCAGACCGTCCGTGTCTTCAATGGTGGCAGTCTCAGGATCGGCGACGTCGCTATCAGTATGGCGACCACTGAGTCAACTCAGTCGCTTGGCAAGAACATGACAACCTACGTGACCTACAAGTGGACGATGCTCGTTTCGGCTCCTGAGTACTCTACGATTGACGCGTTCACGAAGGCTTGTGTCCAGAAGTACGAGCTGGCAAAGTCGGCGGAGCTCGCGTCGCTGCCTCAGTCATTGTACACGGCCGCGCAGTTTGAGAAGGACGAGGCGGTCTTTCGGAGCACGCCATTCAAGACCACCAAGACATTCGACAACCTCTTCATCCCTAATCGTGAAATTATCATGAAGGAGCTGGACCGGTTTGAGAATGAAGAGGCGTGGTACCAGAAGGTCGGCAAGCCATACCGCATGTGAACCTCATGCTGTGCGGAATTCATGGTGGGGGGAAAAGTTCAGCAATTAAGGCCATCGCCAACAAGACCGGCCGCCACGTGGTCCTCCTGGACACCTCCAAGTTCTCGGACGCCTCGCAGCTCTGCAACTCCATCCTCAACTTTCCCAGCAAGCACGGCCTCAAGTACAAGGATTGCATGTTCGTGATCGAGGAGCTGGACTGCTGGGCATCGGCGACGGGCGTGCGCGAGTCCGAATCGGACACGGACTCCGAGTCGGTCTGCTCCGAGCTGTCGTCCAAAGGCTCCCACAAGAGCGCCGAAGCGATCATGGCCGCCGAGATGGTCGCAGAAAACAAGAAGAAGTCGGCGACCCAGCTCGGCGTCCTGCTCAACTTCCTGGACGGCGTGCAAGAGATGCACGGCTCGATGATCCTGGTGACCACGAACCACCCTGAGAAGTTCGACCCGGCTCTGACGCGACCGGGTCGCCTGGACACGTTTCACTTCGATAAGCTGGGAACTCCGGAGATCGCGCAGTTCTGGCGTCTGTACTTCGACGAGGATCCTCCCGCGGACGCGCCGACGTCGGCGACGGTGGCAGAGCTGACGACGCTGATGAGCCGTCGGACCCGTAAAGTCCCGTAAAAAAAAATGCAATCTCTTTACGGGAAAAATGCAATCAGTTTACGGGAAAATGCAATCGTTTACGGGGAAAATGCAATCGTTTGCAATCGAAAGCAATACAATCCCGTAATTACGGGATTTTGCAGGCCGCCAAGACTCTGATGGTTTTGAGGTTTTGTTCAGGACACTTTGTAAAAAATAAAAAACCCGTAAACCCGTTTACGGGAAAATCTGATTGCACTTGATTGCAACTGATTTTAATGCATTGCATTTTCCCGTAACCCGATTGCATTCGTATTGCATTTTTCCCGTAAAGTCCCGTAAATACCCGTAAAGTCCCGTAACCATGACGGCATAAAGCCTACGTCGCGCACGCGTCGCAAGGAACCATGATCTTCGTCGTCGTCGGCGGTTCCAAGGGTCTCGGCCTCGCGCTGACCAACTCGCTCGCGGAGCGCGGGCACAAGGTCTGCGTCGGCTCGCGGGACGTCTCCAAGATCCCGAAGCACCCGCTGGTCGCGACGCGCCGCACGGACGCCGCGGTCTACGAAGACGTGTACGCCCTTTCGATGCACGCCGGTCACGAGTTTGGAGCGGTCGACGGATGGATCAACTGTCAAGGCGTCTCCGGCGGATTCGGCGACTTTTCTGCGATGCGCCCCGACACCATGACCTCGGTCGCGATGACCAACTTCGTCGGCACGGTAAACGGATCCAGGCGGGCGCTGGAGATCTTCGACGAACACACAGGGACTGATAAGGCCCGCCGAGGGCATCTGTTCAACGTGACGGGAGCCGGTTTCGACTTCAAAGCGACCCCCGGCCACGCGGCGTACGGCGCGACCAAGGCCGGCATCACGCAGCTGACCAAGTCCCTTCGCGCCGAGAACCCGCGTCATGGCGTCCACCTGCTGAACCCCGGCATGATGACGACCGAGCTGCTGTACGAAGGACTCCCCGCGGACATACGCGATAGAGTCGACATCATCGCGGAATCGCCCGACGTCGTGGCGGAGACGCTCGTGATCAAGATACTGATGGCGATGGATCGTGGGTCTCGAGGAATGACGATGAATTACATGACGATGCGTCGGGTCCTGAAGAAACTGTCTCAAGGGCATGCGTGCTGATCCGAAGGCAACCTCGGGCACTCTTTCGTGGCCACAAAATGCAAGACGTCCTGGTCCGACTGCGTCCTCGCCTTTACCGATTTGAGCCTGTCTACCAGGTCGGCTTGCGTCCGAATCGTTCCAAGCCGGACGCATGACGTGATGATGCCCAGGTCGTACGCGAGCGAAGCGCTCATGGTGCGACCATATTGTGCCAGAAACGGGAACGTGTCGGCGATCGCCGCCAGACGACGCTTGGTCGCGCTGTCCGGCGCACCGATCGTGGTCGCGTCCACCAAATCAGCCATGCGCTCGATGTCGTCGAGCAGTTCGGCACGCTCCGCCGCCTTCCTCGAAGACTCTGCTATGTCCATGGCTCTACTTTGTCCTTTTTTTCACCGTGATCGTTTATGCGATGGTCAGATTGAACTGTCGCGTCGCGCTCAGGTCGTTTGTCGCGAGGACCGTGAACGAGTACGAGCCGGGCGTGGTCGGCGTCCCCGACAAGACGCCCGCCGTGGACAGAGACAGTCCGTCCGGCAGCGTGTCGGTCGTACCGTAAGATTCACCGTCGGTCGCGACCAAAAACGCGCTGTACGCCGCACCCGACGTCGCCGCGGGCAGCGTCGCCGAGGTGACCCACGTAGGCCGCACGAGGACCGGAACGGTGAAGGTCCTATCATCGGTCGATGCTCCGGACCCGCTGATTGCGCGGACCGTGACGTCGGTCGACCCTTCCGTGGTCGGCGTGCCCTCCAAGAAACCTGCAGAAGTGACCGACATGCCCGCAGGCGGGGCGCCGGACGCGACCGAGTAGCTCGCTGCGTCGCTCGCGATCAGAGGCACGGACGCGAACACCCCGCGCTCCATCCCGGTCAGCGGCGAAGTGGTGACCCACTGCGGACTCAGCTCGACGACGACCGTGAACGTCCTCACGGCGTAGAACGCGGGATCGGTGCCGACCGCCCGGAGCGTGAACACGAAGGTGCCGTTCACGGTGGGGCTGCCGGACAACAGGCCCGCCGCGCTCAGCGTGGTCCCGTTCGGCAGGACGCCCGAGTCCAGAGCGTACGCCGTTGCGTACTGCGCGACGAGCTGCACGGAGATCGTCGTCGCCCCGGGAAGGACCAGGCTCGTGGACGTCGTCCATGCTGGCGGGGAGACCACCAACAGGGTGAACGTCCGGTCGGTCCGCGCCTGTCCGGACCCGCTGCGAGCTCGCACGGTCCAGCTGTATGACTGCGCCGTGGTGGGCGTTCCTGTCAACAAGCCCGTCGAGGACAGAGACATGCCGTCGGGCAATGTTCCGTTCGTGACCGTGTAATCAGCCGCGTAAGTCGCCGTGAGCTGCACGCTGGCGGCCTCGTTGATCTCGAGGGACGTCATCGTCGCGGGCGACAGCCACACCGGCAGCATCTCGACCGTCACCGTGAACGCGCGGTTCGTCAAAGCCGCGACAGTGCCGCCGATCGCCGAGATCGTCAGGTTGTAGAGGCCGGGCGCGACGACGTTGCCGCTCAGCAGCCCTTGGTCCGACAGAGACAACCCTGGAGGCAGCGTCCCTGCGGTCAGCTCGTACAGCAGAGCGTCGGTGGCCGCGAACTGAAAGTCGACGCCCTGCACGACGACGATGCTCGCGGGCGTGCTCCAGACGGGCTTGTCGTATACGTCGACCGCGAACGATCGGTCGGCCGTCAGCCCGCCCGCCGTCGACGCGCGGACCACGAACGAGAACGTGCCCGCGGCCGAGGGCGTTCCGGCCAGAAGCCCCGTCGGCGAGAGCGTCAACCCTGGAGGCAGCGTGCCGCTGAAGACCGCGTAGTCCGTCGCGTCGGTCGCGACCAGCTGCAGGGACACGGGCACCGTGTCGACCGTGTCGGCGAGGGGACTGGTCGTGACCCATCCCGAGCCGATCTCGGCCGTCGCGGTGAAGGTCTTGAGCGTGTACACGGCCGGGTCCTCGCCTTCCGCCCTGATCTCGAAGACGTACGTGCCCGCGGTCGTCAGAGTCCCGGACAGGACTCCGTCCGTGCCGAGCGTCAGGCCTGGAGGCAGGACGCCGGACTCGAGGGCGTACGACGCCGTGTCGTTGGCGACGAACTGGAAGGGCGTTCCGGACAGGACCGTTATCGTGCCGGAGGTGACCCACACGGGAGCGGCGACGATCAGCACGCTCAGCTCTTTGTCCGTCCAGATGTCGCCCGAACCCGATGCCGCGCGCACGGTGAACGTCTTCACTCCCGACCCCGTAGGCGTGCCCGACAACAGTCCCGCGGAAGACAGCGTCAAGCCCGCCGGCAAGAGCCCGGCGACGACGGTGTACGTGTCCGCCCCGGAGGCGTCGAGCTGGACGCTGTACGTCTGGCCGGCTTGCAGGGGCGCCAACGTCGCGCCCGTGACCCAGGAAGGCGACAGCTCCACGAACGTGCTGAACGTGCGGACCGCGTAGAAGGCGGGCGTCACGTTGCTGGCTCGGACCTCGAAATCGAAACGGCCTGCGATCGTCGGCGATCCCGTGAGCATACCGTTGGCTCCCAGAGACGTCCCCAGCGGCAGAACGCCCGTCTCGAGGGAGTAGGTCGCGGCATGCAGGGCGGACAGCTGCACCGATATGCCGCCAGCTCCCGCGGACAGGATCAAATTCGTGTTGGTCGTCCACACGGGGACGTCGACCGTGAGCAAGGAGAACGTCCGGTACGACACCAGCCCGACGAGGGCGGGATCCGTCGTCGATACGGTGAAAGACCAATTGCCGGCCGTCGTGGGCGTCCCCGAAAGCAAACCGCTCGTCGACAGCGTCATTCCGGCGGGCAGAGCGCCCGCGGTGACCTGGTAGACGCCGCCGTGCTGGGACAGGAGCTGGACGGTGCCCGGAACGTTGGTGGCGATGTCGGCCAGGGCTGCAGGCGTGGTCCAGACCGGGACGAGGTACGCGGTCGCCGTGAAATCCATCAGGTCGAAGACCGCCGGCACCGCGCCGATCGCTCGCACGGTGAAGTCGAACGTCCCTGCGGCCGTCAGCGTCCCAGTCAGAACGCCGGAGGACGTCAGGGTCAGGCCGGTAGGCAGGACGCCCGTCTCGAAGGTGTACGAATAAGCGTCGGTCGCGTCCAGCTGGAAGGGCGTCCCCGCGCGGACGGTAATCGCCATTGGCGTCTGCCATGCGGGCAGCGCGACGGTCAGCGCGGTGACGACCCGATCCGTGAACAGGCCTCCGGAGGCGGTCCTCGCGCGGACGGTCCAGGACTCGGCAGCGGCAGGACCCGATGGGCTTCCAGACAGCAGGCCTGAAGCTGAGAGCGACATGCCTGGGGGGAGCGAACCTGCGGCGACCGAGTACGTGGCACCTCCTGTCGCCGTGAACTGGAACGTGCCCGGCTGAAGCGTCTCGTAAGCGCCGATGTCGGTCGGCCCGGTCCAGACGGGCGGCACCTCGCCGGTCACGACGAAGTGCTTGATGGCGTAGAATGCCGCGAGTCCGTTGGTCGCTCTCACTGAGAACGGGTAAGACCCCGCGGCCGTCAGCGTCCCGGTCAACAGTCCTGCGGCGTCGAGGGACAACCCCAGAGGCAGGGTTCCGGTCTCTAGGGCGTACGCGGTCGTCGTCGACGCATCCAGTTGGAAATTCGTCCCTTTGAGGACGACGAAGCTCGCGGGCGTGATCCAGACGGGGATGGCTACGACCAGCACGCTGAAAACTCGATCCTCGCTCAGGTTGCCGGACAGCGTGGTCGCGCGGACGGTCCAAGTGTGCGTACCCGCTTGCGTCGGAGTTCCTGAAAGGACGCCCGACGATGCGAGCGTCATGCCGGGAGGAAGAGAGCCGGTCACGACGCTGTAGGAATCTCCTCCCACGGCCTCGAGGACGACGGACTCCGCCGCCCCTTTCTCCAACGGATCGAGCGTGGGCAGCGTCGTCCATGTGGGCGGCAGCTCGACGTACGTCGTGAAGTTGCGGAGAGAGAAGAAGGTCGATAGCGTGCCTGTCGCGCGGACGGTGAACTCCCAGCGCCCTGCCGAATCGGGGAAGCCCGACAGCACGCCGGCAGAGCTCAACGCCGTCCCTGGAGGAAGCAGCCCCGTCTCCAACGCGTAGGACACGGCACCGAGCGCGGACAGCTGAGTGTTAAGTCCCGTCGCGCCCGAGGACAACAAAAGGTCGTTCTCCGTCGTCCAGACCGGGATAGTGACCGTCCGCAGGGTGAACGTCCGGTCGGCGTACAGCGTGCCGAGCGCGGTGGTCGCGCGGACCGTGAACGTCGACGTCTGCTCTACCGTCGGCTGGCCCGTGAACGCGCCGGTCCCCGCGACGAGCGATACCCCCGTCGGCAGAGCGCCCGTGACGACCGCGTACGTGGCGCCGTCGGTTGCTGTCAGGACGACGGTCAGGTCCATCAACGTCGGGGAGTCTGCGAAGGCGGCGGGCGTGATCCAGACAGGCGTCTTTTCGACGACGACGTCGAAAGAGCGGACCGTGTCGAAGCCGGGAACAGCGGAAGCGGCTCTGATGTCGAACTCCCACGATCCAGAAGCGTCTGCTGCGCCCGATATCAGGCCCGCCGAGCTCAGAGACGTCCCGGGAGGAAGCACGCCGTTGTCCAACGTGTACGTGACGGTGTCGCTCGCGAGCAGCTGGTAGGACACGCCTCCGGCTCCCGAAGGCAGCACGAGCGACGCGGGCGTCGTCCAGATGGGGTACAGGGCGAAGTGGATGGTGAACACGCGGTCGGCGTAGATCGTGGTCGAAGTGCCCGTCGCCCGCGCGACGAATGTCTTGACGCCGAGCAACGGGTACGGTATGACCAAGAGTCCGTCGGGGTCGATGCCTTCGGGGACGTTTGCGGACAACGCCGCAGAGACCGATACAAGAGAGTAGCCCCCGACGGCATCGGTCGCATCGAGCTGCAGGGTCCACGGGACGCTAGGAAACTCTGGAGGGATGATCTGCGGGGTGACCCAGACAGGGCGCACGGCTACGAACAACGCGAACGTCCGCTCGATGTACAGGGAGCTGGACGTCGATTCGGCGCGGATGGTGAAAGAGTACGCTCCAGCGACGGTAGGCGTTCCCGCGAGCAATCCGCCCGCGGTCATGGTGACGCCCGTCGGCAGCGCGCCGGACCTCAAGCTGAAGTTGTCGACGTCGACCGCGAGGAGTTGCTTGGAGTAGACCTCGTCCTTTGCGATGTCCGGCAGCGTCAAGCCCGTGACCCACGCGGGGGTGGTCTCGATCAGCAACGCGAAGGCGCGGTCTGCGTATATCGAAGATGACGCCGAGAACGCACGGACCGAGAACGCGTAGGGCCCGTCCGTCGTCGGCGTCCCTGAAAGCAGTCCGATGGTCGACACCGTCAATCCTGGCGGCACTGTGCCGGACACGACCGAGTAGCTCGACGCCCCCGTCGCGGTCAGTTGAACCGAAAGCGCGACGCTCTTCTGGGCGTCGGGGATCGTCGCCGCCGTGGTCCAGACGGGCGTGGCTGTGACGAGGAGAGAGAAGATGCGGTCGCTGTAGAATGCGGCCGCCAACGACGACGCCCTGACCGTGAAGGAACCGAGTCCGTTCTGCGTCGGCGTGCCCGTCAAGAGGCCGAAGGAGTTCAGGCTCAGACCGGGCGGCAGCGCCGTGGTCGCCGCGTAGTTTGCCGCATAGGTCGCCTCGAGCTGCACCGACAGTGGCACGTTCACCAGGACGTCCGCGAGGCCGGAAAGCGTGACCCATGCGGGCGTGGTGCCGACCCGTACGTCGAACACTCGGTCCGCGTACACGGCTTGCGAAACTCCCACGGCTCGGACTGTGAAGTTGAACGCGCCCGCCGCGGAAGCTGTGCCCGACAGGATCCCGGGCAGCGACAGGGACAGGCCGGTAGGCAGCGCGCCCGCGGAGACGGTGTACGATGCCGCTTCGTTCGCCTGCAGCTGCAGGTTGACGACGGAGAACGTGTTGATGTCGGCGATGCTCGATGAAGTTACCCAAGTCGGCTGCGTGACGACCAGCAGCAGGAAGGTCCTGTCGTCGTAAATGGTCGCCGCCGGCGTTCCCGCGCGGATCGTGAACGACGTGTCGCCCGACACCGTGGGCGTCCCCGACAGCACACCCGTGGCGCTCAAGGTGACTCCTGGAGGAAGGGATCCCGACATAAGGGAGAACGTGTTGACGTCGTTTGCGACGAGTTGCACCGACATCGCGACGCCCCTCTGCCTGTCTCCCAAGCGAGCTGCGGTGACGAAAGCGGGGCGTTTGTAGATCGCGAAGGTGAACGTCAGGTCAGAAAACACGGTGCCAGCAGAAGTCGCCGCGCGGACGGTGAAGGTGTACGTTCCCGACGACGATGGCGTGCCCGACAAGACGCCCGCGGTCGTCAACGTGACGCCGGTGGGCAGGGAGCCCGCGACTGTGGAGTAGGACACGGCCGAGCTGGCGTTCATCTGGATCGGGGCCATCGCTGTGTCCAGCACGGTGTCCGGGACGAGCGGGCTCGTTGACCAGATGGGCACGAACGCGGCCTGCAACGAAAACACCCGGTCGGTGTACAGCGCGGGTGCGATGGACGTCGCCCGGATGGTGACCAGGAACAACCCCGCCGACGACGACGTGCCGAACAGCAAGCCGGTCGGACTGAGGACGAGGCCCGCGGGGAGCGAGCCCGAGAACACCGTGTAGGTCGCCCCGTCCGTCGCCGAAAGTTGCCGCGACATGGCGACGTTCAGTGGCACGTCGACGTTCGCGTCCGACAGCCAAATCGGGTACGCTCCCACGATCTGCGTGAACGTGCGGTCCGCGAATACTGCCGGAGCGAGCGTGTTCGCTCTGACCACGAAGCTGAAGGCCGCGCTCACGTTTGTAGTTCCGGACAGCAGGCCCGTGCCCGACACGGTACAGCCGCTCGTGGGGCTTCCGCTCTGCACGACGTACCCGGTCGCGTTGCTCGCCTGCAGCTGCGTGGACTGCGACGCTCCGAGGACTGTGTCCGCCAGCGCGGACGGCGTCGCCCACGCCGGCCTGGTCACCACGTATATCGTGAAGGACTGGTCCGTGAAGACGTTGGGTGCCGTCGACGTCGCCCTCAGAACGAAGGAGTACGGCGTGTTGGAAGCGGTCGTGGGCGTCCCCGACAGCACGCCCGACCCCGAAAGCGTCAGACCCGGAGGGATGGTGCCAGAAACGAAGGTATACGCCGTCGTAGCTGACGCGTTGAATTGGAAGGACAGGGCCTCGTCTTTGGCGATTCCTGGGAGCGCGGACGCCGTCGCCCAGACCGGTTTGACTGACACGGTCATGGTGAACGCTCTCTCGGTCCAGACGTTGAACGCCGTGCTCGTGGCTCTGATGACGAAAGAGTTGCTCGACGCGGTGGTGGCCGACCCGGACAACAACCCTCCGGATGACATGGTCAGACCCGCAGGGAAGCTTCCGGACACGAGGGAATAGGACACGGTAGCGGAAGCGTCGAACTGGTACGAGTACACGACGTCCTTAGTGGCGGCTGTAACGACGGTGGGAGATGCCCACACGGGCGTGTCGGCGACGATCATCGTGAACGTGCGGTCCGTGTAGATGGTGGGCCCCGCAGACACGGCGGACACAGTGAAGCTGTACGAGCCCGGCGTGGTCGGCGTTCCTTCCAATAGGCCAAAATCGAAGAGCTCGACGCCGTCCGGGATGACACCTGAGTCCAACGCGTAATCGACCGTGTTGCTGGCCGTCAGGGTGTAGGAAAGCGGAATGCCCGTGGCCGCGTTCTGTAGAGTCGCTAGGGTCGACCACACCGGCTTGCCAACCACGATCATCCCGAAGCTCTTGTTGGTGGATATCGTGGCCGACGGACTGGTGGCCTTGATGGCGAACGAGAACGATCCGATCGCCGTCGGCGTCCCGTAGAAGGCGCCGGTGGACGACACCGACATGCCGGTCGGCAGCGTGCCGGACGCCAGGGAGTAGACGACGGTGTTCGAAGCCTCGAAGGTCCGCGACTGAGCGATGCCGACCTGTGCCTCCAGAAGAGGCGTCTCCGTCACGAAAGCGGGTTTCTCCTCCACGGTCAGAGTGAAGGTCTTGAGGACGAATACGGCGGAAGCGACGCTGCTCGCCTTGATCGTGACGCTGAAGCTTCCGTCCTCTGTCGGGGTTCCAGACAGAAGACCCCCTGTCGACAGAAGCATCCCGATCGGGAGCGCTCCCGTGTCGATGGCGTAGTAGACGGCGTTCGACGCGCTGAGCTGCAGGTTGTATGGCAACGCCAACGGCGCGTCCGGCAGCGCCGCCGTGACCCACACGGGGGTGTTGGCGACCTGGAAGCTGAACGCCCGATCGGTGTAGATGGTGACGGCCGGACTGTACGCGCGGATCAGGAACGCGTAGTCTCCGGGCGTCGTGGAAGTTCCGGATATCGTTCCCGTCGCCTGAGACAACGACAGGCCGGGCGGCAGGTTGCCTCCGACGACGCCGTACGAGTAGGCGAGCGTCGCGTTGACCTGTACCGAGACCGCCGCCCCGGCGGCCGATCCAGAGAGAGTACCCGGCGTGACCCAGGTGGGAGGGATCTCGACTCGGATGCTGAACGCGCGCGTGCTGAAGATGCTCGCGGCGGAACTGCTGGCCTTGACCGTGAAGATGAACGAGCCCGACTGTGTAGGCGTTCCCGAGATGAGACCTGTCGACGAGAGGGTCGCCCCTGCAGGCAGCGATCCGGCGAAGAGCGAGTAGGCGACCGCGTTGGTGGCGTTAAGGTTGCGCGAGAACGCGACGTTCAGCGGAGCGTCGTCTAGGGCGGTCGTCGTCTGCCAAACCGGCAGGGCTCCGATGTTGGCCGTGAACACCCGGTCCGAGGACAGACTTCCGAGCGCGCCGGGCGCGTTGAGCGACGCCGAAACCGTGAATGAAAATGTGCCTGTCGCGCTCGGGATGCCGGACATCAGGCCCACCGCCGACAGGAACAAGCCCGGAGGCACTGTGCCGTCCGATATGGCATAGTTGGTCGCGTTGGTCGCCTGGAACTGCACCGACAGAGGCGTACCGACCGCGGAGTCGGGGAAGGTCGCAGTGACCCAGGTCGGCACGTCCGCCGCGACGAGCGTGAATTGTCGTCGTGTCCTGAGCGATTCCGCCGCGCCGACGGCGTCGATTCCGAAGGTGTACGTGCCGGCCGTTCCCGGAGTTCCCGTCAGCTCTCCTGTCAGAGCGTTCAGGTCCACGCCTACCGGGAGCGCTCCCGTCATGACAACGTACGTGCTGGCGAGTCTGGCGTGGAGCTGGACAAAAAGACCGTTGCCGACCTGGAAGTCTCCGAGCTGGCTGGGTGTGTCCCAGCTGGGAGGCAGGACGGATGCCACGACGTACGAGCTGTACGCGCTCGGGGTCTTGGTCTCCGACGTCACGAACGACACGATCTTGTCGGCGTTGTTGGTGTAGACGTCGTTCCACGCCACGGCGGTCGTGACCTCGGCGACCGTCCCTCCGACCCCATTCTTCATGTCGGGCGTAACGTCGACGACGGTGGAGTAGTACTTGTAGTTTTTGGTCTTCATGGACTGGATCTTGAAGCGGATCTCCACGCGTTCGAGCCGCGTGTCGTAGTCGTACTTGCTGACCCTGACCGCGGCCAGGTCAAATAGGTCCGCGACGATCGGGCTCGACATTGAGGGCCCCGGCTGCCCAAGGCCCGGGCAATTATTTCTGCGACTGACTTTTTAGAGAAAAATTACATCAAAAATCCGTGGTTCCAAAGATAGGCAAGAGCCCGATGTATGTCCCGCTCAACGCTTAAAGGGACAAGCCGGAAGAGAATGATCATCGTTTCATTGCAATCATGTCGCAAGCAGACTTTGCGGCGCTTTGTCGCCAGATGGCGATCGCCGACAGACGGGAGCAAGCGGCGAGGGCCGAAACGGCGCTGCTCCGCGCTCAGATCGCCGCCGCGGGCCGTCCACGGCGATTTGCCAACGAGCCCAACGTCGAAGACCTCGTTGTTCCTCCTCCTCCGGACCCCCTGGTCGTGCCAGAGTACCTCGCCCGCAACGCCGTCGTATCCGTCCTCAGCACGCCGGTATCCCGCTTTGGCTTGGACCCCGTGCTCCTCGACGGCTACTTCAACTTCGACCAACAAGACATGGTCCGGATCGTATCCAAGAAGGGCGCGTTCGTCGTGACGTCTCTCCCTCAGTCGGACAAGACCGTCTGTCTTGCGGTCGGGATCGCGGCTCAGCAGAAGGTCGTATCCCATCCTCAAATCCTCATGTCCGCCGACGTCGCCATGAACATCGCCGAGCTGCAGGCCAAATTGGACTTCGCCGGCGTCTTCGGCGTCGAGTTTATCGTCATCAAGTCGGACGCCCATGTCGCGCGCCTCCATCGGGACATCAGCTCTACGGCGGCCTTCATGGCCGGTCGCCTCGTCCCCGTCGTGCAGAGCTCCGGAGCGCAGCTCGCGAGGTTGAAAAACTTCATGATCAAGAACAACGTTAGGAACGTGACCGTCTGGAGCGACGAGCCGGACGCCATGTGGACCAACCACCCGGAATCGGAGATCTACACCAACCGCGAGGCCGAGCTTCGCGACTTTCTCAACATGACTCCCGCCGGCTTCATGGGCGACGACTCGGTCGTCCGCAAGTTCGTCATGGTATCGGCGACCCACATGTCGGACATCCACATCCTGGACATCCTCGGAGCGAATCCCGTCCAGATCAGCGCCAACCCGGAGAAGCTCGCCGCGCGCGGCTACGCCGACACCGACGAGATCGTGCCCTGCGGCGCATGGCTGGACCCGGCGACCCACGACAAGGAGCACATGTACTGCATGAAGTCCGCCGAGGTCGAGGACTTCCTCGCCGACTTTGCGGCGGACCCTCGCCCCTGGAAGTTCCTCATGGTGTGCACCACCCCGTTCGTCTCGGTCGACTCCGGCTCCTTCGAGGTCGCTGAATTCCTTGCTCAAAAGTACCCGGAGTTCTACACCGTCGTGAAGTCGGCGGCCGGCATCCGGCGCTTCCGATCCGTGGGCGGCGACGTCGTGGACTCGGACCTTGGGACGTCGCTGCAGAAGGTCGTCAACGAGCTCGACGCCGCTCCTGGAGGCAAGGACGTACCGTTCGCGGAGGTCACGTACAGCATGTCGATGCGAGGGTCCAGCGACCGCGGCAACGTGCGCGTCCCGACGCACATGATCTGCGCGCTGACGGCCGGGCGCAGCACGGCGGAGATCATGCAGATCTTCATGCGCGGAGGCGGCCGGTCCGTGACACAGCGTCGCGCCAACGGCTACCCCGGCGTCAGCCTTCTGACCATCGAGAGTGACTTCAAGGTCTTCAAGGGCTTGGACGACTTGACGGTCGCAGCGGCGGCACAGATGCCAAACTTCACGGCGGGCGAGTACCCGCACGAGTTGCGCGAGGTGGTCGGGTGCAAGCGCCCGCACTGCCGCAAGAAGCTGAAGATGGACTTCAAGCGGGCGCGGTTCGCGGCTCCCGTCCAAGAGCCCGAACCAGTGCTTCCGGTCGCCGGGCCTTCGAGGCGTGAAGTGGACCCCACTTACGTGCCGCCGGATGCAATCGCGGCCGTGGAAGGCAGCGTCGCCGCAAAGTACGTGAGCTTGCGCACGCAGTGGGAGCGTCTGCTCTGTGGCATTTACGATAAAGTCCGATCAACGGATCCTTTCACGACGCACCTTCTGACGGACCTCCCGGACTACAAGAATTCCAAGTTCCGAGCGCTAAACAGGGAGCTCGTCAACAAGAAAAAGTTTGTTGATAAGGCCGGTCGCCATGCTTACAAGCTCAATCAGGATGGGATTGACAAGGCGTTGGAATTAATCTCCATGCTAGCACAATAATCCCGACACTGTTGTATATGTGATGTTGACCAGCGTCGATTTGTTCACTGGCATCGGAGGATTTGTTCTCGCCCTTAAAGGCATATGTAAACCGATCATTTATTGCGACATAGACCCCAATGTCAGGACAGCTTTGAAGAGCATGATCTCAACAAGGAAACTGCCCACAGCAGTCATTCTCGACGACGTGAGGAACACCTCTGCAATTGTCAAAACCGTTGGTACAAAAACAGTTGACGTGATCACAGCTGGATTCCCGTGCGTTGGATTTTCGTCTGTGGGCAATCAGGCTGGGCTCGGTGATAACCGAAGCGCATTGTTTCATGACGCGGTCAAGGTCGTGAGGAAGTTGAAGCCGACAATCGTGTTCCTCGAAAATGTACCAGACATCCTTTCCACCAACGGAGGTCAAGACATTCGCACCGTCGTAAAGGCCATGCACTTTGCAGGATACGATTGTCGATGGACGGTGTGTTCAGCTAACGATGTCGGCTTACCACAAAGTAGGAAAAGATGGTTTTGCCTGTGTGTCAAGCGTGGAGCGATGGTTCCTACAATTGACTTCTCGTCACGAAGCAGAACAGTCGTGCGCCCTCCATTGCTCGTTACCAGGGCAGCCGATTACAAGTCGCGTTATTTCATGCTGGGTAACGCCATCGTTCCGCTGGCAGCCAGGACAGCGTTACATCGTCTGTGGACGGGCTTTGAAGTAGGGCGACACCTCGACAAGGCAGCCTTCCAATCAAATGTGCCGGAAGGCAAATCGACGACCCATGGGTTTTCAGTAAAAGGAAAGCTGCACTTGGCGTTCTTTCCGTCCATCGCCAAACCTGTAGAGACCATCGTCATTGATCCCGAGCATTACCGTCCCGATTACGTTGCACCAAAGTTCAAGCACAGGGCCGAGAAGATCGTGGGGAAACACGTCCTCCACAACTGGCCAACACCGAGGGCGACGGCACCGAGGCATAGCAACGCCCTCAGCAGGCGAAACATCCGAGATCTGCCCACGATAGCCCTGTTCGCAGCCGATGTGAACGGCGTCAAGCAACCTTTGCCGGTTCAGGGAATGACGGTCAACCCGCAGTTTCTGGAGTGGCTCATGGGATTCCCAAAGGATCACACCAAAGTGTTGCAATGAAAGTGTATCAGGACGCGGATATTGCGTACCTGTCCGGGATCCAACCGGCGCCGAGCTCCTTGACCAGCGAGTCCGGCTTCTTGGAGACTCGCGCTAGCTTGGCGGCGAGCGTGGAGTCGTGCGCCTTCTTCTCGTTGACGCTCTTTGTCCATACCTCAAAGTTGACGTCTGGGAAGCTGGGTGCAGCCTTGAGGCCGAACTTGCGAGCGATCGAGGTCTTGGAAGCCGCCGAGAAAGCGTCGGACAGGATCCGGTTCAACGCAGTGAACGCGTCCTTGGGCGTTTCTGACGCCTTCAAACCGAAGGCCTTGCAAAGGGCGGCCCAGTATCCCGACGACACCGGAGCCCTGGATCCGTACTTCGCGCACCTCAGCATCTGCGACATCCAGCACGGATCGCCGGACGGGTTCTCCGTTGCCTTGCCCGCCGTCGCGACGAGGACCACGATGCCGAGCAGGTCCTCGTGGGGGATCATGAGGTGGTCGAACACGCGGAACTCGACGCCCGTCATGTTGGGCGCACACGCCTTGCTCTGCGACCACTTGCCGTTCTTGCCCTTGATTGCGGTCCGGACGCGGCCTTTGGCGTCTTTGTAAAAAGCTCTCTGCGCGCCACCGTACGGATCGGCACAACCCCAGCACGTGTCGAAGCGGAAGTCTGTGCCGGTGTTCTGGAACCTCGTTCCGGTGCCCGAGTTCCAGTCCTGCCGCAGCTCCGTGCCGCGGGTCTGCTCGGCGCATGCCAGTATGTTGATATCGGCGCCCGACTTGGTCGTCTCCAGCACTTGTGCCGTGGTGATGACCTCCGGTTCGTCGCCCGCGTTGAGAGAGTCCAACGACGCGTAGCACATGACCTTCCGTGGCTTGGGCGCGACGGGCATCGTCGCCGTAGCGAACCCCGAGAGCCCGTTCATCCGCGACCGCATGCTGGCGCGCGAGTACTCGTCGCCGGATCCCGGTGCGCGCGGGTCCATAGGCATGCACGCGAGGAGCAGCGGCTCCAGGTGCTGCATCGACGAGACGAGGCGCGAGTGGTCGCGCACGAACGCCGCGTGGTCGAAACTCGGGCCCGGGACGTGCGGGAGCGTGATCCACACGTGGAAGCTGCCTGCGTAGGTCTTGGTGCCGTCCGGGAGGACTTGCGCGCGAGGAAGCAGAGCGACCCTCGTACCCACCGGCGCGAGTTCACGGCCGCGTTTCAGGACGGCATCCTCGCGCGATCGCAGTTCGGATGCGATGCTGGAGATCGTGGCGTTCCTGAACTTGGCCGACTTGACCTCGATGAAGCCCGAGTCGAGCTCGAACCCGTTCCGCCGCTCGTTGCTGTCGGCCGGCCTGAACATCGGCGCGGTCGCTTTGCGCAGCGTCTTTTCTAGGTCGTCGAGAGACATGGGTCCGGGGCGAGCTGTGACCTCGGTCCAGTACGGGTGGACACGCAGCTCCACGGAGACGCCCGACCACTTGTACAACGCCGCCCGTCGTCCGATGATCTCTACCAGGGATGCGCACCCCTTGGCATGCTGCTTGGCGTGGCCCTTGACGTCCTGGCCCACGTACCACCCGTCGCCGTCGTACAGCCGCGACCCTTCGATGAACGTCATTTGCCCGCTGCGAAGAGGACTGTAAGCGTCCTTCGGAATAGGCATCGCGCGCCCGGACGGCGTCGTCCAACCGGGGATCGTCACCACGATCCCGTTGTCGACGCGGTTCCACCCGGCGTTGGCCGGAGCCGTCGCTTTGTTGAAGGCGTACACGTCGATCAGGTTCCAGCCGTCGTCGTTCTGGTAGGCCGGCGCGAGCTCGTGCTCCATGCCGAGGCTCTGTTCCTTCCGAGCCTTTGGCGGGACCGCAGCCATGTTACAACTTCCTTTCAGAATAAACGAAGGACCGATGGGTACGAAGCGATGGCTTGCGCGCGCCGATACAAGAGCACGCTCGACCTCGACGATCCCGAGCAGGGGCTGGCGATCGCCAAAGCAGGGAACGCCGCGAGCACGCTCTTCGTGTCGGACCTGGACCCGGCCGACTACCTCAGGTACCAGGAGCTCGTCGCCGACGCGATCCCCGTGGAGCTGCAGAGGCCGAGCGTCGTCGTCAACCTGGGCGACCCGAACGGCTACCCCGTGGTCCTCGTCGGTGGCATGGGTCCCATCAGCGACGCGTCCATCCTGAAGAAGCTGTGCGACCGCAAAGGGTTCTTGCAAAAGTTCGACGTCACCGTTCTGTCCATGCCGCCTCCGAGGTCTGCGCTGCATGCGAACCGCATCTTCGACCACTTCGCGTGCCTCCGGACCCACATCGCCGCGATCGTGAATGCTTCGCAGTACAAGACGGCGTCGTGCTTCATGACATCGAACACCGCGCACACAGCGTTCAAGACGTTCGATTTCGCGCTGACGCGAGGCGTCGACGCACGCTTGGAGCACGTGGTGGAAGGGATCGCCGCACGGCTGAAGGCGCACATGAGCGGTGCGGCACAGGGCGCTAGATTGATCATGCTGTCGACCTACGTTACGTGGAAGTCGAGAATGTACGAAGAACTCTTGGACGGCGTCGACTTGGTTCGAGTGCCCGACTCCGCGACGGCGAAATCGATCCAGGCGGCGGTAGACGCCGGCAAGGCGAACAAGCCGGACATGTCCATCATCTACGCGTACCTGGACGGGTTGGACCTGGTAAAAGGCGACGTCGTGTTCTTCGGATGCACCGACTTCACGTTCCTGGACGACGACATCAACGGGGCGGTACGATCGCGGTACCCTGGCGTCGAGACGTTCGACACGGATGCCATGTTCCCGGCGGAGATCCGTGCGATCGCGGACACTCGGCTAGCGACGGCGGAGCCCAAGGCCGCGCAGGATCCCGGCCATGGGGACTACGAAATGACGAACTTCGAGGCGGTCGACGAACTCGAGGACTACTTCCCCAAGGCGAAAGACCTCGACGCCGTGGTCGCCGACAGGATAGGCCGCCCGGAGCCGGAACCGTTCGAGCTGAGGCGGTACGGCGCCGCGGCGGTGCTCGCTGTGGTAATCTTCTCGATGTCTATCTTGTGAACGCCTCCCGGAATGTCGCGCACAGATCGCCACCGGCGGGCTCCAGGATCGCGAACGACACGTGCGCGAACGCGCCCTTGAACTCGTGAACCAAAAGGTCCGCGAACATGCCGGCGACCTCTCGCTTCGGGTTCCTGAAGACTCCGAGGCCGTGCGCGCCGAGGACGAGGACGTCGAGTCCGTGGTACGCCGCCGTCTGCAGAGTCATCCTGATCTTTGTCCGCATGAGCCGGCGGTCGGCGTCGTGTCTGTACTCGTCGGTCGGCGTCTTGTCGGGCCTTCTGATCGCCGGCACCGAGAGGACGCCGTCCAGCTTGACCGGTTCCCGGAGCCGAGCGTAGTCGGACTTTCCGCCGGCCTTGACGATCCATACGTCCTCGCTGTAGATCATGGCCGCGCCCTTCAAGTGGTACCACTCGGGCTTCAAGGTCGGGTACAACGTCGTCCGCCGGCAGATGTCTTCCTCCTGCGCCTTGGATCCCTTCTTGACGCCTCCGCCAGGGCAGACGTCGCTCGCCATGTTCAAGAGCCCGATCTTGCGGTCTGGAAACCTGGCGCGCAGGGCGAGGCATTCGTCGACGCAATCGACGTTGGCGATCCGCACGGCCGTGTCGTGGCCACTGGGAGGCGTCCAGTTAATCAATGGGGCGTCGTACCGGTAGGCCTTTCCTGGGGGGAACGCCTTGGACAGCGTCAGAGTGTCGGCGAACACGGGCTCCATCTGCTTGGCGTATCGACATTTTTTGGTCGTTGGACAGCGCGGCATAAAGTGCTGCGGAATTATCTCGCTGTCGGGTACACCATGGTGATGGACTCTGGACCCTACCCTTTCGGGCGAACCGCGATGTACGTCGTCCCCGGCAGCGATTCTGTACCGCGCGTATTCAAGTCGCGAGACGAAGCCTTGGCGGCCCTGGCGGGCGGCCAGGTATTCGAGTTCGTCGAGACCAACGGGAGCCACGAGTACTTCCTCGCGTACGTGCATGATCGCGACGGCGAGACCAGGGTCATGGACATGAGCATGACGGACGAGGGCACCGCTGCGCGCTACTGTCCCGACGTCACCGCCCTGAGCTACGACAGGTACGGGGCGCTGACGTCTTTCGCGCGCGATCTCGAAGAATACAAGGCGTTCTGGGAGCGCGTCCACGACTCGGATCTGAAGGCGGCTTCCAGGGCCATGGAAGGCCGCGCCGAACGAAGTTTCCTCGCGGCTCTGAGAGACGTGGGGTGCAAGTTAGCGTACGATAGCGGCGGCTACGTCGCCCTGGACGAGATGGACGAGATGTTAGCGGCGTACGACAGCGAATGATTGTGTTAGTCGCTCCAAAAAAAAATTGACCGGCCGCACATGATCGGTCGCAACAATGACGAAACGACAGGTCAAGCGCCCAGGGCGCTACGACGACCAGGAACACAGTGAAGCCAAACGCCACGCGCCCACGGACGACATAGAAGAGTCGGTCTCCAGGCTCGCGGAAGCCTACGCGGCCCACGGCCCATGGAAGACCGTCGTCAAGGACGGGAAGGTCTTTTACAAGGCCGTCCAGCTGCCCGCGTTCGACACGCGCGTGACCGATGCCTCCAAGGCCAGGTTCCGCGAACGTGCGAAGGATGCGTTCGACGCCCTCGGCTTCGTGCACGAGGGCATGATCGTGACCATTCGCGGCGGCAAGATGACCGCGCGGTGGAACGCGTACGAGAAGCTCGACGAGCCTGACGACGAGCCCGAAGTGGCGGACGAGCCTGAGCCCGAGCCCGAGCCTGAGCCCGCGCCTGAGCCCGAGCCCGAGCCTGAGCCCGAGCCTGAGCCCGAGCCTGAGCCCGAGCGCGACGCGCGCCCCCGTCTGCAGAGGTTCCGACACGACCGGTTCAGCAAGACCCACGGCTGCTACGTCGCGACCGACTGCAACAAGATCGTCAAGTGCCAGGTCCCTGGGTGCAACACCAGGCCTCAGAAGCCGGGGGTGCCCGCGAGCAGGTTCCTCGTCGAGTTCGCTCGCAGAGGAAGAAGGGGTACCCCATCCCTCCTCGCGATCAGAAACGCCGTGATGACGTTCGACGGCGATACCATCTCGTACGTCGACATCCTCGGCCCGTTCTGTCGCTGCCAGCGGCACTCGAACAACGAGACGATCGTGCCGATACAGCGCTTCAAGAAGGCGCCGACCGGTTCGTCCGAGATGTGCGACTGCTGCGGAGAGCAGATCGGCAAGCGCAGCGACATCAAGCGCGTCGGCTTCGTGGTCGTGTGCCCGGGCTGCAACAACGAGAGCGGCAACGCCGCCAACGAAGGCGCCGGCACCAGGACGTTCGCGCGCGCCATGGAGCACCTCTGCAAGGTGTTCTCGTTCGAGGCCCGCGACGCCACCGTCAGGGTGTCCTACGTCGCCGCCGGCCAGGAGTACCTCATGCGCAGCGAGAGGACCAACCAGCCCACGTACAACAACGACGGCGTCCTCACGATCTCCATCACGAGCCCGACCCACGACTACGAAGTCCACTGCCCCGCCGAGATCGACGGCGGCGACCACCTGACCGCGTTCGCGCGAGCCAAGGACGCCGTCGCCACGTTCGTCGGCATGGACGCCATCGAGCAGCTCAACAGGAGGCCGACCGGCAACCATATGCGACGAACCCGCAAGTACATCGGGTCTCGCTGGGGGGTCACGGACGCCAACGTGCCATACGTCACCATGGCGTACTGCGCCAAGTCATGGATCGCGAACCTCGTATGGAAGGCGATCGAAGACTTCTGCGACCCGCAGGTCGCCGTGCTGCCGCAATCCTTCGTGTACTGCTGGCGCGTCCAGCCCCACCCGGCGCTCCTGACCGCGAACGTCGCGGCGAGGATCACCAAGCTGCCCGCGCCCCCGGAGGGCCACGGCCAGAGCTGGTGCAACCACCCCGGCGGCCTCCTCGCGATGCATCGCGTCAAGCAGGACCCAGACCGCCCGGCTGGAGCCAACGGCAACCGGGGCAACCGCACCGTGCTGCGTGAGGTCGTCGACAACCGTCCGAACCCCAACGACACGGAGATCGACCCGCTCGAGGAGCTCCGGCACACGCAGTTCATCCCGAACAACGAGTGGCAGCGGCTCTTCGAGGAGCACCCTCCCAGCGCGCCGTGGAAGCGCCTGTGGGACGGGAGCAGGAGGCCTCCGGCGTTCCGGAGTTAAACGGCGCCAGTCTGATGCCCTTTCAGGTCACAAGCAGACCCTGGAACCCCCACGAAGTCGCGTGCGGGCGTGGGCGCGCATTGACATGGGTTTCGATCGTCGTCGAAACCATGCGTCCCTCGATCGCTAACACAACGGCTTATAGCAATTTGCCATGCGTATGGGTCGTCGCGATGGTGCCACAAGACGGGCACCAGAAGACGCCCGATCTCAAGGTCAGGTTGCGGGCGGCCGCCAAGGCGGACCCGTGCGAGCGATGCTTCACATACATGTACTTCGCAGCCGTGATCGCGGCGCTGGTCTACGCGGCGAGGATCCTGTTCGAGTCGTGACCCCTTTGGAAGCTTCTTGGAGATGTTTGGATCGTGTTTTTCGAGACTTGTCGTAATGTGTAAGATGGTACACGTGTCGGGAGTATTGCAAGTCTTCGTCGACGACCGCCTCGCGAACCGCAGAGGCCTCCCACAAAGCATGTCCGCCACGAAATGCGACGCCAAACTCAAATCGTTAGTGTCGACGATGGTCCGCAAGATGACAAAATCCGGGTTTCCGGCCGACGTCTTCAACAATTACACATACAAGTCTCCGGGAATCCTCGGCTCGCTGTTCGGGCGGACCGCGTCCGCAAACGTCGAGCTCGTCAAGTTCGCGACGGCATGGGACGCGAAGGGCGTCATGCATTGGGAGTTTGTGTGGGACGTCCGGGCACCAGAAGTCGACCTGAAGAGCGTTCGGGACCAGATCGCGGGCGGCATCAGTGACGGGTGGGGCGAATCGGTCGCCCAACTATGGCGCTTTGGGCCGTTGTGCACGATCGGCGACGACGGCGACTGGACTCTCGCGACCTCGAAAGAGAAGAAGGGGCTCAACGTCGGCGAGAACGGGCGGTACGCGGTCCTGCTGACGACGGTTGGCTCCAAGTTATCGATCGTCAAGAAATGAACATCGACGCCGCGATCGTCGCCATCGCGATGCCGGATACGGCTTGCTTCGTCCTCGAACCGCCAGATCATCGGATTGCAAAGAATCAGAGCAATGCGATGATCTGCTTGAAGCACAGAGGTCGCCAGCCAGTCCATGCCGTGTCCGCTCACATTGTTATATTGTTCCCGTAAGTTTCCCGTAAATCCCCGTAAATCCCGCAAACTACAATCCACTCGCAATATCGTCGCAATATAAGTTGTCGTCAGACCGATTGGATGGTGATTGCAGGTCCAGAAATCCCGTTAAAATGTTTACGGGAAAAATCGAGGGTCGGAAGACTTTCTGTGATTTCAGAAAAATCCTGAGAAAGTTTCCTCAGAGATATTTTCCCCGTAAATCCCGTAACGATTGCTTCTGATTGCATCACATTGCATTTTCCCGTAAACGGATTGCGTCGCACTGCAAGTGCGATTGCAGTTTCCCGTAACTTTCCCGTCAAGTCCCGTAAAAGTGATTGCATACCATTGAAATCTCCCGTAAACAGATTGCTTCGCATTGCAATTTATCTTCCGTAAAACCGTCGCTGTCGCTGAGGTGCCGTGGAGGGGGGTCAAGGGGGGCACGCCTGCCCCCCAAGGTAGTGGTTCTCGTCCCCGATCACGACCTTCGCCTCGTCGTCATCTCCCAGGATCAAGTGCACCTCGCACGAGCAGCAGTCCGCGCCGTCGATGATCTGTATCGCGCGGTCGACCTGCTCGAACGCGCGACGCACGTCGTCGGCCGAAAACATGTACTCGAACCCGCAGACCCCGCCCCACGCCCTGTGTCCCAGTCGGTCCATCGCCTTGTCCAGCAGCACGCGCGACGCCTTGCACCAGTCTCCGTACCGGCGCCCGAACACCTTCTCGATGGGTTCGCCCAGCGCGTCCGCGACTTCGGCGTACTTGTCGACGTTCTCGAGCATGTAGGACAGCTGGCAGCGCTTGAACCACTCGCCCATGAACTCCGGAAGCCCTCGGCGTTGGAGCTCGTGCTGCCGGATCATCTTTGCCGCGTCGAAAAAGTCCTTGACCCAGAACGGCCGATCGGTGATGCCGTGCTCCTGCAGGTATTTGGTGACTCGGTCGCGCGTGCTCGCCCTCCAGTCGACCTTCGGTTTGAACGGAGCGCGCCTCAGGTGCGAGAACGAATAGCCGATGTGGTTCCGTGGCAGCTCGCTCAGGTCGCGATCGCCGTACGAGATCCTGGCGCGTTCGTACGGCATCCAGCGGAACGACATGCGCATGACGTACAGGGCCACGCACCGTGGGACGTCGCAGTAGACCCCGTGGACCGGCTCGTTCGACTCGTTGAGGTCCTCGACCAACCGGTACATCGGCTTGGAATACGCGTTCGGGACGCCGCACGCGTGCGCGAGCCGGGCGATGTCCCACTTGTCGGCGTTCTTGCTTGGATGGCATCCGGACTTTTCGGCCTCGTCCTCGAACGACGCCAGCCTTTCAGCCATCCGCGTCACGCACGCCCAGACGGCGGACGACATGTCCGGGTTTCCTGCGCGCACGAGGTTCTTGGCATCGCGAGCGACGTCGTCGATCTCGCGGTCGGGGGATGCGATCAAAGCGGCTATGAGTTCGATGCAATCTTGGGGGAGCGACATGTGCTAGGTACACTTTGCTATAGTCAGAGCCTTTTATGCCCCTGTCAGGACTACTAGCCGATCAGAACTATCTCTCCAAACACTATATGACCAGCTGGGTTGCGGCTGACGACGAAGCTGTAGGACGTGTAAGCTGCAGGACTGGCGACAACGTACGACGCGTACGGCGACGAGATGAAAGCGCCGCCGATTTGGACGTCTGGTGTAAAGGTAGGAGGAGGGATGACCGTTGTGCTGGGCACGATCACGGTCGATCCCCCTCTGATGAGGATGGAGTCGTAACCAGGGTCGCCACTGCTCCTACGCCACACGCGAACCTCCCTCACTGTCACCGCAGAAGGGAATGTGATGGTGATGGTGTCGCTCGCTGTGTTCCCCGCCGAGTGATACGAATTGTATACACCATTCGCTCCATCGAAGATGCTGTTGTTGAATAAGTATACAGGGAGACGATCTGGAGACAACAAACCGGCCGTGTTGGTTACCGACGCTCCCGATGGCAACCCTGCAGGACCGCCTGCCAGTAGGGTTAGCGCCGATGCGGTGAACGCGCGATCGGCGAAAGCACCGCTGGTCATGCCGAACGCGCGCACCGTCCATGAACTCGTTGCAACCACAGTCGGCGTGCCGGACAGGAGCCCGTCAACAGATAGGCTCAGCCCGGTCGGAAGGGAACCTGCGATGACTTTGTACATGCGTGCGTCGGACGCGTCCAGGCGAAGAGAGAAGGCGTAGCCGATAAATATATTTGACACCGCGGAGGTGTTCCAGGTAGGCGTTCGGGACAGCGGCGCCATGGTGAAGGTGGACAAATAAGTCGGGTTCCGTGGATTGCCGCCCGCGAAACCGGTCTGGTAGAAGTCCGTGCTCGTGGCACCGCTCGTCCACAGCTTACCGTCGAACTTGACCGTGCACGTCGCGGAATGGGATTGCGCCCCGGACCGCGAGAACGCGACGTCTCCTGCGACGTTGGCGAGCTGGACCGGCGTCGTGACGAAGCCTCCCGCGCCCGAAGCGAATGCGTTGCGCTCGCCTACCGCGAACACGTTGCCGTCGCTCGTCGTGACCAATGAGCACCCAGTCGCGCACATCTCGAGAGCTCGGACCTTGATGCCGTTCAGGTATGGGATGGTCACGGGCGTTTGCGCGGGCACGGCCGTCGTGTTGCCGAGGAACAGGTCGCCGTAGACGTTGCGGCCTCCTCCCCACCATGTCCCGTCGTTCTTGAGCGCGATGTACGAGTCGTTGCCCGCGAATATGCGGTTCACTCCCGTCATGAACTGGACCGGTGTCGTCCTGTTGCCGACTCCGTCCTGGAAGTTGCCGGTTCCATATACGACGCCGTCGTTGGTCAGGAAGACCGCTGAAGAAGAGCCTACCTGCACGTCCTTCAGGTTGGAAACAGGAGCGATCAAGTAGATGTTGTTGACGGCGGATGTGTTGCCCTGGCCCAGAACGCCGTTGCTGTTTGGTCCCCAGCAGTACCATATGCCGGACTTGGTCTTGGCGAATCGCGCCTGACCGCAGCTGACGATGTCGACGACGTCATTGAGGTACGTCCATACCGTCGGCGTCATGAGGACCGATGTCGCCAGGCCGTCGCCGCGCATGGACGTGTTACCGAACATGTACCAGATGCCGGAATTGTCCTGCGCCATGCACATGCTGGACGCGCCGTAAGTCGTCAACCGCACGATGTTGGACAGGCCCGCGACCTTGAAGAACGTGTTGTTCGCCGTGCCAGCCGTTCCGTTCAACCGGCCGTCCTGGTTGTAACCGGCCGCGTAGACCGATCCGTCGCTCGTCAGAATGTACGTACCGTTGTCCGTACCGGACACCGTGCGGACCTTGGTCCCCGCCGTCAGAACCGGCGTGTTCACGCTGTATATGTTGGAAAGGGTGCCGTTCGCTCCCGGAGATGCCACAAAGCTTTCGAGCGACACGTCGGTCACGAATACGAAGTACACCTGCGAGTACAACAACGTCCCGAACGTCCACGTGCCGGGCGTGAAACTGGAGTACACCTCGTGTCTTGTTTGAGTCGGGCCTATCTGCACGCGGATAAAATAATCCGTGTTTGCCGCAAATTGCGATGCATCCGGCAGAGCGCTGCTGGGTGGAGCGAAGTTCGACAGGTAGACGGCAGACGAGCTCACGCGGACATCATCGAGATACCCCAAAAAGTTGTAATCCGTGAATCCTCCCAAGCCTCCAAACCTCGGCGTGTTCTGTGTCACGGAAACGTTTCTGGTGCCCGACACACAGTTCACTCCGTCTACGTAGATGCTCAACACGGTGTTTGCCCTGACGACGGCGACGTGAGTCCATCTGTTGTTGTTGCTCGACGGCCAAGCGCACTGCAAGTCCTGTCCGGTACCGTTTATTCTCACGCTGATTGTTGATGTATCGGGAAACCACACCGCGAGACTGCCCGCCGTATTTGCCGCCTCCGTGCTGTACACCGTTCCACGTTGCGTTCCTAAATTGTACACGTATGCTTCGACAGTGAAATCGCCAGTGCCAAAGGCGAACGCCGAGTCGGACGAGCACGACACATAACCCGTTGCAGATCCATCAAACAGCAACGATTTTCCTCCAAACTTGGACTGCGCGGAACTCAAGGAAACGCCGCCGGCATTCGTCAGGCTTCTGGCCGACGGGGAACTGTCTACGATAGACGACCCGTCCCCGTGGAGCAAGATGCGCACGAGCGCGGAGGTCGGCAGACTGTACGAGTACGAATTCAGAGCCCCAGTTCCTGTGCCTCCCGTGAACAATTTGAAAGATATGTTGGTGGCGAGGGTAGTGGTCGACGAGCGCGCCGTGACGACGTAGTCGTACAATCCGTCCGTCGGCAAGAACGAATACGATCCGAGATCGTAATTACCTCCTGAAAGCGTGATGCGGCCTGCGGTTTTCAGCGCTTCGAACTCCGTGTCCAGTGCCTGCGCCACGATGGTCCACGAGAACGCGCGATCGGCGATGGAGTTGTTCGTCATGCCGTACGCGCGGACCGTGAATGCGAACGCGCCCGCGGAAGCCGTGATCGTTCCTGTCAGCGAACCGTCCTGCGACATCACCAGACCTGCAGGCAGGGCTCCGTTGACGACGCGGTACGCACGCGCGTCGGTCGCGTCGAACTGCATGGCGATCGCCGAACCGACGGCCGTCTGCGTGATCGCTGCGGACGTGTTCCAGGTCGGCACACGAGACAACGGCGCCATCGGGAAGCCGAGCGTCAGCTGCTGCGTGTTGTTGCGGGCGCCGGTGTTGAATCCGGTCTGGAACCCGCTGTTGTTGCCTGCGGTGTAGAACTTGAGGTCGTAAGTCACCCACGTCGTGTGGTTCTCGATGTGCGCGTACGCGACGTTGCTGGGCAGCCCCGAGATCGCCTGGCCTCCCGGGATGGAGACCGCGTTGGTCGAGCTGAAGTTGTCCGACCAACCGATGCCCGAAGACGATCCCGTCGTGTAAAGGATCACGGCCGCGTTACTCGCGCTGAACGACCTGATGGGCGCAGAGTTCAGGATAGCGAGAGAAGCGGGCGCGGTCGCGAGCGTATTCGTGTTGTTGCCGATGTACGAGGAGTAGACCCACCCGGTCGTCTTCAGCGCGATGTAGCCCTGATCCGTTCCGATGACCTTGTGAACACCGGTCGTCAACAAAGTGGGCGTAAGCTTGTCTGGGCCGTTGTCGTCGAAGTTGCCCGTCCCGTACAAGTTGCCGTTGTTCAGCAGGAAGACGAATCCTCGGGTCGCGGAGCCGACGTCCTTGATGCCCGTCAAAGCAGTGAATTCGGTCGGGAGCGCGATCGCGGCCGTAGTACCGTTGCCGATCTGGCCCTGAGCGTTGGGACCCCACATGTACCATTTCCCGGATGAAGTCTGGGCGAACGTGTTGGCGTTCGCGCCTCTCACGACTCTCACCATATTCGGCAAGTTTGCAAACGCACGAGGCGGTACCGCACCCGACGAGTTCGTTCCATCACCGCGCTCATACGCGGATGAAACGCCCCATTGGAACCACGTGCCCGACGAGTCCCTTGCGTACATCAACTGCCCGTTATACTCGGAGCCTTCGTTGAAGTGCGTGATGCCGCCTAGGCCGGAAATCTTGGAGAACGTGTTCGACGCGGTGCCGACCACTCCGGTCAACCTGCCATCCGTGTTGTAGCCCGCGCCGTAGACGTCGCCGTTGGACGCGAGCACGAAACTGGTCGTGCCGCTCTTGGCGATGCCGCGCTGGTACACGCGCGCCGTCAGGAACGGAACGTTTATCGAAAAGACGTTGGACAGGCCCGTGCTGCTGATGCTCGCGTTCTCCATGGACGCGTCGCCCATGGCGGCGGGGATGACGTACGTCTTGGACATCGTCTGCCCGGTCAGCGTCCACGTCGCGCTCGTGAATCCGGTGTAGACCTGGACAGTCAGCAGGTTCGTGGACACCAGGAAACGCGTGTAGTACGTCGTGTTCGAGCTGACAGTCGTCGAGCCTGTGCTGGTCGCGGCGGTATACCCGGACAGGGCCGCCGGAGTCGCGGAGAAGGTGTTGTACGCGGTTCCGGTCCACAGCGAAAAGTTGAAGGTCGTGACGGCGGTCGTGCCGGTCGTCACGTCGACCGCGACGAAATCGTAGACGTTGGTCTTCGGCAGCATGGAGAAGGCACCCATGCTGAAGGTCCCACCTGTCACGACCAGACGCGAAGCTGCCTTGAGCGCCTCGAACTCGGCGTCGGGGGACTGCGTTGCGGCGAGGTCCATCGAGAAGGCCTTGTCGGCGTACGTCGTCGTGCTGCCGCCGTACGCGCGGACCGTCCAGTTGTAGGAACCTGCCGCGGTGGGCGTCCCGGACAGGACACCGGCGGTCGACAACGCGAGGCCGGTCGGCAGGGTTCCCGACAAGACGTTGAAGGTGTACGCGTCGACCGCGAGGAGCTGCTTCGAGTACGCGACGTTGAGCGCAGGGCCGGACAGGTCCGCAGGAGAGGACCAGTTCGGCTTGTCGCCGAGCGGTGCGATCTGGAACGGTGGCGTCCTGGCGCCCGCGTTGTAGAACGCGCCAGCGGTCTCGTAACCAGTGAACGAATTGCCGGACACGTACACCTTGAGATCCGACGTCACGTACGTCCCGACGTAGCCGTTGTGGTGAACGTACGTCATCGCAGGCATGCTCAGCAGCTCGAACGTCCCATTGAAGCCCGCGTTCGTGCCCTTGTAGTACGGCGTGTCGCCGCACGCGTAGACCGCGCCCGACGTCAACAAGACGATGGTTACCTGGTTGTTGGAAACTATGTGCTTGACCGTGCCGAGCGCCTCGAGAGCCGTGTGCCTCGCGAGCGCGGTGTGAGACACGGCAGACGCGAACCCAGTGCCCAAGGTCAACCGTCCGTTTTCTCCCCATATCCAGATGCTGCCGTCCGTCTTGCGCAGGAACTGCGAAGAGTAGTCGCCCCATAGGTCGGTGACGTTGGAGGACACCAAGACGGCGGTCGTCGCAACGGCACCCGAGCGGCGACCGGTGATGTACAGGTCCCCGTTGTTCAAGAGGAACCCGAAACCCAACGTCCTTGAATAGACCGTCTTGACGTTGGTCAGCGCGGTGAACGGCACGGGCGACGCGACCATGGTGGTAGTACCATTGGCGAGCTCACCATTGTCGTTGGCTCCCCACATGATGAGGTCGCCGTTCGTCGTCCAAGCGATGCTCGACCTGGCGGCGCACACGATCTTGGCGATGGAGTACGCGGTAGTGAACACAGTGGGGGCAGCCACCACCGTCGTGGTGGATCCGTCTCCCCTCGAACCCGCCGCGGATTTGCCCCACACATACCACACCCCGGTATTGTCCATGGCGTAGCTGTGCGTTTCGCAACAGCTGATCTGCACGATGTTCGCGAGGGTGGATACTTGAGTCAACGTGATGTTGCTTGAAGATACCGTTCCAAGAACGTCCCCAGAATCGTTCCTGCCGAACCCGTACACTTGACCGTTGTCCCTGATGTAGAAGCCCACCGGGTTGTTGCCGGCCATCGCCATGCCGCGGTACTGGCCGCCCGAGTTCAACGTGTTCTGCTGCGCGAACGTCGTCATGAGCGGCACGGACACCGGGTCGTTGTACCGCGTCCCGCTGGTATCCGTCGTCGTCCACGTCTGCGCGCCGAACGCGTACACCCTGCCGTCCTGACCCTGCGTCCACAGCGTCCTGAAGATATAACCTTCGTTCAGGCTCTTGACCATCGGCGTCGGGACGGTCACCGGCATGAAGTAGCCCGTCGCGTGGGCGGAGCCGCTGAACGGCAGCCAGTCGTTGTCGGGCCCGAGGTCGAAGTAGTACATGGCGCCCGCCGCTGTGCGCATGTAGTACGACGAGCCGTAGCCTCCGTACAACGCGACAACGTTCCTGCCAGAAGCAGCGACGTTCTTGGTCGGGAATACCCACAACGTCAATGTCGTGTTGCCGACGTATTGGTAGCCGTTGAACAGAACGTCGCCGTTCTTCATGAGTTGCACGATGCCTACGTTGTAGGCCACGACGTCGGCGACCTCGGTGGACAGTTGGCGCGCGACGTTGCCCGCACCGGTTATGCCAGTTCCCAGCATGGCTTGATCCGACGTGCCGGCGGTGACCGACAAGACGTGGTTGAAAGAGTACGAGACGCCGGTCGACGACAACGCGATGACGGAAGACCCTTGCGACACCTTGACGATGTCGGTCAGCCCTGGAATCTGGATGGGAATCGCGGTCCCGTTGACGTTGCCCGCGTTGAAGTCGGTCCTGCCCCATGTCCAGACCGCGCCGGTCGCCGTCAGCGCCCACACGTTTCCGATGTTGGGGCCGCCGCTGCAAAGCTTGGTGATCGTCGGCAGGAACGTGTTGGCGATGGGTATGTAGACGTTCGTCCCGGAAGCCGTGTTGGTGCCGGTCCTGTTCGACGCGTTGTTGACGCCCCAGCACCACACGACACCGGAAGCGTCCAGCGCCGCGAACGTAAACTGGTTTCCGGCGACCGCGATGTCGACGATGTTCGAGAGGGACGCGATCTTGGTCGGGACGGCGTAGCTCGTGACGCCGCTGCCGTTGCCCATGTAGCCCTCCGGAGAGTAGCCCTGCGAGTAGACGTTGCCGTCGGTCATGAGAATCATGGTCCACGCGGAGGAGCAGGCGCATACCTTCTTGATGCCCGAGTCGGACACCGTCAGCGTGAACGCACGGTCGGCGTACGACGCGACGTTGTAGCCGGTCGCGCGGATCGTGAACGCTGCGCTCGTACCAACCGCGATCGTGCCTGACAGCAGACCGTCGGGACTCAGCGTCAAGCCTGCCGGAAGCGAACCACTCAGCAGGGCGAAGGTGCCCGCGTCCTGCGCCAGCAACCTTTTCGAGAAGACCGTCGTACCCGAGATGCCGCTGGGCGTGCACCACGTGGGAGTGATGGCGAGCGGTGCGGGCGTGAAGGAGATCGACAACGCCGACCGGGGACGTGGACTCGCGGTCGCGTCACCGCACTGCTTGTTCACGTTGTTGCCTCCGGACCACAAGGCGCCGGAAGTCGTCAACCAGAACGTGTTGGCACTCCACCCGGATGCCGTGTGGTAGACCGAAGGCAGGTCCGCAAGCGTCGCGGTGGCCGTGCCGGTCTCCGATCCGCTGTTTGCCCTGTTGCCCATGGAGATGACGCCCCCGGAGCTCAGCACGACGATCGTGTTTGCCGAGCCCGAAGCGATGTGACGGATCGACCCGATGCCCTCCAGGTACGTGTTCCTGACCGGAGACGTCGAGCTCACGACGTTCGCGTGGCCGAGGCCCAACGCCTGCGATCCGTTCGCGCCCCAGCACCACCACGTCCCGTCGGACTTTTGTACGAAAGAGGCGTGCAGGCCGGCGTACATCCGGGTCACGCCCGTGATGATGAGTGTTGGCGTCGTAAGGTTCGCTCGCGTCCCGTCCGTCGGACCCGTCGCGTAGACGCTACCGTCCTCGAGCAGATACATGAACCCTCCGTAGGTCTGCGCGGCGATGTCCTTGACGTTCGCGAGCGCGGCGAAAGCCGTAGGCGACAGGACGGCGGACGTGTTGCCGGTGCCGAGCTCTCCGCTCGCATTCTGACCCCAGTAGTACCAGGTTCCGCCCGACGTCAAAGCAAAGGTGTTCGTACCGGAAGCGGACACCATGCGAATGATGTTCGGGACGTAGGACCAGGCCGTCGGTGCGATGGAACCCGTGTTGCCCGTCCCGTCTCCCACTGCTCCAGCGTTCCTGTTTCCCCAGACGTACCATTGTCCGCTCGAGGTTTGGGCGAAGTTGACGCCCTGCGCGTGACCGCCCTCCCCGAGTCGCACGATGCCGCTCAGGTTCGGAACCGCCGTGAGCACTGATTGCGTCTCGGTCGCACCCGTCCTGCGACCGTCGCCGCCCGCACAACCATACACGCTGCCGTCCGATGCTAGGACGAACGACACGTTCTCTCCCACTCGCAGACCGCGATACGGCACGTAAGCCAGGGCGACCTGCACATTTTGAGTGAAGGCTCGATCAGCAAACGCGACGGCAGACGTCCCAGTCGCTCGGATGGTGTAGTTGTACGTCACGGCGTTGTCGTTTGTGGTGCCCGTCAGCAAGCCGCCGCTAGACAGGGACAGTCCCGTCGGAAGCGTGCCAGACGTGAGGGCGTAGCTGACCGCGTCTGTCGCCACGAACTGGAAGGACACCGCAGTGCTGGTCGCCAGATCGGCCAAGCTTGCGGATGTGGTCCAGACAGGGGTGGCAGCAACGATCTGTGTGAACGCGCGATCGGCGGTCGCATTCGTGGCGTTTCCTGTCGCACGAACCGTGAAGCTGAAGGACCCCGCAGCGGTAGGCGTGCCCGTCAACGCGCCCCCGCTGGACAATGATAGACCCGTCGGCAGAGAACCGGTCTGCACGGCGTAGGTCACTCCGTTCGTCGCGACGAAGTTGATGGTGGTGATCGCGCTTCCTGTAGGCAGGTCCGTCAGCGCCCCTGCAGCCGGGCTGGACCAGACGGGCAGTGGAACGGTCGTCAGCGAAAAGGCACGGTCCGCGAATATCGACGCGCTCAGAACGCTGCGAACACGCACGGTGAAGTTGTACGTAGTCGCCGCAGTCGGCGTGCCGGACAGAGTGCCGTCGGTGCCGAGGGTCACGCCCGCAGGCAACGTCCCTGACAGAAGCGAGTAGCCCGTCGCCAGAGCGTTGGTCGCGACCAGAGCGAAGGAGTATGCGACCGATTGCGCGGTATTCGCAAGGGACGCTCCGGTGGTCCATGTAGGGGTGGTCGCGACGATCTGTGTCAACGCCTGATCGGTCAACGCGTTCGTCGCGTTCCCTGTAGCGGTGATCGTGAAGTTGAAGGTCCCGGAGGCACTGGGCGTGCCGCTCAGCAGGCCCCCACTCGAAAGCGACAGGCCGGTCGGGAGCGTGCCGGTCTTGAGGGCATACGAGACCGCGTTCGTAGCTGCCAATTGGACGGAATACACGACGCCCGACGCGACGTCCGTGAGCGAGGTCGTGGTCCAGACAGGCAGCGGAACGGTCGTCAACGTGAACGCGCGGTCCGCGAAGACTAGCGAGCTCGTCGTGCTCAGCGCCCTGACCGTGAAGCTGTACGTGGCCAGTGCGGTAGGGGTGCCAGACAACACGCCCGCCGTGCTCAGGGACACGCCCACAGGAAGCGAACCCGATGTGACGCTGAAGCCGGTCGCGTTGGCATTCGTAGCGACGAGAGCGAACGAGTACGCGACGTTCTGAGCCGTGTTCGCGAGGCTTGCTGCAGTGGTCCACGTCGGCGTCGTAGCGACCAGCTGGACCAGCGCTTGATCGGTCAACGCGTTGATGGCATTTCCGGTCGCAGTGATCGTGAAACTGAACGTGCCTGCCGCGCTCGGGGTGCCGCTCAGGAGCCCTCCCGACGAAAGCGACAGGCCGGTCGGCAGAGTTCCCGTCTTGAGCGCGAAGCTGACCGCGTTCGTCGCAGCGAGTTGAACTGAATACACTACTCCAGATGCGACGTCCACCAAGCTGGAAGTGGTCCAGGCTGGGAGCGGTACGGTCGTCAACGTGAACGCGCGGTCCGCGAATATCGTCGACGACGTGGTGCTCAGCGCGCGCACGGTGAAGTTGTAAGTACTCAACGCAGTGGGAGTGCCGCTCAGGACGCCGGCGGAACTGAGGGTAACGCCAAGAGGCAGAGCTCCCGTCGTGACGCTAAAGCCTGTAGCGTTGGCGTTCGTCGCGACGAGAGTGAACGAGTACGCGACGCTTTGTGCCGTGTTCGCCAAGCTCGCGGCAGTGGTCCACGTCGGTGTGGTCGCGACCAGCTGCGTCAGCGCCTGGTCGGTCAACGCGTTCGTTGCATTTCCGGTGGCAGTGATCGTGAAGCTGAAGGTTCCCGCGGCGCTGGGCGTCCCGCTCAGCAAGCCTCCGCTCGAAAGAGTCAGGCCCGTGGGGAGAGTTCCGGTCTTGACGGCGAACGATACCGCGTTCGTAGCTGCAAGTTGCACCGAGTACACCGCACCAGCAGGGACGTCCACCAGAGCGGTAGTTGTCCATACGGGCAGAGGCACCGTGGTCAGCGTGAACGCGCGCGTCGCGAAGATCGTCGCGGACGTCGTGCTGGTCGCCTTCACGGTGAAGCTGTAAGTTCCCACGGAACTTGGAGTACCGCTTAGGACACCAGCCGAGCTGAGCGTAACGCCCGGAGGGAGCGCGCCCGCGGTGACCGCGAACCCGGTCGCGTTGGCGTTAGATGCCAATAGAGCGAACGAGTACGCGACAGACTGAGCAGTGTTCGCCAGACTCGCGCCCGCCGTCCAGGTCGGCATGGTGGCGATCAGCAGCGTGAAAGAGCGATCGACGAACACCGAAGCCGCTCCCGTCCTGGTGGCCCGGATCGTGAACGAGTAGGATCCGGCGACCGTCGGCGTACCGGACAGCACGCCCGTCGCCGAAGCGAGGGTGACGCCCGTAGGCAGGGTCCCGCTCTGGACCGTGTACGTTCCCGTGTTGGAGGCGACAAGCGTGAACGAGTAGGCGGCGTCCTTCGCGATGTCCGCAAGCGGGCTCGACGTGGTCCATACAGGGAGGCTGGACACGGTTGCGTCGAACGTCCTGTCCGCGTAGACGCTGCCGCTGGAAGCTCGCACGGAGAACGTCTGCGTCTCGACCGCGGTCGGAGTCCCGGTCAGCAGACCGGTCGAAGCGAGGCTCAGACCTTGCGGAAGGGCTCCAGACTTCATGACGTAGGACCCGGCGGTCGACGCCTCGAAAGCGAACGACACCGCCAACCCGACTCCGTAAGAGTCGAGAGCGCCTGCGGGAGTCACCCATGCAGGGACGTCGGTGACCGTGATCGTGAACACTCGGTCCGTGTGAACGCCGGCGATGCTGGACAGAGCCCGCACGGTGAACGGGAACGCTCCGACCGCCGTCGCCGCGCCTTCTAGAAGCCCGGAGCTCGAAAGCGTCAGTCCGGCCGGCAGCGTCGTCTGCGCGGAGTACTCGACCGCATAGGAAGATTCGAGCTGCAGCGAGACTGTGTCGTACCGGAGGCTTGCGATCGCCTGAGGGGTAGTCCACACGGGAGTCTCGACGACCGTCTGCGTGAACGTCCGCTTGGCCGTGACGGTCGCGCTCGTGCCAGCCGCTTTGACGTCGAACGAAAACGTTCCCGCAGCGTTGTACGTCCCCGTCAGCGTACCGGACGCTCCGAGGGTGGTTCCCGTCGGAACCGCGCCCGCCGTGACGGAGTAGGACACGGCGTCCTGTGCTGCGATCGTGCCGGAAGCGGTCCCTCCTCGGACGGCCGGCGCGACAGCTGCAGCGGTGGTGAAGACGGGACGCTTGGACACCAGGACCGCGAAGGTCCTCGTGCTGGTGACGGCCGCCGAAGCGGTCAGCGCCTTGACGTCGAAACCGTAGGTTCCAGCCACTGTGGGCGTTCCCGATAGCACACCGTTCGACGCGAAGGACAGTCCCGTCGGCAGCGTGCCGATCAGCTGGTAGCTCGTAGCGCCCGCCGCCTGGAACTGCAGGGAAACCGGCTGGTCAGCGACCAGGTCCGGAAGCGTCTCCGAGGTGGCCCACGTCGGAGTCGACACGACCAATAGGGTGAAGGCGCGGTCGACGCCGTACCCCGTCGCGTTGGACGCGCGGACGGTGAAGCCGAAGGACCCCGGAAGAGCGGGCGTCCCGGACACGAGGCCGGTCGGCGACATCGCGAGGCCGCCTCGGAGCTGGCCGGCCACGATCGTGTACGTCGCGCCTTCGGTCGCCTCCAATTGAATCGAGACGGCAGTGCCGGTGACGGCGTCTACGAGGACCGGGGCCGTGACCCAGGCGGGCGACGTCTTGACGATCACGGAAAAAGTCTTGTCTGTCTCGAAGAGCGGGCTGGCGCTGGTCGCCTTCACGGTGAAGCCGTACGTCCCCGAGGTCGCTGGCGTGCCGGACAACAGTCCCTGCGGCGACATGGTGACTCCCGACGGCAGGAACCCGGACGCGAGCGTGAAGAAGGCCGTGGACTGTGCGACCAACTGGACCTGGCCAGCGGACCCGGCGACCATGTCGGGCAGCGCCGAGGCGGTGATCCACGTGGGGAACGCCGCGACGACCTGCTTGAAGGTCCTGTCGGTGAACACCGATGGAGAATCGCCTTCGGCGCGCACCGTGAAGACGTAGGTGCCCTCCGCGGTCGGGGATCCCGTCAGAAGGCCGGCGGCGTCCATGGTCACGCCGGGAGGCAGCGCCCCGGTCCGGACGGCGAAGGTCGACGTGTCGCTGGCAACGAGCTGAACGGAGTACACGGTGTCTACGAGAGCATCGACGAGGACTGGGTCCGTCGCCCAAACAGGCTTCGTGGCGATGAGCAGCGAGAACTGCCGTGACATCGGGGTCCGTTCTGACCTGGGATCCCGGAAGAAATCCGTTGGCTTAAAGGACAACGCGCTCAGGCGAGGTACAAAGCATCATGGGACTCCTTTTATCGAAGCGAAACGAACGGCCGCAGGACTTTGAAATCGTCGGACCTGAAACGGGGGCATGGACCGTAACGAAGGAGGACTATGCGCCGATCCTCGGAAAGACTCCTCTCCAGGAAGAGACGTTCGAGCTGAAAGACGTGCCGAAGGCGACCGCCGCCCCGAAGTCGTTCGACCCGCACGCCGTCAAGCAGGCTCCGACCGAGACGGGCGTGGAGCCGGAACCCTTTACCGCGGCGGGCGTCGCCCAGACTGACAACGAACATGCCGCCGACGTTTCCGCAGAGCCTGAATCCAAGCCCGCCGTCAAGCTCGGCGACGACTCTCGCGCTTTGGAGCTCCGAGGCATCGCCGACTCGCTAGAGCCCCCTATCGAGACGCCGAGCGAAGGAAAGCGCTTCGAAGCGCTCGCAAAGATTGACAAAGAGCCGAAGCCCTACGACAAGCACGCGCCCGTGCAGGGCGTCATCCACAAGTCCTGCGAGCCGATGCGGTGGACTCCGTACGCCCCGGACCTGAAGCTCGATGACCGCGCCGTGGGGCACGAGATCCGGTGCGGCGATCACGTCGCGTACTTCGACCCGGAGGACGCGGCGAAGGTCGACGGTCTGTGGGCGCTGCAAGCCGTCCCCGAGAAGTCGTCCGACAAGAAGACCGCGTTGATCAGGCTCAGGACGACGCTCGCCGTGACGAAAGGGACGCCGTTGAGCATGGTGTACCAGCTCGAGAAGGTCGCGCGGCTGTTCCACGACGCGCTGGAGCACGCGCCAGGGAATGAATCGATCCCCGCGGCGGACCTCGAGGCGTGTCTCGAGTCGTGGGTGCTCGAGCCGACGCGGTACGCGCCGTTCCCGGACCTCCGGGACGCGGTCGAGTTCATGCACCTGCCGGTCCACAAGAACCGCGTGGTGGGAATGGCGCTCAAGCACCGCTACGACCCGGACCCGCTGCCGCTTCCCGCGGTCGCGACTTCCCGGGCGGTCGTGACGAACGTGACGTCGACGAACCACAGCATCATCAGCGATCCCAAGATCAAGTTTGCTCGAGTGTCCATCTGGAACGAGCCGGCGAGGCCGACGCACGACGAAAACTCGACGGGCGCGCCGTTCGAGTTCAAAAGCTCGACAAAAGTGCTCGGGTTCGACATTTGAGCAAACCATCGCGCACCCTGGATTTTCGACGTTCGCACACTCTGATTTGACGCTTCGAACAGAGGGGGGCAAGCCTGCCCCCACTATATGACTGTGTCGGTCACGGCGTCCAACGCGCCCTCGAACGCGATCGTCTCCGCGCACGCCCCCGCCGCCTTTTTGGACAATCGTCTGACGGCGTCCACGAGCACCCCCGTCTCGACCGCGGCGGTGTGCGCGAACCCCGACATGCCGGAACTCCACGAGTTCATGCACGTCATCAACCCCATATCTTCCAGGGTCGCGCACGTCGCGGTCATCAGCTCGGTGCCTAGACACGTCCGTGCGGACAGTCCGACTGTATCGGTCTGAGTGCCGGACACAATGTAGCGGATCGTGGGAGCGCGAGGCACGTCTTCGCACGAACACACGAACGTCCCGTAGACCGGCCGCGCGTACAGCGCCGTGGTCCAGTTGCGCGCTGCCGGGTCGTTGGACCACATGAATTCGGTTCCGTTCTGCAGCGCGAGCTCCGAAATCAGCTCGGCGCCGGTAGCATTCGTCGGAACGTTGGGGTTCTGGTAGGTCACGTTGCCGATGCTGTGACAGACGCACTGGGCCGCGTCCAAAGGATTCAGTAGCAAGATAAAAAGAAGAAGGGATCGAAGCATTCTTGCAATACGGCGGTCCTAAAGATATTTTTCGCAGAAACTGTAATGGCTTTCGCGACGTTGTTCTGTTTCTTTCTCGCCCTGGTTTCTTTCGCGCGAGGCGACGTCCTGTACGTCGTCGGCGACGAGGTCGTCTCGGTCACCGACGCCGGCTTCTCGGGGCTGTCCGGGACCAAGGCGTCGTGCTCCGGGGCGAACGTGGCCAAGGTCATGGCGTCGTACGTCGCCGGACCCAAGACGACGATCGTGCCCGTGACCGTGTCCCTGTGCGGCTCGTTCCTGAGCTCGGACGTCCTCGCCGGCCTGGACTGGATAGAAGGGGACATCGACTACGGGACGACCAACCACATCGCGCTCGCGATAAACTTGGACAAGGCGGGCAGCGCGGCGTCCGTCGTCGATACTCAGATCGCATCGTTCATCGCCAACCGCGCGGTCGTCAGCACCATGCAGGGCTTTTGGAGCAAGGCCCTGAAGGGCGTCCTGCTCGTCCCCAACGCGACCGCCGTCTCGCCCGTTCCGGGTCCTCCCGTCCCGGAGGCTCCTACGGCGCCTTGTCCGGTGACAGAAGCGCCGCCGGCGCCTGTCCCCGTCGAGCGGTGCGACCCCGTCTGGAAGCACGTAGTCTTCGGCGAGTCGGCGGTCCTGGCGGCGATATTCGTCTGCCTGTGCTTCGTCATGGGAGGCTGGTACGCCAAGCGGTCGCGCGTGAACCCCGGAGTGCCCCTGAGCTACGCGTCGCAGAGTCCGAGGGCCGCCGCCGTGTACCCGATGTACCAGCACGAGTCGATCCGCATGCCGCCGTTCGTGGGCGCGCCTGGTTCGCCGCCTCCCGAACGCGAGACGCTGTCGACGCCCGACGTCTCGGGGCCGCGTGCGACGCCGAGCCGCGAGACGGCTTCTTCGCCCGACGTCATGACGGCACGGTGGGCTCCAGGCGACGGCGTGTGGGAGCACATCCCGACGCGGTACTCGAGGGACGGACCGTACGGCGACCTGGGCATGGATCGCCCGTGGAGCGAGAGAAGCCGCAGCCAGAAACTCGTTGAAGAGCCCGCGGGCAGGGTCTCGATATCGGCGAGCGGCATCCGCGACGTCCGCGGCGCCGGCACGAGTCGGCCCGTCCACCGCAGCGCGTTCGCGACGGACAAGGAAGACAAGACGAAGTTCGACTTCAGCCGGATCGGCTCGGGGACCATGTCGAGCTCGCGAGAGACGCCGACGAACCTGTCGGACCTGTCGGCGACCAAGCACGGCGGCTCGGTGTAATTGAGGAGGCTCTCGTGTAGACACGCGCGATGCCGCTGCGCACGCTGCCGATCATAAACGACATCCTCGGCACCAACTTCCCGTTCGAGAACCACGGCAACCCCGAACTCGCCGACGAGATGATCCGCAACCTCGAGATCATCGTGCTCAAGGCGGCTCCGGACGCGGACGTCGCCAGGCGGGTCCTCAAGTCGTTCGCGCTGCACGAACAGGTCCAGGTCCTCGCGCTCGTCATCGACGTCGCTTACCACGTCCAGATTTCCCGCAACGAGGACCGATGGCACCCGTGCCTGACCGAGCTCCTCGCGCCGATGATCCGGAGGCAGGCGCGCTTCGCGTCCTTCGAGTCATGGGTCCAACGCGGCGAGCGCGACGGCCGCGAGCTCTGACCACGCCAGGTCGCACGTCGCGCCTCCGGACTCGTCGGCGGTCTCCCACGGGTTCGGGTCGACCGGGCCACGGAACGTCCTCCAGTGCCGGAACGTCGGAGCGACGTTCGAACACGATCCGGCGACCTCGCACAATCTCGCGAACCCCGGGTCGCGGTACGCGTCGCGCGTCAGGGCGCAGAACCCGAGGACCACGCAGTTCTCGTACCCGGGCAGCCGGTCGGCGACTTGGTCGAAGGTCGCGTGCCGCTCCAGACAGGGCAGGTACCCTTTGTCGCATTGCACGGCGTACGGCTCGTCGGTCTCGTCCATGATGTCGCGCAGGTCTTTCATCTGCTCCGACGGTATGTCGCCGACGTGGTCGCGGTCCAGGGTCATGACCGGTCCGTTGCACCGGTCCATGAACACGACCTTTGCGACGTCCAGGCCGCCCTGGATCGCCTGCGAGCAGAACATGGTCTCGGAGACCTCGAAGCCGGAGCACAAGAAGACCAACGTCAGAGGACCCGCGAACGGGGAGACGAAGGTCTCGGAGGCGCGACTCACGACCGCGGCGTCGTAGTACGATACGTCCTTCAGCTGCCAGGTCACGTTCATGCGCTGCATGTATGTGAGGAATCCCGCGTTGTTGGTGCATACCGGACCTCTCGACCTCCACGCCTTGAAGTTCTGCGTCGTGTCGAGGACTTGCTTGAGTTTCTTCATTTGAGCTCGCTCGTGAGTTAGCAAAGCGTTCTGGTCCATGATGCACCGAGAACAGAAATAAAAAATTGATCTTTCCTCGCGTCTTTGGCGAGACACGCGAAACAATGGACGACCTGTTCGAAAAGCTAAAGCCATACATGGCCGTCGTTCGCGGTCACTTCCATCGAAACATGTACGGAGAGTGTCCCGTCGTCGCGGCAGACATCATGAGAGCCCTTTTCGAGATGACCGGCAAAGAGTCCGTCGCGTTGGAAGTTGGCGTGTTTGGAGGGTACGCGAAGAAGCGCGACGGCGGCAGCATCCACACAGCACGACGGCCTTCGCAGGCCTTGGTGCTTCCCGGAGAGGCGCCTAACGTCGCGGCCGAGACTCACGTCGCATGCAACCACGACGGCGAAGGAACTTACGTCAAGTTTTCCAAGGTGCTCGGTCACGTAGGGGCGATGTTGCCCGCGGGTCCGGAGCGCTACGGAGACTTCGTCGCCAGCGGCCACAGCGTCAACTACCTCTACGTCCGGGTCCCGGACTACGAGGGAATCGTGCTCCTCGACGGCAACCAGGGGCAGTTCGTGAACGCGGACGACGCCGACTTTTTCGTCGAAGCCAACGTTATCGATGATGTGAAGCGCCGTGTATGAGTCCCCGCAAAAAATACCATAACAATCGATCGCCGACGTGTGTTAGCCGGCTCGAAAAAATTGACCGGGACCGACGGAATCGGTCAGACAAAGCGACCATGGAGCCCGAGTACGCGATCCGCCTGTACCACGGCACCGACCTGAACGGCTACAAGGGCATCGGTCTCGGCGACCCCAAGCGGAACGGTCTCGTCGAGTTCCCCGACTTCAGGATCGCGCCCGTCAAGCACGGGTCCAACCTGGGCCGCGGAATCTACGCGACCAGCACCCTGAAGAAGGCCATGATGTACGGCCAGTTCATTTATCTGGTCAAGTTCAAGGTATCGAAGATCCGCGTCGTCAGGCACTTCCTCCAGTCGTGGCAGGCCGACGACTCCCTCGATGCGGTCTACGTCCGCAAGAACGCCAACGAGATGGACGAGTTCTGCTTCAAGGACGCGTCCAAGGTCGCCGAGATCCACGTCCTGCAGGTCCCGAAGAAGCGGATCGAAAACGCTTTAGTGTCGGACGTGAGCCGACTGTCCGACACGCTCGACGCCATCTGCGCCAAGGTCCCGGGCGACTTCGTCGTGTACGACATGCGCAGCGAGGACGACGCGTTCCACTGCAAGTACGTGGCGGACGGCGGGGAAGAGGAATCGTACGTCACCCTGGACTAGGGGGCAAGCGTGCCCGTGGGGGCAGGCTTGCCCCCCATGCCCCCCTCCATGGTTCTATGAGGAACGTGGTCGGAACGTGCGTCATGTTCGACTATTCTCATTTCCAAATAAGAATGGGACACCCCGGCGGGACACGTTTCAGAATACCCCGGCCGCGCGCCGCCGGCGCGCAAATTATTTTCTTTCTTAGAAGTAGGTCACATTGGCATGGATCTCCGAACCGCTATCGGTCCGAACCTCTCCCAGCCTATAACTCAGTTGTAGAAGCAACTTTGTCCGCAGTTCCTCTTCGGAGGGTGAAATTGCCTGCGGCGAGCAGGCTGTGGAGTTTGCCACTTTGGTCCGGCAGTACGCGGCGCAAGCCGCGGAAGAAGTTCCGGCCGTTTCGGAGTAGAGGCGTGGTCGCATAGACCCACAGGGCGAGAGCCCTGGTGGGTCGCGTCCTACGTTATCCTACTCCCTCCGAAGCACAGAAGGCGTGGAAGGTGCTAAGGAATATACGATGGGGATCTTGGGGCGCGTAGAAGGGGTGTCCCATTTTCCCTGAGGAAGGGTATAATGATTCCTTGAAGAACTTGCGTAATACCATAACAAACGCTCGTGTGAGTGTGTTAGCGATTCTCGATAAAAAAATTGATTTCTCTTTGTCACACGTCGTATTATTTGATTATTGTTCAAGATGGACGACGACTTCCTCATGAACTGGGCCACGGCCGTCATCCTCCTGGAGAGGGAAAGGACCTTCAACGCAGGCAGGGCAGCCCCCCGTCCAAGGAGGATCCCGAAGATGTCCCAGAAACTGGCCGCTTTGATGGAGGTTTCTGGGCACATCGACCGGTTTGTAGAGCCTGACGTCCCCGAGCCGCCGCGCAGATGGCGCTGGCTGTGCATGATCATGCCGCATGCGTGAACATGCCTCGTGCGTTGAGCCGTGACCATACCATACAACAAAAATCAGAAAAAAACAAAAAAAAAACTGACGTGGCCAACTTGCTAACACATTATGATCCAAAAATTTGATCGAACGTGCCGGAAGAATCATGTTCGCAACAATGAACGTCTACATCAGGAAGCGCGTCAAGCGCGCGGCCGTCTTGATGGCATGCGTCGGTATCTCTGCCAGCGTTTGGCTCGCGTATTGTAACGAGTCTACTCTCCCCGGACTCATGCTGTCTGCGGTGATGACGTGGGTCAACTGGTTCGTAGGCGATCCGAGTCTGGACGAGGTCACGGATGCGTTACAGACTGTCAATGATACAATGGCGGCAATTCAGTTCAATATCGGAGCAATGCAGGAAACCATGGGTGGTATGCAAGCCGACATGAATCGACGTTTCGACAACCTGAACGTCGCTCTGAACACGCCTCCCGGTGCTCCCGCGGGCGTAGACGAGACTGTCATCCAAGGCGACCCGAACTGGGTCAGGGGACCCGATCCTGAGTTGGAGGACAGGGCGAGGCGGCGCAGGGTGAACCTTCCGGACACCATCGTGTTGCCTCCAGTGCCTCTGCTCGCCATGGACTAGAACAACGAAAGGATACGTGACCATACCATACAACAAAATCAGAAAAAAAAAACTGAGGCGGCCAACTTGCTAACACATCATGATCCAAAAATTTGATCGAACGTGCCGGAAGAATCATGTTCGCAACAATGAACGTCTCCTCCCGAAAGCGCGTCAAGCGCGCGTCCGTCTTGATGGCATGCGTCGGTATCTCTGCCAGCGTTTGGCTCGCGTATTGTAACGAGTCTACTCTCCCCGGACTCATGCTGTCTGCTGTGATGACGTGGGTCAACTGGTTCGTCGGCGATCCGAGCCTCGACGAGGTCACGGAAGCTATAAAGACCATGAAGGATACGATGTTGGCAATGCAGGAAGACATGAACAGGAGGTTCGACAACATGAACCTGCGCTTCGACAACCTGAACGTCGCTCTGAACACGCCTCCCGGTGCTCCCGCGGGCGTAGACGAGACCGTCATCCAAGGCGACCCGAACTGGGTCAGGGGACCAGATCCTGAGTTGGAGGACAGGGCGAGGAGGCGCAGGGTGAACCTTCCGGACACCATCGTGTTGCCTCCAGTGCCTCTGCTCGCCATGGACTGAAGGAAGTAACAAAATAATACCATAACAAAACAATAACCATATGTGTTAGCTTGGAGTGTGCAGTTATGGTATTTGTTGTTTTTTTACACCCACATGTCATTCTCTTTGAGGCCATATTTCGCGAGCCAATCGGAGTCGGGAGCGTCGTCGTTCTCAAATATCCCAGACTTGATCAACGACCACCTCAAGGTCCTGCCGGTCATGTACCGTGGGTACCATTCGGCGTCTGTAGGGAACTCGTCGATCCATCCCAGGCCATGTTCTAGATCCTCTTCTTTCAGGTGTTGCGCGAGCCAGTCTGGGGTCGGCGCCTTCGGACCGGGCTTCAACTTTCCCTCTTTGAGCTTCTTTTTCTGTGCAGCGGCGCAGACCTTGCCATGGATCCCCTTCGGGGGTCTCGCGACCGCGCCCCACGGAATTCATGCCAGCAACACGACCACGAGGCGGAACGTCACCCAGCGGGAAAGCTGTCGCGAGACAGCCTACCAAACGGACCGTTATTCATGGTCTCCCCGAACTCGGGGGAAATATACATGTGGAGTAACCGTTTGGAAAACAGTGTTCTTTTTCAAATGGTGTTAGGTATATCTCCTCGCGCGCCGGCAGGCCGGACACGCAAAAATGCTTTACGACGATGGTCAACGCCTGGATGTCCATGGTTTCCAGACGCTTGTCACACAGATCAAATTTTTTTAGATGCTTTGGTAAAAGATGGACTATGTGTTAGCGGATCAAAGGACGCTCGATATCATGCAGGCGCGCTTGGCGAAAGGAGATGTGGCGTACGTCGAGCCCGCGCTCCCGCGCTCCTTCGACCTCGATTACCACGACGAAAATTGGGGATCGGAAGAAGATGTCGAAGCGACGAACATCGAAATCGCCAACCACCTGTACACGCGCGACTGGACGGCCGTCGACAGCGACGCCGCTGCTGACGAATTCGTCGCGGACCTCTTGAAGGAAGCGACGCCAAACGAGCGCCAATACATCCGCAACATCCATGTCGGAACACCCAACGGTGGTGCCGCGGTGCGAATCATCGCGGACAAGATACGGGAGCTGCAGGCTTATTTGGCAGAATTGGACTCTGGGGCGGACGCATACAGGGAGACCTTGAGCAGCACCGACGTTCAAGACACGTACCTGGACCGTCTCGTGGCGGCTCCGATGCTCGCTTTCCTGCGAGCAAGGATCGAGGCGGAACGTAACGTCGTTTATGACCCTAGATCAAGCGGGGAACCGGCCGTGGTCCGAGGTGGCGCGTCCCAGACGGACCCTAAGGTCACGCGCCTCTTCCAGTACACCGACGCTCTCCACGACTTCGACCCCACACCTCCCTTCCTGGAGTCGCGCAAGGAGACCGTGCCCAGGGAGCACATTTGTCGCTCTCTCGGGTTGCAGGTCCCATCGGATCTGCAAGGGCCATTGTCCGCGGAGACGGTCAAGGCCATCGAGGACGCGGTCAACGGGGATCCGAGGTCCAAGACGCAAGATTTCGTGCTGACGCCTCGTCCCCACGACATGATCGCACACATCCCTACCTTCGCCGCCTACATGCTCCAGACGGAGAAGATCCGCTTCCCGGACGGCTCTGAGGCCGACAACCCGCTCTGGGGACACGACGTCCTGCGCAGGTTCGACATCGACCGCGCCCTCCAAGCCATGAAAGGAGACCTCTGGGAGGCGTTCAGGGCGGGCGAGCGCGCGATCCGGCACGATAGCGGTATGATCTCGCCCGAGGTGTGGTGCCCTCTGTATGACGCGGACAAGGTAAAGACCGAGAAGCTCCAAGACCCGAGCAAAGCGCCCAAGAAACTGCGGATCACAACGCACAAGAAGGTCGTCTACCTCGCGCAGATCACCTCGCTCGTCAGGCAGATGAAGGACTTCTTCGGCGACGTCGAGACGACGTTCATCATGGACGAGTCCGACAACCAGCTGTCGCGCATGATCATCGCGACCGACAGGATCGACGGCGCCATATCGCGGCAGTTCGTGGTCAAGACCGACGTCGGAGGCCCGGACGTCAGGCCTGGTCCGGCGGCGGCTAGGCCAAAGTGGCACTACGCGATATGCGACGCGAATGTAATCGACGGCCCGACGCATTTCAAAGAAGAATGGAAGTCCGAGGACTACCCCGACCCGGAGATCTCGACGGCCGCGACCGGTCCTGTATACATCGACGACGACCCTTACAAGATCGAGCTGCTCGGCGTCAACGGTGCGCGCGAGGCGACGTACACCATCAATGGCGGTCCGCCGCGGACCGTACAGGAGAGAGACAAGCGTTTCTCGTCGGATCGAATGGGCGAGCGCATGAATTTTCGCCTCGAGGACGGCAACCCCGACCTCAACGAGTACCTTACGTGCAAGCGCGTCTGCGATTGGGGCCAGGTCGCCCACTGCCTGAAGCACACGACGCCGGAGCACCGGTTCGTGTTCGTGTCGTCGGACAGGCTCGCTGGGATGCACGCGATCTCCAGCAAGGTGAGCCTGCTGTCGCTGAACCGGTTCAATCACGTCGGGTTTTCGGTACCGACGGTATCGGAGCTGTTGCAGTGCACGTTCACCATGTACAAGCCCGACTCCGCGCGCGAATCGCTGGTCGTCGACTCGCTGGGACAGATCGTTGCGGGAGGAGGCGTGAGCGCGAGGAACGTCGCGTTGTCTGTGGCGCTGGCTGCGGTCACGCTCGTTCTGGCTTGCCTGTAGCGATCACTACGCGCCGGCCACGATCAACTTCATCTCGCGATTTTCCCGCGCTGAAGCAGCCAGCCTCTTTTTCGCAGCGGTGATCAGGGATGGTGTGGTCGGACTACGGCGAGAGCGAGTCTGAGTACGACAGCGACGCCGACAGCGTGGCATCGCACTTCGACGACAACGAGACCTTCGGCCTCGCGGATCCGGACGCCGCGTACGACTACGTCAGAGGTGTCCTGGACAAGGCCAGCGAAAAGCAGATCGCTGCTCTGGCAGCCGTCTACCTCCGGCCGCGGCGCCCGAAGTACCTCGTCAAGGTACCGGGTGTACAGCTCGGAGGCCACACCACGGGTCCCATAGACGCCATCGACAGCAAGCTCTACAGGTTCATGGAGTTCGTCGACTCGGCGCACGACTTCGTCGACCCCGAGAACGCGAGGTACATGGTGCCGCTCCTCCTGCAGGTCCTGCAGCTGGACCCCGAGACCGACTTCCCGAGCGTCATCGGCGCGGACGGCCAGAAAGTCAGGTTGACCGTCCAGGACGTCGTCGTGCACCAGACGCTCCTCGACAAGCTCACCGTGTCTCCGTCCCTGTACTTCGGGGACGACATCGGTGTCGAGTGCCCGCTCGCGGGAAAGGACTACAGGCGGACCGTGTTCCGGAAGCCGTCCGTCGACGGCGTAAACTTTGACGACCCAGCGCAGAAGGATGCGTACCTCGCACAGCTGGAGACCGCGCACGACGACCATTGCAAGCAGGTCTTTTTTGGGAACATGGACATCCAGGTCGCCAACGACTGCTCCTGCAGGACGGTTTTCCATGCGGACGGGTCGTCCAACGACGATCGCGTCCAGGAGATCAACCAGATCTGCGAGCTGTGCGTTGAGATGCGGCACATGTTCGGCACCGATACCGCCTTCGTCGTGGACACCAACAAGCCGATGGGGACGCTGCTGCTGTCGTACAAGAACATCGACGTCGCCGCGCTGAAGGTCCTGAAGGGCATGGTCCCACGCCTGAAGGACCTCGTTCCAAATGCTTGGGATATGCTGGAATGCGACGCGTGTAGAGCGGACGGCGCGCCACACCTCGGCGCCGTGCACGAAAAGGCCACCGGCCAGGTCTTCCATCGAGACTCGCTCGTCAAGGTCGAGCTCAAGGGATGCGAGGGCAATGGGTACAGGTACGTCGCGACTTCGGACTTGGTGAGCGACACGTCGCGCGGCTTCGAAGAGATCGGGCTCGAGAAGCTCGTGGAGAAAGGGTGTTTCAAAGCTCTCAAGCTCATCGAGATGTACTCCGTGAAGAAGGTCTGCATTGAACTCGACAGGTGCTTGATCCGTTCCCCAGAAGGCGTAATCGTCGGCGTGAAGCCAGCCGAGCAGACACAGTGGACGGCGCGCTGGCTCGCCATGAAGCGGGCCGGCGACTGGGGCCAGATCGAGCACTGCAAGAGCAACGGCTGCACCTTCGTGACGCACGACAAGGTCGCGTTCATGTTCGCCGTCGTCCGGGACGTCCCCTCTCTGCTGCTCCTGGACGACGCGCAGCTTAGAACTACGCTCGGTCACGTCATCTACTCGTACGTCATGTACGCGAGTCCCGAGGCGGTGCGGAAGCTGAGGAGCGTCCAGGACATCCTGCGGACGCCGACACAGACCGGGGGCGCTATCCCCGTGGTGCGGATGGTGGCCCTCGCCGCGATCGTGGCCGTGATGTCGTTCGTCCCGTGAAACGCCTCGTCATCGAGGATCTGCCAACGAAAGGGCCAAGTGCACGTTGGCGGCGATGACGTCCGGTCGCAGGCAGTAAGCGCCTGTCGCCCCGCCGTCGTTCGCGAACTTGTTCGGCATGTCCAAAATGGCGCTAGGGACGGCTCCGTAAGGCATGCGTTCGCTGTTGCACATAGCAAGGACGCTCGGCGCGACTTGCAAGAACTTGCGGTTGAACTGCGATCCGCCTTCAGATGTAGGGACGTGGTTGAACACCACGAGCCGTACCCCGTTTAAGCCTTTGATGGCGTACTTGTCTGGAGCAGCCCTACCGAGGAGATTGCATGCGATGTCGGCGTACGGCTTGAACGTGTCCAGGACGAAGTTGCCGATCGTGCTTCCGCCACAGTCGGAGCCACCTTTGCAGAGAACCAACACGCGCTCTCCGCTCAACGCGCGACGGACCAGCGACAGGAACTCCAGCGCTCGCTGACGCTCGCCGAACACGGGCACGTAGACCCGGTCGAGTACTTCTGTCATCATGGCCTCGTCTTTGGGAGGGAGGTCGCGCCAGATGCACCGGTCTTTGTGATCGAAGGGGCGGAACGTGCGGTCGGCGAAGCTGTACTCGCCGTTCTTGAAGAGCATGATATGCATTTCTATAATGTGCACCCGGTTTATGCCGACTCGCAATCGATGACTGCGGCGGCTAATTTTTACAAAACGCAATTGGCGCATAAAGGTCCGTGGCAAAAATTCTGCGACATGGGTACAGGAACATGGCTCAAGAAATGACCGCTGACGAACTTAAAGCAGCAAAGAAGCTTTCCAGGCAGATCGCGCACAGAGATCGCCAAAATGATTTATACGCTAACGACACAGAATATCGAGAGCGGTGCAAAGCATATAGCAAAGAGTACGCGGCAAGACGGCGAGCAATTGAAAAAGAGCAAAGACAGCGTATGATAGCCTCCGGAGACCTAGTTCCACGTAAGCCCGGACGACCCGCCTTGGTGCGAGAAGAATCTCCTGAGGTAAAAAAGTCCGGTCGCCCACGCCTTATTCGCGGGGGCGTCGTCTCGCCATAAATCTGAAATCCCCCGGCGGGCTCCAAACGTAAATTATTATTGGGGTTTGGATCAAAATTTATTTTCTCAGCCTAGGTCAGCAGCCTTTGGAGCATGATCGCATTTGAGTCCACCGAGATCTTTGACTACCGCGCCCTCATGCTTGTCGTAGACAATTGGAGCGCATTGACCATGCCCGCTGAATCGAGGGAGTCGTACTTCGTGAACGGCGTCGAGTACTCTCCTATCGCCATCCTACGCAACTACCTCAAGTGTGCCGCCTCTGGAGACCCGCACGGAAGCATCCGAGTCACCTACGTGTGCGCCAAGGGCCAGGATTCCGGTAGACGCTTTGCGAAGAACGCACTTTCCATGCAGGGTATGGCTCGCTGCGTCCGCCACACGTTGGCTAAGGACGTCTACGAAGACATTGACATGGTCAACGCCCATCCTGTCATCCTGGAACAGTTGTGCGTCCGCAAAGGTGTGCCTTGTAGGGTCCTTGCCGCCTACAACACCAACAGGGACCAACTTCTTGCAAAGATCGTCCGAAAGAACCCAGGAACGGACAAGGCACATGCCAAGAAGGTAGTACTCGCTCTCATGAACGGCGGCGTGCGCGACTTCAACGAACTGGAATACAAGCCCAAATGGTTGGAGGCGTTCCGCGAGGAAGTAACGAACATCCATGCCGTGTTTCTAAGCAATCCGGAGTTCGCTGGATTCGTCAAGGCCACACTGTCAAAGAAAGGCGGTGGGTACTCCAACCTCGCGGGATCGGTGTGCAACAAGGTCCTGTGCTCCGTCGAGAACCAACTTCTCATGGCCTGCATCGACTTCGTCCGATCGCAAGGCCATTCCGTCGACAACGTGGTTCTCGTCTTCGACGGATTCATGCTCCCGAAGAAGGCGTGCCCCATAAGCACCGACTTCTTGGCGGCCATGTCCGATCACGTGTTCTCGACCACCAAGTTTCGCGTCAAGCTCGTCACCAAGGCCATGGACGAGCCTCTGGACTTGACCGGGCTGAAGCACAACATCAGACGCATCGGTCCGACCGTGACTGAAGACCGTATTGTGGCCGATGACAACCATGCTGCTTCCATCTTTGGCGACATGATCAAGGACGTCGTTAAGCAATCTCACGGCCGAATCTTCGTCAAGACGTGGAACGATGTGTGGACTTGCGACCCACAGGAGGTGCGTAGGATGCTGATCAGGTCTTGCACCAAAGCAGACCTCTATAAGATCGACGACAAGGACAACCTGCGCCCGTACTCCAACAACTTGAGTGGAGCCAAGGCTATCATCGATGTCACTCTCGCCAACCTGCCTTCGGACAACTCGTTCTCGCTCCGCCTGTGGCAGGCGTCCATCGGAAAGGTATTTTTCAAGGACGGGGTCTATGACTTCATCGAAGGCCGATTTCGTCCCGATGAGCCAGACAGGGATATGACCACGGTGCGCATCGATCGCGTATTCCCTGTTCGCGACCCGGCGAAGATGGCAGAAGTTCGTGAGAAGGTGCTCAAGAGCATCTTGGGCACGGACGAGGCTGTCGAGTGCTACCTGGCGCACGTCGCGCGAGCCATGGCGGGCATGTTCGAGGACAAGCACTGGGTGGTGTTACAAGGCGAGCGTAACAGCGGTAAAGGCACTTGTGAAACCTTGAACCGGAGCGCGTGGACGTCGCAGTATGTGTCCACCCTCAACAGCGACTCCTTCCTCATGCAGTCGATTACTGGAGGGGACGAGGCCAAGAAGTTGTCGTGGCTCTTGGATTGCGAATTCACTCGCATGATTTTCACCAACGAGATCACCGTCAACACCGCCGACAAGAAGAACAAGATGAACGGGAATGTCATCAAGGGCAAGATCGCCAGCGGAGGCGACGTGCTTTACGCGAGGAAGAACTACCAGGACGAGATCGAGTTCAGGATTCAGGGACGCCTCTTCATGATGTGTAACGATCTGCCACCCATCACTCCCGCGGACACCATGGAGACCATGCACATGATGTCGTTCCCATACCAGTACGTGGAAAAGCTGGACGATAACTCGTTGCCATTCATGCGCGTGAGAGACGACAAGATCAAGTCCTACTGTGCCAAGGACGACACCGTTGCGGCGTACATTCACCTCGTTCTGGACGCATTCACTGCCGATCCGGTGAAGGCGTGCCCGAGCGTCGCTAGGGACACGATCGCCTACAGGTTGGAGGGCGGAGACGAATGGACCTTGATGCGCGAGTTTTTCACGGTCACAAAGGTGAAAGCGGACCGAGTGTCGAGCGCGGATGTTTCGGCCTTCCTGAAGGCGAAGGGTATGAACCTGACCCCACAGAAGGCACGCAAGCGCCTAGAGATGATGGGAGCTAAGTTCTCGGAGAACATGGTCATCAATGGGCAAAGGGTTCGCGGCTTTCTTGGTGTCAAGCTTGCCGAGGAAGCCCTAGAAGAGTACTGATGCTCGCTTTACCATTCTTCTTTCAAAACAACGTGCCTTTCTAAAAACAACATGGAAAATAGGGTGTTTAAGAAAAGTTCCTTCGCAACCCGAAAAAAAAAGATCTGAATTTCTGAACGGGTGAGTGTTAGAGACTTTCAGAAAACGGTACAAACACACGTTGTTGTGTCACCAAGTCACGTTGTTTTTATATTGCTTGCGAAAGGATACCGTTTGGTATCACGTCTGATGGTCAATGTCGGTCGCATTCGCTATCACATACGTCTTCAATCCCCCCCAAAATTTGATCGCGATCATCGGAACCAACCCAAGAACCATGGAGGACGAAATCTTAGTCGTCCGTCACACGCTGGCCGTCCTGCGCCTTCTCGCGTTCTACGCGGTGGCCATCCCGTGCCTGTTCGCCGCGTGCATATTCAGGATCGCTTTGGTGATCGACGCGATCCGCCCTCGCCCGAAGCTCGCCCGAAGCTCGCGTGCTGCCTGTGCCTGCACCTGGTCGCCATGATCACGGTTCTGCGGTAGCCCGATTCGGCCAGAATACCATAACGGACCCAGTCCGCTAACACATGATGCGTCACCCAAAATTTGATCTTTCTCCACCAAAACGGCGTAACCCACGTCCGACGCGACCCACCTGGATTTTTGCCAGACTTTTTTCTAAAAAGTCGTTATGGCTGCGATCCCGAGCTCCTCCGAGCTGTACGAAGCCGGCCTCGTCGCAGGCGTGACCTTCGTCGCCGAATTCTGGTACCTAGGGCGCTGGTGCATGGCGGTCCCGAACGACTTTTTCGTCCAGAAGACGGCGGACGCGGTCGTCAAGTGCGTGTTCACCAAACGGGTGCAATCGTACGGTAACATCCATAAGCGCCTCATGACGGGCGCGTGCACGGCGTTCGTGCTGCCGACGAGCCTGGCCCTGCATCCCTGCATCGTGCAGACGGCGCGCTGGGTCAAGACGTCGTCGCGGATCATGTCGATGTGAGTTTAATGACACAAATACCATACAAAAACCAAAGTTTTCCTTGCTAACACATAAGTCGGCCATCTAATAAGTGAACCCGTACTTGGATTTCAGATACGCCTCCGCAGCCAAGTAGTCCGCAGAGCCAAGCGTGCTCGGCCACACTATGACTTCTGCCGTGGCCCAGTCAGACAGCTGCCCGTTCGTGACGTTCGGGAACGCCGGCACATTGATGCCTACCCCCGTAGGGTTGGTCGCGGGCGCGTAAGAACCCGAGAGAGCCCCGCTGTTGACACGAGCGAACCGGAGCTGATCCATGGTCAATATCCAGTTGGTGTTGGGCGTGAGACCGCCGGTCAAGGTCGTGAGAGTGCTGTCATGATACACGGCTCCCGAGACGCCGTTGTAGTGGCCAGACAGCCAATTCCCGATCTTTCCGTTCCAAATCCTGCCCGAACTCCCTCCGGTGTACCTCGTCACATGGAGCATGGTGTAATCCCCTTGCGGCCATCCGTTCTCTAGGGCCAAAGTCGCAGTCGTGCCACCATACAAGTAGGGGAATGTCGCGTTGCAACCGTTCGCCAGTCCGGTCTGGGTCGCGACGGCCACGCCCGAATTGATCGTGGAGTTGGAAGCTGATCCTCCGGATACCTTGTTCGTCCACACACCTCCTGTGAAGGAAGTCCCGTCCATCCATATCGTGGGGTTGACCGACGTCCCTGGAATCAGGATATTGGAGGCAGCGAGCGAAAAAGTGCGGTCCGCAAAGTCCGCCGCACCCGTCGCGCGCACGGTGAACGCGTACGTCCCGGTCGTGAGAGTGCCCGTCAGCAACCCACCCGCGCTCAGGGACAGACCCGCAGGCAGGGTAGAGCTCGTGAAGGACGTCGCGTTGATGGCCGCAAGTTGGTAGCTTACCGTCAGCGGGGACGTGATCGACGCGGCGGTGGTCCACGTCGTCGACGCGTTCGAGATTGTCATGTTGCGCACCGTCATCGTCGTGCCGTTCGCCGTGATGACGAGGCTGGTCAGGTTCCAGCCGAAGTCTATGTTGGCGATGTTGGGCACGGACGTGAAGTCGGTCGAGGTGTCCATCCGCAGCACTCCGTCGATGAAGACCTGGAACAGGCGCCTCTGCACGACGATCCTCCACGTCTGGTACGCCGCCGTCGGCTGCGTGAAGCCGGCGAGGTACTTCATGCCCGTCTGGGCGGGCGGCACGGTCGGCGGGAAGCGAAGCCAGAAGTCGCCCGCGCCCGCGTTGTTGATGGCCGCCCCCGCGAACGTGGTCTTGTTCCCCATGGCGCTGTAACCGTTCCCGGTCCAGAACCTGATGGGGAGCCCGACCTGCGTCGCGCCGCTGTACAAATAGAAGATGGGCTGCTGGTTGTCGGCCCCGTTCAGCGCCGTGAACCTGACGTCCAGGCTCATCACGAACGAGTCGGACGCCAGGTCGAAGGTCAGCGGCACCGTGAGGGCCGAGTTGGTCGCCGTGAAGGCGAGCTCGTTGGAACCGTTGACGGACACCGAGGTCGCGGTCGTCGCGGCTGCAAGGACGGCGGACACGTTGGCGTACGTTGTTACGGGTTCGAAGTTGCGAATCGAAAAGTTGCGCGCCTTGAACTGCGTGCCGTTCGCCTGGATCTGCAGCCGCGTGAGGTTCCAGCCGAAATCGACGTTCGCTATGTTCGGAACGGCCGCGAAGTCGACTGAGGTGTCCAATTGCAAGACGTTGTTTATGTACACCCGGAACAGACGCTGTCGCACGACGATCTTCCACTTCTGGTACGCAGCCGTCGGTTGGGTGTAGCCCGCCAGGTACTTCATTCCGGTTTGTGCGCCGATTGCGGAATTTGGGAACCGCAGCCAAAAAGCAATCCCTCCTTCGCCCGCTCCCGGGAAGACATTCCTGCTTAAGATCTGACTGTAGCCGTTGCTTGTCCAAAAGCGTATGGGTAATCCCACGACCGACGACCCGCTGTACAACCAGAAGACGGGTTGCTGGTTGTCGGCCCCGTTCAGCGCGGTGAAGAGGACGTCGAGCTCCATGACGAAGGACGAGTACGACAGGTCGCACGCCAGAGGCAGGTCCATGGCCGACGTGTTGGTGGAGAAGAGGAGCTCGTTGGAGACGACGGCCACGGTGCTGGTCTGCGACGACCTCGCGGCGAAGACCTCGCCGACGTTGGCATACGTCGTGATCTGGCCGGCGGTCGCGGTGAACGTCCGGTCCGCGTACGCACCGCTCGTCATGCCGAACGCGCGGACCGTCCAGCTGTACGATCCCGCCGCGCTGACGGCACCGGTCAACAACCCGTCCGCCGCCAACGACAACCCGGCTGGAAGGGTTCCAGCGATGACCTTGTACAGCCGCGCGTCGGTCGCGTCCAGGCGGATCGACACGGTCACGCCGAAGGACAGGACGGTCAGCGCGCTCGCTGTGTTCCAGGTCGGCGTGCGGGACAGTGGCGCCATCGTGAAACCAAGTGTCAGCTGCGCGGGATCCTTTGTGGTAGTGTTGCTTGTGTTCCCGGTCTGGAAGTTTGTGTTGATGCCACTACTGAACACCTTGCCGTCCCACGTTGTCGCGAACATCTGACTGTATTCGATGTAGGCCGTCGCAATCGAGTTGGCGATGGACAAAGTCTCTCCGCTGATCGCGTTGCCTGTGGAGTTGCGATACGATGTGATGCTACCCGCACCTATGACCGCACCACTCGCCCTCACGACTATCATACTGTCTTGTCCGACATGGATCATGCGAACCGGCGACGCTTCCAGCATGCTGTTCCTGACCGGGCTTGTCACCGCCAAAGTCGTGGTGTTTCCTATCCCGAGCTGACCGTTCGAATTCCATCCTGCGGACCACCACGTGCCGTCCGTCTTATGAGCATGGTAGGATCCGTTGCCTCCGGCAAACAAGCGTTGGACGCTTGTCAACAGCTGAACGGGCGTCGTCCTGTTTCCGCCTCCATCGTTGGCGTTTCCACTGAAGTACACCGCGCCGTTGTCAAGCCAGAAAAACGTTCCGGAGTTGTTACCACCCAAGATGTCCCTTATGCCCGATAGGGCGCCAAACGGCGTCGGAGAAGGTACAGCGGTGGTGTTGCCGAGCCCGAGCGACCCGTTGCCGTTGGGTCCCCAGCAGTACCACTGGCCAGAGCTCGTCTTTGCAAACTTGCTTGTTCCGACGGACACAATGCGGGCGAAGGTGTATGCAGGTGAGAAGACTGTAGGAGCGATGGTACCGGATGTCGTCGAACCTGTTCCCTGCTCGTTGGCAGAGTAAGTACCCCACTGCCACCACACGCCGTTGGCAGCCCTAGCAAACTGGAAGGAGGTGTTTCTCTCACCCTCTCCCATCTGAGATATCCCAGACAAACCCGTCACCTTGGTCAGTCCGTTGTTAGTGGCTCCAACGACTCCGGACATACCGCCTGTCGAGTTGTTTCCAGTGAAGTAAACATCGCCAACCGACGACAACAGGAAGGCCCCATTTCCGTTACCAGACACATTCGTGTTGTAAGGCGTGAATGTCAGCATGACCGGCGCATTCACGGAGTAGACGTTCTGCAGCGTGCCGTTCGCGTCGGTGCTCACGACCATGTTCTCGAGCGACACGTCCGCCGCGTTGACCGCGAAGGTCCGCGTCAGGATCGGCGCCCCGAAGGACCACGTGCTCGGCGCGAAGCTGGTGTACAGCGAGTACGTCATCTGCGTCGCCTCGACCCGCAGCCGCGCGAAGTACGGAGTGTTGGCCGTAACAGTCGAGGCGCCGGTGTTGGTCACGGCGGTCATGGCGACGGCGTCCTTGGTCGCCGTGCTCGGGCTCAGGACGTACGTCGAGAACGCCCCGGACGCGCTGGTTCCTCCGGTGAACAGAGAGAACGTCAACTGCGCGGCGGCGGTCGTGGTCGTCGTCTGATCGGACACCACGAAATCGTAGGATCCGCTCGTCGGCAGGAAGCTGTACGCACCCAGATTGTACGCGTTGGATACCTTGGCGATGGTGCCCGCGGTCTTGTACGCTTCGAACGTGGTGTCGAGCGACTGCGAGTCGACGGTCCAAGCGAAGGTCCTGTCCGCGATGGAGCCGCTGGTCATACCGTACGCGCGGACGGCGAATCCGAAGGATCCCGATGCGGTCGCGGTCCCACTGATCAAGCCGTCGATCGAAAGGGTCAATCCGGTTGGCAGGGACCCGGACACGACCTTGTACATGCGCGCGTCGAGCGCCTCCACTCTATCGAATACTACGCCTCCAGCGCTAGCGTTCAGGAACGCCGCTGGCGTTATCCACGTCGGCGTTTTGGACAGGGGCGCCAATGCGAACGGGATCGTGATCTGACCGATCGGTTTGGACGCGGGCGTCGTGGTCCCCGCCTCGTAACCACCGTTCGAGCCCGCCGTCCACAGCTGGCCGTTCCAAGTGACCATGTCGATTACTCCGGACTTGGAGTAGTGCGAGAACGCGAGGTTGCCGGGCGTTCCCGATATCTGGACGGGAGTCGCCGTCGACGCGACACCCGGAATGACGCCTTCGCCCGCAAACATCATGACGCCGTTGCTGCGCGTCAGGTACGCCGTGTTCGCGAAGCCGTTGACGGTCCTGAATGGCGCTGCGTTCAAGTATGCGGCCAGGATCGGTGCGGTCGCAGGGACGTCCGTCGCGGTGCCCGATCCCATGAGCCCACCGTTGTCGTTGGTGCCGAACCAGTACCACAGGCCATCGGTCTTCCTGAAGAAGTACGAGTTGCTCATGTCGATGACCTGCGTCACGCCCGTCGCGATCAACAAGGGCGTCGTCCTGTTGCCTCCGCCTTCCGCAAAGTTCCCTGCACCGTACATCTTGCCGTCCAACATGTGGAACACGACCGAGTTGCCTCCGTAGCCACCGCCGTACACTTCTCTGATGCCTGTCAACGCCGAGAACTTGGTGGGCGTCGCCATCGCGGTGGTGTCTCCCGTGCACAGCTCCCCGTTCGTGTTCGGGCCCCATCGGTACCACGTCCCGTCGGCCGTCATCGCGTACTTGGAATCGCCGCATCCGGCAAGCTTTCGGACGTTCTGCAGCGACGTCCAAGGCGTCGGAGCCATCAAGCCCGCCGTGGCCGTGCCGTCGCCCCGTTCGTTCGCCGTGGACACGCCCCATTGGTACAACACGCTCGACGTGCTGAGACCCCAGTTCAGGCCGCCGTTGTTGATGCCGTACAGCTGCGCGATGGGAGGGAGCCCGGATATCTTGGTATGCAGATTCGCCGCAGACCCGACGACGCCTGATTTGTTCCCGTTCGCGTTGTTTCCCGTGAAGTAGACGTCCCCAGTCGACGAAAGATACAGCCCGTTGCCCGAGAGCCCGCGCGTCGCGTTTCCGTTCATCGTCGCAAGAACCGGCGTGTTTCTGGACCACACGCCCGACAGCGTCCCAACTCCGCTCGTGCTGAACTTGAGCGCTTCGAGGCTGACGTCGCCCATGTCGGCCACGATGGTCCACGACGTCGTGGCGATCACGCCGCTGAACGTCCACGTCGCCGGCGTGAAGCTAGTACACAGGACCGCGGTCAACAGGTTCGTGGCGAAGGTGTACCGGACGTAGTAGTTCGTGTTCGCCGTGACGGTGGTCGTCGAAGATCCGGCCATTGTCGCCCCGTTCAGCGCGGCGTCTCGAGGCAGCGCGTCGTACGTGTTGTAAGTCCCGCCCGTGAACAGGCTGCACGTCATCCGCGTCGCCAGGGTCGTCGTCGAAGACTGGCCGAGGACCACGAAGTCGTACGCGCCCGCGACCGGGAGGAAGCTGTACGCGCCGATGTCGTAGACGTTGGACACGTTGGCGATGCGGCTGGCGGTCTTGAGCGACTCGAACTCAACATCAGGGATCGAAGATCCCGAGAAGTCCATGGCGAACGCCCGGTCGGCGTACGCGGACGTGCTGCCTCCGAACGCGCGGACCGTAAACCCGTAACTGCCTGCGGTCGTCGGCGTGCCGGACAGGACGCCAGCCGTCGACAACGTCAAGCCCGTAGGCAGCGACCCGGAGACCAGTGCGAACGAGTAGCCGTCCTGAGTGCCCAGCGTCTTGGAGTACGCTGCGTTCAGGGCAGCACCAGACAGGTCAGCGGACGTGACCCAGCCGGGAGACACTCCAATGCTAGCGACGTTGAATGACGTCGTCACCGCTGTAGGTACGATAGGTGCACTTGCTGCGCCGAGCGCAGCAGAGTTCGAGCCTCCCGTGTACAGCAACCCGCTCGTCGTGATCCAGGCAGAATGACCAGCAGGCGACGTCGCACAGTCGTAGGCCGCCGGCATGGACAGCGCGAAGTTGCCGACCTCCGACGTGCCGGTCGTAAAGTGTGCCTTGAGACCCATGCCGTACGCCGCGCCTGCCTGGGTCACGACGACCGTTGCGTTGGGCTGCATCATGACATTCCTGATCGTGCCGAGCGACTCGAGGTACGTGTTCCTGGCGGGCGCCGTGCTCGGGACGTACGTCTCGTTGCCGAAACCCAGGCTTCGGTTGCCGTTCAATCCCCAGCACCACCACGTGCCGTCGTTTTTCAGGACGAAAGCGCCGCTGCTGCCTCCTCCATAGATCGAGGCGACGTTCGATATGATGAGAGCGGGTGTCGTCAGATCGGCCCGGTTGCCGTCGGTGCGTCCGGTCGCGTACACGTTACCGTCATTCAACAGGAACACGAAGCCCGTCGCTCCTCCGACTATGTCTTTGACGTTCGAAAGCGCTGTAAACAATACAGGAGAGTTGACGGTCGTGGTGGACCCGTTCCCCAGCTCGCCTGTCGAGTTCCTTCCCCAGCAGTACCACGTGCCGGCAGATGTCTGAGCGAAAGTGGACTGACCGGAGGACGAAACCATGCGCACGACGTCCGTCAAGCTCGTCCAAGCGGCCGGGGCTATTGCGTTACTAGTTCCAACGGTCCCGTCTCCTCTGCTGCCATCGAGCGCGCGGCCCCAGCTGTACCATCTACCTCCAGCATCTTGACCAAAGCACGTGAGGGAGCCGAAATATCCCTGAGCTAGCCTCACGATGTTCGAAAGCCCTGAGACCTGCACGAACGAGCTCGAGTTGCTCCCGGTGACACCCGTGATCCTGCCATCTGTGTTGTTGCCGCAGCCGTACACGTTTCCGTCGCTAGCAACGACCATGGTGTACGTGTCGGCAGTTTTCATCGCACGGAATTGGCCGCCAGTGGCCGTGTTGACGGTGCCTGACTGCAGCAGACTCGTGATGACGGTGACTTGGCGCGGCACCGGGCTGAAGTTGGTCCCGACGTCGGTCGCCGACCACGAGTCCGAGCCGATCGCGTACACCTTGCCGTCCGTTCCCTGAAGCATGCCCGTTCGGATTCGCCTCGTCGGCGTCAGGAACTTGACCATCGGCACGGTCGTGGAAACCGGGACGAAGTCTCCGTAAATCATCGTCGTAACGTCCAACCAGTCGTTACCTTTCGACTGGTCGAAGTAGTACAGCGCTCCGGCGCTCGTCCGCATGAAGCAAGCAGAGCCGTAGCCGCCGTAAAGCTCGGCGACGCCTTGGCCGCTGGCGGCTATGTTCTTGGTGGGCGTCGGGTAATACGTGAAAACGTTACCAGGGGACTTGTACCCATTGTAGAAGACGTCGCCGTTGGTCATCAATTGATGAAGCATATCGTTACTTGCTCCGATGGCTGCGACGCCTGAGCTCAGCTTGGTGGGCACGTTGAAGTTGGACGTCACGCCAGTACCGAGCCAAGGTGTGTCATTAGCTCCGGCTCCGGTTGCCGCACGGAAGAAAGTCCAGGTGTCGCCCGTCGCGGTCAAAGCGCATGCACACACATTCGTATTCGTGATGTAGACAACGTTCGTGGGCAATCCTGTCTTTTGCACCGGCACGGCGGTACGTGCGCCCACGCCCGCCACCCAATCAAACTGGCTCACGCCCCACGTCCATACGGCACCGGCGGTGGTGATAGCCCAGATCTCGGCGCCCCCACCGCACAACCTGGCTACCCCAGACACAAACGTGTTCTGGATCGGAGTGGAGATATTCGTGCCAGCAGCAGTGTTGGTTCCCGTACTGGCTGCGGCGGTGTTCTTCCCCCAACACCATACAACCCCGGCTGCGTCCACGGCGGCATTCGAATCGTCGGAGCCTGTACAAGCGATGTCCACGATGTTCGACAGAGCCGTTATCTTGGTCGGCACGGCGTAGCTGGTCGCCGCCCCGTTTCCGAGGGAGCCCACGGTCGACGTGCCGACAGAGTACACGCTGCCATCGGTCGTCAGGATCAACGAGTATGTCTCGGAGGTCTCGATCTTCTTGATGCCCGCCGCGCCGATAGTCACCGTGAACGCCTTGTCCGCGTAGACGGCCGACGTCGCGCCGTACGCCCGGACCGTAAAACCATAGGATCCCGCGATCGCGTTGCCCGAGATCAGCCCGTCGGTGCTCAGGGTCATGCCGCTCGGCAGCGAACCCGATTGGACGACGTACGTCCCGGCGTCGCTGGCGTCCAGGCGCTTGGGCGTGCCTGACACCATGGAGAAGGCGGCGGGCGTGTTCCAGGTCGGGTTGATCGCGATGGGCGCGAGGGTGAAGGTCGTCGTCAGCAGCGTCCTCGCGCGAGGGTTGCCCGTGTTGAATCCGCACTGGAAGTTTCCGTTTGAACCCGCCGTGTACAGCGATCCCGTCGTTGTCATCCACATACAATGGGATCTACCTGCCAGAGGAGTGTGCACGGACGGCAGATCCGATAAAACGAACGTACCTGTGCCGGCCGTGGCATCGAACGTACTTCTGTTTCCAAGGCCTATCGAGTTTCCGTTTGCCAATCGGATCAACGCAGTGCCGGAGGTGACGCTTATCGTAGAGATCGGGCCTAGGCCCTCGAGATACGTGTTCCGGACCGGCGCGGTGACCGGAACGTCGGTGGCATTGCCTAGCCCCATGTTTTGCGAGCCGTTCGCTCCCCAACACCACCATGTCCCGTCGGTCTTTTGCACGAAGTTTGCCGTGGCCATGCCTCCAAACACCCTAGCACCACCGGTCATGACGAGGAACGGGGTCGTCTTGGCACCCCCCGACCCGGTGTTGCCCGTCGCAAACACTCTACCGTCCTCGAGCAGGAACAAGAAGCCGACGTCGTCGTTGCCGGCGGAGATGTCTTTGATGTTTGACAGTGCCGTGAACAAGGTCGCCGTATAGACAGGCGTCGTCGTCCCGTTCCCTAATTCTCCCGACCCGTTAAAACCCCAGCAAACCCAATCGCCCGTCGCCCTCTTCGCGAAGAAAGACACGCTGTTGCGGTTGTACAAGATGCGCGTCATGTTGGGCACGACGTTCCAAGGAGACACGGGCAACGTATAGTTTCCTGCCGTCGTCGTGCCGTCGCCTCGGGAGGCGGTCGTTCCTTGACCCCATGAGAACCACTGTCCCGAAGCGTTCTGGGCAAACCATAGCGATCCTTCCGTTGTGTCCGCAACTCGCACGATGTTTGACAGACCGGGTACCTGTGTCATCAAGTTTGTCGAGGTACCCGCCACGCCCGTGAGGACGCCGCCTGAATTATCACCGCAGGCGTACACAGTGCCATCCGAGGCCAGAACCACAGTCGAGACTAAGCCCTTTGACATTCCGCGGTACGGCACGTAGTTGATCACGAGGTTCGAGACGACGTTCTGCGTGAACGCTCTGTCAGCGAACGCGACCGCAGAAGACCCCGTCGCCCGGATCGTGAAGCTGTAGCTTGCCACGGTCAACCCGGCGGTGCCCGTCATGAGGCCTCCAGCAGACAGAGACAGGCCCGGAGGCAGCGTCCCCGCCGTCAACGCGTACGATACAGCGCTCGTCGCTGCGAACTGGAACGACACGACCGTGCTGTCTGGGATGTCCGTCAGAGTGGCCCCCGTGGTCCAGACCGGCGTCGCTGCCACTAGCTGACTGAACGCGCGATCCGCCGTCGCGTTCGTCGCGCCTCCCGTCGCCGTGACCGTGAAGCTGAAGGAACCAGCGGCGCTGGGGGTGCCCGTCAATTGTCCGCCTGTGGACAACGATAGACCCGTAGGCAGCGTCCCGACCGTAACAGCGTACGAGACACCGTTGGTCGCGACGAAGTTGATGGTCGTGATCGCGGTCCCGGTCCCGGTCGCGACTTCGGTCAACGCACCTGCAGCGGGACTGGACCAGACCGGGAGAGGGACGGTCGTCAACGAGAACGCGCGGTCCGCGAACACCAATGAACTCGTCGTAGAAAGTGCCCTGACTGTGAAATTGTAAGTGGTCGCAGCCGTTGGTGTGCCGGAAAGGACGCCCGCGTTTGACAAAGTGACACCGGCTGGCAGCGTCCCAGACTGCAAACTGTAGCCGGTTGCGCTGGCATTCGTGGCAACCAAAGTGAACGAGTACGCGACCGACTGGGCGGTACTCGCGAGACTCGCGGCCGTGGTCCACGTCGGTGTCGTCGCGACCAGTTGCGTCAGTGCTTGATCCGTCAGGGCGTTCGTCGCGTTTCCAGTGGCAGTGATCGTGAAGCTGAACGACCCGGCCGCGCTGGGCGTGCCGGTCAACAGGCCTCCGCTGGACAGAGACAGACCGGTCGGGAGCGCGCCGGTCTTGAGCGCGAAGCTGACCGCGTTCGTCGCAGCCAACTGGACAGAGTATACAACCCCTGCTGCGACGTCCGTCAGAGATGTCGTCGTCCAGACGGGCAGCGGCACGGTCGTCAACGTGAAGGCGCGGTCCGCAAAGACGACGGTACTCGTCGTGCTCAATGCCCTGACAGTGAAGTTGTAAGTCGCAGACGCGGTCGGTGTGCCCGAAAGGATGCCATTGGTGCCGAGAGTGACGCCCGCTGGCAGCGCTCCGGACACCACGCTGTACCCAGTAGCCGACGCGTTGGTCGCGACCAGGGAGAACGAGTACGCGACGGATTGAGCTGTCGCTGCAAGACTTGCAGCGGTAGACCACGTCGGCGTCGTCGCCACGATCTGCGTCAGAGCTTGGTCCGTCAGAGCGTTGGAGGCGTTACCTGTAGCCGTGATAGTGAAGCTGAAGGACCCTGCCGCGCTGGGCGTGCCGGTCAACAGGCCTCCGTTGGACAGAGACAGACCGGTCGGGAGCGTGCCGGTCTTGAGCGCGTACGAGACCGCATTTGTAGCCGCGAGCTGCACTGAATACACGGATCCGGAAGGAACGTCCGTCAAAGACGTCGTCGTCCAGACGGGCAGAGGCACGGTCGTCAGACTGAAAGTGCGATCGGCGAAGACGTCTGGGGAGGTCGTGCTGAGCGCCCGGACCGTGAATGAGTACGTGGCCTGCGCTGTCGGCGTCCCTGATAGAATGCCTGCATTCGATAGGGAGATGCCTGGCGGCGGGGATCCGGACTGCACCGAGAATCCCGTCGCGCTCGCGTTGGACGCGACGAGGGTGAACGAGTACGCGACATCCTTGGCCGTGTTTGCCAGGGTCGCTCCCGTGGTCCACGTCGGCGTCGTCGCGACTACCAAGGTAAACGCGCGGGGCGCGATGGCTTCGGTAGCTCCGCCCTGCGCCGTCACGGTAAAGCTCGCGGTCTGGGAGACCGTAGGAGTACCCGACAGAAGGCCCGACGCAGACAGCGAAACGCCGGTAGGCAGCGTGCCTGCCGTGACCGAGTACGTCTGCGCGTCGATGGCCGAGAGTTGCAGAGAGTAGGCTGCGTCCGCGGTGCCCGTCAGAGTCGCTGCCGTCGTCCACGTCGGGATGTTCCAGATCGTCACCGTGAACACTCGGTCTGCAAAGACGAGTGTGGAAGCCGTCGAGTACGCGCGCACCGTGAACGTCGCAGGTCCTGCGGTAGTGGGCGTTCCCGTCAGCGACCCGGTCGCGCTCAAAGAAGTGCCGTCCGGTAGCGCGCCGGCGACGACGGCGTAGCTGGTAGAGTCGTTCGCGACCAGAGCGATCGTGACGGCGACCGTCTTGGTCCGGTCGAACGTCGCGGATGTGATCCATGTCGGCGTCAGAGCCACGATCTGCGTGAACGTTCGATCCGCGAAGACTCCCGGGGATCTCGTCGCGCGGATCGTGAACGTATATGTTGTCGCGGCCGTCGGCGTGCCTGTAAGAGCGCCCGTGCTCGAGTTCAGCGACAGACCCGCAGGCAGGGCGCCCGACTGAAGGGTGTAGCCGACGGTGTTGGTCGCCTGCAGGGTGACCGAATAAATGGCGTCCTTGGCGACGTCGGTAAGCGACGCCGAAGTGGCCCAGACCGGAAGGGCGGACACCTGGAGCGTGAACGCGCGGTCGGTATAGTTCGTCAGCGACGCCTTGTACGCGCGTATCGTGAAGCTCGTCGACTCTACTGTGGTCGCGGTTCCGGACAACACGCCTGCGGACGACAGCGTTAATCCCGCAGGGATTGTGCCGGACTGGACCGCGTACGTCAACGCACCGGTCGCCGAGAAGCTGAAGGTCGAGAACAGCGTCTGTGGCGCGGCCGTCAAGGGTCCGGCCGCTGTTACCCAGACCGGTCGCGTGTCCACGAACGCCTGCAGCGTCCTGTCCTTGTAGACGCCCGCGTTGCCGGTCTCTGCGCGCACGACCAGGTCCGTCAGGCCCGCGTTCACGGGCGAACCCGTCAGAAGACCCGTCCTCGAAAGGCTGAGTCCGGGGACGACGCCGGACACGACCGAGTACGACGTCGCGTACGTCGCGGCCAGCTGGATCGAGACCGGCTCGGCTTGCAGGATCTCGGACAGAGGCGACGTCGTGACCCATACCGGCTCGGATACGACCAGCTGCGTGAACGCGCGGTCCGCGAACGCGATCGAAGCCGTCCCGGACGCTCGTACCGTGGCCGAGTACTGTCCGATCGAGGTGTACGTGCCTCGAAGCTCTCCCGCGGCGGACAATGTCAGTCCAGGAGGCAACGCCCCCGACGTGGTCGCGTACGACAGCGCGTCCGAAGCCACGAGGAGCGTCGACGCGGCCCCGGTCAGGAACGCGGTCGGCAAGGCGGCCGCAGTCGCGAATACCGGGACCGCCGCGACGGTAATTTCGAACGTCTTTACGGTGAACACGCTCGCGGACGACGACGCGCGGACTGCCAAAGCGTACTTGCCCTTAGAGCTCGGCGTCCCGGACAGCAGACCGCCTGCCGTGAGCGTCAGGCCGGCCGGGAGGGATCCGAGCGCCGCGTACGACGTCGCGTTGGTCGCGTTCAGTTGTTGGGAACCAAGAGTTCCCAACAAGAAGTCGAGCACGTCGCCCGTGACCCAGACCGGCGACGGCGCGACGACGACGGTGAACGTCCGCAGAGTCCCCTTGCCGGGCGCGTTGCTGGCGAGGACGGCGAACGCGAAGGTGCCCGCCGCCATCGGGGTTCCCTCCAGGACGCCTTCCGCCGAAAGCGTTGTCCCAGCGGGCAAGGAGCCGGACGCGACGTAGTATGCCGGGGCCTGCGTGGCCTGGAGCTGAACGAGCAACGGCGCGTTCTGGACCGCGTCCTGCAAAGCTGCGGAGGTGGACCAGACGGGCGGCGCTCGGACCTGGATCGCGAATGACCGGTCCGCCTCGAAGGACTGGCTTGACGCTCGGACGCCGAAGGACGCGGACTGGACCGCCGTGGGCGTGCCCGTCATCAGGCCGTTTGCATTCAAAGACAGCCCGGCCGGGAGCGCGCCCGACTGGACCGCGTACGACACGGCGCCGACCGCTTCGAACTGGAAGGACGCAGGGTCGCCGACGAGCTGAGCCGGCGCCGTGACCGTCGTCCAAGAAGGCAACGGCGCGATCACGATGGTATGGACCTGGTCGGCGAACACGTTGGCGGCTTCTCCGATCGCTCGGACGGTGAAAGTGTAAGTTCCCGCGACGGTCGGGGTTCCGGCCAGCTGGCCTGCGGAACTGAGGGTCATCCCCGCAGGGAGCGCGCCCGACTGCAACGCGAACGACAGCGCGTCCTTGGCCACGAGGACGACCTTGACGAACGCGTCCTGCTGCTTCGGCGGAATGCCGCCAGGGGTGACCCAGATCGGCTTGGTCGCGATCTGCAGCGAGAACTGCCTGGGTTGCGACATGCGTCCGCCGTTCTGTCAACCGGGCGCCAGATTTGTCACGGCTTAAACGATTTGACTCGCTACATTGTCGTAGGGGATCATGGAAGAACACACCTTCCTGTATGATCATGGCGTGCCCGACGTCGGAATGATGGCGAAGTGGGACTTCGTGCTGGACATGACGACTCTCGATATCGCCGAGGCGTTCGTCGGCGAAGTGATACCGCGAGGGTCGCCAGAAGACCGCGCGCGGCTCGCCACCATGGTTCGTGACGGCAGGCACGTCGACGGACGGTTTCTGAAGCATGCTCTGCGGGCGTTTCCAGAGTACTCGGCCGCGAGATCGCTCGTGTCGGACCTCGCGAAGCTGGACTCCGACGATCCCGAGGTCATGGACATAATAGAACGTCTGAACCAGTTTCTCGTGGATCTGGCGCAGAACGTCGCTGGCGGTGAAGTGGACGACCCCCCGACCTTTCCAGGACTAGCGCAGCTACGGCGACGGTTCTTCCCGGACTCCCAGCGATCAAGGACGCAGAAAGGAGGTGGGCCGGTCCCTGATGACGTGTCGGACATGGAAATCAACTACTACCGCGTCATGCAGCTCGGCGACGCGATCCACGACTTTGCGGACGACGAACCGAACGAAGATTTGCGCCCAGAACTGGAGAAAGACTTGGGCGTCGTCATGCCGAAGATGCATGTCCCGATCGTGCAGTGGAGCGAAAAGACTCAGTTTCGGAAACCGACGTTGTCGGAGATCGCCGACAAGTCGCGGTTCGTCGAGCTCATGACCAAGCGCGACGAGGTTCAGTTCGGGCCAGAGCTGGGGCCTAATCCGTTGCACGGCAAGAGCTTCGAAAAGGGCATGTACCACCACAAGCCAGGAGGCAACGAGACCAAGAAATCAGGCTACCGCCTCGTCGACGGGAACAAGCATCACTTCGAGCTGTTCTCGTACCGCGACGAGAACTGCTCCAAGCACCTACCGCTCCTCAAGCTCTGCGAGCTCGTCGAAATTCGCGACAAGATTCGCGCGGCGTTCGACGTAGCAGAGCTCAAGTTCATGGTCGACCAGAACGCGCTTCTGGGGCATCCGGGCGACGAGCGACCGCTACCGTTCATCGTCGCATGGATGCTCGGCTTCAAGAACACGATCAAGGCGATCATGACCTTCCACAAGGTCGAGGGCGACGCTACAGAGCTCGAATTTGGGACGCTGTACTCATGCGACGCAAGCGTCCACGACAGAGCAAAGTTCAAGCCGAGCGTATTCAGCCCGGACGCGACTGGCGACGTCTTCCACGAGGTCTCCATGGTCAACCTGAAATTCGACGGCGCACCTACCAAGGACACCTACGGCTTCGTCCTCGAGTCCAAAAGAGGATGTCCCATCGACATATTCGACCACGAGTCCAAGCGCACGAGCATCGGATACGACGTCGCCATCGGCAAGAACGGGCGCAAAGAGGCTATCGATAGAGACACCGGCGTGACTCATGTCTTGAACACCGGCCAAGAACGCATGAGCGACAAGATCGCCGAGCTGAAGCTCGAGAAGAAGAACTGTGCCGTCGCGCTCGCGCTCAAGCTCGCGGGAGACTGGGGACAGATCGAGCACTGCAAGCGCAAGGGGTGGGTCTTTGTCACGGCCGACAAGCTCGCATCGCTGTACGCCGTGTATCGCGACGTTCCGCTGCTGTACCTCAACCACAACGACAGCTTCAAGGTCGGCAAGGGTGACCGGTCGTTCCTGCAGTACTCGTTCGTCATGGCGGACCGTCAAGGCGACGAACCCGTGGAGACGTTCGTTCCTGCCCCTGTTCCCACTACTTCCGCCGGCAGAAGGGTGGGGCACGTTGGACTTTCGACATGGTGCTCGTCGCCGTCGTTGTCGCAGGAGCAGTTGTCGGTGCGATGTTGAAAGCGTAGTGTAAATGGACGACACTGGGAAGGCCCTGAAACGCATGCGGACCAACCTGCGACGGCGTCTGACCGCGGACGAGAAGGAGTCCATCGACGCGTACGCCAACCTGATCGATCCGGTTCCCGGTTTCGTCATGAACCGTATCTTGAGGGGGCGGCCGCAAAGGGTGGGAACTCCGCGATACGTCGTAGATGCCGCGAAACGCTACATCCCTCTCTTGGACTCCACCATGGCAAAGGCGTACGACTTCCCGAACGAGCACGTCAAGGTCGTATATCGTGGCGTGCACAGGGCGGAGGTCGCGCGATGGAGCCCCAGAAGCGTGCGGACGTTCAAGGCGTTCATGTCGACCTCGTACCTGCCTGCGCACGCGTTTTTCTACCAAAAGTGCTGCGTCATCGTCGTGCGCGGTTCGGTAGACGGGGCGAAGACCAAGTTCGTGTACTCGCCGAACGAGGACGAGCTCGTCCTGAACCGGGGGACCAAGCTTCGGCTCGTGTCCGTCAAGGATGTCAAGACGACGCCCGCGTTCTGGAAGCACCCGGACTTTCCGATCGAGGACCATCCGCCGTTCGGGGGCACTGTGACGATGTACGAAGCGGTGATCGCGTGACTCCCAGTCCTGTAATTTCCTGTCCTTTTGTACGAAGATGTTTGGCGTTCTTTGTACCGACGTGGTCCAGGCATGTATTTTGCCGAGGTTGCCCATCGACAAAAAGCTCGAGCTCGGAGTCCCGCCGCGCAGGCTGGACATGGCGCCGTACGAGACCGGCGTCCTCGGCGCAGCGTTCCGTCGCCGGTACACGGAGCCCGTCTTCATCAACAAGGAGGTCGGCCGCGTGCACGTCCCGCTGCCAGGGGATGCGCAGCTCATGATCACGTACGCACACGATACGTCGATGACCAGGGCGCGGCCGGGAACGAGGTACGTCACTGTGGTCGCGGCGGCCAAGGCCGGAGAGTCGACGTGGATGGTGACGTCGTACTCGTGCTTCTGGATCACGGCGGACGGGCGGACGGACGGCTGGACCAACAGCTAAGCTGAAGATACGACCGCCATCACTAAAATGACTGCCGCGAGGACCAGCGACGGGAGCATTGACCGCAAGGACTTGGCCGCTCCGCCCGCCTGCACGATGTCTTCGGAGACCATGACGAACGAAAACTTGACGCTGCCGTTCACGGCTTTGTGGTAGTGCTTGACGAAGAACACCTGGACGCCACGGTAGACCGCGTACATCGCCGTCAGAGCGTCTGACGTCACGAATATCAACCCCTTCTGCCTACAGTGCTCGATCTGGCCCCAGTCTCCTGCACGCTTGAGAGCCGCCGGGACGGCGTATCGGAAGTCGTCGTTTCTGTCACTCATCTCTTCTATCATGTCGACCATGGCTCGGGTAGACGAGTCGTCATACGTCACGCGACGGTAGTTTTTGTTTACTATCTTTCCGTCATTGACCAAAATGGTATCGTCGCGTCGTCCCTCGTCCCATGAAATGGGGTTCAAGTTGGGTTGCAGGGTCGCCACGGTGTAGCCGTACGTTTTACGAGAATTTGGTCCTACGAACTCGAGTCGGACCTCGCTTTGTTCGTGAAAGACGTCCCCCGTCACATCGTTGCTCACGACTTCGTCGGACAGCAGGTCTTTAGGAACCTCGAGGCCGTCGTACATTCCCGCGTCGCAGTAGTGCACCCTCAGTGGCGACGGCTTGTATATCTCGTCGCCTTCGACGTCCTCGTCGTTGTCCTTGCGGAAGAATAGCTTGAGCGCCTCGATCATTACGCGGAAACCGGTCAGCCACGAAAACAGCGCGCTCGGTTCGCGATTCTGTTTGACGGACATGCACTGGTCGATCATGACGTCCAGCACTGCCGCATTCTCCCTGCCCGCAAAGTTATCGTTCATCGCGGCGCGGAGCTCAGCAAGCTCGATCAAAACGGTGGCGTCGGCGACAAGGACGAACTCATTTTTATTGTCTTTTACAATCATTTTTCTCTTGAAGAAGATGTCTACACACTCGATACCCGGCTGGACCTTGTCCGCGTCCGGATTGGTGATGCCGTCAATCGGGAGGCCGACGAGCGTGTCGTTCTCAACGACCGTGCCTTGGAAGGTCAGTCTCGGGGAGTCCGCCATGAACTTCATGATGTCTTTCTTGCATGCGATGAATGCTAAGACCTTGTCGGTCTCATAGAAAACGAAGCCGGGGTCGGCTTTGCGCAGGTCGTCGAGGTCGCGATCGAAGTACCCCGAGCATGCGTCCACCAGCTCTTGCGGAAATACGGGACGGATGGACTCGACCATCCGCCGCCGCATCAGCACGTTCTTCTTGATCCGCTTGATCCTGCGCTCCGGCTTCTCGGGGATCAGCTTGCCTCGGTCGCGCGCGTTCGGCGGCTTGACGCTGCCAAAGTCGTGCACGGCGTCGACGAGCTCCAGGATCCGCGCCATGTACGGATTCGTGTTGTGGATGCTCATAGGAGCGGCGCCGCCGTACTGCCGGGGCGCACCCATGCGCGCTGGTCGGTCCGAGGCTCTAGGTCGCGCCGCGCCGGCGTATATGGGGTCGATCGTCCTCACCAGTTCTTCGAGTCGGGCTACGGTGTCTGGGGAGCTCTGTGGAACGACGTGCCGTACGAACGCAAGGGCTTCAGCTATCGTCGTCATGCCCATGATAGGGACGTATCTAGACAGCGGCATATCGTAGGACTCCCAGTTTTCGTCGTAGAAGTAGTTGTCGGTTTCCTCCATGACCATATACACAGATATTTTCTCGCCGAATGTTGCATGACCAAATGATTGAGAGGCTCCCTGCGGACGTCTTGTGGTCGCACGTCCTACCCAAGTGCGGCATCGACGTCCGGCTCGCCCTCGGGCTGGAACCGCGCAAGCTGGACATGGGACCGTACGAATCAGGCGCACTAGGCGACGCATTCCGAAGACGGTCGAAAGCGATGATGCATGTCGAGGAACGGTTCCACGACATCGAGCTGTGGGCGCATGACGGCAGCTCGACGACGTACGTGGACCATGTCGTGGAGGATCAGGGGGAAGTCGAGTTGAGGCGACGGGTGGCTCGGGTTGTGATGCCGGTTACTGGGTCGGATCCGGACTGGTATAGGTATCGGTTCCTTTTTGAGTGATTTTTCTCAGCGTCAGTCATGAAAAAAAAACCTCACTAAAGGTCAATTAGCGAGGCTTGCGCGCTTTTAGCTGAGATAACCCCGGCGGGGTAAGTTAAATGGGGTTCATCTACAGAGTTGTCAATACATCGTCAGGAAAGGCATACATTGGTCAGACACGCAGAGATGTCGCGCTTAGATGGACACGTCACAAGGATGGGACCTCGCGGTGCCCTAAGCTGATAGCTGCCATAAGAAAATATGGTGTGGAGGCGTTTAAGTTCGAGGTGATTTGCATTTGCTTTGACGAAGACCTCGATCGCTTCGAACGCGCGTACATCAAGTCGCACGATAGTATCCAAAATGGGTACAACATTCGTGAAGGAGGACAAGCTTTACAATACTGGACTGAAGAGATGAGGCGCAAACAAGCTGTTAGGGCTAGAGGGCGCAAAGCGAGCGCGGAGACGAGGAAGAAACTGTCCATCGCCAACAAAGGAAAGAACTTAGGAAGGCGACATACGGAAGAGACGAGACAAAAGATGTCGGAGCGGTGGAAAACACGCCAAGGTGTGTGGACTGGAAAGCATCTGTCGGAAGCACACAAAGAGAAAATATCTCAAAGCCACAAACGAATGTTCAAGCCGGTAGAGAAATGCACTCTTGAAGGTGAGTTTCTACAAAAGATTTGAGTGCTTATCTGCAGCTGCTAAGAACGTTAAAGTAGACGATGCTGCAATTCAGCGCTGCTGCAAGGGTAGCCAAAAGACGTCGAAGGGGTTCACTTGGAGATGGGGGTGACATCGTACCGTCGTATATTTATGTCGTCCCGACTTGGTAGAGCAATGCAACCTGTAACTACCGTCGACGCCAGCAACGAGCCCGCCTTCGACAAGACTTGGAACGACTTCGGTTTGCTACCTGCCCTGGCAGAGGCCATCCGTGTGCACAAGGGGGCTGATAAGCCGTTGAATCAAGTGAGCACGATCCAGCGTGAGATCATGAAAACAACCAAGGATGCATCTGTACTCGGTATATCTGGGACCGGGACGGGCAAGTTCTTGAGCCTTATAGTCCCCCCTTTGGATGAGATGCTCAAAGGCACAGCCAAGTCCGCCCTGGTCCTGGCCATCACCAACCCCCTCCTGGACCAGCACGTCGACACGCTCGCCCCGATCGTCAACAACCCCAAGCTGCCGAAAAAGATCTACTCGACCAAAGCCAACCCTAAGTCTTCTGCAAGGATCCTGGAAGCAGCCAAGAAAGGCCCGGTCATCGTGTTCTCGACCCCGCACCAGATCCTGGAGATGTCCAAGAAAAGTTCGCAGTTTCGCGAGTTCGTGGCTCGCCTGGATTACGTAATCCTCGACGAAGTGGACGGCATCGTCGCGGACCACGTCTTCGGGCGACAGGTCACGGAAGTCTGTAAATCTGCTCCTAAGAGTAGATTAATTGCAGTGACGGCGACCTTCACCGAGGAAGCCCTGAAGAAGGTGCGCGAGATCTCTCACCGCCCGGTCGTGCACATCATCGCCGGCAAGGTGCACAAGGCGGTCATCGACCACAAGGCGTACGTCGTCGCGCCGGGCGACCTGATGACGGTGCTGTCGATGGTGCTGAACAACCAGGCTTGCCGGCCGGTCCAAGCTGGAGGGTCTGACCAGTCGGCCGATCAAGCGGGTCCGTCCGAGACGCCGCCACAGAAGGTCATCGTCTTCTGCAGCACGAACGCCTTCATCGACTTCGCCTTCCAGTACTGCGTAGCCGCAGGCGTCAAGAACTGCTCGTTGATGAACGCCAAGATGTCCGAAGGCGCCCGCAGGGCAGCAGCGAGAGCGTTCCAGGAGTGCAAGGAGTGCATCCTCTTCGGCAGCGACGTCACTGCGCGCGGCATGGACTTCGAGGGCGTGACACTGATCGTGCAGGTCGGCTACTCGATTCCGGACACGTACATGCAGCGCGCAGGGCGTACGGGTCGCGGCCTGGTCAAGACGGGCAAGTGCGTCGTGCTGCTGACGAAGAACGAAGCCCCGAAGACGCTGGAGCAGATAAAGAACGCGCGAAAGCTGGAGATCCCACAGACGGTGTGCGTTCCCGTCCAGAAACTCAGGGTCCAGGTCCCAGCGAAGGTCGTCGACAAGGCGTACACGGCGTACCTGGGAGCGTACCGCGGCTTCAGCCGCAGCCTGGGGTGGACGCGATCGAAGGGAGCAGACATGGTAGAAGAGGTCGACGCGATCGTTACCGGTGCGGGGTACAGGGTGCCGGAGGTGTCGGACAAGCTGAAGCGCAAGTTGGGCATCGCTTAGGGGGCAGGCTTGCCCCCATACCCCCCTCCTTGGGGATTCGTTATTAGTGGAAATTGCAATGCGTCTACAATATGTTGCAATCAAGTCCAATAGCATTGTAATCGGGCTTTACGGGACTTCACGGGTTTTTACGGGTTTTTACGGGGTTTTACGGGTTTTACGGGAAAAATGCAATCACTCATGCAATATCGTTGCAATCTGTTTACGGGAAAATGCAATCGGAAGCAATCAAAGGCAATCTGACTGTCGTGTTTACGGGGTTTTACGGGAAAATTTCGGACTCAAAACTTTTCCAGATATTTTACGAAATCCAGGAAAGTCTTGCAGCTCCCGATTTTCCCGTTTACGGGATTTTTGATTGCAGGTTCACGACAATCACGACAACGATATTGCATTTTCCCGTCAACGTATTGCATTTTTCCCGTAAACCGATTGTAACCGGATTGCATGTTTTTTTTACGGGATTTACGGGTTTTTACGGGACCCTGCTAACACAATCCGCAACGCGTTTTGTTATGGTATGATCTATGCGCTCACGCTTGGGGAGGCGACCGAGAAGGCTTGCGCTTCTTCTCGGCGACCTTCGCTTCCGCGATGCGGGCGGTCGCGCGCGCGGCCTTCTCCCGAATCTTTTCCTGTGCCTTGGCCGCCTTCTCCTTGAGCTGGGCGTCCCTGCGGGTCGCGGCTTCTCTCTGTCGCCGTTCCAAACGGACCGCCTTCATGTTGTCGTCGATCCGATCCCGAGCGAACCTCATGCAGAACTCCATCGTGCTCAGTTCATACTCCGTGAGTTGCGAGATCTCGTGAGCGTCGAGGATCTTCTGGGAAAGGTACGCGTATCGCGCGTGCGTTTCTTTCGGAAGGTCGGCCATGGTCGCCGTGTCTACGCCGTTCCTGGAACGGCGATCAATTTTTTGCGCACGCGACTCTAACACAACGTCCGAATCGACCAGGATAAAACTCGATACTCGACCGGAAGCCACACCCCAATTCTCGACAGTAGCCGATGCATAGTATGTTGAGGAAGACATCGTTCTATCGTCGCGTCCGTCCGCACGAAATCAATTTTTTTTCTGAGCTCCGGGCAGTACCATGGACGATCTTCCATCCAACTTTGCTGTGTTCATCGGGAAACGAGACAGCGACAACAAGGAGAGATGCATGCTTCATGCCGGAAAGGGCGCGATGGTAGTTTCGAGCATCTTTGCCAACTTTTGGGCCCACCATGGATACGTCGCCTACGAGCACGATATGGACCTGGATTGGGCCACATTGGCGGAAGGTTACGATACAGTCATCGTCGACGATTGTTTGGCGGACGATCGCATCGTTGAGCTGTTGAGGACCGACAAGCGTTTCTGCCTGGTGTACCAGCTGCCGAGCATCGCCGGAAGGGTCGTGCGGGCGACCCGCTAACACAATCAGGGACCGCCGCGACAAGACAGGCAAGCTCCGTTGGCTTCCGCTCCCTTCTCTGCGATGATGGTCTCGGTCAGGTACCGAAAGCTTGGCTGAGTGCAGGTCAGACACTTTGGCTTCGACCCGTCCAGGCCGGCTTGTGCTTCACACCCAAAACATTTTGTCTTCGCCGTGCCCATGTCGCGGACGTGCACCCCGGGGTCCAGCGGACCGACCGTCGAGGATACGTACCCGTCCGAGCGGGTTCGGCGGCTACAGCACAGCCAGCCGAGCACGCACAGCGCCAGGACGGTCAGGCCGATGCAGCACGGGACCAAGATCGTGGCGGACTTCGATGACCTCGCCATTTGCACATCATTCGAAAAATAAAGCACGGCCAACCACAAGTGCGCGAAAGGGCTCAAGAAATCGCTGCGAGTTGGGCAAATGGACACGAGCCTTGTCGTCAGCGCGAACGTAACAAAAAATGTTGGCTTAAAGTGCACTTGGCAACAAATATATCGCCTTTCGCCAATCGTCCAAAACTTTGCGCGCTCTGCCGGGAGCAACTCCGAGCGTATTTGAAGTCAACAAAAATGACCACGATCCCAACGTTGGAACATCTGACACCTTTGCAGTGAAAGTTTTGCCGTCTAAAGTGAAGTTGTTTGCAAGTTGAGGCACAGAGAAGGTAGCGACGGCGATTTGACACCCCCAGATGTGCCTCCAACACCCTTTCGCTTCCATGGCTGCTGTAGGGCTCGAATGTAAGTATGTTCTTCCGAAATCGTCTTCACCCCTTTCTTCGACGACACCCATACCGTTTGCAGCGATTTCGCGCGCGATCTTCCACGAGCAACAATAGTAGTACATTCCATGGTCGGATGGGATATCCTCTATGCTCGTTACGTTGGTGAACGTGTCTCCCGTAGGCTTGAGAACATGGCAGTGCATTCCTAGTAGGCTCTCGACCATAATATCAATGTAATGTGGTTCTTTCAAAACGTCCTTTATGGTCTCGAGCGGAGGTAGGGATCTGTCTACGACATCCTGACGCAATCCAAATGAGCAAGGGTCTCCAACAGAAATGAATCTATGAACAACGGTCTTTATAACCTCTTCTTGCCTGTACGCTTGATCCCTGTACGCCGCCCATTCGCAACGTTTCACTTTTCTAAGCGATGCTTCAACGATGTCCGAGCGAAACCCAATTTCTAGCATGTTTGTCGCTATTTTGTCCTTGTACTCCTTTATCGACCCGGTGCATCGCAAAACACCGGCCTTGTCCATTGCGTTCATTTACAACAACCATATATTTTTATGCTCGTACCTTGTGAGCGAATTAAAATTGCCTGGCATAAACCAAGTGCGAGGTACGTGCGACATGCCTTCCATGGACAAGCCCGTAGGACCCGGCGTCAGGACAGCCCTGGCGATGCGCAAGTTCTTCGAGCGCCATCGAAGGGCGCTGCAGACGGCGTGGGACCTGGCGCCGAACGCGACTATAGTGGCAACCGCTGTCGCGATGGTGGTCATGCTGCAGGACATCGACCGATAAACAGGATCTAGTACGAGCCGAGTGCGGAGCCTATGAACGCCGAAACTAGTACGATAGAAGCGAGGACGGCGTTGAGCACATTGCGGGACCCTCCCTCTTGCGCCGGACTCAATTTCTCGGCGATCTCCTAATCGGTCAAGGCGCGGACCATGGTGAAGGTCGTCTGGAATATCTTTGGAACCGAGTGAGGGTTGTGGTTGGCGTTGTGGGATATGGCTTTTTTTGGATTCTTGATGAGAATGAAGTCGACGTTCCGATACATCGCGTAAAAACACGCGAGGCGGTCCGTGGACACGAAGATGTATCTGTACCGACGACAATGCTCCACCTGACCCCAGTCGCACGCCCTTTTCCTAGAAAGAAACGTGCTTATGTCTGCGGATGGATCGGTCGCGAGTGCCTCTTCTATGAGTTTCTTCATGTAACCAATGCTGAACTCTCTGGAAGCATCTCCATGATATCTCGAAGGTCTATCATCTATTTTAACGAGGGCTCTGGGCTTGTTGCGACCGTAATTGGAGGGGTCGCCTTCGATGCCTCCCAAGGAAATCTGAACCTTGTCTTCGCCCCTGAAGACGTGGCCCGTCTCGCCTTCAGACAGATCGGGGTTGGGATAGACCTTGTATTTGTCGGGAGGCCTAATGTGCAGATTACCGTCTACCAGATTCGCGTCGCAGACCTTGTACGACCATTTCGCTCGAGCCACGGACTCCTCCGTCTCGATGCGGATTTCTGACCCATCCAACTCCTCGCGGACTTCGTCGAAGTCGTCAATGTCCGCGTACACGTCGTGGATCCCTCCGTAGACTATGAAGAGCCTGGCTATGGCGAAGTCGATGTTGGAGGTCGCCATGACCATTCTGGACATCGGGTCGTCTGACTTGTCCATTATGAAAGTAAGCTCGTCGGTGCCAAAGACGTTCTTGATGCTCACGACGACGTTCGTGATCTGGCTCAGATACACCACGGCTTTGGGGTTTTTCTGGGGCTGCGACTCTTCGCCCGGGTCTTGCATCTCTGGATCATCGGAGAACTGTGGTAACGACCACACGTCAGCATGTATGATCTCGGGTGACGGCCGCTGTCCGATGAACTGCTCTCGATACGCCTTCCAGTACTCCAGGTTTCGGTTCATGGATAACGACACGCTGAATTGGTCGAGTAATCCCCTTCCATGCAAGTGGTGACTCAAGGCATCAGAGCCAAACTTCAAGGTGCGATTGACGTCAAACAGCTTTATGAACGCTTCTTCGTTGCCATACATCGCGTGCGGTTCTTCGCCAGGACTCAGCCGTCTCGGTCTTTCCGGAAGTTCTGCTCCGATGGCCTTCGCGATGTGGTCGATGGAGACCTTGGGTTCTTCCTTCCTGAAGTCGTGCATGGCGTCCGCGAGAGCGTGCAACTTGTAAAACCGGTAGTCGTAAGGATCGTCGACCCCATCGCCGGCTCCTGCGACCATGACTTGAGACGGACGGACAGCCCATGCGTGGTCCACGGTGCGTGTTCTCTCCGCCGCAATTGCCGCCTCTATGGATTCCAATTCCCGTTTGTAGAATTCCAACTTCTCCACGGACTCGTCGAGTGCCGTGGACTCCTCGATGTCGGGTTTCAGACCTGTCCGATACTGGTTCAAGTCTTGCTCTCTTTCCAAGAACGCGCGTTCCATTATGATCCGCAACCGTCCCGCACGCTCTTCCAGCATCGCGATGCTTTCCGGGAGCGTGTTTCTGCCGTGGTACAGGTTGTAGACGTACTTCCTTTCGTTGTGAGTCATCATCTTCCACAGTTTCTCGACGAACACGTACGCGTCGTCCACGGTAGATATCCTCGTCCATTCATGAGTGAAGAGGTAGTCCAACGTCATGCGATCGCGGTGATAATCCAAGTTCAACGATTCGTCCTCGAATCTTTTGAGAACTTCCATGTACCTCGAGCGCTCGGCGGACGCCGCGCCGCCAGGAAACCTCATATTTGCAAAACCGTTCCAAGAAAGTCTTGCGCTATCGCCGCATCTAGTAGCGAGTGATGCCCTCCATCGCCGTGCTCGCCGACGTCTCGTAGATCGTCGCGACCAGGTCGCCCTCCGCGACCTCGGGCACCTGGATCGTCTCGCCCGACTGCAGCTCCGGGCAGCCGACGTCGTCCAGGCACGCCTTGCCGTCGCGTCTCGCGCCGATGCGGATGTCGTTGTCGTTGGCGCGCACGAAGTACTGCCAGCGCGAAGGGTTCCTCGGTGCCGGGCGACCGTACAGCGGCATCATGACCGTGCGATCCGGCTTGTGCACGAAGCCGACCTGGCTGAAGTCGACCTTGGCGCGGGACGGGACGTACGGCCGGTCGGGGGCGGTCGGAGGGGTCTGCGACACGCGGATCTCGGGAGGCACGCCGTACTGGGGAACATGGACGATCTGGACCTCGGGCGGGCCGGGGACCGGACGGTCTTGGTCGGCCATGACCTTGATCCACATCACGTACATCGTGCCGACGAGCATGACGAGGGTCAGCGACATGATCACTACGACGGCGACGTTCGTTTTCCCCGCCATAGGCCCTTTACAACATGGGCGCGGGTTTTCCGTACGGCATGTTGTTCATGCGTAGGGGCTGCGCCGGTTCGAGGACCGGGTGCACCAGGCTTTCGGCCGGGACCACTGGCCCGTCAGGCCCGGCGTGCCCGCCAGGTGTGACGGTGCTGACGGCCTTCGCCACCGTGTTCGTGACGACCGCCGACGTCGCGTCCTTGATCTCCTCCGCGCGCTTGTCGGCCTCGTGCTCGGCGACCTTGAGCTTTTGCTTGTCGTCCTTGTTGATGGTCGTCTTGATGCCGAGGATGCCCTGCGAGAAGAAGAGCTCCGCGAGGACGTACGCGACGAAGATGACGCAGAACCAGTACAGCAGGTGCTCTAGGACGAGGAAGCCGTCGAGTTTTTTGTACGCCTGTGACTCGCGGAAGGTCGCCGAAGCCCACGCCATCTGGATGCAGGGGATCAACAACGAGAAGGTGATGACCTTGGAGAAGTCCGCCGTCGCCGACCCGATGGCGTACGAGGCCGACGTCTTGGCCATGTTGCCGCTGAACATGAACTCCTTGAGCTCCTCGAAAAAGTTCTTCATAGCGCGTTCTAACGGGTCGGCGCGACTTTTTTATGGTTCCCGGCTTAAAGGACCCCACCGCTACAACGAGCGTTCCCATCCGACATGTCTGCCGAAGCCCCCGTAACCGACAAGACCCCGATGGTCGAGCTCCTCGGCGACGAGCCCCTGCTGTCCGAGTCGACCAGAGGCATGGACCTCGGCACGTTCCTGGACCACGTGGTCGGCAACGCCGCAGACTGGGTCCGATCCCTGCCCTGCGACAAAGCCAGCGGACTGCGCAAGGCGAAAGCCGCCGTGCTCAAGCTGACGGGCGTGCCCGTGCCCGACGACCTGGACTCCCTCAAGTCCAAGCTCAAGAAGATGGAGAAGGCCGTCAAGGCGGCGATGACGAACGCCAAACTGAAGGACCTCGAAGCCGCGAAGGCGTCGACGACGGATCCTGTCAAAGACCTCTGCGAGAAACTCAAGGCCGCGATCCTGTCGTTCTGCGACGCGACCGGGAAGAAGGGCGCGCTCGCCATGCTCGAATGCTTGCTCGGCGAAGAAGTCGACGTCGAAACGCTGGAATCGGTCTTTCGACACGTCGCGGCGGACGACCCAGCCGCCCTCGGCGCTTTCAACGCCCTGATGGGATAAAATGTCCGCCGACCGTTGCAAAGGGCTGCTATGTCGGCGTTCTACGCGCCTCTCTTCGTCGACACCGAAGGAGAGATGACGACCGATACCATCTTTGCAGAAAAGATCGACGTCGCCGGACCCTTGACCACCGTCTCGCTCGCTGCGAGCGGACCCGTGTCCGGGCTGACCGGCACGTTTCCCACCTTGAGCTCTGGGACCGCGACGGTGTCGGGCGCTTTGACCGCCGGCACGGTGTCGGCAGGAGCGACGAACGTCTCCGCTTTGACGGCCGGCAGCGCCTCCGTGACCGGTAACCTCGTCGTCACCGGAACGAGCTCGCTCGGCGTCCTGAACGCGGGGGCGACCACCATGAATTCGGCCGTCGTGACTAACGCCCTTAGCGCCGACACCATCACGGCGACTGGGCTTACTACCGGAGCGGCCACCGTGACTGGGGCCCTGGGAGCCGGATCCCTGTCCGTCGGAGGCGCCGCGAACATCGTGGGCAAGACGACCACCGGCACGTTCGAATCGACGGGCAACGCCAAGGCCGCGAGTCTGGACGTCACGGCAAAGACGACTACGGCGACTTTCGAGTCGACGGGAAATTCCAAGGCGGCGAGTCTGGACGTCACGGGCGCGGCGACGGCGAACTCGGTGACCGTTACCGCGGACATGTCTTCCGGGTCTGTCAGCACCGGTCCCGTCAACGCGACGTCGGCGACCGTGACGGGGCTGACGACCACGGGGACTCTGCAGTCGGGCGCGACGACGGTGACGACTCTGTCTGGGACGAGCGCGACTCTGTCCGGCGCCCTTTCGGCCGGTCCGACGACCACGACGACCCTGTCCAGCACGAACGCGACGATGTCTGGAACGCTGAACGTGACGGGCGGAACGACATTGACGACGCTGAATGCGAACAGCGCCGTGATTTCTGGAACATTGAACTCGGGGAACGCGACTGTAACCAACCTGACATGTCCCGGGACCGTAGACTCTGCAGCGGTGACCGCAGTCGCCCTGACGTCGACCAACTCCAACACCGGTGGCACGACATGCACGACCCTGTCCGCCTCCGGCAACGCATCCGTGTCTGGCACCCTGAGCGCAGGGGCGACTACCGTGTCGACCCTGAACGCGACTGGCGTGACCTGCACTTCGGTCACGAGCTCCGGAGGCGTGACCGCCTCAGGCGCGACTTTGTCCGGCGCCCTGTCGTCCGGGTCCGCCGCCGTCACCGGGAACTTGGCCGCCGGGTCCGCGAGCGTGACCAACGCCCTGACGGCAGGGAGCGCGACGGTTACCAACGCTCTGGCTTCAGACACACTGACCGTGACGAACGGAGCGAGCGCTAACAGCGTGACTGCTGGCACTCTGACGTCCACCGGATCGGCGTCCGTCGCGACTTCTTTGACCACAGGATCGGCGACGGTGACCGGCGCGTTGTCTGCAGGCACGACCACCCTGTCTTCGGTGACGGCGGGAAGCGCCTCCGTGACCAACGCCCTGACAGCCGGGACGCTGACGTCTTCGGGCCAGACGACGGCGGGTTCTCTGTCCGTGTCGGGCGCTTCGACGTTGGCGGCCGTGACGTCGAGCGGGTTGGTCACTGCGAACAGCATGACGTGCACGAACGCGTTGTCTGCGGGGTCGGCATCCGTCTCTGGCGCGTTGGGCGCGGGGGCGACAACCGTTTCCAGCCTGACCAGCACGGGCGGCGTGTCGGGCACCACGGTCGCGGCGAGCGGCGCTGTATCGGGCGCTTCCGTCGCGGCGACCAACGGCGTGACAGCAGCAACAGCCACGATCTCCGGCGCGTTGTCTTCGGGCGCGGCGACGGTCGCATCGCTCAACGCCGGGTCGGGAGCGGTGCAGACATCCGGGACGGCGACGTTCGGGACCCTTGTCGTCACGAACACGACGTCGTCGGGAGCAATGACGGTCGCTTCTTTGGACGCCGGGTCGGGGCTGATCAATACGACCGGAACCTCTCAGATCGGCACCCTGACCGTGAGCGGAAACGGGACGCTGGGCGGCACCCTCGGCGTCTCCGGAGCTTCGACTCTGGCGTCTCTCGGCGTCACCGGAAACGAGACCGTAGGGGGGACCCTGCAGGTCACGGGCGCTTCGACGCTAGCGTCGCTCGGAGTCACCAACAACGCGACGGTAGGGGGTACCCTGCAGATCACCGGCACTACCACTACCGCGCAGATAACGGCGGGCGGTTCGGTGTCGTCGACCACGGTCGAGGACACGTTTATGGGCATGGATTCCGCGGGGGCCAGTCGCCTTGGATTCGTGAAGAAGACGGCCGCGGCGGGCCCGGTCATCGCGGCTGGCTCGGCCACCAACATGCTCCTAGGGCACTGGAGCACTGCCAATGTCCTAGGCAACGTCGGGACCGGGACGTTCACCCAGCGCATGTCGATCGCGTCCGGCACGGGTCTGGTCGCGATCGCCAATGCATTGACTGTGGGCACAACTCTCTCGGTCACCGGCACGACGACCACGGCACAAATCACCGCCGGCGGGTCGGTGTCGTCGACGACGGTCGAAGATACGTACATGGGCGTCGACTCTGCGGGCGCGAGCAGGCTCGGATTCGTCAAGAAGACCGCGGCGGCGAGCCCCGTGATAGCGGCCGGGTCGGCCACCAGCATCCTTCTAGGCCACTGGAGCGTCGCCAACATATTGGGCAACGTCGGGACGGGAACGTTCACCCAGCGCATGTCGATCGCCTCGGGCACCGGGCTCGTCGCGATCACGAACGCATTGACTGTCGGCACGACCTTGGGCGTGACGGGGCTGTCGACGCTCGCGTCCGCCAGCGTGACAGGAAACGCATCCGTGGGCGGGACGCTGACGACGGCGCTGATCACCGCCGGAGGGTCGGTCTCGTCGACGACGGTCGAGAACACGTACATGGGCCTGGACTCCGCCGGCGCCAGCAGGCTCGGGTTCGTGAAAAAGACGGGGGCGACGCCCGTCATCGCGGCCGGCTCCGCTCAAGACATATCGCTCGGCCACTGGAGCGTGGCGAACATCCTAGGCAACGTCGGCACCGGGACGTACACGCAGCGGATGTCGATCAGCGCCACGACGGGCGCCGTATCGATCGTGAACGCGGCTACGATCGGTACAACGTTGGCCGTCACCGGGTCGAGCACTCTTGCATCGCTCGCTGTCACGGCCGGTGCCACAGTGGGCACTACGCTCGGTGTGACGGGGGCTACAACCATAGGATCAACACTAGGCGTTTCTGGCGCGAGTACTCTTGCATCCGTCGGCGTCACTGGGTCGGCGACGATCGGTTCCACGCTCGGCGTGTCCGGGTCGAGCACTCTTGCTTCCGTAGCGGTCACGGGCGGGGCGACTGTGGGGACGACGCTAGGCGTGTCTGGGGCCACGACCCTTGGTTCGACGCTCGGCGTCGCTGGGGCGTGCACGACGGCTTCGCTCGACGTGACCAACAACGCTTCCGTCGGAGGTGGACTAGGCGTCACCGGATCGACGACGCTGGGCTCAACCCTCGGCGTCTCTGGGGCAACAACGCTTGCTTCGCTCGGAGTCACCAACAACGCCTCCGTCGGAGGTGCCCTGGCCGTCACCGGAGGCGCTTCTTTGAGCTCGACACTCGGCGTGTCTGGGGCAACGACGCTTGCTTCCCTCGGCGTCACCAACAACGCCTCAGTCGGAGGTACCCTCGGCGTTACTGGCGCAACCTCACTCAGCTCCACCCTCGGCGTCTCTGGGTCCAGCACGCTTTCGTCGCTCGCCGTGACAAACGGGGCGTTCGTGGGCGCTGCTCTGGATGTCTCAGGTGCAACGAATTTGGGTTCTACGCTCGGCGTATCGGGATCGAGCACTCTTGCATCCGTGGGCGTGACAAACAACGCATCAATCGGCGGCACATTGGCTGTGACCGGAGGAACGACCTTGAGCTCGACCCTCGGAGTCTCGGGCGCCAGCACGCTTTCTTCGCTCGGTGTGACCAACAACGCCAGCGTCGGCGGAACCCTGCAGGTCAGCGGCACGACGACGACGGCGCAGATAACCGCCGGTGGCTCCGTTTCGTCGACCGCCACAGAGGACGTCTTCATGGGCGTCGATTCCGCAGGATCGAGTCGTCTCGGTTTCGTCAAGAAGACGTCTGCCGGTCCCGTGGTCGCCGCAGGGTCGGCTCAGAACATGTCGTTCGGCCATTTCGACGTCGCCAACCTGCTTGGCAACGTCGGGTCGGGCGCGTACACGGAGCGCATGGTGATAAACGCGAGCACGGGGGCGGTCACGATCGCCAACGCGCTTTCTGCAGCGAGCGCGGCTTTCTCCGGGGCCTTCTCCGCGGCGGCGACGACGTTGGCTTCGCTAGGGGTCACAGGCAACACGCTCCTTAGCGGAACGCTCGGCGTCAGCGGGTCGAGCACTCTTGCCTCCGCGTCGATCACCAACAACGCGGATGTAGGCGGAGGTCTCACCGTTACGGGCGGGACGTCGCTGTCGACGCTGAGCACTTCTGGCTCGAGCACGTTGAACTCGCTCGGAGTAACCAACGACGCGGTCGTAGGGGGCGCCCTCAGCGCGACCGGGAACACGTCCCTGACGACGCTGAGCACATCGGGCGCGAGCACGCTGAACTCGCTCGGTGTCACCAACAACGCCGTAGTTGGAGGCACATTGGACGCTACCGGAAATACGTCGCTGACGACTCTGAGCACGTCGGGCTTGAGCACCTTGGACTCTGCCTCCGTGACCAACGCCCTGTCTGCAGCGACGGCGGCGATCGCGGGCGTCCTGACCGCCGGAGCGAGCACGTTGGCGTCGCTTGCAGTCACCAACAATACGACGATAGGCGGGACCCTCGTCGTCACAGGAGCCGCGACGGCAGCTTCTCTCGATGCCGGAGCGGGATTGATCACGTCTACCGGCGACCTGTCCATCGGTAAGCTCATCGGAAACTCCGCGACCCCGGCTATCGTGCGTGGGCCTGGGTCGGGAACGACGTCGACAGTATCCCTCGGGACGGGATCGACAGACGCTTCGGGGAGGATCACGGTGGGAAGTGCGGGGACCGTGACTACCACTGCTGGTGCGATCATCGTCACAGTTACGTTCGCGTCGGCTTACTCGGTAATTCCGTCAGTCATCATCCAGTCTACGAATGCGGGAGCTGGAGGGTTCACGCGCGATCCTTATGTCGTCGCGACGACGGGCGGGTTCACCCTGCGGGTCGGCGGAACGGGAGGCACGCTGACGGCGGCGACGACGTACACGTGGAGCTACATCGTGGTCCAGTAGCCCCCGTCCAACAGGGCATAAAAAAAGTCTCGGGCTTGGCATAAAGGAATCATGGCGGACGGTTGTCATGAATCGATGGAGCTCCCACAGTATGTCGACAATGGAGACCTACGTATCTTCAAAGATGGGCGTATATCTCAGCAAGGCTCTCCTCTGAAGATTACGCCAAATGTACGAGGGAACACGTTCTTTTTGGTAGTCCATTTGAATGGCTCTCGCCGTTATGTGAAGGACATCGTATACAAAGCATTCTTTGGCGATGCACCGGGATCAACGGGCTACAGAGACGGGAATCCTGGTAATTGCTCAGCAGAAAACCTGTATGTGACAACCAAGTTTGATGAAGGCGCTCTACACTGCAGAAGACGTGGGTACGATGGATATTCATTTGCTCCTGCACCATACAGTCGGTATGCAAGCAACGCAGCAGGAGAAGTTGTGGATGTACTAAGCGGAAATATCATGAAAGGCCGCATGATGAACAAACAAACTTTATCAGTTACCATCAAACTTGACAATGATACAGAGACCAACGTCAGCATGCGTCGCATGGTGTACATGTGCCACAATAACGTAAACGAATGTCCGCGTCTGACACATGCAGATGGTGACAACGCGAACTACACTCCTTCGAACATCGTCCAGTATGTTCCCCAGCCTGTTAGACGTCCTGATGAGAAGTCATTGACCTTCACAAGGATAGAGGGCGAGAAATGGTACAAAGTTATCGCCGACACCCCCTTGAAGGGGCTGTGTGTAAGCGACCGGGCTAGATTGATGAACGACGGAAAGTTGTATCGCACACATGAGCACAAGAGTGGGGATAAAAGGTTCAAGTATAACCGTGTAGAGTTCTCAGTCCATGTTGTCATGGCTCTTGTATTTGTGGGACCTCAACCCACCCCTGAACATACAGTTGACCATATCAACAGGGACCATACCGATAATAGGGCGGTAAACCTTCGTTGGGCGACGAAAGAAGAGCAATATGCAAACAGAACCACATCCAGGTTATGCATTCGAACAAATCCCGCTCTCGGAGAAAAGATTGAGTATCCTACCATGACGGCTGCGTGTTCTCAAAATGGGGTGTCTAAATCACAAATGACTCGTAATTGCAAGTCCGGACTTGAGCGCGGAGGGTACATTTGGTCATCGGTACCTGTTCCCACGATGTTCGTCCCCGAAGGCGTCTACCCTCCAGCATTGATTAACATTGCAATCCCCGTCGATGTATGATACTGCAAGTGTGAGCGACGACGTTATACGTCCAGACGTGCGACGTCTTAGTCTACAGTCACCCCGGTCGGCGTAGAATTGGCGGATCCCACCGTGGCACCTGTAACAAGGTGCGTCAGAATGGGCTCGCCGATTTTCTTTGATGGGAACAAATGCATTTCCACCTCGCACGCTCCCGCTCCGAGGGCACGCACGCTGGCAAGACGACTCGAGACAACGAGTTGTTGTTGATCAAGGAACAGATGGAGTACAACGAGAGGGTGTCACTGATTCAGAGGCTGGTAGCCGAGGCGGAGGGCACCGTTCCCGACAACACGCTGAAATTTGAAATGGAAAAGACCAAGCAAAGCGAAAACGAAGCCAAGAAAGCCGATGCTGAAGCGAGGAAGGCCGAGGCGGAGGTCATCGTCGCTCAAGAAGCCTGCAAACTCTCGACTCTGAAGACGCTCCATGATTGTCGCGACAAGCTCACCCCCGAGATGCTGCACATGTTGTTGAGCTCCGTCATCGGAAAGTGATCACCACTCCTCCGACCAGCGCAGCCCGATCGACACCTCGCCCGCCGCGGCCAGGTCCTTCACGCACACCGTGATCGCGTCCGCCTCGGTCAGGTAGAAGTCGATCGCGGAGTCGATCGTCGCCGAGCCGCGCGCGAAGCCCTTCCAGATCAGGACCGCCGAGGCGACGTCGACCGGCGACTCGGAGTACTCGAGCGCAGTCTCCGTCTCGGTAGCGTCCGGCGGCACGGTCCACGTCGCCCCGGATACGTCGGACGCTGCGTAGATGGCGACGACCGCCGTGGCTGCGTCCGTGTAGCACTCGAGGCTGTCCAGCGTGACGGGCGCGCTGAGCAGGCCTTCTTTCCTGCGGAGTGAGAAGACCGACGTCCAGCCCGCGGGCGCCGCGGCGTCCTGGAAGATGGAGTACACGCTGCCCGACCTGTTGGTGGGCGTGAACTTGCCGAGGACTGCGTACTTGCGGCCGGTCACGTACGCGCCGCACACGGCGTCCTCCGCGACATCGGTCCCCGAGTCCAGGCGGACGGTGATCGGCAGGTTGTACGTGCTGATGGACGCCCGGTACTGCGTGTAGTAGCGGTGGATCGGCACGATGTGCTGCTCGTTGAACACGTCCTCGCTCGCGACCGCGAACTCGACGATGCCGTAGCCGTACCACGAGAAGCGGATCAGCCAAATGTAGCCCTTGAACGGGTTGAGGAAGACCTTGGACACGCCCTCGCCGTCCATCTTGTCGACGTTGAACTCGGCCCGCGGGATGCGGTGCTCGACGCCGTCCTTCAAAATGACCACGAAGAACTCCCAGTACAGGATCTCGAAGTAGAAGCCGTTATCGCCGTCGAAGAGGCCGTACTTCAGGCTCTGGCCGGGACCGAGGGGCGCCATGAGATGGCCGCCGATGCCGACCTCGGCGGCCGTCCCGGCCAGGTACCGCCCACGCTCGGCGGTCCGGAGCTGCGCGATGCAGTTCGGCCCCGTCGCCGACAGCTGGTACTCGGGCTCGCCGATCCCGTTGCTGACGACCGCGGCGCCCTCCGTCGTCGCGATGTCGCGGAGCTTGGAGATGCCGTTGCCGGGCTTGATCTCCAGGATGACGGTCTCCTCGGACGTCAGGACGCGGTCGAACGGCGTCAGCGGCAGGTTGCTCACCTTGAGGACGTTGTCGCTGACCTCGTCGACTGCGTACGTCTGGTCCTGGTTGAGCTCGTGGTCCGCGCCGTTGGGGCACACGGTCGGCGGGTCGGACAACCCCTCGATCCACTGGTACACGGAGCAGGCCTCCGTGTTGCAGTACATGTGCACCTTGGTCAGCGTCCTCGTCCGGGGCATGGCTTTGCCAGTCGCCTCCGGGAATCCGACAGTCGCCGCCGGATTCAACGCCTGTACCCCGCGCACACGCACGACATCGTCCCCGTCGTCAGAGCTCTTTGGATCTGCAGCGTGAAGTAGTATGTGTTGTCGGAGTTGAGGACGAACTGACCGTTCGTTATGGGCACGGTTATCAGAGTGTCGGTGTTGGCCACGGTGATGAGTTGCGTGACCACGGGTCCGGCGACCTGATTTCTGATGGGCTCGTTGACGCGAACGCCGATCGTTCCCGTCGTCGCACTGGATCGAAAGTAGCCCTGGAACGCCGTAGGGAGTCGATCGCCGAGCCTGTACATGACGGAAGCGACGGTAACGAAGGTCGTGCTTGAAGATGTAGCCGTGCTCGTGATGATGGGCGTCCACGTGTAGTCGCGGATGTTTGCGGTCTGGATGAAGGTGTCACCTAGTAGACTGCACGCATTCGTCACGTCGAGAGTATCAAGCGTCGATAGACCAGTGACGCCGAGAGTCCCGTCCACAGTAGCGTTTTCAGTCACGTCCACGGACGACAACGTCGTAAATCCGGTGACGCCCAGCGTTCCACCAAGACTCGTGTTGTTGGTGACGCCGAGCGACGCCAGAGTAGAAGCCCCCGCCGTAAGCGTGCCAGCGATAGCAGCACTTGCGGCGGACAATACGTTGGTGACCGTGGCGGATGCGAGCGTCGCCGCTCCCGAAGAGAAAGTGCCGGTAACAACCGCATTAGTGGTGACGCCAAGCGAGCTCAAGGTAGAAGCGCCGGCGGTAAAGGTACCGGCGATTGCAGCACTCGCCGCAGACATCGCGTTGGTGATCGTTGCAGAGGCCAGGGTTGCCGCTCCCGACGACATCGTCCCCGTTAGCACCGTGTTGTTGGTCACAGCAAGCGAAGAGAGCGTCGAAGCGCCCGCCGTCATTGTTCCAGCAATCGCGGCGCTCGCGGCGGATAGAGCATTCGTGACAGTTGCAGAAGCCAAGGTTGCTGCTCCCGACGTCAGCGTCCCAGTCAGGATTGTGTTGTTGGTAACACTGAGAGAAGCGAGCGTCGAAGCCCCTGCAGACAGTGCGTTCGTGACGGTTGCGGATGCAAGAGTCGCCGCGCCAGAAGACAGGGTACCCGTTAAGACGGTGTTGTTGGTGACGCCGAGCGAATCGAGCGTCGAAGCGCCCGCCATAAAAGTACCGGCGATGGCAGCGCTTGCTGCGGACAGCGCGTTGGTCACACTGACCGCGCCCGTGCTCGCCGAAATCAACATCCGCTGCGTGTAAGTGCCAGTTCCCACGCCACCCAGCAAGTTCGCGACGCTGAAGTGGCCGAGGGATATGTCCTGTGCCGATCCGGCCGCGATGACTGGGCCAGCGGCCGTCTTCTTCACGAACCCGAGACGGCTCGAGCCCGAGGAGTCGATGCCCATGAACACGTCCTCCGTGCTCGTCGACGACACGGAACCGGCAGCTACGATGGCGCCGGTGCTGGTCAATGCGCCAGTGCTGGCCGTGCCGGTCACAGACAGCGTCCCGCCGTTCAACGCACCTGTAGTCACTACGGTACCGCTCCCGGCGGTCAGAGACGTCACCGTGGCCGCTCCAGCCGATAGAGTACCCGTGGTAGACAAGGCCCCTGCCCCGGCGGTCAGAGACGTCACTGTCGTAGATCCCGCGGAAAACGTGCCGGTGATCGTGCTCGTGCCTCCGTTCAACGCGCCAGTAGTGACGATCGTTCCCGATCCCGCGCTCAGCGACGTCGCGGTGATGGCGGCCATAGTGCTCGACCCCGTGACAGTAAGGGTGCCACCAACAGACTTGTTGCCGGTGATCGTGCTCGTACCTCCGTTCAACGCGCCGGTTGTCACGATGGTCCCGCTCCCTGCAGTCAGCGATGCGACAGTCAGGGCGTTGGTGATCGCGACGGCTCCCGTGGTAGCGCTGATCGTCATCCTCGGCGTGTAGGTGCCGGCCGCGACGCCGCCCAGCAAATTTGTGACGTTAAAATGTCCGATGGAGATGTCTTGTGCTGACCCTCCAGCGATGACCGGGCCCGCGGCCGTCTTCTTCACAAACCCAAGCCGGCTGGACCCTGCAGAGTCCACACCCATGAAGGTGTCCTCCGTGCTGGTCGACGACACCGAACCGGCAGCGACGATAGCCCCGGTGCTGGTCAATGCGCCGGTGCTGGCCGTGCCGATCACAGACAGCGTGCCGCCAACAGACTTGTTGCCAGTGATCGTGCTCGACCCTCCATTCAACGGCCCGGTCGTGACGATGGTACCACTTCCGGCGGTCAATGACGTCACAGTTGCCGCTCCGGCAGATAGCGTTCCTGTCGTGGATACCGCACCGGCTCCAGCGCTCAAAGACGCGACCGTGGTCGCTCCAGCAGAGAGGGTGCCGGTGATCGTGCTCGATCCTCCGTTCACTGCGCCCGTAGTAACTACCGTACCGCTTCCAGCATTCAACGATGTTACCGTTGCAGCTCCCGCGGACAACGCGCCGGTCGTAGACACAGCCCCGGCTCCAGCGCTCAGAGACGTCACCGTCGTCGACCCGGCCGACAGCGCTCCTGTTATCGTGCTCGATCCTCCGTTCACTGCGCCCGTAGTCACCACCGTACCGCTTCCAGCGTTCAAAGACGTCACAGTTGCAGCTCCTGCCGACAACGTGCCTGTCGTCGATACAGCTCCGCTTCCTGCGCTCAGCGATGCGACGGTCGTCGCTCCTGCGGTCAGGGCGTTGGTGATCGCGACCGCTCCCGTCGTCGCGCTGATCGCCATGCGCTGCGTGTACGTCCCTGTCGCGATGCCACCCAACAGGTTGGCGACGTTGAAGTGGCCGAACGAGATGTCCTGAGCCGACCCTCCGGCGATGACCGGGGTCCCGCCCGTCTTCTTAGCGAAACCCATGCGACTCGCACCGGCGGAGTCCAGGCCCATGTAGACGTTTTCCGTGTTCGTCGACGATATCGATCCCGCGGCGGCGATTCCACCGGTCGACGTCAGAGCGCCCGTGGACGCGGCTCCTGTCGATGTGAAAGTGCCACCGACGACCGCGTTGTTTGTCACGCCGAGCGACGCGAGAGTAGAGGCTCCCGTCACGGATAGCGTTCCGCCAACGGATTTATTTCCGGTGATCGTTGAGCTGCCCCCGTTCAACGCGCCGGTCGTCACCACTGTACCCGATCCAGCATTCAGAGACGCGACGGTCGCAGCTCCGGTGGATGTGAGAGTGCCGCCGACGCTGGCGTTGTTCGTGACCGCCAACGAAGATAGAGTCGACCCTCCTGTGACGGACAGGGTCCCGCCGATCGTGCTGTTTGCCGTCATCGCAGAACTTCCGCCGTTGACGGCGCCTGTCGTGCTGATGGTCCCTGCCCCCGTGTTGAGCGAAGCGCCCGTGATGGCGCCGGTGACGCCGAGCGTGCTGCCCAGAACCGTTCCTCCAGTGACAGTCAGGGTCCCCCCTACGGATCCGTTGTTGGTCACAGCGAGGGAACCGAGCGTGTTGGCGCCCGACGACGAAAGCGATCCCGCGGTCAAGGCGTTGGTAACCGTGCAGCTGCCGGCGTTGACCGCGCCGGTGGTCTGGACGAGCCCGGACCCGGCATTCAGAGACGCGACGGTTGCAGCTCCCGTCGATGTCAACGTGCCGCCAAAGGATGCGTTGTTGGTCACGCCGAGCGAAGCGAGCGTGGAAGCGCCGGTAACGCTGAGGCTGCCACCGACGGATTTGTTTCCGGTGATCGTGCTCGAGCCTCCGTTGACGGCGCCGGTTGTCTGGATCGTGCCCGACCCTGCGTTCAGAGACGCGACGGTCGCGGCGCCTGCGGCTGACAGAGTCCCGCCGAATGATCCGTTGCTGGTCGCCGAGAAAGTGCCGGTGCTCATGGCGCCCGTGGTCTGGATCGCGCCCGACCCCGCGTCAAGAGCGAGCACGGTGGTGCCGCCTGTGCTGGAGCTGATGGTCAGCCGAGGAGTGAAGGTCGCCGCGCCGACGTTGCCTCGGATGTTTGACGCGCTCATGTGCCCGATGCGGATGTCCGTCCCGGTGCCCGCCGCCAAGAACGGCGTGGTTCCGGACTTTTTGACGAACCCGAGGCGAGTGAAGCCCGTGGAGTCCATGCCCATGAAAGTGTTCTCCGTGTTCTCGCACCATATGTCTCCCGTCGACTGGACGTGACCTGTGGCGTCGATGTCCGGCAGCGCGAAGGCGCTCGTTATCGACAAGCTTCCTGTCAAGAGCGACCCGGTCGTGGTCAGCCCGGACACGGTCGCCGTATCGCACACGACGTCGGACACGTTGACCGACCCCGACTCCAGCGCCGGAGGCTCGCTCGTCCCGACCGGCGGAGGTGGCAGCCCGGCGCTGCCCTGAGGTTTTCCTGCAAAGAAATCGATGGCCTGCAGCTGCGCGACCGTGGTCGCCGCCGCGATGGCGGCGAGGAGGGACTCCTCCCACGCCGCGCAGTTCTGCAAATAGGTCATGATGCCGGAGCACACGGTGTACACGCCGAGGGAGTCCAGGATGACGTAACCGTTGTTCAAGGTCTCCCACTTGCCGGTGTAATTGGGGTCGCGCGTCGCGAAGACCAGACTGCCGAGGTACTTGATCTGCGCCTCGGACGACGTCGCGAAGAGGTTGCCGTTGATCAGAACACCGTCCTCCTCGGCCGACTGTCGGACGATCTTGACCCGCGATACCATGACGTCCTTGAAGTACTCGACGATGGTCTGTGCGACGGGGTCGGATTCACCCCACTCCTGCGCAGCCAGAGGCGCGGTCTCGTCCGCCGTGCCGGCGGCGTATCCGACGACGTTGCCGTTGCCGTCCAGGAGAGAGACGACGGTCAGGTCGTTGCCTGGCATCTGGAGTATTACACCATTCGTCCGCCATTTTGTGCAATCTCCGAATTATACACAAAATGTCCATAGATAGTCAGAACCCGATGTTGGCGTGTCCAGCGGCTTAAAGGATCGCTCGCGTGTGACATAAGTACTCTTGCATCGGCTTATAGGAATCATTCCGAGCTTTTACAGTTTCTGAGACATGTTCGCCAACCTCATCGCTCGCATCGCCGAAGGCGCAAAGGCCGCCGAAGACCTCCGCAACGGCGTCGTCGCCGAGCTGGAGACACTCGACGTCGCCGACAACGGGCCTGCTTTCGCCGTCCCTGAGCACGTCGCCGATCCTGACCCCGATGACGCCGAGATGGACCTAGACACACCCAGCGTCCCGCCCGCCGGCATGCCGTGGGAGACCGACTTTTTCCACTCCATCTGCCTCGACATGCACGTTCTCACCGGCTACCTCCAGATCAACGCCGCGAACGCCAAGAACGTCGAGCGCATCGTCAAGGACTGGAGCAGCAAGGTCGTGGTCGAAGGCGCCTCGCAGGCTTTCGAGCGTGAGCTCGAGACCGAGATCAGCGGCGGCAAGGTCCCGCGCAAAACCAAGAGAAACACGCAGACGGTAGAGCGCATTTCGAGGGACGTGGTCATCGCCATGCGCCACGAGGACTACACGACCACGACCAACATCCGCCACAGCAACTTCCGGAACTCGTTCACGGCGCGCAAGGTCAGCCCGGAGTACACCAACGGCCGAGCCGGTACGCCGGCGTTGAAGGGCCCCATCGTCAAGTTTTTCAGCAACGGCAGGTTCCAGGCCGCGGGGTGGAAGACGGTACCGGCGTGCGAGCGCTTCATCGAAGACGTCAGGAAGTTGCTCGGGCTCCCCCCGGTCGACAAGACGCGCCATTCGATCAGCCTCGTCAACGGCAGCGCGAGGATCAAGTCGGCCGGCGACCAGCCGATCGTCCTCAGGTCGCTGCGCGACCGCCTCGTCGCCAACGGCTTCACGGCGGCCTGGAACCCCACCACAGGCAACAACGGCATGAAGGTGACGTTCGTCGATGAGATCGCTCTGAAAGAGTCTCTCGCCGCCCATTTCGCTCCGGCGGTCAAGGCCATGCAGACCTACCTGTCGGAGCACGACGCTTCGGCGGTCGTGTCCAAGATGTTTTCGCAGTACGCCAAGACCCAGACTATGGGCGACGCCGTGACCGGCATGGGTCTGGAACCGGACACGGGCAGGATCGCCGCGAAGGCGGCGGCGATGGAGATTAAGAAGGCGGCTGACGCCGTGGGCACCAAGGACCGCCGCAAGAAGTGGGAGCGCAGCGCAATGGTCTTTTCCAACGGCTACGTCAAGGTCTTTTCGACCGGCGAGTCCCAGTTGGCCAGACTGTTTCCAATCTTGCAAGATATCCTCGAGACCGCATTTTGATTACAATTCTGTAGCCACGGCCACTTTGTGCCACAACGTTTGTTTGTCTTTGTCGTTTTGTATGATATGATCGCATGATATCGAGTCGAGCTCCGTCTCGGAAGCGTGCGCGCACGCTTCGCCAATGGTGTCGCAGTCCCTGTTGATCTTGATGGAAACCACCTTGTAAACCAATGGATCCAGGACCTTGAGAGCGTCGAGTTCGTGCTGAAACCTCATGTCGGTGATGACGACGTCGCCGTCTGAAGACTCGATCCGCTGTATCATAGACTTTGTCCAGAACGTCCTGCCGATGCCCGGGAGGACGTCGTTGATCTTGTACTGGAAGACTTCCGTTCCCATGAACTGGAGGACCGACCTCGGCGTAGTGCCCCAAACGGGATCGATCACGTCCTTCAGATGTCCTTCGACCTGGGACTCGTCGAACCCGAACAGGATCTTGCACGCGCCTTTCAGCGGTCCGGCGAACTTCTCTCCGGAATAACCCTTGCTCAACAATGCCTCGGCCGCCGTGTCCTTGCCGCACCCCTTCCTGCCGCACAACGCCACGATCGTCCTGACCATCATGCCTGTGGCATTTGTATATTGCTACGGCTTTATGCAACTGGTCATGGGACCAGCGTCGGTTTGTCGCAAGTGGCGATGCATGGGAACGGGACGTCGAACTCGCCGTACACGTTTCCTTGCGCGTCCGCGACCTTGACCTTGGTGACCTTCTGCGTGAACGCCGTGTCCCTCGGAAGGATCCACATCTGGCCGAGCGCCGCGTTAGGAGCCGCCGCGAGCCAGGCGCCGTTGACGCCCTTGGACCAGACCATCGAGACGCCGTTTGTCGTCCCGTGGACGATCAACGCGGGGTAGTAGGGAAGGTATGCACCCTCTGCCCAGCCGAACTTGAGCTTCTTGGCGAACTTGAACGAGTCCGGAGGGCCGTCGATGAACTCCCAGGACACGACGCGGTTTCCCCACATGCCGGCCGAGATGTACTGCTGCAGTGAATGCTGCGCGACGTCGACGTGGTACTGATCGGTGCGGCACCACGCGTTGAAGTCGCCGCACGAGTCCGCGACGTAGCCGTACAGGTAGGTCTTGCCGGTCAGAGAGTCGGCCTCGTAATTGGACAACCCCTGCGTGTCGCCCTTCTTGCACACAGTCCACTGGTCGTTGCTGCCGCCCTTGCAGTCGACGCACGTCGCCATGCGCAGCCAGCGGCCGCAGTTCTTGCCTCCTGCGAACATGCCGGGCTTGGTGGCCTCCATGTCCGAGAACGTGTTCAGGGCCACGAAAGGCAGCGGCTTGCCGTCGTCGTCGACCGTCCAGGTCTGGGGAACGCCGCACCCGCCGTACGGGATCCCGAAGCCCTCGAAGTAGGTGGCGTACCCGCGCCCGGCGCCGCCCAGGCCCTGGGGCTCGGCGGCGCCGGTGATCGCGGTGTTGCAAAAGACGAGGGCTGCCGCCAACGCGAACCAGAACATCGGTCCTTTCAAAGAGCCGGTACAAAAATGTCGAACGATTTCGCGCCAAACGGCTAACATACGCCGCAAACAAACAAAGTCGAAGAAATCAGGCTCTAAGCCCGGATTCAACGGCAAGAAACAAAAATTTGATTTCGACGTATACCAAGTTCATGTCACTCACAGATTCGGGCGTTCCGGTCACCATCGGCCTCCGGGCTGGTGATGATCGGACCGGTTCTCGAGTGACGTCAATCCGTGAAGGTTTCGCTGGGCAGGTTTCAAACCCTGCCTGGCGGAGCCTTCATGGAGCGGTTGTTATGCGCTAACACAACGTTCTGAACAAAACTCGAAATGTCGGACTCTAAGAGCGGCTTTAACGGCAAGAAAAAAAAAATTGATTTGTGTTTCATCTGTGAGTCGTGCTGGGGCCCCATAGGTCCCAAGCACCAAACTAGTTGCTACAAACGCGTAAATCTAGGGCCAGGCCAGCGGACCCCGGGTTCCGCATGTATTCGACTTGATCGATTACAGAAGCTCAATGCAGGCCTAGAGCCCGCAAAGGAGCCTCAAGCACACCACGACCGCTAACACAATCCTGCGGCATAAACAACTGACTCCGAATGGCCACAAATGCCAGATTTCGCGACCGACCTCGACTTTTTAGAGGCTCGTGGCCCGCACTACATCGGTCTGTACGTCTTCGACGAATCGGGGACGATAGTCGATTACAATCCAGACTTTCGATGGAGCAGATACGACGCGACGGAGCTACTTGATCTTCTCCCGCATCTCTTTGACTTGGAATTCTGCCGTGGTCCCGAAGGTCTACGCTACAGGATGATCGTTGCCGCAAATGGGTAGACAGACTTCGCCCATGAAGTTTACCGCCCCGGCGTACGGGGTGCCATCTTTAGGGGCGACGCGGACCATGACGTGAGGCCACGGCGATCCCAGGTACGCTTTGACGGTCATCCTGGAGCCTGGCGCTTCGAACTCGTGCTCCGGCAACGACTTTGTGAGGACGACGTCACGGCCGTCGCAGTCCGTGAGCGCGACCTTGTGCGCCGAGATCTTGACCGATCCCAGGACCGCGCGCGCTCGGTCTTCGTCCACGCACGGAGGGCGGTACCAATGCACCTTGACTCCGGTCTCGTCCAAGATCTGCTTGGCAGCGGCCCAGCTCTCGCCCCAGCGCTCGTCGTCCCAGTCGGGCTCCGGTACCGTCATGTGCTGTATCCCCGACATGGCGATCGCGCGCGCACAGTCCGTGCAGCAGAACAGGGTGCAGTACATGTGCGCTCCGAGCGTCGACACGCCGTCGCGGACGCACGCGTAGATCGCCGCGCGCTCGGCGTGCTCGAAGAACTTGTACTTTTCGGGCCTGGACTCGCGACTCGGGGTCTGGCGGACGCCCCACGGGATGTGGTTGTGGGCCGTCGCTATCAGGGCCCCGTCCGGCCCGACGATGGCGCATCCCACTTTCGTGGTGTCGTAGCTCTCTTTGGCGGCTTCTATCGCTTGATCCATCTTGGCGATCATTGATATTCCGCCCTTTATGCCATCGTATATAAACGCTAACACAGATGGTGTCACAAAAAAATTTGACCGCAGACTCCGATCCTGCACGTATGTCCGCAACAATGTCGCCAAACAAGAAAGCCGTCATCGTGATGACGCCTCCGGCGCCGTGTCGCAAGGACACGAGCGACGAATACAAGAAGCACGTGGCCCTGACGGGTCTGGACACCATCCGCACCGTCATCGCCGGTCACATGCGCGTCATCTTGGACTCCGAAGGCACCATCAACTGTCCCGACGTGGGATACGTCGACGTCATCGAAGCCGCCGTTCGCGCCGATTGGAAGGGTCAGGACACCATGCCCGGTCTGACGGCGATCATATACATGCTGTCGCACGCCGACGACCTGTGTTCGGTCGCCGAAGCGCCGAGCACCACGCAGGAGCTGGTGGCCGTGACGGTGGACCGCATCCGCAAGCTCTACGAAACGGGGTACGCAGTGCCGGGACCGAACCTGAACGACGTCGTCGCGCGCGTCGCCATATCTGTGGCGACCGCCATGGAGTCGCTCTTCGTGCGAACGTGTCTCAAGGTCAACGAAGACTCTGATCCACGGATCGTCTTCGACATCGACCGCGACAACGTCAACGCGTACAGCGAGGGCATCGTCACGACCTGGATCCAGGAGTCGCTGTTCGCAGACGTAGAGTCGCCGTACCTGACGGTGCCGTTCGGCAACGCCAAGGACCGAAGGGTCATGCAGAAGAAGGTCCGAACGATGATCCAAGGCATCAGGGACACGAGCAGCCCGGAACGGATCGTGAACGACGTATCGCGCTACCTGCGATCGCTCACGAAGGTCAAGACCATCTGCGTCGACGGTCACTCGTTGACCGGTCGCCACGTCGTCGCCATGCGCGACGACTTGATGGAGTACCTCGGGACGACCGCTCGCCAGGTACTGACGACAGACGGGACCGTCAATGTTCTCAAGACGCTGCACGAGCAGCTCGACCGCGCGTGTCCTGTCGAGGAGTAATGACCGCGGGACAAATACCATAACATACCTCGGCGCAACCGCTAACTCATTGAAAAAGGGCCATGGCCACGACCACCAAGCCGAGGACGATGGGCGCGAAGGTCATGCGCGTCGACCCTCCGTGCATTTCGGGCTCGATCGTGATTCCAAGAGCGTCTCTGACGATGTGGGACCTCGATGCACCGGGCTTTGACATGGTGAAGGTGCATTGCAACATCCTCCGGACCGTGGGGCCGACGTTTGTGTGGTGATGTCTGTTGAGGGAGATCAGATTCGCACCCCTGTAATCCCCGTAAAAGGCCGCGAGTCTGTCGGACGTCACCATGACCGTCGTTTGACCGCGCGAGGTCATCTGCTTGCAATGTTCCACCTGCCCCCAATCTCCCGCCCTCTTGCATGCCAACTCTTGGTTGATATCCGATATCCCTCGGCTCAAGAGAGCCTGCATCTTGATCGCCATCTCTTTCTGAGAGAACTCGGTCGTGTCGTACCGAGCATGCGTCTCGACTCCGCTGTTCAAAGCATATCTCACTCGAGGGTTCTCCGGATCTGCGAGGTCGACCCCCCGGAGCTCCACCTGATAGGGATCCTCTTCCCGGTAGACGAAACCCGTCGCCGATCCGGACACCTGGGGATACTTGTAATCGCGGATCTTGTCGTCAAGATGAGTCTGCGCATCGAACAAGCTCGCGTCGCATATCTTGTACGACCAGTTGACGCGACTCTCCTCTTCGGTGGCGGTGACCCATGCTCCGTCGTCGTACACCTTGAACTTTCTGAGTATGGCCGCGTCTATGTTTTGCGTCGCAAATATCATGCGAGACAACTGGTTGTCCGACTCGTCCATGATGAAAGTTAGTTCATCGCCAAAATAGTCTCTTATCTCTCTGATGAGTCTCGTTATCTGCGCGAGGTACACAACTTTTTTGAAATATATCGCCTTCCGCTTGCCTGTGCTCCAGGGATCCGGTTCTTCCTCCTCCTTGTCATCCTCGTACAGAGGGCACCAAACTTCGGGCGACACGAGCCCGCTCGCCTGCAGGTACGAACTCTCGTGCAGACGGAAGGCCTCCCACAACTCTCCTCTAGTGAAGGCGAGCACGTTGTGGACGTCGAAGCGATGCAGGATGTTCTTGTCGTACAGAGGGTTATCTACGGGATCGCCGTTGGAGAACTGTATCTCTTTCCTCGTTATGAGGTATTCAACGAACGACGGGACGTGCGCGATGACGTCGTCTCGCGTGAACCCGTCGGGCCCTTCTTTGGACGGCACGTCATCGGGGATCTCCACTCCCAAGGATTCCCTGATTTTGTCTCTTGGTATGACTCGCCTACGTTTGTTGTAATCTGAGAAAGGAGGGTCTGGATCGAAGTCATGAAGAGAATCGCCGAACTTCAACAGCTGGTGGATCCTGTAATCGTGCTCGTCTCTGATGCCCTTGGCATCGTCTGACGGCGATCCTGCAACTTGTACTCCGCTCGGTCCGGGCCCCACGACTGTGCGCGCCCCAATCTTCTCTTCCTGCTTCGCCAGGAATTTCCTCAAGAACTCCAGAAGCGGCTCGACTACGAGCCGCTTTGCGAACGTGTCGCCGACGTCCCCTCCCAAAGTGTCGGCGTATGTTTGCAGCTGGCCGTCTCGGGCGGACAGGTACGACTCAAGATCGTCGATTTTTTCCTGCAGTATGTCCCTCGCGACGGCCGTGTTTGATTTCTTGTTTCGAATGTTGAATATGTACATCTTTTCGTTGTGCGTAGCCCCGCGCATCAGCGCGTCGACGAACGAGTCCGCCTTGGCCGCGGAATCAACGCTCGTCCAATCACGCGTGTACGCCCAATCCGCCACATCAATATCTCTCGCCTCTTCGTCGTCGGAGTCGTCGGGCTCTTCGTAGCCGATGTACCCGTCTTCGAGGGCGTCCGAAAGCTTACGCATATTTTCCTCGTGGGTAGGCATGGTCTACCCTATGGCGGAGACATTATTTTCACCACAGGATCCGGATCGACCAGAAGTTGGGCGACGTCTTTCTGTCGCGCGTCAGACGACCCTTGCCGTCGCGGATGCCTCGGGCGCGCAGGAGATACCTCCGCCGGCGCTCCGGGTCCTTGTGGTCCAGGAAGTCCTCGGCGCCCTTCTGCCCGAAGTGCACGGGTCCGCTCGCGAGGCGCACGACGAACTTTTTGGTCGGCCGGTCGCTCACATCTATCCGCTCAGTGAAACCAAGCCTTCGTGCTTTCGCGCGGACTCTCTCCAGCTTCGTCGCCATCGGTGTCTTGCACGATCGCGGCAAATTTTGTGCGTGCCGCGGTCGACATCAGGCGCTGCTCCGCCGCTCTGACCAGGTGCCCGATGCTGCCCGGGAACAGGCATTGGTGTTGATGCTCCTTCTTCCACGCGTTGTAGGCATCGAGGCACTCCAGCGCGTTGTCGACACGGTCTATCGGCAGCATCTGCTTTGTAACGGCATCCCGGACGACCAAGTAGCCCACGCCCTGCATCCAAGGAGCGTGCGGGTTCAACGGCCGAGTGGGGCTTATGGGTGCGGGATTCTTCGCGACGTACAGAGCCAGCCCGTTCGACCAACCGACGACCTTGACGAATTCGGTGTTTCCCGCGTCCAGGTTGACATCGTTGAAAAAAGGCGTCCCGATGATCGGCAGCTCGACGCACCGCATCCTTGAAATACGACCTCGATACAAATACGCGGCGTTAATTTTCGCGCCGCGATTGTCAGACCGTCGCGATCCTCGCAGGGCGCGCCGTGCGCCAATACTTGGTCTGCGCTCGCTCCAGTTTCCTCATGTGCAAGTCGGACCGGGAGATCACCGGTTCGTAAGGCGTCCCGTAAGGCGGTTTGTCCGAGCCCACGACGTCACGCATGATCTGCGACCCAGGGAACCGCGTGGCCTTCAACGCGCGGTTGAATTCGGCGCCGCGACCGGGAAAGAGCGAGTCCCTCCAGATCATGTACCTGTCGTGGTCGCACTCGGGGCCCTCGAAGGAACGGCCGAAGTCGATCATGAAGAGCACCGGCGAACCGTCGACGATGCGGTAGCCAAGATTCTGGGTGTGGAGGTCGCCGTGGACCAGGCCCGCCGCCTCCAGCTTCGCGCACAGCTCCTTCAGACGTCGAGCGACGATCGTATCGATTTTCTCTCCTGGGCCGGGTCTCGGAGAGAGCAGGTCGCTCAGTATGGCGGTGACCCTGCCCATCAGGACGACCCCCAGTCGCATCGTCCGTTGGCGCCCCCCGGTGGCGTACTCGGTCGTGTACGCATCGAGAAGCGGAGGCACGTTGCTCGGCAAAGCGGCGCGCATCACGGTGTGCATGTGCACCTCGCGGTCGAAGTCCCTCCGGGCGTTGTCGTTGGCGAGAGGCGCGACCTTGATCACGACCTTCGCACCGGCTCTCTGACCGAGGAACGCGATCCCCGAACCGCCCGCGCCCAGAAACTTGATGATCTTGCAGTCCTTCGTGTTCAGCTTGAGGTAGCGCGTCAGACGGTCGCACAGCGTCGCCTCGCCGTCGGCGTTGATTATCGCGGCGTCGCGCTTCAGGACGTCGATCAGGAACCGGCGCATCTTGGCCTCGCGCTGAGGTCGTGCGAGACCCCCGACGAAGCCGACGATCTCGGAGTTGACCTTCTTCCTCTCACCCGTCTCCAGAGCCGGCGCAACGATGTCCTTATGCCCCGCCTTGCGCCGGATCTTCCACGCGCACAGCTTGATCGGGTCGCTCTTGCACCCCCCGTTGTTCATGCCCGGCTTGGCGTCGAAAGCGCCTGTCGCTTTGAGGGCCGCGTACGCCGCCGAGTGCTGAGCTCGCGTCTTCTTGCCTCCGCTAGCGTTCTTGCTGACGAACTCGGTCCATGGGTTTGGACACGCGCACTTGTTGGCACGCTCGGCGCACTTCGGGGCTTTGCATCTAGGGGGCATCGTCCATATACGAAAGTGTGCCACGAAAAAACCACCTACGCGATTGTCAACACGAAAGCGCGGTCCGCGTCTACCTGCGAGTTGGCGGCGCTACGGGTGCGAACCGTGAAGGAGTACGTACCTGCGAGAGTCGGCGTGCCGTGCAGAAGGCCAGAGAGGTCCAGTGCGAGGCCCGCGGGGACCCCCCCTGAAACGACGATGTAGTGGTCCGCCGCCCCGACGGCCGCGAGCTGCACCGAGTACGGGAGCCCTGCCGTACCGGACACCAGCGACGAAGGTGTCGTCCAAACGATCAGCGTCGCGGTCAACGCGGCCAACTGCAGGCTCATGGCGTCCAGCTGAGCCTGCAGCGTGTCTATGCGGACCTGCGTCCCGGACGGGTCCGAGCCGGAAGGGATCGCGATGATCTCGGAAGCGGGCGTGAAGGTTATCTTGTTGACGCGTGCCTGCTGTATCGCCGCCACGTCGGAGGCGATCGCGGGAGCCGTCAACGCCGACCTCAGGACGATCGGCGCCGTGCCAAAGTCAACGACGCCGTCGAACGTGATGGGTCCGGTCAGAGACGTCGCTCCGCGCACCGTGACCCCTTCGCAGTCGACCGGACCGGCGACGGCGACCGAACGCACGTCGGAAGTCAGGCATCCGGCTTCGAGCACGGGAGTCGCCAGGGATTCCGTACGGACGTCGGCGGCCACGACGTCTTTCAATCTGGCGTCGTTGGCGACGACGTCTCCGCATTCGAAGGTGTCCTCGATCCGGACGGGCCCGGAGACGATCATCGCGCCGTCCAACTGGAAATCGCCTTCGCACGACAGCGCGCCCTGCACGGCGCAATCGGCAGCCACGGACAGGTTCGCGGAGAAGACGGCGTCCGACTTTATCGCGAGACCGTCGGCAGTGAAGTCGCCCAGTGCTTCGAGGTCGCCGCCGACGGTCGCATCTCCCGTCACGTCCAGCCTTCCACCGGACGTCAGATCGCCCTCCGCGGACACCGGACCCGCCACGGCGACCGCGGTCGCTTCGATGCCGACCGCGACCTTGAGGGAATCGCACGCGACGGCGCCCTCGACTCCGACGTCGCCGGATACCTGCAGGTTTCCCTCGATGCCGGCGTTGCCTCCGATCTCTGCGTCCCTCGACACTCGCACGTCCTTACCGGCGTCGACGTCGCCGAAGACCTGCAGCTCCATGGCCGTCACGGCGCCCTTGGCGACCACGGGCCCCTCGACCTTGAACATGCCGAGGGTGGTGACGTCGCCGCCGGCTCGGATCCCGCCGTCGAGCGCGATAGTGTCGCACCTGAACGACGCCGCCGTCAGGTCGCCGAGCGCCGCGCTCCCGGCCTTGAAGTCCCCGGAGAACCGTGCGTTCGCCCCGAAGACGTCGCCCAGTGCGTTGACGTCGCCCGCCGTCCGAACGCCCGCACCTCCGAACGCGGCGCCTCCACCTGCGATGAGGTCGCCTCCGAGGGTCATCCTTCCTCCGGCAGCGACGTCGCCGTAGATGTCCGCTCCGCCACGGGTCACCTTGACGTCGCCGTACTCGACGTACAGGTCGCGGTCGACGACGACCCGCTGCACGGCGAGGTCTCCCTGCAGGGTCATGTTTCCGCGCACTCGGCTCGGGCCCGCGTCGAGCGTTCCCGCTATGGTCGTGTTTCCAGCTACGGCAACGTCCGTCACGATGCTCAGGTCGTTGATGGTAGCCGACCCGGACGCGACGAAAGTCGTCAACGCGGATGGTCCGGTCACGTCGAGCTGAGTGCCGACCAGACGGAATGCTTTGACGATGCGGTCCGCGATCACGTCCTTCTGGACGGCCAAGTTGAAGAGGTCCGCGAGCTGCAACACGGTCAGCTGGCGGTAGCGCGCGTCGTCTGCCTCGAGACGATCGCTCTTGAAGTTTGTGCACGCAAAGTCCTCGACGGTCGTAGCGCCGTATACCCTGAGTCCGCCCGACACGGAGCCGATCGTCATGTCGTCGACGTCGATCGTTTTCGACGTCAGGGAGTCGAACTTGGCCCGCGTCGCGTCGACGTCGGCGGCGTCTACGCGTTCCGTCCGAAGAGCGACAGCATCCACCGCCCCGGTAACGTCCAGCTGCGCGACCGACATCGGCACGCGAACCGTGACGGCCGATCCGCTCGCGATCATGGCGCCCGCGCCCGCGGACATCGTCCCAGCCGTGTCGAAGCCGGACGCGGTCACCTCGCCAGTAACGAGAGCGCGACCGGCGACCGTCAGATCCCCTGTCGCGAGGGGGCCGTCGACCAAAGCCGGTCCCTCCGCACGGAACGCCGCGGTCCGCGTATCCTCGAAGAACGCCGCTCCGGCTCGGACGTCGCCGAGCTCGGTGTTGCCGGCGGTCAGAGACCCCCTGAACACGCCCGTCTCCGCTGCGACCGAAGACGTCTGGACATGGTTGGCGGCTACGTCGACTGCCGTCACGGCGACCGCGTTCAAGGAGTCGGCCGTCGCCGCCCCGAGAGTGGATACCTCCGAAGCGATGATGTCGGTCGCGACAGCCCTCGTGGTGACCTTGTCCGCACGGATCTCGACGGCGTCGATCGTGAACGCGTCCATCGGCACCGCGACGCGCATCTGCGTCAGGTCGACGGTCAGAGCGCCCTGGAGCGAGATCTGGTGCGTGGCCGTGATGACCTCGGACGTGACGACCTGCTGAAGGTCCCTGATCGAGGCGAGCACGAGCTCGCGACCCGCAGCAGCGGTCAGAAGCGCGATGTCCGACATCGACTCGGGAGCGTCGGCGACGACCTCGTCGTACGTCGCGATGGACCGCACTAGGATGCCGTCCAGCTTCAGGGCGCCACCCGACGCGATCTCTATGAGCTCCGAAACGAGCAGGGAGGACACCTCGGGCTGATCGAACACTCTGCGAAGGTCTGCCACAGACCCGACGCGTCCGGGCTGCCCAGAGTAGTCGTCGTACAGCTGCGACGCCGTCATTCCGAGGATGTCGGGGTCGATGGCCTTGTACAGCAGGAGGTACAGGCCCGGGTTGAATGACTCCTCGTCCGCCGCGACCGCCGGACTGGCGAACCTCTGGAACTGGCGGAACGACACGACCGTCTTGGCGCGCTCATAGTCGCTCATGAGGATCGCGGTCACGAGCACGGTCGCGTCCTGGGGAAGCGTGGACGCGTCGTCGGCCAGGGTCATCGTCGTCGCGGTGACCGCCGCGACCGTCATGCGAGCGTTGAACACGGTGTCGCCCTCGAGCTGCACCAGGACCTCGGACCCGGGCTCGAAGTGCCGGATCAACGACGCCGTGCCCGCGGTGGCCGTGCGGGCGCCCGCGATCGGGATGCCGAGCGCGACGTACGCGTGCAGGTCGAACATGCCTGCGAGGCCCGGAGGCAGCGTCGACCCTATGTTTGCGTAGCTGACCTCCATGTCGGTCGACAGGTCGAACAACGGCTGCGACGTCGGGTCGGCGAGGTACGAGCCCAGATTCAGGCCGGCGGACTCGGCCGCGCGGCCGTCGAGAGCGAGGTACTCGTCCAGCTTGGTCTGCGTAGGGCCTCCATTGATGACGAACGTACCGAAATCTGCCGCGTTGCTCGACCCCGTCGCCACCGTCTCCGACGGACAGTAAAGAAAGAACTGAGCCGGTATCGGCATGGTCGGGGATCCTACCCAACGTGCGCGGGTCTATTTCCGCGCCACGATATTTGCCCCTGGAAGGGTAGGACCGCATGCTTGCGTTCGGGAACCGGCCGAGCGAGCGAACTCGGAAGCTGCACGATCTCATAGCCGTGATCGCCTCTAAAAAGGAGGAGTTCCGCAGGGCTCCTCAAGTAGGCGTCGCGAGAGAGCTGCTTGCGTTGAAGGCGGAGCTCGACGCCATGCCGAAGTCGTACAAATGACGGTCACGTTATCTTGTAGTGCTTGACGTTCTGAGGCGAATACACTAAGGTTCGGTTCTGGATCTCGTCGACCCTGTAGCCCTTCGTCGTCAGGGCGTGCAGGACGAGAGGGTGCATGCCTCCCGCGACGCTGAACGTCACGTCGCTCGCATGTTCCTTGTGAGCTTTCTCCATGAGGTCGCAGACGGCTGCCGCTTGAGCGTTCGCTTCGGGAGAGATCTTTGGCTGCAGGGTCCAAAGTCTGTCCATCTCGTACACTGGCGCCGCGAAAAATCAGACCAGGACCGAACGCACTGCCGCCTTGCCCGCGTCGACCGCGCCCTGGAATCCCGTCGCCATCGCGGGGCCGTCCAGCGGAGGGCCGAACGTCGTATTGTCGTTGACCGTCAGGCGGTCCAGCGAGTCGACCTCCGTCTGGAGGCGCGTGACCTCGCGCAGCAGGAAGTCGACGTTGTACTGCGCCAGCTGCACGCGGTTTGTCAGGTACGGGATGGACTCGGTCAGCTGCGCGTCGACGGGGAACGTCTCGGGCTTGTTCTTGATGGTGTCCCATCCTACCGGAAGCTCGGAGGTCGTGTTGTCTTCGTGCGTCACGACTATCTGGTCGTTCAGCTCCTCGATACCCTTGACGTAGCGGAAGTTGAGCGACGTGATGTCCTGCACGTCGAGCGTCGTCGCCTTGATCCTGTCCGCCTTGAGGCCGCCGAAGACGGTCATCGCCGCGTCGGCGACACGGCTGTCCGCGTCGGGGATCAACCCGGGAGCGTTGACGAGCACACGACCGTCGCGCGTCGTCTGCAACGGCAGGGTCTCGTACAGCTGCGTGCCGTTGTCGTATTTCTTGTTACGGATCACGAAGGCGTCGGCGTCCTTGAGCTCGATGGCGGCAGTGGTTCCGGACACGGTCAACGCCGCCGCGGTCTGCTCGGAGTCGCCGGTCACGACGACGCGGCCTCCGGTGACGTAGGTCGGCTCCTTGAGCCATAGGGTCTGCTCGCCGTCGACGGTCAGGGGCTGGGCGATGTCGGTCAAACTGGCCATAAAGAGCTTGCCGAAGCTTTACCACGGAGCCAGGGATTTTTCTTGGGTACACGAAGCTCTACAACGGCGGATTGCGGATTTACGGCGGATTACGGCGGATTGCAATATAAATTACGGCGCGTTGCAATCAAAGTGCAATAGTCGTGCAGTATAGTTGGAATCACCTGCAATAAAATGTCGTGTTTTACGGAATTACGGCGGCTGTTTTCCTGCGAAGACTTCCCCAGAGATTTTCTGAAAACAAGAAAGTCTTGGCAGACCCCGATTACGGCGTTACGGATTTTACGGCGGGCGCGGATTGTCGTACGACAAAACTATTGTAATTAGACGTTACCGGACTGCAACGAGATTGCAGTTTACGGGCAATTACGGCAATTACGGCAGATTACGGCAGGATTACGGCGAGTTGCAATCTCCGTTGCAATTGATTGCAATTAAATTACGGCACAGATGTCGTGCATTGTCGTTAGAAGCAATAGATTTTACGGAATTACGGTTTTACGGCGGGCTTTCTTCTGCCAAGACTTTCCTGAGCATTTTTCGAAATCCAGAAAGTCTCGGCAAACCCCTTTTACGGCCGTAAAATTTTTACGGCGGGTCTGTACGGTGACGTATCTTTGCAGTCTGTTTGCAATACAATTTTACGACAACTTACTGCAAGAGGATTGTAGTTTACGGATTTTACGGCAGATTGCGGCGGATTACGGCAGGATTACGGCGGGGTTACGGCGGCCGTAAATCCCCTGTACAGAGGGTAATGAACATCGACACGCAAGAAGAGATATACGAAATCGACTACCATGGAGCCGAGACCCGCATGTCGGACGAGTACCAACTGTTCCAAGAGTACTTCGAGGACTGGATGTCCGTGGACGACCCGGACAGCGCCATGGAGTTCGTGTCATTGTTGGACACCATGACGGCCGCCGAGTACGATTCGGTGGCCCAAGCGTACGTGGGTAGAAACATCGCGGAACCCGCTGCGGAAGAACCCTCAGAGACGGTGACAGATCAGAAAGCTGGAGGCCGGGCCGAGACAGCAGAGGACGCTGCACACGACTACTTCTCGCTCGTCGACACCCTGCACGACTTCAACAACATCCCGTACCCCGGCCGCACGCAGAAGTATACCATTCCCATCGACGTCATACTGGAGTCCCTCGGCAATCCGAGCCTTCCGGCTGGCATGGAAAACATCGACGACTCTAGATGCCCCATTAGGTTCAGCGAAAAAATAACCAAGCTCAAGGACCTCGTCTTCGACGTAGGCACGATACCCAATCCGCTCTTCGATAAGAAGCTGGAATCCGTCGTGGTGCCTCATACCGTCAAGGAGAAAGGGAAGAAGACGTTCGCCGTTACTACTCAAAGCTACGCCAACGTCATGGCCCGACCATTCGCAAGCCCCCGCTACAACCGTCCCATTACGTCGGTGACAGTCGTGTGCGCTTACGACGGGTCCAAGAAGGTGCTCGAGCTCAGACAGATCGCGGACGCGTGTTCGGCGATGAAGTTCAAGTTTGGGACACCTGCGACGTTCATATGCGACAGCAGCGACGAGCATCTCCTGAAGCTCTTGACAGCGACGATATTCATCGATGACGCTTTCCGGAAGAAATTCGTCCTGAGCCCGAGAACGGACTTCGTGCGCCATATTCGCAATAGGCTCGGCCCTGTTAAATGGGACGTGGCGTTGTGCGACGCAAACATGATCGACGCCGAAAATGGAGAGTCCCCCGTCAGACCCAATCCTACGGGGGATGTCTTTCGCAGAGGCGCCGTGACCCAGGTAAATATTCAAGGGTTGTCCCGGGACAAGAAGTCTATCACCGTTTACGTCGACGATCAACCTCCCATAACCATGATGATTCCTTGCACGTCGGGGTCTCGAGAGTCCGTGGACGCTGTCAGAAATGATCGTCTTTCGAAGAACGATCACTACATCGCGGACAAACTTGCCATCAAGAAAGCTGCCGACTGGGGACAGATAGCTCATTGCAAGACGTACTCCGAACGAGAGAAGAAGACGTTCGTGTTCGTGACCAGCGACGAGATGGCGGCATACTGGGCGATGGCTCAGAAGGTGCCGATGATGAACACGACCGCGAGAGCTTACAGCACGGAAGCTTATAAACCTGCATTCTGCACTCTCGGGTTCAACATGTACCGCGAGCCCGGGTCCGTACAAGTCGCTGGAGGTCGTTACGGGTGGTCGACCGCTATCGTAGCATCATTTGCGACGATCGCAATGGCGGTATACGCGTCGATAAGATAAACCGTCGTTTACGGGAAACTTACGGGATTTTACGGGTTTTACGGGAAACATGCAATAGGATATGCATTGTTCATGCAATCCGTTTACGGGAAAAATACAATCGATAGTCGTCCGAAGCAATCGATTTACGGGTTTTTCGTGTTTTACGGGAAAATATTTCGCCAAGACTTCCCCCAGATATTTTTCAAAAATCTCAAAGTCTTGATCGCCCCCGATTTTACCCGTAAACATTTTACGGGATTTTTTAATAGACGTCGCGTTACAATGCAATGAATATTACAAAACATTGCATTCGGACTGCATGGAGATTGCAGTCTGTCGGATTTACGGGGTTTTACGGGAAATTTACGGGATTTACGGGAAATTTACGGGGTTTTTACGGGATCGTGCAATGCATTTACGGGGATTTTGATTGGTCATTCGACGACAAGTCTACTTCTTCTTGGCGGCCGTCTTCTTCTTGCCTCCGGTCTTCTTGGCTCCTGCCTTCTTGGTTGTGCGCTTGGCTGCGGTCGACTTCTTCTTGCCTCCTCCCTTGAGTGCGTCCATTCTTGTTGTTACCGTAGCCGCGAAAATATCGCCTGGGCCGGGAAAATAAATCGCGGCTTACAGACGACCGGGGTTCGAACCCCCCGAAGAAAACGATGGCCGGGGGACCGATGACCTTCGTGGCGCCGACCGGAGCGATCGTGCTCGTGGGTCGGAACGCCGCCCAGAACGACGCTTTGACGCGGTCCGCCGGGGCAGGAGACGTATGGATGCACGCCGACGGGCCGGGGGCGCACGTCGTCCTGAAAGCGTCGGCCGGGGCCGTCGATCCTCGGGACATAAAGTTCGCCGCCGACCTCGCCGTCTACTGGTCCAAGGCCAGGGGAACCCGGACCAGGGTCACCGTCGCCGGGGCAGGAGACGTCCGGACCCGCAAGGACGGCTCCGCCACGATCACGAAATCCAAGAGCGTGGTCGGTCGACCGCTAGCCACGGCCCCGTGCAGGGCTTAAACGACGGGTGCCGTACACGAGCCATACCGCGATGCTGGGGGTACGATCCGACGACGCGCTCTTCGTCGACAAGTGCCTCAACCGGGGCAAGACGCCGGAGCAGATCCATGCGCTGGCCGCCGAAACCGGGCGCAGCCTGCCGAAGGGGTTCGCCGAGTACAGGGTCGAGCACATCAAGCGGCAGCAGGCCATCAAGGCCGCGCTCCCGGACGGCATCGAGCAGAGGACGCCCGAGTGGTACGCCGCGCGCGAAGGCTTCATCACGGCGAGTGACTTCCATGCGGCTTCTTTCGCGACCGACGCGGTACGGAAACGTTTCGTGATGAACAAGGCCGGTCAGGGGGCGCCTTTCCTGGGGAGCGCGGCGACGAGGCATGGGGTCAAGTACGAGGACGTGTCGATCATGCTGTACGAGTACGAGATGGGCATCAAGGTCCGGGAGTATGGGCTGATTCCGCACAAAAATGTGTCAATTATGGCCGCTTCTCCCGACGGAATTGCATCAAATGCAGTCATGAACGAGGCGAAGTGCCCTAGTTCTAAGACGTTGACCGAAATTCCTCCAGAGTATTTTGCTCAGATGCAAGGACAGATGGAGGTGGCAGGCCTCGATCTCTGCGACTTCATCGTATGCCGTGTGGAGGAGCTCGACGGATCCGAGTTCTGGCCCGCCTTCGAAGCAGCCTACGCGGCAGAGTACGGCTTCGAGCGCTACGGCGCAGTCGGCAGCACGCGCGGAGCCGATACCAAGTTCAAGCACAGTCGCCCAGGTCTATCCCCCGAAGAGCTGCGGGCATGGATTGCAGGGCTGCCCATCGATATGGACGTCTCCCTCCATCGCGTGTTCGACTTCCGCATCACAAGGATCGAGCGAGACGATAAGTTCGTGGCGGACATGATCGCCAAGCTGCGCGAGACGTGGGAGATGGTCCTTGAGGCGCGCGAGAATCCCACCAAGGTCGCCCCGCCCGCGGTTAGCCCGATTCTTCGAGGATTCTCGTTTAAGAACTTCGGCAAGGCTTAAGCGTTTAATGTCCAACATACGGATATGGAGCGTTTCGTGGAGATCGAGGATGGCAGAGTCCGCGTCTACAGCGACGGTCGCGTTTACAACGTCTCCAAGAAACGCTTCATTACAACAACAATGGCGCGGAAAGCGTTAGTTATCGGGTTGCCGGCGTTTGAAGGAAAAACAGTCAATACATCGGTCAAGAAACTCGTGTACGAAGCATTCGTCAAGCCGTGTGGCTCAACCCCCATCCTGCACATCGACGGAGACGTCAAGAACTGTAGTGCGGACAATCTATACCTGCTCGGCGACATTGTGGAAAAGGTGATGGCGCGGAACAGACCTGAGTACCCGTTAACGTTTCATGCGTTTTCTCGCGAGCCGTTCCCCAGATACGCTGCAAGCAAGCAAGGCGAGGTTTACGACGTCATGACGGGCCGACAGCTGCAAGGCAGCCTCACGATGACGGGATATATGAGGATCACTCCCTTCAATGTTGCGTCCACAAAAATCGAGAAAGTATACAAACATCGCTTTGTTCACTTCTGCTGGAACGAGTCTTTTGACATCACCGACTCAACTCGTATCATCAACCACATTGACGGTGTCCGGTCTAATAACGCTGTCTCCAATCTCGAAGAGGTCACGATAGCCGAGAACAACGAGAAATCGTTCATCACCAATCCTGGCAGGAGTGCGAAGAGCGGCGAGGGCAATTCCTGCCGACTCGAACTCGTCAGCAGCTGCGGTGAAGTCGAAGTCCTCAAGATGCCCGTGAAGGCAGCTGCAAAGCGTATTGGGTGCAGCCAACGGTCGACAATGGAATGCGTGCGAACAGGAACACCGATCGACGGGAAGATCCTGAGACACGCGTTTGAGGATCGAGATGACGAGTCATGGTATCGTGTCTTGCCGTACACGCAGCTTGAGTGGTATCCCGAAGGCGTCAAGGATCTCGCGGGCATATTGGTGAGCGACAGCGGAAGGATCGCGAGCGACACTGGCAAAGTGTACATCGGAAAAAAATGTGAGGACGGTTTTCAGCGATTTGGTTACGCTGGCGCCCAGAAACTCTTTCACCAAGCTCTCTGTTTCGCTTTCCAAGGCCCGCCACCCAGTCCGGAGCACACCGTCGACCACAGCAACCGCGACGACTTTGACAACCGTCCCATCAACCTCCAATGGAAGGATAAGATCGAGCAATCGTCCAACCAGAAGAGAACAAAACGTATCGTCCGAACGTGCTGCGACACAGGTGAGGTATCTACATACTCATCAAGAAGCGCCGCGTGCCGAGAGACAGGCGTAATGTACACTCAACTTACCAAGGTATGCGCATCCGGCGTCGTCTACCAAGGCGCGACCTGGACCGAGCACGACGCGCCCATCGACGCCGAGCCCGACGCCGTCCCCGTGGGCCACCCCGACCTGACGGAGCCAGTGCCGTACGAGCATGTCCGCATGATCGTGCATCGCGGCGGCGAGAGATACTGCTAACAACTTTTTAGAAAAAAGTTCGACAAAAATCCATCGGAACTTTGTGTGCCTTTCACTTCACTGCCTTTCCCGATTCGTTGAAACCATGGATTTTTGTCGAACTTTTTTCTAAAAAGTTATCGGGAAATAAAGTGCCGGTCAGTCTGTAAGCAATGTCGGGCAAGGTGGCCGAATCGGGCAAGATCCGCCCGGAACTGAACGGGATCCTGCGGAACAAGAAAGCTTTTCTGAAGAACCCCGCCGCCGAAGATCCCAAGTCGAAATGCATCAAGCCCATGGGCCTCTGCCGCGTGCAGGACAAGCTCATGGAGCCGGCGTTCTGGTCGCGCGCCGTGCAGCTCCGCGTCATGGACACCGGCGACAGGTGGTTCTATTGGACGGCGGCATGCGTCCTCGGGCTGCTCGGAAGCTCGACCGCAGCCACGGCGCTGGCGTCAGATGACGCCAGCTGGAAGACCTTCACGATCATGTTCACCAGCGTGGACGTGTGCGCTTTGTTGTTGGCGGCGTGCGTCGTGATGGCGAGGTCCGAAGCATCGTTGTTTCAGTACAGGGTGCACATCCCGATCATATCAGAAGACGGCAAGTCCATCGTGTGGGACTACTACATCAGCTCGGCGCTGCCGTCCGCCGACGTAGAGGCGCTGGCCATGGAGGGCGCCGGCAAGATGGGACGCTTCGCGGCCCGAGCGGCGTACAGGTACCAAGGCGCTCTGAGCGTCGAGCAGGCGAGGATCAAGTGCAAGGACGCCATAGAGTTCTTCGTCGCTCAGTTCAAGACGCCGGTGACTCGAAGCACGAGCAAGAGCGGGGTCGAGAACGCCGATCGCTTGACCGCGGCAGTCTCCCAGGTCGACGAGGCGACCGCCATGTACAAGACCGCGCAGACCGTGCTCGAGGTGAACGGGATCACGCGCGAGAGGCTGGAGGAGATCGTGGCGTCGGCGGGGAACAAGTATCCGCAGGTCGACGAGCGCTGGAAGGGCAACGCGCGCAGGGTCCTCGTGTCCCGCGTCAAGATTCCTAAAGGCGAGGCGAACGACATCCCTTCGGACCCCGAGTGGTTCGTGCAGGCCGGAGTCGCGCTCGAGACCTCCGTTCCGCGCATCGACTCCGCGAACGGGTCCTGGGACGACGCGCTCAAGACCATGCGCACTCTCGGGGACAAGCTGAAGAGCACCGCCGTCGGCATGCGCCTCCTCGACGACCCTAGGTACGCGGGCGCCGTCAACGAGGCTCTCGTCGCCATTCCGACGTCCGGGGCGGCGACGGACGCCCTGCGAGCGTACCGCAAGATGTCGAAGGACGACGTCGTGCGCGTGGACGCCATCATCAACGTCGCCAGCATCATCATGGACAACACCATCCTGCCGAGCCAGCGTGGAGGGGCCAACCGGATAGACGCCGTCACGTTGGCGTTCAACGCGGGATCTATCGTGCCGGCGGTGATGTGGGTCGGACTGGGTCTGAAGTACATGTACGAGAGCGGGTACATCGGCAACCTGATCGACCTCGTCGGCAACGACGACGACTGGACCGAGACCGCGTCCAAGTCGCAGGAGATCCTCAAGATCGCCGTCCTCGTCATGGTCGTGCTGGCGGTGTACTACCAGTTCAAGACGACCACGATGAAGTGGTCCGTGGACACGGCCGCGCGCGAGCAGCTGCTGGAGCGCCTGGGCGGAGACCTGCGCGACATCGCCAAGCTGGGCGCTCAGGGCGTCGAGACCAACCAGATCGAGTTCATGGCGCTCATGAAGGACATCGAGCTAGTCATGTCGTACGAGATATTGGCCGACAAGCAGGCGTTCGCGTACACTCCCGTCCGCATCTCGTCTCTGGTGGTAGGAGTCGCGACGATCGCGGGAGCGATGGTCTGCCTGTGGATGCTGTGGCGCGGCATCAAGCCGCTGCAGAGGATCAACCGCATGGACGCCAACGCGGCCAAGCCTATGTCCGGCGGCGCTGGAGCCTTGGTCGGCGGCATGTCGCGCGAAGAGATCGCCGACTTCGACTCGGACGAAAATATGGAGTTGCCGACGCCCATGAAGGCGATATTGTGCGTCGCGGCCCTGATAGCGGTCGTTTACTATATCGTCATGATGATCATGACCGAAGAGCGGACCAAGTCTCTGTACGCCAACGAGCGGTTGATGGAAAACAGGAATTACAACGTTTGAAAGACGATTTTTTTCGAAATACATGTGCAAAACGATCATGGACTGGGCAAACTGGGGACGCGCTCAAGCTGGAAGGTACGGCAGCGCCGCGGCAACAGCCGGCACAAACGGTCATTATAACAATTCAAGCGGCGTAGGTCAGAATTGTTCTATGAGCTCCAGTACCAATAACGGAGTCACGTCTACATCTTACAAGGTCAACGGGAGGGAAGCTACCAAGGAAGAGTACAACGCCGCTTGCGGAAAGTACTACGGTGGAGCCAAGAAACCCGCGGCCAAGAAACCCGCAGCCAAGAAACCCGCAGCCAAGAAACCCGCAGCCAAGAAACCCGCAGCCAAGAAACCCGCAGCCAAGAAACCCACGGCCAAGAAATGAAGGCGTGTATGCAAGGGATGAAGGTCATCGCCCATCGCGGCAGACCCGAAAACACCGTGCTGGGCATCCGCTCCGCCGTCAGGCTCGGAGTCGACGCCGTCGAGTTCGACGTCCGCCTTCACCCTTCGGGAACTTTGTACCTGATGCACGACGCCACTCTCGACCGGACCACCTCCGGCCGAGGTCTTCTGGCCGATGCGACGCCGAAAGACCTTCGGTATCTGGCGGTGCCTACGTTAGACGAAGCCCTGGACGCCTGCGGCACGACGCACGCGATGATAGAATTGAAAACTTCCGGCAATACCGCCGAAGCGGTAGCCACCGTTCTGAACAAACGCAGAAAAGGCGCGTGGACGGTGTCGTCGTTCGACCACAGGCAGCTGCTCGCGTTCAAGGCTATGTGTCCGAGCGTAGATGTATCCCCGATCGTGTACGGCGTTCCTCTGGACTGCGTGCAATGCGCGCTTGCGCTTCGGGCAAAGAGCATCGCCGTTTCCTGCGAATTTTTGGACCCACGTTTGTTGAGGCACGCGCGCGACCATGGTATACTCGTGAACGTATACACGGTGAACACTGAGCGCGAGCTCCGAGACGTCATGGCGGCAGGTCTCGTGTCCGGGTTGTTCACCGATCATCCGGACGTGATGATACGGCTCACGGATCGGTGAGTATGATAATTCTTTCGATCGAAACGTTTCTGCCTGAATTCGGGCACGACACGGGTCTTTGTCAATTGGTTCAGCGACCATTCGTGCTCTTCGTCCATGCTTCCGTAAAACCATTTGTCCGCGAATCGCTTTCTCAACGATTTCTGGACGATGTAACACGACATCGACTTGTATTCTATGTATTCTCGTCGGTAATCGTTCAAACAGGTCGTACAAAGGGGACCGCAGCGCGTCTCGCGCTCAGAAGTGTTATCGCAGCGCCAGCACGGCGATTTCATCCATTCGATTTCGTCAAAGGCCATTTTCTTCTCGACAGCATGTACGCGCACGGTCGTTTAAGCCAGCGTTTTCAAAAAATCTGGGGTCGGGGTAATCATGCGATTACTCGCGGTCGTCATTGCGTGCCTGTGCGTCATGGCGTGCATGCTGTTGTTTCGCTTAGAAATAGCTAGGCCCGTGACCCGACCTTTGCCGGCGCCTCGCCCGTTGCCGACCGTGCACCGAGAGGTCGCGAAGCAGGTCGCTGCGGTAGATCCTCCGGAGGTCTCTCGCCTGAAGGCTCTCGTCTCCAAGTTCGCGTCGCAGTCCAAGGCGTGGGACGTCCTGATCGCCGTGGGCGACGTCTACAGGAAGGGCGCGTTCCCGCGATTCGCGCCGAACGAGACCATGGCGTTGGCGTTGTACAAGCTCGCCGCGACGTGTCCGTGCGGCGACACGGCCGGCATGGCACAGGTCAAGTACATCGAGGCCCGCGACGACTCCATGTATTCCGCGGACAAGAAAGGAGATGCTTTGCCCGTGTCTTTCGGCGACGAGCTCATGCGCCTGGCGACGGACAGGATCAAGGGCACTCCGTGGTCCGCGTTCGAGAAGCCGCGGATGCAGCGCATGGTCATACCTGAAAGAGCCAGGGTCCCAGAACAAAGACCGGACTTCATGACATACCTTACGGCCCTTACGGACCCAGTGACGCGCACGGAAACTCCGCCTGCCGTGCTCACGGAACGGACGTACATTCGCGACAGCCAGAACGTGCACGATCACTCCGTCGTCGCCGTGACGCGCAAGAACCTGGAGACCATCGGTGCGGACAAGGCGGGGCGAGCCGATACTTCGGCCATAGTGACGGCGATCCTCGAGAACAAGGACATGTCCCCGACGCAGGTATCCGACGCCTTGGCCGTTCTGGAAGACCTCGGAGACGACACGCACTCCGGGTTCGGCGTGTCCGAGAAGGGGGCTCTCGCGGCGGTTTGGACCAAGATTCAGAGCGAGCCGGACGACGGCCTGAAGGCGAACCTGGTGGAGACCCTCGGGAAGCAGCTGGCGTCGGGCGTCGAGAACGGCCACGTCGTGTGCTCCACAGGAAAGATCACGAGGTTGATGGGCACGTTCGACGGGACGGGCGACGAGACGCTGGCCGAAGCGAAGCCGCTTTGGGCGGTCAAGGAGGAGCTCGGGACCCTCGCGGCCAAGGTGCGCGACGACAAGGTCGAGAGCCTCGACGACTTCCAGAAGAATGCGTACGAGCGGGGCGACATGCCGGAGCTGGACGAGCTCATGACGACCGAGTTCACGGACAAGGCGACGGCGCTTTATTGCAAAGAGCTCGGAATGAAGGAGTCCATCGTCCTGCCGATCGTGCGCATGTACGCCGAAGCTTTTTGATTCAGAACGGTACTTGCAAGGATGCTCTTGGAGACGTTCGCCTTGATCGTAGGGCTCACGGTGGCCGCGAAGGTGACAGCAGGGTGTTTGGTCAAAAAGTGGACGTCGGACGACCTGCGCCGACGCCAAATGACGTACGAAATGAGTTAGCCGTCGCTCCGAAAAAAATTGACGAGCGGTCCTCGCATCGACGCAAAGCTAGCAATGGCGGACCGACACGAATGGACTGACCGTCTGTGCAGGACGACCTTTTGGTCCCCCTGCAAGGCCCACGCCGCCGAAAAGTGCACGTTCTTTTGTCTGGACACCCCCGGGGCACCTGCGCTGTGCACGGCGTGTCTGCCTTGGGTGTCGCATCTTCGATGCTTGCAGATCAGACGGTACGTCTACCGGGACGTCGTCAGACGCGACGACGTATCGCCGCACTTGGACGTGTCCGGAGTCCAGTCGTACGTCATAAACAACGCGAGGGTCATCTTCGTGAATCCAGTACGTAAGCGCTGGGATTCGGTCTGCACGAACGCGTGCAGGACGTGCCGTAAATCTCTCCCGGCAGGCTTCGAGCATTGCTCCATCTGGTGCAAACTCGAGACAGAATCTCCTTCTCGGGGTACTACGAGCCTTCGGAAGCGACCTCGCAAGCAGACGCGACCTCGTCGTTCCGTTTGAGAAAGGGCCCAATACCATAACAAAACGGGCGTTATAAACGCTAACACATCTCTTGTGCGGGGGGAAAAAATTGAACGGTGTGGACTGTTGCGTCTGACTTCGACGGCGATGACCGACTCACTCGAGAAGCTGTTGGCCACTGTCGTTCACGAATTCGAATGCGTCATCACATGTCTCCATAAGCCATTCATGGTGGACGAAGAGATTGTGCTGTGGGCGGACGTTACCTTCAAGGACGACCCGACCTCCGGGTATAAGGGGCTGACCTTCATTTCTCGGTCGGTAAAGGTCCATTTCAGCGTCGAGGACGAAAGCCTGCACGTGACTGACTTTTACCGCATCGACACTAACGGCGCGCCGCGTCGAGGCTTCGCCACCGCGTGCTTCAGAGAGTGCATCCGCCTGGCCGCCGAGCACGTCGGCGCGACTAATATCAGCTTAGAGGCGTCTGGGATGCTGCAAACCGACCAGAAGCTCGAAGCACGTCTCTTGGAGTACTGGCGCGCCGTCGACTTGTCCACCTTGTTCGCCCACGCCATGCAGATTCCGGCGTTCAACATGGCGTTGGACTCCGAGAGTGCAGGCGAGTGCGACTTCATAAACTTGGCGGTGGTATTCGTCGTGCAGCGCATGATCAACGCGCGCCTAGAGGCTTACTACATGAAGCTGGGCTTTCGCCTGCGCCACTCCTACGCGGGCGACATATCTGCGTACATGGACATGGAAGTCGTCAAGAAAGAGCCTCGAATTCGCAGGTCAAAGCGTAAACGACTGAATAATTGAGCAGAGAGGGCGCACCAAATACCATAACAAAACGGGCGTGTGATGCTAACACAATCTCTGTCGAAAAATTGATTTCACGGGCGACGTCAAGCGTTTGTAACGATGTTGTCGCTGGAGCAGCTCAAGAGCGTCACGCGCGACTACGTCGTTCGTTCGGACGTCGCGACGGCGAGCTCCGTCCTGCGCGGTCGGCGCTTCAACACATGGTACGAAGAGTACTCATTCCAAATGAACCTCAGTGCCGACGAGATGGACGCCGTCCGCACGTTCCTGAACGACCCCGGCTCGCGGGCGCGTCCATACGCGACGGAAGAATGTCGCAAGGTCGGTGCAGCGGCCGCCGCTATGAACTTCGGAAACGAGTATGCGTCTTACAGCGATCCCTGTTACTGTAGGACGTGCATGCCGATATGCGAGATGGGAATCGACTTTCGCCGGCCGTCGATAGACATCGGTTACCTATTCATCTACCTGAGCTACGACACCAAGCCAGGAAAGGACGTGATGACATCAGAGCAAAGGGTATCGAGGGAATACACCCATGACTATATCCAAGAGTTTGGAGGGATGGTGCCGAAACCGTTGCCCAACGTCTTTGCGAAGCACAAACTACGTTTCGAGCAACGCGTCCAGGATTCCATCAGACCCTGCACGCAATTCAAGGAAGCAGAATACATCAAGGCCTACATCGACGACATGGTGTCCTCGAAGATAGATTACCGAGTCGTCTTCATCATGTTCTGTGGCCACGGAGCGGACAAAGGCGCGTTCGTCGCGTCCGACGGCAAGCCTGTCTATCAGTCCGACGTCGCGACGATTCTCGAGAAGAGCGGATTCGAAGGCACCGTCATCTGCGTGTACAATTGCTGTCGCGCCGAGGACTCCGTCCGAGACGACGCTCCCTTCTGCGGGTGGACGTCGCAGCTGCCGTTCAAGTGGGTGCACATCTACTCGTCCGGCATCGGAGAGGCGCAGATGGTGCACAACTCGCACCATTTCGCCGAGACGATAGCCGAGGTCATGAAGGTTCGTCCAGCGTACGAGGACCTGCAGGCCGAGCTCGTGCGCCAGTTCCGCGAGACCTGGAAGCCGGTCTTCGACCCGAAGAACAGGGACGCGCCGATTGTCAGCATGTACGGACGGTACACGGACGCTCGGTACTGGATGCCGCCCCCGATCGTCAAGAGTGGGGGTCGGTATTCTGGAAGGTTCTTGGAGCCAGCTGAAGACGCCGAGTGATCGGCGTCCTTGCAGACGAGTAAATACCATAACGAGCGAATGTCGCTAACACACATGGCATAAAGATTCTGTCTGGTAGTCGACTTGAATACCATGGGGGACTTTTGCGACAGTCGGGGAGAGTCATGCAAGGTCTCCCTGGAGAGATACCTTCCAGTCCTGGGCATGACCAGCGTCGCCGAAGCCATGCGATACATCGAAGAGGCCGTAAAGGGGGCGAGCGTCCGCGAGTTGCAAAGCCTGGAGATCGCCGTCCTCGGAAAGGTCCGCGTCGTTCTCGATACGCCTGCGGAGCCAATGTCGTCCAACGATCCCGCGTCGTACGCCGTGATGTCTAAACGGAACGTCAAGGATCCGTGGGTACCGTTCGCGAAAGTTGGCGGGGCAGAAAGCTTGCATCCGGAAAACATCGACGATACCGACGCCGACATCGCCAGACTGACCGAGCTCCTCGACGCCATCCATGACTTCGGCAACAAAGGGCCGCCAAAAGATCGAAAAGGGCGGTCGGTCCCAGAATCGGAGGCGGCCAAAAAGGAGCGGCTCGCCAAGAACAAGACGGTCCGTTCGAAGCTGCACGCGTCCATCGGCGCCAAGATCCCACTGGAGCTGTCTGGCGAAGAGAGGAAACTCGACGATATCCTGGAGCGTCTCACCGATCACAGCTTCGTCATCGACACGCTGACCACTGCCAAAGAGCTGACGTTCGAAGGTCGCGAGTCGCTGCCCAACCCCTGGCGCGGCCGCTGCATCGAACAGTTCGTCAGTAAAGATGGCCCTGGCATCATGAAGAAGTCCGGAAATGAGGTCGTCCAATGCGTCGACATGTACTTTAAGGACGGTCGCAGGGCTAAAGCGCAGATAGCCGTCGTGAAGGAGCTGGCCAAGCTGCGACGAGATATGGAGCAGTTCTTCACGACCAAGACGTCGTTCGATATCCTGAAGAACATGGAGCTGCATTTCATGGTGGATCAGTGCATGACGCCGCGCTACCCGGAAGACCGCTCGTGCATGCTGTTCTCCTGGATCACCGGCTTCTCGGTCATGATCGAGGCGCTCAACGAGTACTTCGAGATCCCGGGCGATCCGGACGGGATCGCTGGTGACGAGATCACGAAGAACGGTGGGTCGACGCTCAAGCAGCACTACTGCGACGCAAGCATGTACGACGGAGGCGTCTTCACCGGCGACTCTCACGTGGACGAACGGACCGGTCGCGTCGTAGGCAATGTGGCAGCAGACGCCGAGTTTAGCGACACGGAGACCGGTCGCGTGTTTCGCAAAGACGGCGCGGTCCAGATCGAGTTTTGCAAGCCGCTGTCCGTCGACGGGTATACCTATAAGGTCACGACCACCGATCCGGCGAAGAATCCCATCCCTTGGACTTCTGGGCTCGCGGGTCGCGAGGATACCGTCGTGGTCCGAGACGGGTTCATCATGGATCGCGTCGCCCCAGCGAACCACAGCACCAAGGTGTCGGAAGGCTTCATCGTGTACCTGCAGAACAAGGGTGCCGAGTACGGCTGGGCGGTTCCCGCGGCCCTGAAACGCGCCGGCGACTGGGGTCAGATAGAGCACTGCAAGCGCAAGAAGCTGATCTTCGTGACGGCGGACCGCTTGACGGCGCTGTACGCGGCGTACAGGGACGTGCTCTTACTCTTCGTCAAGCACGCGACGGACCCTGTATCGGACACGAACGGGGACACGTACGCGCACTTTTCGTTCATCATGTGCGGGTCGGTCGCTGCGAGGGCGGCATGCTGCACGCGCACGTCACGCCTCGCGCCGGCAGGGCCGTCCAGAACGTGGGCCATGATGATCGGTGGCGGCATCCGGAGATACGGGACACCCATGCTGCTGGGCGCCGTCGTGGCCGCGTGCGCGGTGGTGTCTTCGGTAGTCAAAGCTTGACCAATTTGCGGATTACGTAATCCTCGGTCACACGTGGTTGTATAAGTTTATTGATACTTGTAAGGGATGGACATTGACACGCAAGAGGAATATTACGATATCGATGAGAACGGGACAGAGACGCGCATGTCTCACGAATACGACCTTTTTGAAAGCTACTTTTCCGAGTTGATGGACGACCCTGACAAGTTCGTCGAGGACGCTCTGGCCGCGGCTACGGACGAGGAGTACGATGCCATCGCGAAAGCTTACGTCGGTCAATTCGTCATACAAGCGCCGGTCACGTACCAAGGGACGAGTCCGGTCACCCTCACCCATACTGCTGATCGAGAAGGGTTGGATCCCACGGTACAAGCTTCTTCTCGAACGATGACTGGCGGCGCCAAAGCAAAGAATGTCGAAGACGCCGCGCACGACTACTTCTCGCTGGTGGACTCCCTGCACGACTTCAACGACATCCCGTACGAAGGGCGCGCGTCTAACAGTGCAAAGATTGCAATCGCTGATATCCGGAGCGCTCTCGGGGATCCTGTGCTCCCGGCCGGCATGGAAGACATCGACGACTCGCGGTGCCCGACGAGGTTCAGCACGAAGATCACCGCTCTGAAGGAGTTCAGGTTTGGGCCGGACATGGTCATGCCCAACCCTCTTCACGGCCTCGACCTGAACGACGATCATGAAATCCCAGTTACCAAAGTAACTAAGGGTAGGATCACTCACGCGGTCACGTCGGAAAGCTACGACTCCGTGGTAACGGACCAGAAGAGATTCACTGAGACGAAGTACGCAAACCGGATCACGCCTCTGTCGGTCGTCTGCAAGTACCGCGACAAGAAGAAGGTTCTCGAGCTCGAGCAGATAGCTGCGGTATGCTGCGCGATGAAGTACAAGTACGGTTACCACGCGACTTTCATCGTAGACAACAGCGACGAGCATCTTTTGAAGTTGTTCACCGCGACGTTGCAGATCGACGAAAAGTTCCTGGAGAAGTTCACCCTAAGCCCACGGACAGACTATGTCAAGAAGCTGAAGCACACGATGGGCCCGGTGTGGTGGGACATCGCGTTGTGCGACGCGAACATGCTCGATGCCGAGAACGGGGGAACCTTCGTCCGGACACAAGCGACTGGCGACGTCTTCCGGAAGGGTGCTTCGGCAAGGATCACGCTAGGAGGGGTGGCAAAAACAGAAGACACGTTCAAGCTGTCCGTTGATGGAAGTGCTTTCATCGATAAAACTATACCTTTTCTTGACGGCTCGAAAGCTTTCGTGCGCGGTAGTTGTATAGGAAAAACACCCCTAGAGATGGCTCCCTTTCTCGCAACAAAAAGAGCAGCAGACTACGGACAAATACAACACTGCTTGAAGTACGCTGCCATCGAGAACAAGACTTTCGTGTTCGTCAGCAACGACGTCCTCGCGGCTTATTTTGGAATGTTCAAAGGCGTTCCGCTCATGCAGATGCGCACTCGATCTTATAGCGACGCAAAGTTCAACCACGTTTTCTGCAAGCTCAACGTCAACTTGTTCAAGCGCGAACCGGTCATGCCTACTTTCAGGGCTTTGGTCCAGGTCGCTGGCGGGGAGGGGATGTGGTCCGCGGCTTGCGCTTTGTTTGCGGTCGTTTTGGCGATGGCGGCGTTGGCATAAACAACCCTACCTGTGTGTAGGTGACAATGCATGCTATTCTACAAAGCATCGAGACCTTGATGCAGGCGTCCGTCGACGACCTCCGGGCCAAAGGGCTCTTGGAGGACATCCGCGACAGCCTGCAGGCGAACATGGCGTTGCTGCCGGACGCCGTGATCCGCGACATCGACAACCTTCTGCACATGCTCGTGACGGTGAAGCGCGACAACGTCGAGCTGTGGATGAACCTCTTGAACTTGAAGAGCGAGCTCGCGGCGAAGACCGCGCGACTGGACAAGGTCGAAGGCGAATTGGTCACCGTCAAGGCGGAACTCGTCGAAGTCAAGGCAGAGCTCGTCGAAGTCAAGGCAGAGCTTGCGGAAAAGACCACGCGTCTCGTGCAAGTGGAAGGACAGCTATTCGACGTCAGGGCCGAGCTGTCCGACGTCAGGGCGACGTTGACGTCTACCCAGCAGCGCCTCGCCGTCCGGCAGATATACCACGCCCTGAACGAGAAGCTGCTCCGCAAGATGAGCCGAGCCTTGGGCATGGACATCCAGTCGTTCTGGAAGACGAGGGTGTCAAACGTCGGTGGCTTCCGTAGGACCCCAGATATGATGAGAGTGTGGAGGGACTTTCAGGCGGCGTACGACATCGACGACGATCCATCGACGTTCTGGGAAGAGTTGAAGGATGGCAAGTTCGCATTTGACTGCTTCGTCCACGCCGGCAGCTTTCCTTCGTACCGGTACGAGGAGGTCCTCGAGATCGCAGACGCCGTCTTCGTCGGCCAGCACGAGCGTCATCGATGGGGCTTTCTGAGGGTGTTGGAGATCACGCGGAGGCTGAGCGAGGAGGAAGGGGTCGGGTTGTACGAGTACTGATTGGGGGGCAGGCTTGCCCCCATGCCCCCCTCCTTGGGACCTTTTAGACGCAAGTTGCGAAGGAATGCACTCAGGACGCAAGTTACGGGACTTTACGGGATTTACGGGGATTTTACGGGTTTTACAGGAAACATGCAATCGTCATGCAATCAATTTACGGGGGAAATGCAATCGTTTACGGGAAAATTGGAATGGGTTGCAATCTCGAGCAATGATTTTAGAATCTAAAAATTCCCGTAAACCCGTAAATTGCCGAGAGCCGAGACCTCGCAGGATTTGAAAAATCTTCAGGAAAGTCTTGGGCCGAAAATTTTCCCGTAAATCCCGTAAATGATTGCAGGGGATTGCATGATCATGGGAGTTGATTGCATTTTCCCGTAAATGGATTGGATAGGGATTGCATGGGAGATTGCATTTTCCCGTAAAATCCCGTAAAATCCCGTAAAATCCCGTAAAGTCCCGTAAAATCCCGTAAAATCCCGTAAGGCCCTGATGACTGCGGCGAGACAATCATCAGGTACTTCGGCTTAAAGGTTTAGGAGGGTACTGCAAGGGACCGTGATGATCACTAAGCGAGGCTACAAGATTGATAAGGCTTCTTTGACCTCCAAACAGATCGAGGAGATTCGCAAGGACTTGCTCGTTCGGCCTGCCAGTGCGAGTCATCATGCGCCGCCTCCGGCCTTCTCTGTGCTGAAGGAGTCGACGAGCTCGTTGTACCTTCCGAGATGCTACGCTTACGAGAAGTTTGGGAAGTGCGAGTTCAAGTTCGCCCCCCACATCAACGCGCCCGCCCTCGAATTCGCTGGTGAGTTGCGTCCAATGCAAAAGGTTGCTACGGCTGCTTACATGGAGGAAGCGACCAATGGATCTGGTGCGGGGACCATTGTACTCGGTTGTGGGCAGGGCAAGACCAGCTGCGCACTCTGGGTAATATGCCAACTGAAGGTGAAGACGCTGGTGGTAGTTGCTAAGGAATTTCTTGCCACTCAATGGTGTGAACGGATCAAGCAATTCATTCCCACTGCAAAGGTGGGGACCATGAAGGGCGCAAAGTTTCAGCACGAAGGATGCGACATCGTCGTCGCCAGTCTCCAGACGATGATCAGCAGGAAGTACAGCCTCGAAGGTTTTGGAGCGTGCGTCTATGATGAGAACCACCACTTGTCTGCAAGGGTGTTCGTGACATCGTTGATGACGGAGACCACTCGCTACATGGTCGGTCTAACGGCCACTCCAGAACGGAAGGACGGGCTCGGGAGGGTATTCCAATGGTTCATCGGAGGGATCGTCTACCGTACCCCTGCAGGGAATCTGAAGAGACCTGACGTTCTCGTCCAGACTCCCCGACTGCCTCAACGCGACCCGTGCAAGTGCGATTTTACAGGAAGACCTGATACGATTGCCATGATTACAGACTTGTGCGAGAACAGGGAGCGGAATCAGGATCTCGCCAATATGGCTTTGAGGGTTCTTGAAGATCCAGAGAGGTGCCTGCTCATCTTATCGGAGCGACGGAAACATCTCGAAGAGCTCTACGAGCTTCTCAAACCTCTGCACGAATCAGAAATGGGGTTCTACGTCGGAGGCATGAAACCTGAAGCACGAGAAGAGGTTGAGACTAACGCGCGCGTTATTTTAGGCTCCGTGAGCATGTGTTGCGAGGCCTTTGATTGCCCTAGGCTCAACACTTTGCTGATGGCTACACCCAAGTCGGATGTGATCCAGATCGTTGGTCGCATCATGCGTACCCCTCCAGGGGAAGGGCCCGTCGCGCCTCTGATAATCGACCCCCAGGACCCCCTCTTTGCTGCCCCGGCCAAGAAGCGAATGGCGTTGTACAAGAAACGGGCATACAAGATCGACAATCCTCCAAAGGACGACTCGGACGAAGATGTGCAACTGGCTCAAACAATCGCTTTCCGTAACATCAAGATTATGTAATTACAACCCTGTCCGGGATGATCTCAAAGTGTGCCTGATCGTAGCGCTGGACCTTGTCCTTCTTGATCCGCTTGCGGTCAAGGAGCACCGGGATGTCGCGGAGGTCGTTGCCTCCTGAAATGTAGGACCTGTAAGCCTGGCACGCCTTCGGTCCCCCAGCAGCGTTTGTGCACATCTTCGTCACCGAAACCGCGTCTCGCGCCGAGAAGCCCAGCGACCTTGCGAGGGTGATGATGTCGTCGAGTAGCCTCTTGCTCGAGAAGCACATATCGTATCCCGATTCGCTCTGCAAGTAGCCATCGGTATCGATGATTCCAGCAAGTACTTGAAGCCGGATCTCCCGCGTGTTCTCCAGGTAGCACTTGGGGATGTGCTTGTTGCCCCACACTCCCATGGCTTTCAATGCTGTTGAAATGGGGTTGGGTTTGCGAGATTCATAATACTCGTCGATACCTCCATTCTTATGGATTCGTATGTACTTGCGCAAACACCCATATCCGATTCCCAAGTCTTTAGCGACATCTGCTGTCTTCCGACCAGCGTCACATTGCTTCAACGCTTCCAGGATGATTGCCTTGTCGATCGCGAGGGTCCCGCCTACCAACCCATGATTTCCACTCGAGATGCGGTAGTCGATGGCGTACTTCTCTTGAATGACCTTCATGCCGTAAGAATCAGCCACTTCCGTGATGTACTCAAGGATCTCCTTGTCGGCCGTAGTGATCTTGCAACAATACGATGCTCCATCTCCCAACCAGATCCCAATGAATTTGGGATCTAATGGCACATCCTGCTCTTCGTAGTCGATCTTCTGTGGGCAAAGTCTGTGATATTTCTGGAAGAAGTACGGCTTCTCCAGAACGTCAGAGACCAATACTGTCTTCATGACTTGCTCACGTGTCCAAGTCACGCTGTCACGGTGCTTCTCCGCTTCTGCAAGCGTACGGAAAGTCAGTGTACGGTACTTATCTTTTTCAAGATCCCAGAATCCAACCGGGTAGCTTCCAAACCTGTTCACCTTGAAAATGCACGGCCTCGAGTGCTCGGACGGAATCACCAACTTCAACTCGTCATCGAGTTGGACCTCGATCTCCTCGTACTTGGTCTTGAGAATGGGCATGTCTACTCATGAGCCCAATAAAACTATCACCCTTTATGCCGCGCCCGGAGTCGGCCCGTCCGCTATAGCGTTCCTCAACGTGCGCCAGACAACATCGATTTTTTTATTCATGTTGAGTAGCCATGGTCGTGCCTCGAGACGTTCTCTACATCATCTTTAAACACTTGCCAATAACTCTTCGATTGGCTTTGCGCGTGAAACCTACAAAAATTAAAACACATTTCGCATGTTTGGAGGAAGTACTGACCAAACGATCTCACATGGACAGCACGCCATACAGGCTGAGTCATGCTTACGTCCGCGTCAGACCAGGACTCAAGTGTCCTGCGTGCATCGTATGGGACAACGACGCAAACGAGTTCGTGGCTTTTTACAGAGGCGAACACGACGCCAATTTCATGCAGGTCGCCGCGCTACAACAGCCGGGAACAGGTTACGTCGAACTTTGGACTGCCGTAGACAGCCGGGATACTTCGTATGCTGACGCCGAATTGTTCAGGAAAGCTAATCTTGCTCACGGCATCGATTGGAATGTGAACAAAAGGGGCCAATATCCATACAAAATTCGCGGCTACGTAACGTCGACCGCAACGCCCATGAAACAGTCTCTGACCGATTGGATGTCTGCATCACTTCGACGACTTTGATTTTGTCGTTTTCTTTTTGGACACTTTCTTCGAAGCCACCTTCTTCTTAGAAGACCCGCCATAAAAGGCCTCGTACGTCTCCGGATCGTCTCGACCCTGCTCGAACAGCTTTTCCCGATCCGCGCTGTTGAGCCTTGGCCTCTTGAGCTGCTCGAACAGCACGGACACTCCTGCGACGAGGTCCGAGATCGTCGCAAATTTCCCCCTTGTCCCTGCAATCGTGTACAGCTCCTTGGAAAGCACGTCATCGGTCGCCGTCCCAGCGCTTCGGAACCTGTAGACGCGATCGACGAAGCGCGCTCGGACGGGCACGAAGTCGTCGTTGCCGAGCGCGATTGCTGCGTCCAGCATTCGCACGACGTACTTGGAGAACTTCAACGCGAACTGGACAGCGGACATGCCGCCGATAGTAAGACTGTGCTTGACGAAGTCGGCGTAGTTCTCGATCATCGAGCACCAGTGGTCGCACGGATCGAGCTGCAGGTCCGCGACGCCCAGCTGGCCCGCGATGACGACCGCGTTTACGGTGCCCTGCGTGTAGGCGCCCTCGATCGAGAAGTAGCGCACGTGGCACAGCAGGTCCATGATGTCCATGTCCTTCGCGACAAGTTTGTCTAGAGACGAATGCAGCGCCGCCTGGAAGTCGTTGCGCTCCGGGACATACTCCTTGTTCGTGCGTTCGTTGAACATCGACCCAAAGTAGTGCTGCAATGCGTACTTAGCCACGAGCTTGACGAGCTCGTTGTTTTTTAGTGTCCAGTCCGTGACCCGTCGCATCTTGCTCTCCGCGCCGACGGCCGTCTGGCTGGGCTTTGGCATGGGCGCCTTGCTGATGATCGCGTCGTACCCGTACGCCTTGGTCACGTTCATCGCGACGTCCAATATCCGCTGCATGCGTTTTTGGACCGATACAGCTGCAATCATGACGACGTTTGGGCGGGGAGAGTAATTGATTTCTGCCAGCTTGATCGACGCCCAGACCTCCATGCTCTTGCGCTGCGATTCCTTGCAGGGCGTCAGCGTCCATGCCGCCGCTCCGTCGTTCGTGAAGTCTAGTTTCTTGGCCCCGAGCTCGCGCGAACTCCTCGTGTCGCGCTCCGCGAGGTACATCCCTGTCACGTACAGGTTTACGTCCAGAGACTGCGGCAAAGAGGTCCCGTACGTCTTCGCAAAGTCGTCGAAGATCGCCCACATCGTGTCGCACGCGCCGGACCCGATCAGCGTCGCGTCGTAATCGGACGTCGGATTGGTGCTGCCGGACACGACCATCTGCTGGTCAGGACTCGTCTTGTTGCACGCGAACGACTTCTGCACGATGTACTCGCGCGTCGCGCCGAGGAGCTTCATCAGCGCGAGGTCCGTGTCGTTCGCGTCCGGGGACACGGTACGGTCCTTGGCGGTCTTTCCGTAGCTGTTGGTCGTGCTCTCCCAGCCGCGGGTCAGGAACAACTTTATCTTATCTGTAACGTCGAAAGTGCAATTCTTTTTCGGCATTTCTCTTACACGATCGTTCAAAAAAAACTTGGTTATCGGAAGATAGCCCCGGAACCCGATGTTGGGCGATACATAAAAAGGGTTCGTCGCCGAGATCCATTGTTTTTCTTCTCAACATGGCTGCCGACAAGCCTACATGGACGATCAAGCCGTGGATCGAACCGATCTTCGACCAGCTGACCATGCAGGTCAGTTCCTCATTATTTCGTCACACTCTTCGGTCCCGGTCGGCGTTACAGTGCTGAGACGCAAAGTCGCCGTGCAGGACCTCATAGACACGCCGTTGGACGAGGCGCTGGCCAAGCTCGAGAAGCGGGTGACCGAGAACAAGATCGCACTCGCCGTACAAGAGATGGAACGCCACAAGGGAAGGCTGGCATTAGAAAGACTGTTCAGGGCTGAAGCCGAATGGAGTAGATACAAAGCCGAATACGCCGCCAAGCAGCTGCGCGCTCGCGAAGACAGACTTGCAGAGAAACGCGCCGCGAAGCGTGCTAGGACACAATTCTGTTACCTGTAAATCGCCATGGTCATATCTGCTTGTCCGACACGTCATGTCCCTTGTGCCTGGACCCGTATACGAAGGCGATGCACGCGATGCACGTAGCGACGCACAACGCCCAGGAAGCGACGACCATTGCCACGACTACCCCAAACGGGACGTACGGGACGCTCGCGTCCCCGTGAGTGTAGAAGTATCCGCGATCCCAATGCTTGTAGCAGACTCTGACCGTGGAGCTCGTCGGCACGTCGAAACACTCCATGATTTGCGAGTGGAGACCGTCCGAGTACAGCAGAGTCATCCGACACGCGTCGTACTCATACAGACCGCGCACCTCGACGATGTCGGCGGTCACATTGTGATTGCAGCTGGACGTGACGACGACGGACGTCGCCAAGGTCATGGCGAATGCCGACGCGAAAAGTAACAACGGCGTTTGGTATTTTTCTACCATTTTTGCAGACCCGATCAACACGCCACGTAAGTCCTTGTAAGCCACTACATGGACCCATGGATTTTTGACGTAACTTTTTTCTAAAAAGTTATTTGCACTTTACGGGCACGTCGCCTTTCTTGTGGAACGCCTCGAAGATCTCACAGTCGATCGCCGAGTCGCGCATGACCCGGAGCAGCTTTTCGACCTTGGCCGCTCGCTTGCTCGCCATCTCGTAGACCTGCGAGTCCACGTTCGGCGCCGATTCTATGTCGCCTAGGCGCTTGCCGTCGTCCTGTTCTATCTTGAGAGCCGCTTTGACGTTCTTCGCCAGCGTCTTCAAACGGTCCCGCCGTGCGGTCACGGCACGGACGCCACGGATCCCTTTAAGCGTGTCGAGTTCGTCTTCGATCGCGATCGCCCGGTTCGAAGCGTCTTTTACGGCGGCGTTCGAGTCCGACAGCAACGCCGAGACGTCAGGGACCCGGGACTCGTACCGGTGCACCGTGACCGTCCACTCCTTCGGGTAGTCCAACGCGGCGTGGCTGCACATGCGCACGCCGCGCCCGACCAGCTGCTTCTGGTCCTCGGCGCTCGTCAACGGGTCGAACACGTGCACGTGACGCACTCCATGCAGGTCGAGGCTCTCGCCGAACCCTTGTGTCAGTACAAGGACCTGCAAGGTCTGTCCGCGAGGGTTGTCCTCAGGATCGTTGAAAGCCTTCTTGATCTTGATGACCGGCTGGCCCCGTGCCAGCAAGGCGACCCTCTTGGCGGGCTCGGAGCCGAGGACGTCGGTGTAGCCTCGATGCTCGATGAGTGCCTTGATTATGGCGCGGGCGCCGTGGCCGCCGTACCCGCGCCGCTCGTTGAAGGCGGAGTACACGAGATGCTTTTCGTCCGGGTACTTTCGGATGGTCGCCAACAACGCCGCCATCTTGGCCGAGAACGTCTCGATCGACGCGCCCTTCGGCCACTTGAACAGAGTGTTGCTGTACCTCCTAGCGGGCAGCCACTTCTTGCGGATCTCGGCGCGCGTGTCCGACTCGGCGACGTCCAGTCGGTCGTCGGTGACTTTCTTGCTCAGCTCCAGCGCCTGGTCCAGCGACATATCCATGGAGTGCGCGACTTCGGTGACTCTCGGAAACCGAGTGCGGTCGGCGCCGGCGTCGTAAAAACTGACGAGACCTTTCAGCCGTCGAGGCTCGAACACGTTCTTTTCCGTGAGCTCGTCGGACCCAGGGCGCTTGACGACGTTCAAGAGCTTCAGGACATCCCTGACGCTGTCTCCGGGCGTCGCCGTCATGAGGAGCACCTTCATCCCCAGAGTCCGCTCGTCGTCCGCGGTCTGCAGAAACTTGAGCAGCGCGGCGCATTCCTTGCCTTGGCCCGGCAGAGGCGTCAGGAGCGAGTGGACCTCGTCGACGATCAGGAGAGCGCCGCGCAGGTGTCTGCGCATCAGCTCGGCCTGGTCCTCCGACTCGGTCTTCCTCGGCCTGTGGAGCTGCAGGACGTGAGCGAGCTGCGCGAACGACAGAAACTCGACCTTTCGGGACACAAACGCCGCCTCGATGTCTTCGCGCGACTTGCCTTTGAAGCGTGCGATCATCTGTGCGCAGTCGTAAAAGTTCGCCGGCGGGTTGGACACCAGGCCCTCTACGGACGTCACGTACACGATCTTGCGTTTTTTCGAGGACCATACCATGTCCATGGCGGCGACGCACGAGCACGTCTTGCCGGAGCCCACGGCGTGGTACACAAGGACGCCTCTGTTGGGGAACTTTTCACGACATAGGACCTTGGTGATCGCCGCGACGGCTTTCTGTTGGCGCCCGAGCTTTTTTTTCCTGCCGTCGCACGCGGGCGACCTGTTCTCGGCCATGACGCTCTTACATGATCGTAAAAATCATTTTTGTCGGCTACAAATGTGTCTAGTTGACGTCTGGAATGGGGTTGATCGACCATGTTACCATCCGCGAATCGCCCAACTTGACGATGCGAAGACGATCTTCGGAGCTATCATACCCCAAGTAATAAGCGTCCGAATTTCTTCCGTCTTTGAAATCGTTGTAAATGTTATAGTTACCTGGAGATACCTCGATAAACTTCCAAGCCCAATCAAAAGTAGAGCCGAATCCATGCGACCACATCACATATCCAGCATGTCTGAGGTACCCTGAACCATCGTACAGGGCCATGAAGCCGGCATTCGCGCCATACAAGCCCGCAGGTCGTGACAATGCGATGGTTACCTCCGTCCCCGTGTTCAATCTGATTTTATCACCATCTCTCCTCAGCTGCTTGCCGTTCGGATGACGGAATACCAAGTCGGACGTCGATGTTCGCGGCTTAGTGGGTTTGTATGGGGGAGCCTTGACAATGCGCTTGGACGCGGTCATTTGCACGCGGTCGAACGCCCCCAGGTCGCCTACGGCGAAGGGAAGGATCAACGACCGCTCGACGTCGTACGTGCGAGTGAACACGGACGGCGGGTCTACGGAGTCCGACAGGAAGATGTTGTCTTCCGAGAACATGAGCGGCAACTTCATGTAGTACGATCTCTTTCGCGCCGTCTCCTCCGTGCACACTCGAATGTGTCCCTTCGTCAGCTCGGCGTAAACAGTGACGTTGTCGGTGCCGGTCCGCGCGTCCACGAGGAAGGTCTCGCCTCCGGTTCTGGACGTGGCCGAGGAGGACATGGTGACGATCGCGTTGGGCTGGGCTCCGACGGCCGACTTTAGGACGTGGTACTTGATCAACAGATCTTTTTCGTAGAAGCGCACGTGGAAGACGGCGGGCGGCAGGTCGTTCCTGTGCGGGATGACGAAGACAGACACGCCACCTGTGCCCGTCGCGCCCGTCTCGAACGTCATAGACATGGCCTGCAGGGGTGCGTGCTTGCAGACCTCGGGCACGACGGGCACGGTCGCCTGGGACAGGTCGTGCGAGCGCATCGTCTCGTCGGGGCTCCGGATCCGGACGTAGCGGAAACGGCTCAAATTGTGGTGCACGTTCGCCCTGGCGTTCAGAAATTTTCGAGCGTCGTTGCCCTTGTATCCGAGCACGTCCGACTTTCCTGACGATGTCGGTTCGATCTGGAACTCGTCGTGCATCAGCCCTCCGGTTTTGACGACGTCGTAGGAACCGTCGCCTGCGAATCGCACGGTCTCCCCGGTGATGTCGGCCGCGGTCAAAGGCATCGACTGTTCGACGACTTCGAGCACTACGCTGCGACTGGACGCCCCGCCGACGTATGTCGTGACCTCCTCGTCCGTGTACTCGGCCGAGTCAGGGGTCTGATGGAGCACTTTCTTGAGCACGGTCATCGCGTCCAAGGTCTTTGGGGCGTACGTCTCTTTCAAGACCGGTGCCGGCGGCTGCAGACGTGCGAGCAGTATCGGAGCGAACGTCACGAAAAGCAGGATCAAGACGGTCACGACGATCGCCGTCTCCAGCTTCATTTTCTTGTCAGAGGCGTCTGACAATAAATCGAAGACTCACCTGAATGACATCTTTGACAACGCCACGGTGCTCTGCTGTACGATGCCGTTGTGAGCCTGGCACTCCTTATTCGTGCCCGGCGCGGGGTCTTTGCCGAACCATTTGACGGTGCATTGACCGCTGCCCTGAGACACCTTCGACGTCCACCTGTCGTTGCTGCCATACTTCACGGAGCCGACGAAGTCGAACGTCTGTCCTTCCTTTGCCATCATCTTGACCTCCTCGGCGGTGTCCGTTATGACCACTCTGTATTGTTGGTATGCGCCGTTCAACGGGATGCTTACCTCGGTGTACGGCTTTGGCGTCCTATTCTCTACGGCAATTTGGGTCCAACCGTCGTTGTTGGACCCCAGGACCACCACTCTCTTGGGCACATCGGCATTCCCAACGGCGTACCTCAACTGTTGGAAGGTGGAGGGCCTGCTCAAGCTGTATTGTACCCATTCCCCGCGCACGACGGTGCCGGACTTGGTCCGCGTCTCGTTGTGGCCGACGTACCCCCCGTTTTTCGCGTACAGTCCCGTCTTCGAGCGTGCCATCCCCCCGTTGAACAGTTCGTCGAAGGAACCCAGCCCGGGAACGAAGCTTCCCGACACGACTGCCTTGCCGATGGGCTCGGCCGGTACGAGGGCGCCCGTGGGCTTGTACGGCGGTGGCTGGATCGCGCGCTTCGTGGTCGACCCCGGGACCCGGTCGAACGCGGTCAGGTCGCCGACCGCGAAGGGCAGGATCAACGGCTGCTCGACGTCGTACGTGCGAGTGAACATGGTCGGTGGGTCTATCGAGTCGGATAGGAAGATGTTGTCTTCCGAAAACATGAGAGGGAGCTTGAGGTAGTACGACCTCTTTCGCACCGTCTCCTCCGTGCACACGCGAACGTGACCCTTCGTCAGCTCGGCGTAGACCTTGACGTTGTCTGTGCCGGTCCGCGCGCCCAGGAGGAAGATCTCCCCGCCGTCCCTGGAATTCGCGGCAGCGGACATCGTCACGATCGCGTTGGGCTCCAGACCGACCGCGGCCTTGAGCACGTGGTACTTGATCAGCAAGTCGTTGCCGTAGAATCGAACGTGGAACGCCGCAGGCGGCATATCGTTCTTGCGTGGGACGATAAAGACGGACACGCCGCCGGTCCCCGTCGCGACGGTCTCGAACGACAGAGAAACGGCCTGCAGCGGTGCGTGCTTACATATCTCGGGCACTACGGGCACGGTCGCTTGCGACAGATCGTGCGACCTCAGCGTCTCGTTGGGGCTCCTGACACGGACATAGCGGAAACGGCTCAGCTTGTGGAGCACTAGATGCCGGGCTTGCAAAAACTTGCGCGCGTCCTTCCCCTTGTACCCGATGACGTCCGGCGTCCCTTTGAGTGTGGGGGTCAGCTCGAACTCGTCGTGGATCAGAGCGCCCATCTTGACGACGTCGTACGAGCCGTCGCCCACGAAACGCACTGTCCCTTCGGTGATGTCTGTCGCGGTCAGAGGCATCGAGTCCTCCACGACTTCCAGCACGACGCTGCGACTGGACGCCCCTCCGACGTAAGTCGTGACTTCCTCGTCCGTGTGCTCGGCCGCGTCCGGGGTCTGATGGAGCACTTTCTTGAGGACCGTCGTCGCGTCCAATGTCTTGGGGGCGTACGTCTCCTGGACCGGCGCCGATTCAAACCGGGTAGACAGTAACGTCACGACAAGCAGAAGCGATATCGTCACGATAACGACGATCGCCGTCTCCAGCTTCATTTTCTTGTCAGAGGCGCCGGACAATAAAATCGGAATCACAACTTGAGCATGTCTTCCAAGAGTTTCTTGTTGTCCTTCGATCTCATGTGTGGCGACACGTAGACGGCTTGCAGGACCACGAAGTTCGGCGCGACGAACTCGCACATGTCCACTCCAAAGTTGGTCGGGCCCGCCATCCGCATGATCGCGTCAACGCTCGTCTCCCACACGATCATTTCGGCGTCGTCGTCTTGAGTAAGGACGCGCCGGGGAACCTTGCTCGTCAGGACCTCGCCCGTGACGTGAACGAGGTCGCAGGTTTTGAGCGCGTCGATCGTGCCCTGCGCCTGGTCCAGATCGGGGAAAGACACGTATCGCATCAGCTCGTTGCGGCTGACGGACATGAGCCGTCGCCCGGCGGCTCCGATCCTCGTGGGGATGTACAGCTTGGTGTACGGCGAGGTGATCGTCCGGATCATCTCTTGCACAATCGCGAGTCCTTCTTTTTGACGCCCCCGCCCTTTAAGCCCCTCGCGAGGCATAAAGGTCCTGTCCGGCAAGGACTCCAGGAAACGATGGACGACGCCGCCACGATCACGGCAATATTCGACGCCGCCTTTGAGGACCCCAGCTCCCTCGACGATCTTCTCGACGCCGGAGGCACGCATCCGATTTATCTCATGGCGAAGGCGTCAGACCATCCTCGCAAGGACGAGATCTTCGAGATCGCCGTGAGAAGGTCCCTGCAGCGGATGCAGGACCGCCCCAAGCCGGAGCTCGAGTACGTCCTCGGATGCCGTCGCCCGGGCTCGGAGGGGTGCGACGGCGTCTTCGTTGTTGCCAAGGAAACAGAGTCCAAGTTCATCACGTCGGCCGTATTCGAAGGCGGGACGGACTACATCGGTCATCCCGATACGGACGAAGCAGCCCGAAAGACGTACGACGGGTTCGTCGACGATGGTTGGGTCCCGATGACGCCGGAAGACATCCGGGCCTGCGCCGGCGTAGAGGTCCCGCCGCTAACACATGTCGCATAAAACAAAAAATTGATCGGCCCCGCTGATAAGCAGCAGTCCGAGAAAACCATGTCGAGTATCAAACCGTGCTACTTCCCTCACGTGCGCGTGGCGCCCCCAAAGCGCCCGGGCTTACCGCTCAGCGGCTGCAGCCTGATGAACCTCGAAGTGTCGTCCGGCAGGGTCCGAGTGATAGGGTTCGCCGACCCGGAGCACGCGACGAAGGCCCTCGAGATATCGAAGACGCGATCTCTGTACTGCCGGATCGGAGATTCCTTGGTCACCAAAGTGTCGGACTTTCCGGCGGACGGGACGGCAGGCACCTACATGTGCCATCCCAGCCTGTTGTCGCACATCATAGGGTCCTACATCTGCGACGTCTGCACGTTGGCAGATGACGGAACGATCGTGGTCACGGTCTCGTGGGGCTTCGAGCTCACCGCCCGAGACCCCAGATCGATGCGCGACATGCTTGAGTCTATGATGTAACATGGACCGTACAATACCATACCATAGCCGTATGCAGGTAGTGTTAGCGCGCGCCAAAAAAAATTGACCGGTAACGGTGCGAGGGCGCGTGTACCCGTCAAGATGAGTCTCCGATTGAGAACGACCAACGAGCGGAAGCAGGCTGCGCCCACCCGGCGCAGCAAGGGTGAAGTAGAGGGTCTTTGCGAAGACATACTCGCAGACATGTCTTCCGACGTCACCCTCGACGACGAAGCTCTGCAGTTCGTGCGTCTGACAGGCAAAGCTTTCGTGGACAAGCTCATGAAGGACGCCAAACTGATAGCCGCGCACTGCGGCCGCACCGAGGTCTCGACCGATGACGTCAACCTCGTCCTGCGTCTCCGAGAGTAAGTCACGCCCCAATACCATAACAAACGCTATCGCGCGCTAACACAACTGCAAGAATGCTGCGAGATCGGCGTTGGTCAACACGCCATCTTCGCGGAGCGGCCGCTTGTTCCTGGTCAACACGGCTGCGATGACGTCGGTCGCCTTCTGCGCGTCGAACTCTCCCCCGAGGGTTTCCATCATCGAGTAAGCCTGGTCGACGCCACGACGATTGCGCCGGTCGGCGCACCGGTGCTTGACGATTGCCCAAAGCTCTCCGACGCTGTAGTCTGCCCACGAAGCTCCGCCTCGTTGGACGTGGTTCGAGAGCCGGGCGCACGTCTGAGCGGGGGTCTCGCCGGGCATGTCTGCGGTACTCTATACACACCTCTGCGGACTTTCAGGGCGCGCGGTCTCGCGGTTTTTTTTTCTCAGCTTATAGGGCAACAACTCTCGGATGGGTAATAAGACCATGATCGCGGCATTCACCGCATTCCTCGCGCTCGCGACCGGCGCTCAGTCGCGATTCATGTTCCAGGCTGCCGCGCCGCCCATGTACTCACCGCCCGTGTACGGCGGTGAGTGCTCGCCGAGGTACGCCTCGTGCGGGGGCGTCAACTGGGACGGCCCAACCTGCTGCTTCGAGGGCGACGTGTGCCAGTTCCAGAGCGTGTACTTCTCCCAGTGCGTCGCGTCCGTGGACGCCGCGCCTCCCGTGTACGGCGGTTGCGCCGCCCGTGCCGAGCAGTGTGGCGGCGAGGGCTGGACCGGCGAGACGTGCTGCCTGGGCGGCGACGCGTGCGTCGCTCAGAGCACTCTGTACTCGGAGTGCGGACCGGCCCCGAGCCCCGGCAACGTGACCTCTCCCCCTAGCCCAAGCAACGTGACCTCTCCCCCTAGCCCAAGCAACGTGACCGCTCCCCCTAGCCCGCCCCTGCCCCCCTACGTGCCCGGAAACAAGACCTACGATGCCGCCTGCGCGATGCGCTGGGGCGCTTGCGGCGGCGAGAACTACGACGGCGAGCCATGCTGCAACGGCGACAACGTCTGCGAGTTCAAGAGCGACTTCTTCTCCATGTGCACCCCGACCGAGCTCCCAGTTGCCGTGGCCAGCGAGTTCCACGTCTGTGGCGGCAAGAACTGGACGGGCCCCACGGAGTGCGAGGCTCTGACCGAGTGCACCGTCATCGACGAGAACACCTCTCTCTGCATGAGCATCTTCCCCGCTCCTCCGAGCCCGCCGCCTAGCCCTCCACGTGCGCCCCGCACCGACGGATGCGCCGATCGTTGGGGGCAGTGCGGAGGCCTCCTCTTCGAGGACCAATGCTGCGCCCCCGGCAACGTTTGCGTCGAGCAGAACGCTTGGTACAGCCAGTGCCTCGCCGCGCGCCCTCTGACCGGCGGCGTCAAGGGATGGTGGGACAACTGCGGCGGTCCCGGACGCGCCGACGACGCGTGCGAGGAGGGATCCAAGTGCACGGTCATCGACCAATGGTACAGCATCTGCATGCCCGAGACCGCGGCCTAAGCGGTGTCCTTGTCTTTCAGGAGCTCGAGCTTCGCCTTCTTCAACGCGGCGATCTCCCTCTTGACTTCTTCCAACTCCTCCTGAGGCGACTTTGGAATGTCGACCCAAATGTCCGGACACACGGTCATCAGAGCTGCGAACACCATCGCGAACGCGAACCGAGGACTCAGGTTGAGCACTTCGACGGCCATGGCGCCGGACACGCACGCCATGAATACGGCCGTCCTGAGGGGCACTCTTCTGGACTCGTCGACACGCATGATGCGTCCCATGTGAAAGTTGGGGACCATGAAACCCTGCATGCCTTTTCACGGACCAGCCGAGTATAAACTCCGCTGCTTTTGCGCGGCTTAAAGGACGACGAAACGATATCCTCGCATGCATTGTAGGGATGGTCGAGCTCAAAGTGTCAGTGCCCGAGCTGCAGAAAGCTCGGGACCTCGCGGAGCAGGCGCTCGCATGGACGGGAGACTCCGACATCGAGCTTGAAGCGGCCCTGAAATGCGATATCAGCCCAGCGGAGTTCGCTCAGGTCGTCGCCGCAGTCACGTCCTTCGCCGGTGCGTCTTCCCCGGTGCAGACCGTGCAGCTGGACATCATGGGAACCAACCGCCGCTGGGAATTTGTCGGAGAGGAGCGCATCCGCGCGTTCATGCGGCGTGGCAACAGCGTCGGGCCTGCGGCGGACCGAGTCCTCGCCAAGAAGGTGGTCGGAACCATGGTGAAGTTTACCGAGTTTCCGATCGTCCTGCGCCTCAAGAGCGAGACGACCCTCCCCTCCAAAGGCGCCATCGTGCCCAACACCGAGCACTCCATGAGGCTGAAACGACGTATGTCCGTATCGTTCGAGGACGACGGCGTGCGAGTGGACATGACGGCCGTCATGGCCGGCGTTGGAGACATCCGCAGGGTCAGGACGCACGAGATCGAGGTGGAGGCTCTGCCGCCCAAAAAAGGCGCGACGAGAACGTCCGACGAGCTGGCGAAGATCGTCTTTGGGTACGCCCACGCGTGTCTGTGCGCTCTCAGGGGGACGTCGGCGCCTGTGTCGGAGACGGACATCGCCAAGATCATGACGTCTTACGACAGCATAGTGGGTACGCGCGAGTCGAGGTCGCGCGACCGTTTCTCGCTCGTCGGGCCGGCGCCCGTTACCCTGACACCGGCGAACTTGCAGCCCCCAGGTCCCGGCGTCGTGAGCGTCCTGGAGGGATACACGGTGACGGACAAGGCGGACGGCGAGCGAAGGCTCATGTTCATCGCGGAAGGTTCGGCGGTATTGATCGACAGCCGCAAGAACATCGTCCGCGCCTACGTGGACGTTCCGAAGAACCTGGAAGGCACGGTCCTCGACGGGGAACTGGTCACAAAGGCCAAGGTCTCTGGGACGGAGATGAGGTTGTTCGCGGCGTTCGACGCGTACTGGGTATCGGGGCGCAGCGTCGCCTCGCTCCCTCTGTTTAGTCCGGCGGGGAACAAGTCCAGGCTGTCGGCGGCCACCGACGTCCTCAAAGCGCTCGAGCTCTGCACGCCGGTGGACGGCATGAAGTCCAAGGTCAAGGACTTCGCGCTTCTCGGCGACAAGTACTCCGAACGCGTCGCCGAAGCGTTCAAGAAGGCGGACGACCTTCCGTACTCCATCGACGGACTCATCTTCACCCCCGCGAACGGCGCGGTCGGCGCCATGCACGACAACGACGAAGCGCGCATGACCGGCAGGTGGCCGCGCGCCTTGAAGTGGAAGCCTCCCAGTCACAACAGCATCGACTTTCTCGTGCGGATCAAGAGGGACAAGAAGACGGGTGGAGAGGTCTTGTCGCAGAGGCAGGTCACGCTGCCTACGGGCGCCACGGTCACGGTCAAATCCAAGGTCCTCCAGCTGTGCGCCGGCTACGACCCCGCGAAGTGGGATCCCATCGACCCCGTCGACTACCTGACGCGGGGCCAGGCGGCCATGCCTCGCAAGGGCTACATCGCCAAGGTGTTCGCCTTTCCCGGATTCGGGCCCGAGGTTTCCGAGGCCGTCCTCGACGTCGTGGAGGGGCGCATGTTGACCGCGGAAGGAGAGACCCTCGAGGACAACAGCATCGCGGAGTTCAGCTTCCACGACGGCGCGTGGAAGCCGATGCGGGTGCGCCACGACAAGAACGAGAACTACGTCAAGACGGACTCGCTGTCGGGTAACGTCAACGACTGGGGAACTGCGCTCTCCGTGTTTTCGACCATCATAAACCCAGTCAGCAAGGAGATGCTCCTCGGAGAAGTGCCTGCACCCTCGGTGGTCGAGGACGCGGACGTCTACTACACCGGCGACGGCGAAGAGAGGAACACCGACCTGGCCGCCATGCGCGACTTTCACAACCTCGTCGTCAAGGACGGGCTGTACGAGAAGTACTGCGTCAAGGAGGGCTCTCTTCTGGAGTTTGCGTGCGGCAAGGGAGGAGATCTGAATCGTTGGCTCAAGTGCAGGCCTTCGCTGATCATCGGCATCGACAAGTCGAACGACAACATCGTCAACCCCGGAAACGGAATGTACGCCCGTTGGGACAGGACCACTGCGCGTGTGTCGTCCAAGCCGCGCGGCGCATTCATCACCATGGACGCGACGACGCGCATGTTCGCGCCCCACGACGAGCTAAAGGCGGCGGCCGCCGAGGTGGGCCAGACGGAGCTCGTCAACGCGTTGTGGGCGCTCCCGGGTCAGGTCCTCCCGGCGCTGGAACCGTTCAAGGGCGCCATGACGAGACCCTTCGACCTCGTGTCGTGCCAGTTTTCCGTGCACTACATGTTCGAGACGTCGGAGATGCTGGACCGTTTCATCGCGAACGTGGCGAGGCTCACCAAGTCCGGAGGCCACTTCATCGGGACCACGTTCGACGGCGACAAGGTCGCGGCGTCGCTGGGGTCCAAAGGCTCCCTGACCGGAAGGGTCGGAGGCCGCGACATGTGGAGCATTTCTATGGCGGCGGGCACCGAGCGTAAGCGCTTCGCCGGGGAGACGGGCGTCGGCATCGACGTTTTCGTCGGCTCCATCGGCAAGCCGGCCCGCGAGTATCTCGTGTCGTTCAAGACGTTCACGTCGCGGATGGAGCGCGCGGGATTCACGTTGGCTGAGTCGGAGTCCTTCAAGGACATCTACGCTCGCGCCGTGGCGGCGAAGAAGCTGCCGACGCCGATGACGCCGGTCGAGAAGGACCTGTCGTTCATGAACCGGACGTTCGCGTTCAAGAAGAAGTAGTTGGGGGGCACGCCTGCCCCTTCACGGTCTCTTTTTCGGTGGGCCCCACCCACGTTTTTGGAGTTCCTACGATCGTGGGCGGCGGCAGCACGTGAGTGTCCGGCGCGTCTAAGATGACCTTGGCTGCAGCCGATTCCGATGGGCCGAGTGCTTGCAGTTCTTCGAACCCGGTCTCCTGCAGCGCCGGGAACTCGCGGGCCGTGAACATGTCTTGGAACGAGTCTTTCAGAGTGTCTAGCAGATCCCGAGCGCGAGTACGGTCGCACACCACGTTCGTCTTGTAATGCCTGCTCAGAGATCCAGGGGTCGAGAACTCTTTGCCGCACACCTGACACGTCGACCCGGACACCGACAGTTTTTCGTAGATGTAAGATCCCGTCAGCACCGGGGGGCACGGTCGTTTCACTTTCATGGCCGCTATGACGTTCGTCGCGTCGGGGACGCGTGCGAAGGTCCGAGGTCCGCCGATGATCAGGCTCGACTTGCTCGTCTCCAGCCACGACCGGCACACCTTTGAAGACTCCAGGTGGCGCGCCAGATTACCCGCCGTGCTGAACGTCTTGAAGCACGCGTCGCAGCGGAACGTGTGCGCCGCCGGGGAGATCGTCGCCGATTCGTCACCATAGACCAACGCGTTTCCAGAATCCATATGGTTCGCTTTTAACCATGGCGGAGAAAATAAATTGGGGTCACGACCTGAGCTTGAAATATTTGGCTATCGACGCGAAAAAATTGTACATCGCCTTGGCGGTCCAGTCGACCGCGTCGCGCACGCCCGTCTGTATGGTGGTCCGCAGACGCGTGCCCCAGAACATGAAGCCGACCGCCGCCGGGAGCCCGGACCACGTGCACAGCGTGGACACCGTCTTGACGAAATCGATGCTCGCGTACCCGTACTTGTCGTCCTTGAAGAACCACTTGCCCCCCTTTCCGGCGACCGCGACTATCGCCGTGACGCCGCCCGCGGTCAACGTCGTGGCGGCCATCGTCAGAGACACCATGATCATCATCTCGGCCGAAGCCAGGGAGTTTTCCAGGACGACGCGCATCGCGGACCTCGCCATCACGATCGTGCCCCAGTCCGCCGACTTTCCCTTGAACATCGCGGCCGTCTTCATCGCGACGACGAGGAACGCGACGAGAGACACGGTGGCCGACGCCGCCAGGTACAGCAGGACGCAGTAACACGTCGTCACGGCGCCCTGCAGCACGAGTGGGGCGGCGACCTCCTTCCAGAAGGTGGCGTCCAGACGCACGTACTTGAGTCCCGGCTGAGCGGTGTACTTCTCCGCCTTCTTCCCGACCTTCGCGTACGCGTCCATGAGGTCGACGTTCGCCAACATCGTCCAGTCCGTCAGCTTCAGCGCCGCGGCCAGGCAGACCGTGAACATGAAGGAGTCCAGGAACTTGGATCCCCCGGTCTGCGGCGTGTCGGTGTCCTTTTCCGCGTGCGGATTGACGAAATCCTTGATCTCGTCCAGCGCCCCGGACGGGAGCTCGGCGCTCAGCGTCTCGATCGCCTTTTCGACCTCGGCCTGTGTTAGTTCTGGCGCCGCGACGGCGGATTCCGTGTCAGGGGAAGCGGCGACAGCGGCTTGAGACCTCGGTTCGGCGGTATCGCTCGAAGCAGCTCGTGACGGAACAAGACCGTCGCCGAGGCTCTTGGCAGCTGACGCAACATCTGCCGCTTTCTCTGCCGTGTCTACGACATGCTCTATCTTGCCAGCATTATTGGCCGCGAAGGTCGCCAACTTGCCCAACGCTGCGGCCATCTCGCTCTACAGAAGATGTCAGACAATATAGCAAGAGACTCGATGGGTGCGTCAACCGCTATTTGTGCGAACTGTGGCGTCGCCGGTCATTATTACAAGGATTGCTCTCTACCCATCTGCAGCTACGGCATCGTGTGCTTCCGTCTCCGTGTCAACTTCCACGCCTCGTGCATCACGCCCGAGTTCCTCATGGTCCAGCGAAAAGACAGCCTGTTCTTCGTCGAGTTCGTCAGGGGCAAGTACGACGTGCACGACCACGAGTACATACGCAAGATGCTCGCGGGAATGACGAAAGCGGAGCAGGACATGATCCGGGCGCGCCCGCCGTTCTCCGACCTGTGGACGCATCTCTGGGCGTTCTCGCACATGCGAAACTGCATCACGAACGAGTGCTGTTTGTCCAGGGAAAAGTACGCCACGCTGCTGCGACCGACCGTGCCTCCGGGCATCGATTTGGACAACCCGCTGGGCAAACCTTTCCTGATGCAGGCGCTCGACGAGCTCGAAGAATCGGGGACCTTCCTGGCGGAACTCGAGTGGGGCTTCCCCAAGGGGCGCCGCAACATCTACGAGTCGGAAGAGTCGTGCGCGCTGCGGGAATTCACCGAGGAGACCGGCGTCCACGGGTCGTGGGTGCACATGTTCCAGCACACCATCGACGACGCGTTCGTCGGCAGCAACAACGTCCGGTACGCGCACAAGTACTACATGGCACGACTGGTCCAGGGAGGTCAGACCGGTTCGTGCGACGTGCCCATATGCTCCACGCAGCAGGCGAGAGAGGTGTCCAGCGTGCGGTGGATGACGCTCAAGGACGCCCTCCCGCGGCTGACGGGCACGCGCGTGAAGATCCTCGAGCGCGCGCACAGGTACGTCGTCCAGAACATCAAGGGGCGTTGGTGATCACGACCTTGCACTCGAGATCAGGGTGAAGCAGCGCCATGGCGTCTGTCCACGCGTCCTGCTGCGCCAAGAGGGTTCCGGGGTCGCAGTCTCTGGATATGTTGCTCGTGAAGAGGTAGTTCAAAAGGCCCGAGCCCGCGACGGTCCAGTACATCGACGCGACCTTGTGCGCCGCGTCTTTCGAGTTCATGGGGCACGGGTACCCGAGGGCTCGGCCCAATTCTACTTCCGCTTCGGTTCTCGCGATGCATCGAGTGCTGCCGTCCGGCGATTTCGACAGGGTTTCGGCGACTCGTCGTCCCAGAGCCGACCCGACGGCGTAAACGAAAAACGCGACGATACCGGTCCCGAAGGTCTGCCTCTTGAAAGTACAGCCCAGACCGTACGTCGACAACGCGTTGCGGACCTTTGCGATCCTGGCGTCCGGGCAGTCCAGATGCAGGAACGCGAATTCGCGCGCCTTTTTCAGGACGCCCCAGACGTGCACGTACTTTACAATCTCTTCTGACGAGAGGATGGATATCGCCGTCCGCGAGGTCACCCTGGCGACCCTCCCGGCTGCCATGGACACCTTCCTGACAAACCCTACAAACTCTGCTACGGTCATGTCCCGGAATCATACAGCTACCATCGACCGCACGGACTTAAGCCGGCGAAGCTTCTTCTTCCGGCAACGGTGCGACCGGCTTCTTCGACCGGATGATGGACTCTCGGAACAGCGAGAAGAAGACCTCCTCCGACCGCATCGCCGGCATCCACACCTTGGACTTGTCCGGAGGGTTGGGGTCGCTCATCCACAGCTTGATCACGTTGAACGCGTTCTTCGGACTGATGCTGACGCCGCATACCTGCTGCCACTTGTCGCGCTCGTCCTCTGCGAGGACCGTCTCCCCCGTCACGGCGATCATCATGTCGATGAACGAGACCGTAGCGTGCTCCCTCGGCACACGTATGCTGTAGCAACCGCCGTCGACAACGGCGGGGTCGTCCCACACCGGGCTGATGCCTTCTCGGTGCAGGAAGAACATGGCGTCCTTCATCCACGGCTGCACCGTGTTGACCATGGTCCAGAGGTCGGCGACGGACGAGATCATGCCGATGGAGACGTACGACTCCAGCCGCCAGTCGTCGTCGTCCGGCGAGTGGTAGTACAGCTTCCAGGCGTCGTTGAGGAACACTTCTTCGGTCGCCATGGTTCCGAGTGCACCTTATCATTGGGTCGTTCCTTTAAGCCGGCGCGGTTGGACTATTCTGCGGCTGGTATTGTAAACGCGCCAGCCATGGGAATACTCACAAAGGCCAAGGAGATGATCTTCGGGAAGCCTGCAGCGCCGGCACAGCCGGCTGCGGGTCCGGCGATGGAGGGCGGCGCCAAGAAGGGCAAGAAGACCGTCGCCAAGAAGACGGCGACAAAGAAGAAGACGGCCAAGAAGTGAGAAGATCTAGGCGTTTGGCGCGTCAAGCTCGTGCGTTGGCTTAAAGGGCGGGGTCGGATGGGTCATCACCAAGATGGCGGAGGTTCGGTCGAAGGACCTGTACGGCGGGCGATACAGGGTGTTCTCCGATGGGCGGCTCATGAACGTCGCGAGCGGCAAGGATATCGGCAGGGTGAAGGATGACGTCGAATCCATCGAGGTCAAGATGGCGCCGGTGCAGGGCGGCGCGAAGGTCTACTCACAGCTCAAGAAGGTCGTCTACGAGGCGTTCGTCAAGCCTCTGGACAAACGCGGCGTCATCTTACACGTCAATGGCGACTGGCGCGACTGCAGCGTCGACAACATCTACATCAAGGGCGAGGTCGACGAGCGAGTTATGGCGGCGAACAGATCCAAGTACCCGGCACCGGAGTTCGCGTTCGGCCCGCATCCGTTCACTCGCTACGTGGCGAAAATGACCGGCGAGGTCTGGAACGCCATGACGGGCGAAGAGCTCGAAGGGCGCGAAGGTACTCAGGGTGCAGTCATCATCAAGTTGATGAACGACGATCCCTCTAAAGGTGAGAAGACGACGCCAAAGGCACGGTTCGCATACGGCTGCTTTCACCGCGACCTTGACATGTCGAACAAGAAGAAGGAGGTTTATCGCAAGGCCGACTCCATCGACGACAAGGACATGAACATATCCTGCTTCACGGTCGGAACAGCCAAGGACCGGCTCAAGGCCGCCCGTGCGAGGGATGCCACCATCGCCCAACGCGGCGGACAGACTCGGTCCAAGCCGGTCGAGGTCGTCGAAGGCAACGCCGTGGTGGATACCTACTCAGGCTTCCGCGTCGCAGCCAAAGAGCTCGGCATCGCCAATCCAGTTCTTCTGGATTTGATCCGGAACGGAACCCCGCGAGATGGTCGCATCTACAGGTACGGGTTCAAGGAGCTCGACGTACCAGAGGCATGGTACAAGCTCATGGACACGGAGGTCCTTGACTGGGCTCCCATCAGCATCAAGAGTGTGGCAGGAATGTACGTCAGCGACGCCGGTCGGGTCGTCTCACCTCTGGGCTACATGTTTGCGGGCGATGCAGAGAAGCAGAATGGATACAAGGCGTTCGGCTACAACGGACTGACTCACTCCTTCCACACACTCGTGTGCTTCGCCTTCAATGGGCATCCTCCGTCGCCGAAGCACACGGCGGACCATCGCAACCGCAACATCATTGACAACCGCGCCGTCAACTTTCGGTGGGCGACCAAAGAGGGACAAACCAGTAACATGGCTAGCAACATCAACGTCGTCGCAACTTGTATGGATACAGGGGCAACGACGGAGTATATCTCCAGATCCGCGGCTGCGAGGGACGTTGAGGTTTGTGACGCCACCATACGCAAGGCATGCCTCAAAGGCGCGGTGTGCAAGGGGCGTACATGGACCGAATCGCCGAACGGTGGCCCTGACCCAGAGCTCGAGGGACCCGTGTCCTGCGACCCCGGCGTCGCAATCCCTGTGGACTACGACTTCGTGCGCCGTCTGGTGCAGACCGCCGGCGAGGTCGACGAAGTTTAAAATCGTCCTCTCGTTTTTTTCTGGTTACCGTGCAAGAACTCAATCGAATCAATGGTGGTCGCGGAGCTCAAGCTCAAGAAGTTTGACATGCGAATGATTACCGACGAGTGCGTCGTCGTACTCCTAGGCAAGCGATTCACGGGGAAATCAGTCCTTGTAAAAAATCTATTGTCCTACCACACAGACATTCCTTTGGGGGTGGTTATATCTCCAACGGAGACGTCAAACAAGTACTTCGGCGACTTCGTGCCCGGGATGTTCATCCACGACGAGTTCACTCCCAAAATTCTGGATAATGTGGTGCGCCGGCAGAAAGCCGCGGTAAAGGCCATGCAGAAGGAGAAGGAAAGCTTCGGAACCTCCAACATGGATCCTCGCGGCTTCCTGATTCTGGATGATTGCATGTACGACAACAAATGGACGAAGGATATCAACATGCGATTTCTTTTCTTGAACGGAAGGCATGCAAAGGTTCTCATGCTTCTGTCGTTACAATACGCACTCGGGATGCCCCCTACAATGCGTTCCAATATTGATTTCACGTTCATCTTACGTGAGAACTCCATGGTTAATCGCAGAAAAATCTTCGACAACTACGCAGGCATGTTCAATTCGTTCGAGTTGTTCTGCACTGTAATGGACCAATGCACAAACAACTTCGAGTGCCTCGTCGTGAACAACAGAACTACCTCGAACAAGCTGGAGGACCAAGTCTTTTGGTATAAGGCCCCAATGAATGCTCAGCCGTTCAAACTCTGCTCCCCCCAATACTGGGCCCTGGACCGCCAATGCAGCAAAAAAGACAACGACGAGACCGAAGAGCTGTTCGACCTGGAGAAACTGCGCAAGGGCGCGCGCATCAACGTGAAGGTCGTCAAGGCTTAAGGACGTGGGTGCGCGGACAGGCCCGCCGCCAGCCGCGCGTCGATTTCTCCGTGGTACAACAATATGACTGGTACTTTCGCGTCACGGACGAAGGCCTTGAGGTACGACGTCGAAGCCTGGCCAAGAGGGGGGATTCGGGTCCGCACCATCCCGAGAAGACGGTTGTCCGACAGCCGGCTGCTAACTCCTTAACTCTTTCAAATTTGTCTTCGAAGCTACCCTCAAAAATCATTGTAGGCGGCATCGTGTCTTGCACAACAACGAAACAAGTTTAATAGTCATAAATTGACCCTCCCTCGCTCAGCCTCACGCTCAACTGCAGCATGTCCAAGAAAGCCGGAAGATCCCTGTCGCTGAGAGTCCCCTCGGCCGCCGCCGTGAGCTCATCGACGCTCAGCCGCGGAAAGCTGCCGTCGTGCACGAACGCGTCGAGATCGCTCTTCAGGTCCCTCAGGTCATCCCAGAAGAACTTGGGGTCTGAAAGCATCCCAAAGTCGCCGCTCATCGACCTCCATGCGATCACCAACGCTTCGTTGTACTTCATCTGTCCCACGTTGCGGATATTGTACTTGCTCCAGAACTGCGCGAGCGGCAGGTCCGGCGCAGCGATCGCGGCAGCCCGCCGCAAGAGCTTCTCGTTGATGGCGTGGAGTACCTGCCTCATGGCGAGCTTGCAACCTTGTGTCGAGATCGTCGTTTTGAGGTCTTGGACGGTGTCCTCGAGCTTCGAGATCCGCGCTTGGTCGGCGTCCAGCTGCTCCTTGAGCTGGACGATCTGGACCCAGAGCTGCGCGTTGTCGTTCTTTACGGTGGCCGACGCCGACCCTCTTGCTGTCGCACTCGTGGATCAGGAACGCGAGGTCGTAACCCGCGTGCTCGTCGCCGCCGCGCTTCTTTCGCCGTTTGACGATCCCGATCCAGCGGATGTCGTGCGTCATCTTGAACTCCTCCTTGAACCGCACGTTCAACGCGTACACGGCCTGCGGCGACCAATCGTCGAGCGCGACGCCGGGCAGCATCACGCACAGCTTGTAGTTCTCGTCCGACTTGAGACCCTGCGACTTGTCCCACATGACGGGCTCCGGCCATGAGGGGGCGCCGGGCGCCTCGGCGTCGTCGGCGACGTCCTCGATGAGATCCTGGAAACAAGTGTATTTGTACTCGGGCTCCATTCTTCAAATGACTCAACAACGCGTTTCCTTTATGCCAATCTGGAGATAGTCCCAGAACCCAATGTCGACATGCATCAATGGCTTAAAAGGATGGGTCCACAGAAGTCATCCATCTTATTCTTTTTTTCTCCACAGCATGATCCCTACCGTCGCCATGTCTTTCCAGCAGCTTTCCGCCAAGGTCCGCGAGGTCTACCTCAACACGCGCGCCGAGATCGAAGGCAAGGACGCCGAGATCGCAGAGCTCAAGAAGGTCCGCGAGCAGCATGTAGGCTTTCTCGAAAAAGCCAAAGGGAAGGTTGGGTCTCTCCATCAGACCATTGAGCAGAAGGACGCCGAGATCGCGGCGCTAAAGGCGAACGCGCCTGTCGCCGAGCTCGAGGCCAAAGTCGCCTCACTCCTCGAACGCGACGCTCGAGTCAAGCTCTTCGTAGACAAGCTGATGGCCGGCAAGGACGTCGCCGCCGCCCGCATCGCTGAGTTGGAACTCAAGAACGGCGAGCTGGCGCTGCAGTGCGCCGAGCTCGAGTCCAGGAGCGCCGGGCTGGGAGACCAACTGTCCGCCGTGACGGCGGACAAGGCCAATCTCGAACACCAGGTCCAGAACCTCATCGACGCCGTCGCCGACCTGGCGACCCACAACGAGGACCTCGCCGCCGACTTCGACGACATGGAACAACGAGCCTCGTTGGCCGAGGACGACAACATCGAGCTCGTCGCGTCCATCGAGGTCCTGGAGTCGATCGTCACGGCGTCAGAGTACGACCTCGACCAGTGGAAGGCGGCGCAGGCTCACTTCGCCGGTCGTCTCGCCGAGACGGAAGGCTACCTCCACCAGGCCGACGAGATGAACGCCGAGAAGGACGCCGAGATCGAGGAGCTGCACGGCAAAGCCGCCTTGGTGCCAGTCGCGGCGCCAGAAGAAGAGCCGGAAGCGCCGACCGGTGGGCCGGCGTCCAAGAAGCGCCGCAGGGGCGACGGTAGCCTCCGCCGCGAGTTCACGTACGACCACGTCTCGGTCGCCGGCGGCAAGCTCATGTTCAAGATCGCGGACGCCGAGCACCCGGCGACCGACGCCCAGCTCCGGTACGTGGACGTCATCACCGCCGCGGGCCGGTCGTACAACCGGTACTACGTCGTGCGCGACGGTAAGGAGAAGATGTGCCGCAGCAAGGCGGACGTAGAACGTGCATTCGGCCTGACGCCCACTAGGAAGTATTCTAGAGGATGTGCTACGGCATAAAGGACTTTGCCCGATGTTGTATCAAAGGACCCTATGGACCCGTTGTTTGTAACCGAATCGACCTTTGAGAAAGTCGTCGCACCAGGAGCCCCTGTCGTTGATGCGAATTGTGACCTGATCACGCATGTGCACAACCCTGGTACAGAACCTGTCTCCGTGCGCGTCGACGTCGGTCTACGCACCGTGAGTGCGTACATATTGGAGCCTGGTATCGGGCGCCCGTTCGTCGACGACGGTCCGCTTCCCGTGTTTGCTGTGAAGAGATGTGGCGTCCGCGTGATCGTGAGCGGCGACGTCGTATTGACGTGCGCGCTGTGCGACCACGATTCGACGACCGCGACCGAATTCAAGATCGGCAACCGGCTCTACAAGGACGGACTTGTCGAGTCCTTGCCAGATTCGGAATCTGAATCGAGGAACCTCGCCATCCCGAAGCCCATCGCCATCGCCCTGTAGCCTCGCGAGTACACCGTGACCTCCCAATCTCCAGGCTCGAGCTCTAGGTCGAGGACCGTTTCTTTCCCGAAACTGCAATGCCCGGACGGTTGGTAGTCTTCCGGCCTGATGCTGAAAGAGTACACGTTTATCCCGGTATCAGGGACGTTGCTGTGGTGTTGGAACGGCTGCACGGTGTCGAAGTACTGCCCGCTCCTGCGCGCGAACCGCTCTTTGCCTCCCATGGTTATCACCGCGGATCGGACCGGGTTCCCGCCGTCCGCCGTCTTGTGCGTGCCGTCGGGACCGCGGCACATGAACACTATCTCCTTCGACCGGTGCACGAACTCGAGAGGAAGCGCCGTCTGGCCGCGGGGGTACGTCTTGTGCTCGACCGTCTCTATAACAGCCTCGTTCATGCGTTGCGCGACCTTGCGGCGTTCGTCTGTGTCCCAGAAGTAGTAGTCGATGAACATGGTCATGGCGTGAGGTCCGATCGAGTGGACCTCGCCCTCCAGGAGATCGGCTACCGCGTGCGTGTCTATGTTGATCCTGACCTCGTGAAATCGTAGGGATATCAGCTTGATGCACATCGCAGGCGACCCGCAGAAGAACAACTGCAGGGGGATGTATATTCTTTCGGCTGGCAAGTGGTCGCTCCTCGACGATTTCGACGAGATCAGCCGCCGCAGGTTCTTTTTCTGCGCGTCGTCCTTTGTCAGGTCGCTCCAAAGCCTCATCCATTCGCCGGTGTTGTTGTCGTATACCGTGCCGCCGATCTCTACCGTTGCGGTCTTGATCAAGGCGTGGCCGACATCTTCGACCCATTGAACGCCCCGGCCGCGGACCTCTGGCAAGTCGACGACGATGTATGTCGTGCCGATGCCGTCGCCGTTCCTGGAAACGGTGCACGTCAATTTTTTTCCAAGCTGCACCTTGCCGTGGAACCATTGCTCGATGCTTTCCATTGCGAAGTGCGTGTGGCGCTTGTACTTTGGGTCGAAGAACGACATCTCAGGGTTTCCCGACAGGTAGACGTCGCTCGACGAGACAGCCACCAGCTGCATCAGCGCGCCTCCCATGGTTGGTTGGTTTCTAACCTATGCGTAGAAAATAAACTGGCGCGTCCGCGGGAAACCGCCGAGATAATATCTGACCACGGGATGCAAAGGCTCGATGAAGGTCGTATTCGACGGGTTCCTGACGCGAGACCAATGCGCGGACCTGATACTCCGCTTGTCCGCGATAGATTCTGACGAACCTCTCATCGAGGGTCCCATAGAAGTGTTCGACCTGCTCGCGACCAGGCTTTCCGTCATGACAGGCGAAGAGTACGCGTGGTGCGGGCCGCGGATGACGTTCAACGACACGACCGCCGGAATGCACGAGCACCGGGACGAACCATACATGGGCGGGGACCACACGTTGTTGGTCTACCTGACAAGCCCGGAAGGCGGCGAGACGGTGTTCGATGACGGCGAGGTCGCCCCCGTCGCCGGGAGGGCGGTCATCTTCGGCATCAGGGACATGCACAGCGGGCGCGCCGTCCAGTCGGGAACGAAGCTCGTCGCCGCGATAGAATGCTCGAAGGTCCCGGCATAAACGCGCGGCACCGATTGTAACGCAAGTCGCGCCAGTAATGGAGATATTGGACGTCAAATTCGTGAAGACGTACCTCGTCAACGTCCGGTTCGTGCGTAAGCCGTCTGCACAGGCGAGTTTGGAAGACATCGTCAAAATCGGAGGATCCTTGTCCAGGCTCAACTCGACGGAGGCGACGAAGGATCCCGAGCGATACATGTACTTGGACCGAGACCTCGCCGCGAGAAAGGTGGAAGAGCTACGGACGCGGCCCATCGACCGCTTCGACGCGACAGTTGACATGATAGAGAGCACTGGCTACACCACGGACGACGGGCGCACCGTGAACATGATCGGCGTGTTCAACCATCACACCGTCGTCGTGGCTTAAAGGACCGCAGGGTCTCATGTGCACCACGACAAGATGACGATCGGCAAGCTCCAAGAAGTCGACCTCTTCCTGCCCAATGCGCCGCGGCGCTCGGCGAGGATAACCCCCAGGCTGACGACGACAAAACTCTTGTGCTTGAAGACGATACGCAAGACGCCGAAGAAGCAGCCGCAATGGATGGAGATCGCCGTGCGGATACGCGCCGGCTTAAGCGCGCAGGACAGTATAGACAGTAGGAGAAGAGATGGCGTCGTCCCTGAGATTCGTAGTCCTTGACATAGAAACGCTCCACGGTGTAAATTTCGGAGCGATCAGAGCGCGCGGTGGCTTCAAGCCGTGGTCATGTGATTGCTGGACATCTGTTTATCCAGCACAAGTATGCGCCGTGTCTTTCGAGGACGGCGAAGAGCGCGACCGTCTGTCCACGACCATCAACTGGGGCAAGCTCGCTCCGCCTTTGGACAACCCGTACTGCAAGCATTTGACGCAGGACTCGATCGACATGGGCGTGAGTCCGAACAGTTTCTTCGAGATGCTGTCGACCATGTGCCGGGACACGGAGTCATTCGTTGGGTACAACGTCGGCTTCGACATGGGCTGCCTCAGGCACCATGCCGCGAGGTACGGTCGTCATTTGCCTGAAGTCCCAGACGTGTGCCTTATGGACCCGGCGAAGGAGCGTCTGGGACTGACCAGATGGCCCAAACTCGTCGACGCATACAGAGGGTTGTGCGGCGAGGAGCCGAGCGACATGGCGCACGACGCCGAGTACGACGTGCACATGACCTGCGAGATCATGAAGGTCCTGGTCCTCCCGCCGCCTAAGAAGCAGGGGCCGTGCGCGCCTTGAAAGCTTTCAGTGCAGCTTCCAACGCGGCGGTGTCTTTCTTTACAACGGCGTCTATGATGTCCAAGAGGAGCGGGTTCTTCTTCAAGGTCGGGTTCATCTTAAGGACCAGGATCGCGGCGTTCATGTTTCCTGAAGCCAGAGCGTCGAGGAACGAACGCATTGCGACGTCGTTTTCGGTATTTCGGTTGTTGCGCTTTTCTATCCGCTCTTTCCGGCGGTCGACGATGTTTTTAGCGCGATCGAACGCGTCCTTCGCTTCCTTGCTCAACTCGGTCTTGCCCTCGTACTTTTTGACGAGGGCTGCACTCTCGATGTAGTAGACTTCGTTCATGACATCGTCGAACAACATGAACCCGCCGCACAGGAAGGCGAGACCGGCGATGACGGGAACGATCGACATACTACTTACCAACAACTTTTTAGAAAAAAGTTTCGTCAAAAGTCCAATGGGCAGACAAGTAAATCAAGGTCCTGAGAAGGGGGGCATGGGGGGCAAGCCTGCCCCCCAAACTAGAGGATCACGTCTTCGCCCGACCCAAACATGATGTCTCCGTTGTGCAGCACCAGAGGAGTGCAGTCGCCTCCCCTGGTGATGGCCGAAACGTTCAGCCCGTCGCACATCAGCCCGCCACCGTACGCGCCCCTGACGTCCGAGGCCTGCGTGTCGATGGTCTCGGAAGTCGATCGCGACCGAGAGACGCGTTTGAGACAGAAAGATACGTACTCCCCTTTCACCAGCGTCTTGTACGTGCTCGTGATCGGCTGCAGGTCCGTGTGGTGAACGAATATTTCCTTCGTGTCCGGGTCAACGGGTTCGCCATCGCAACGCCCCAGAACGCTTATGAAACCGTAACCTTTGTGGTCCTTGAACCATTTCACCTGTCCGTAATACCTGCAATCCATCGTACCCAAAGGGGGCATCAAAAATTCGTAGGAACCAGCGCGGGCGCGGGTGGCGTGTCAGGCGCGACGAGATCTACCAGCGTAAAGAGCGAGAACGACACGATCGCGACGAACGCCACTACCGCCCCTATGTCGAACACCGTCTGGCCTTTACCCTTGCCGGAGCCGAAAGGCCTCGGAGAGTCGTTCTCGTCGAAGAGCGCCCTGGGACGGTACACAACTACCGCACCCATGACGATGGAGTAGAACAGCATCGCAAGCACCACACGAGTCGGAAACATGGACGACGTCTTGCATTGAAGCTCACAAAATTATTTGCGGAGCGTCCCAAAATTATTTGCGACGCGTCGGGAAAGTAATGATCTCGACGCAAGCATCCATCGCCGCAGCTTGCTACGCCATCGTCATACTGACCACAAGGCTCAACGGCAAGGAGCGTCTGAGCGCCAAGGCCCTCAGCGCCGCCGGCGCCGTCATGGCGGCCGTGGTGGGCGTGTGCGTCATCAACTGCTACGTGTCCGGCGACTGCGGGCTGCTGGCGTGGGCGTTCACGGGCATCTTGGTCCTGGCGACGGTCGTGTCTCTCGGTCTAGTGTACGGCGACGTCGCCGCGCGCAAGAAGGAGACCCTAATCATTCGAGACGACAGCGACGCCCTGCCGGTGCCCATGAGCGCGACTCCTCCTTAAGGCCACGCACAGAGCGTGCATTCCCAGCACGGATACTACGTGCAACGACGAGTGCCACGGGTACCATCGCGTAGGGTCGTATTGCGGGGCTCGGGCCAACTTGACGTAGTAAACGGTAGGCGCGTACGCTACGGCGAACCATACTGCCGCCGTCCAGCGGTCCTGAGGCAGGCGAGCCGCGGAAACGGCCGCCGCCATCGTTATGGCGTGCCCTAGAAACTTGTCCACCACCGTCACGGGATGCGCCGGGACGAACAATGCCGGATTGCCGTGCAGGAGGACCGAAGTCCCGTACAACAGCGTCCACGCGATCGCCTGGAAACAGTCGTGCGCGAGGAGCGCGTGCGCCGCGACGGTCGGGAAGAGGAACGGCGTCAACCAGAGCATGACCTTTGTGGTCCGTGTTCCGGGAACCCCGTTTAAGCGACAACCATGAATCCTATGCATTTTTGATGTAACTTTTTTCTAAAAAGTTATGCTAGGTCGCCGGAGCACCGGGGAGGAGGCGTCCAGGTGGCCGCCGGCACCTTCTTGTAGTGCGCGATGTTGGCCGCGGGAAGGTGCTCCATGCGCCTGCTGGGCGCGTCGCGACGAGGGTCGTACATGAGCTCGGGGCAGCGGGTCGCCGCTCGCGTCTGCAGGCGCAGCTCGGATTCGGTGTCCACGAGGTTGGCGCCGACGACGTGGGAGACCGCGGTGCCGCCGACGATGCCCATCTTCATGCGCACCCGGCGGCAGTGCTCGAACTTCATCGGCGACAGGATGTACTCTAGCGGATCGACGGACTGGCCGAGCGCGCGGCGGTAGGTGCAGAGGTCGTCGGACAGACGGTTGGACGACATCCTCTTTGTTCATGAAGCTACATTTTTTTTTTCTTGCTGTCTCAGCAAAGCGGATATCGATGTCGTGCGCCCCGATGTTTGATCTGGAGAACAGGCTCATGGACGACGAGTGTGCCCTGGCCGACCGCGCCAGGCAGTCGGACGAGGTCAACGACTACGTCCTCGCAAACTTCCTGCCGTCCAACGTGCCCGCGTGCGACTCCGAGGTCACTAAGATCGCGGCCTGCCACAACAACCTGCGCTTCCGCGACGGCTACGGTACCGCTAACGCGTGCGTCATCGACGCCGACAGCTCTGCCCGTCTCGGGGCTCGCCAGACAAACTCGCCGCACCGGCAGCAACTGACCGCCAGGGTGTTCCACGGCCACCCTCACTGGTGGCGAGGCCAAATTGCTCCCGAGACCGAGTCAGAGCTCGTGCATTCGGACATGACCCGCGAGAAGAAGCCGTGCAAGGGAGACATCCCGGCGGACAGGTTCGCCCCGCTCTTGCCATGCATTAGGGAAGCAGTCGGTACCGCGAAGACTGTCATTATGCCTGATGTCGTACGTGGCGGTGATCTTACGCGGGCTTGGGTGCGTGATTCTGATGCGTTATCACAGTGTGGCTATACCAATGACGGTCGTATGTGGAAGAAGCGTTAGATCATTGAACTACTCGACAATTTCTGTGAGCGGCGTGTCAGGTCCGAGTAGTTCTACCCGCAATGCGTTCAACGCCATCGCGGCTTCGGCTTCCGTCTTCCGAGGAGTCACTCGATGAACCTCGTAATTGATGACTAAATTGCCAGCAAACGTGCTCTTTGATTTGCGGTAAACACCGGGGTATTTGCTTGTGGCACCTCTGTTCCTTTTGTTGCGCTCTTGGTCTCCCTTGGATGCTAACCTCAGGTTGTGCGTACGGTTGTCCAAAATTAACGCCGGGTTCCTGTGGTCAATCGAAAAGCCTTTCACTGCCTTGTAACCGGGATTCAACAAGGACCACACTGCGCCGTGCATGTACCATGTCTTCCCTTTCCAATATCCTGTAGAGTATCCTTGACTATTCAGGCACCACGATGCCTTGAAAGTCAGAGTATGCCAGAATTCTTCGGGGACTTTGGCAAAGTGTCCTTTGCCCTTTGGACCCGATAGTGCAATCACCGCCGCATTATCCATCGGATCCCGTGTGATCTCCAATCGCTTATGAGCTTCCCATTCACGCATTTTCTTATTCTTCCTGTACTCTTCGGACACTCTGATTGCTTCTTCCCTGTCCACAAAGGTACCGACTGTCACTCCATAACAACGAACGTAATATTTCCTTTCACGTTTATGGTAAGTTACCCCCTTTGGCAAGGCTTTCTGTGGGAACATGACATAGTCACCCGCGTCCACCTCAGCTTTCATCTGCGCAATCTCCGATGTTGTGAAAGTAGAAAGCAGTACGTGGCTTGTCATCGCCCACACTCCGAATTCCTTGATTGCATGTTTTGCGCACGCAATACCTGCTGCCAACTCATTATCGAAAAGGCCCAAGTAGCACGAAAGCGTCATTGCTTGCCATTTGCTGAGTCTATATCTGACACCCCGGTACTTGCTTGTTTGTTTCTGTTGTTGTTTCGCGTTCCATGTGTTAAAACTTGTCGACGTCCACCTCAGATTACTCCTCGTCGCATCCATCCTGTCGCCGTTGGCGTGATCGACAACCCAATCTTCTGGAACGTTTGACGGACGCTCACCGATGATCAAGTGGTGTAGGCTCCCGGCGGTTGTGCAGTGAGGGTAACCTCCCCAAATCCTCCACTTATGCTTCCTCACCCGCTCCAAATCCCTCCTGGACACCACAAAGCACCGATCCCCGTACTTCCCATGCATCTGCACCAGCTCCTGAGCGTCCTCGTCATCACACGACCACCCCAAGCCGCACATCGCCGCCAGCAAGAAGAAGTTCACAAGACCGACACCCATCTTTGTCTATGTACGTCACCTTTGTTTATGCCCTGCCGACGCGCGGTCACGACGCCGGAGCAGGTTCGGCCTTCGGCTTCTTCCGCAACAAATAGACCGCCAGCACCGACCCCGCCACGAACAAAAACGGCGTCCTCATGTACAGGCTCAGAACACCGCACGCCACGACGGCGACGATCGCCACGGACAGCTCTACGTAAGGCAGAGCTTTCGCAGCCTTGGATTTCTTGGCCGTCGACGCCGCGGCGATCGCCAGGTGCCGCCCGGAGTACAGCGCCGCAAAGAACGTGGACACGACGACCTTTTTCAGGATCATCCAGACGACCGGAGGCGCGATCTCTCTCAGGACGGTTATAATGATCATCGTCGCCGGGTCGGGCACGGTCACCGGCGCTACGGCCTTGAAGACGTACAACCCGACAGACGACCACGTGAGCATGACCGACAGGACAAAGAGGATGTAGAAGTAGTAGTGATGAGGCTTCTTGAGGTCGGCGATCACAGCTCCCCGCGGTGTCGCCAAGTAGACCTTCTTCGCCCGATCAGCGAGCTTGGCGTCGCCTTTCCCGTCGCCAAGAGTCTTCAGGAAGAGCTCCATGTCGCCGACCCTCTTCAGGCCGAACTGGTGCACGTCGCGGATCCATTTGTCGACGATCGGATTGCGGCCCTGAGGGTACAGCTTCCAGAGCACTTTCGACGCTTCCTTGAGGGACAGGTTGTTGCGACGGCATTCCGCCGCCCCGGGGACGCCTTTTTTCTCTATGAACTCGAGGGAAGACAAAACCTTATCGGTCATCGAAGCCGTCTTGCTTGAACAGCGAAATCTTTTCCGGGCATTCTTTGGTGAACACGAGCGCGATCAGCCTGTCTGCGAAAAAGAGCGCGACCTTGCCGACGAAGCCGACATCGCCGAACATCGAGCCCTTTGCTGCGCCGTTCAGAACCGGTCCGATCAGCGGTACGGCGTTCATGATGGTGTCGGGTTCCTCTGGAATCGGGTCCTGTGGGTCCATCTTACATAGCGGCGCGCATCAACTTCGCGAACTTGGCGACGGGCTTCGCCTGTACGAAAGCGGGTGTCGCCGGGGCGTACGGCGCGGGAGCGGGCGCCGAGCGGTCCATGATGCTCTTCATGTGCAGCGCGTGCAGGCGGAGCACCTCCCTCAGCTCTTCGGCGATGTCTCTGTTCGGCATGGTTACTGACCACGGTGCCCAGGAAAAACGCGCCGAGACTAGACAGCCGTGGCCGCATCTGGTCAAGGGATGACGTAAATCTCCACGAACTTCTTCATGTACCGCGCCTTGTCCTCGGGGTCGTAGCGATCCTTCTTGCGGATGTTGTCGGGCGCCCACAGCATCTGCAGGTTCTTGTAGTGGAAACACGCCTTTCGTTCCACTGGGTTGCTCATGTCGAAGGCCGCGCATGGGATGCGATGGTCGATGTGCATGCGGTTGAAGTTTGCGAAGCTCATGTACTCCTGGAAAGTGCTTTCGAGGGACGCCCGCAGCTTTGGCAGAGAGCAGCCGACGTACTTGTAGGCCGTGTCGACCTTAGCCTTTCCCAACATTCCGCGAATCCTAGACGACATGCGAGTCTTGATCTTGTAATTGGAAAGTGTGATACCACCTTCATCCTTCATGTCAGTGTATTGACGCGTTCTGTACTTGGCTTTTATTGCCCTAATCTTGTCTTGATTAGCGGCTCGGTAAGCGCTGTCCTTCACCTGCCTTTTCTCCTTGTTGGCGGCATACCACTTCTTTGAGTACGCATTGTATTTGTCCCTGTTCGCCTCGCGCCATTGTCTCTTCCTCTCGTTGTGAGCCTCCATGTTTTCCTGCACGTACTTCTTGTCCCTTTCCCGAATGCGGTCCTTGTTGGCAACTCTGTACTCGCGCATGCAATCGTTGCACCCCGGTGCTAGCTTATCCCACGAGTTCTTAAATTTTCCGAACCTCTCCAATGACTTGTACGTCTCGCATTTGTAACAGCGTTTCTTCTCCACGCCGTCGACGGTGATGTGTTCGATGCGCCGCGTAATGGTGAGGTTGTCTGCAACTTCATACATGCCTCCACGCTTAAGCCAACATCAACGCGCTGGCTTAAAGGGTTGGTGTATGCATGAGTATGTACAGCATCTGTCAGCCAATATCATGATTGACGCCGACATCTGGCAAACGGTTGAACTCATGTTCGGGCCGGACCCGGCGAAGACCCTCGCTCGCCACCAGCATGATTCCTTCTCCGACTTCATCATGTCCAAAATTCCGTCGATCATGGACGGCTTCAACGAGATCGAGCTCCACAACGGCTGGAACGAAATTTTCGGCGATTACGAAGTCAAATTGGCCGTCAAACTGCACAACCCCCGCTTCCAGAGGCCGACCACCGTGGAAGTCGACGGCAGCTCTCACGCCATGACGCCGACCGAGGCTCGCCGCAGGGGGCTGACGTACGCGTCGTCCATGTACGTCGACATCGACATCGACGCGCTGACGCTGTCCGGCCAGGCGGGCTCCGAGCTCCGGTACGTCCACGACACCAAGACCATCAAGTCGGTCTCCATGGGGAAGATCCCCGTCATGGTGCGGAGCGACTACTGCATGAACTCCGACCCGCATGTCCACGCCGCCGCCGGAGAGTGCCCCAACGACCCTGGAGGCTATTTCATCGTGTCCGGCTCGGAGCGATCGCTGATCTCGCACGACCGCATGGCGGAGAACCGGACCTTCGTGTTTCCCAGCACCAAGTGCACGGCGTTCTCCTACTCGGCGGAGGTCAGGTCGTTGACCGGCGACTTTGGCGTTCCCAAGATCACCGGGCTCAGGATCAGCGCCAAGGGCAACGAGGCGGGACGCTTCATCCAGGTCTCGGCGCACCACGTCCGTGCGCCGCTGCCGCTCTTCGTCCTGTTCCGAGCGCTCGGCGTCGAGACGGACGAGGATATATACGCGCTGATCCAAGGCAGGTCGGAGGCGGCGAGGCTCCACATCCACGTCCTCGCCGGGTGCGCCGCAGACTGCGCCAGGGCGAACGTCTACACGAAGGAAGACGCCGAAGCATACATGCTCAACATCACCACCCTTACGGGATGCCCGCGCGAGTACTGTACCAACCCGGACTACGAGCGTGCCGCGCTCCGGCGGATGCTGAAGACCGAGATCCTGCCCCACGTCGGCGACAGCTCCGAGCTCAAGGCTTCCTATCTCGCCGAGATGGCTCGCCGGTTGCTGCTCGTCGCCGTGGGCCACTCGAAGTGCGACGACCGCGACTCGTACGTCAGCAAGCGCGTTGACGCTCCGGGCGTCATGCTGGCGAACCTCATGCGCCAGTACTACGGCAAGATGATCAAGGAGGCGCGCAAGGCCATGTACAAGGAGCTCAACGGCGGAGTGTGGAGGAACACGGGATCGGCGGTCAACATCGTCAACTCGTCCAACGTCTTCAAGATCTTCAAGGGCACGACCATCGAGGGAGGTATGCGGTACGCTCTGGCGACAGGCGCATGGGGCGTCAAGTCTGGCTCCAAGCAGGGCGTGTCGCAGGTGCTGAACCGGATGACGTACTGTGCGACGTTGTCGCATCTGCGCCGGGTGTCGACATCCATCGAGAAGAACAGCAAACTGGTCCAGCCGAGGAAGCTCCACGGCTCGCAATTCGGCTCATTCTGCCCAGCGGAGACCCCCGAAGGCCAGAGCGTCGGCGTCGTCAAGAACATGTCGATATCGGCCTCCATCACCGTCGCGACCTCGGCCGACTCGGTGTGGGACTTTCTGGCGGCGACCGAGATCGACGCAGAAGTCGGCGGCATCATCGTCACGGGCGGACCTCCCAGCGACTCTGGTGCCGTCGTCAAGGTCAACAACACGCCGTGGGGTGTTGTCGTGGACGCCGTCGAGACCGTGGAGCGACTCCGAGCGGCCAAGAGGTCCGGCAGGCTGCATCCCCACACCGCCGTCGTCTGGAACATCGACATGGGCGACATATGCGTGTGCACCGAGGGCGGCAGGATGGTGCGACCTCTCCTTCCCGTCGTCGACGGCGTACCTGTCCTGTCGAAGCACGTGGACGACCTCCGCGCCGGCAAGTTGGACTGGGTCGAGCTCTGCCACCGCGGGTGCATCGAGTACCTGGACGTCGAGGAATCCGGTGCCGCCATGATCGCGATGACGCACGACGAGTTGACCAAGGACCGGCTCTGGACGCACGTCGAGCTGCACGCGTCGCTGTCTCTCGGCGTCCTCGCATCCCTTATCCCCTTTCCGGACCACAACCAGAGCCCGCGCAACTCGTACCAGTCGGCCATGGGCAAGCAGGCGACCGGGCTGCCGATGTCCAACTTCCGGGACCGCTTCGACGTCGGAGGCCACATCATGGACTACCTCCAGCGCCCGCTCGTGTCCAGCCGCGTCGCCGACATGCTCGGCTCCAACGTCATGCCGGCGGGAGGCAACGCCATCGTCGCCATCTGCACGGCCGCCGGGTACAACCAGGAGGACGGCGTCATCATGAACCAGAGCGCCGCCGAGCGCGGACTATTCACGACCACCTACTACCACACCATCCGCGAGCAGCTCGCCAAGAACCACTCTACCGGCGAGGAGGAGGTCTACTACAAGCCCGACGCCGTCGCGGCGCGCGACCTGCAGATGAACTACGACAAGCTGACGGACTCGGGGTTCCCGGCACCCGGCACCAAGGTCGGGCCGCAGGACGTCGTCATCGGCAAGGGCATGCCCAACCGCGGCCAGGCCATCTCGGACACCTCGGTATCCCTCCGCAACAACGAGCACGGCTTCGTCGACAAGGTCGTGCACTCGGACCGGCCGTACAAGACCACCAACGGCGACGGCTACTCGTTCTGCAAGGTCCGGCTCATCGAGCACCGGATCCCCGTCATCGGCGACAAGCTGTCGAGTCGGTCTGGACAGAAGGGCACCATCGGCATGACCGTCCAGCAGGAGGACCTCCCGTGGACCGAGACCGGCCTCGTCCCCGACGTCATCATCAACCCGCACTGCATGCCGTCCCGCATGACCGCCGGCCAGCTCCTCGAGTCGCTGCTCGGCGTCCTGTGCTGCGAGGTCGGCGCGTACGGCGACGGCACGCCGTTCTCCCAGGTCACCGCCGAGGCCGTGTGCGAGCGGTTGCGGCGGGCGGGGTGCGAGATGACCGGGGATACGGTCATGTACGACCCGCGGACGGGCGCGCAGATGCCGGTGGCCATCTTCATCACACCAACCTTCTACCAGCGACTTAAGCACCAAGTCGTCGATAAGGTGCATGCGCGTGGGAGCAATGGTCCTATGGTGCTCCTGACGAGGCAGCCCGCCGAGGGTCGCGCAAGAGAGGGTGGACTTCGAATCGGGGAGATGGAGATTGAGTGCCAAGTGGCACATGGACTTCAATATTTTTTGAGGGAGAGATTTATGGATTGCTCTGACGCTTTTGGCGTCAACACGTGCTCGACGTGCGGGACGATGGTACCGGTGAACCGCGAACGCGGCGTGCACCTGTGCGCCAATTGCGGGAACGCGTCCCGGTTCAAAGACATCCATATACCGTACGCCACGAAATTGATGACACACGAAGTCGGAAGCATGGCAGTGAAAATGTCCTTATTCGGACGCCATGCTATCGACACAATTTCGGCTTAGGCACTTCGTTCTGGTCTGTAATTCAAGTTGTGGAGTTTTTTTTTGACTTGTTCGCTCATTTCATTGCACATTGAAGGCGCAATATCTCCAGGTCGATCTCTTTCTGTATCGTCTTTTCCCTCTCCACGGTGACAGCGGAATCGGCTTCGACTTGCTTGGTCTTCTCGACATCCATCGCAACTTCGTGGTTCCTCGTCGAGTTGTCGTCCGCGAACAACCTGTCACTGGTTCTCTTGAGAGTGTCGGAAAAGGACACAACAAACACCTGCCCTTTCTTGAGTGGCGAGAACGGCATGTTGATCAGTTCGTCGGACAGATTGCCGAACGTGTTGGACACCATCACTCGCCCATCCGGTATCGGCTTGTCGAATGTGATCAATTCTCCGGCGTGAGCGCTGCTTTCGCACGGCTCCAACCGGACGGGACCGTCTCCGCGGATCACCTCATAGAAGTATTTCATTGATGTTCAGGTATCGTCGTACACGCTTTATCCCAGCGCATCGTCTGTCGCTGAGCATCACATAATTGTTGTCGGTTACACATCACTTGTTGGTGTTTTGTTCATGCCCTCACAATCATTTGTTCGACAGTTGTAACTGCAGCTTCAGGATTTCGATCTCCTTGTCTTTGATGGCCAACTCGCCTTGCTGAAGCGCGAGTTCACGGCGCGTCTTCTCCTTCTCTACTGCGAGAGCGGTGTTCTCCTCTACGGCTTGCTTGGTCTTGTCCATGTGCACGACACCGTCCTTGAACGAGTACTCGCACATGTCCTCGTACTTCGTCTCGACATGCACTCTGATCCTGTCGACGATCTCCTCGGACTCCTTGGCGGTGGTCGCGAAAGTCTCGCGGCCCACCGGCCCATCGTTCGCGATGAAGATGCGCCACGGGGCCATCATGGACTTGATGTTGTCTTCGATGTTCTTGGCGGTGTACATCCCCACGGAGATGAGGACCCTAGTGATGATGTTCTTGAACCTGTCGCGATGAGCGAGCTCCCTCCTCTTCCAGTTGTCGGTGATTCCCCACTTGAACACGATGCGTCCGTCTGGGAGGACCCCAACTTGTACGATGTAGAAGGTGTTGGGGGACAGAAAGTGGCGAGGGATCGCGTGCCCACCGATGAAGGGAGCAGCCTCCGCAAGCTCGAAGACGTTGGAGCAGCTGGCGTTCGGGTCTTGGTACACGATTTGTTGAGCATCCACCTCTTTCTCTTCGTAGGTGACGTTGGTGCGCACTGCCACAGGTTCTCTCTCGGCCGTCAAAGCCGCAGTGACGAGAGCTGGTAGCGTGTCCAAACCTGCCCTCTTTGCAAGTCCTCCAGCCAAGTCAGGATGTGCCCAGGTGCCGCCGTACAAGCCCGTCGTCTTTTTGATGGGATCGATTCCCTTCGCCGCCAAGGCTTCTTTGAGGGCTGAGCCAAACCTGATCCTCAAAATGCTCGAAAGAGTGGTGTTCTTCGGAGACCACTTTGAGATCATGTTGGTCTCGAGGTAGCCGTCTGAAAGGCGATGCTTCGTGACGACCTTGCCCTTGTCGTCGAACACCGTGGTGTGTTCTTCGTCCGCAGGTCGAGGATCGACGTCAAGCGCCTTGCAGAACGCTGCCAACGCCTTTGGTTTGTAGGTGTCCACAAGGACGCACGCGACCTCCGGATGTACCCATACGGATGCGTACTTGCCGTACGTCACGAGGATCAAGTCCTGGACGGAGACATTGATACGCGAAGACACTTCCGCTACCTTCGCATGGAAGTTCTCGAGTTGCGCGATGTTCGCCCACACCTTGCCGAAGGACGCGGCGATGGCTGCGCCGTTGCAGTAGCCGTCGAATCCACGCATCTCCGTGGTGATGCCTTCGGCGGAGATCGCCCAGATCTCGAGACGGTGCGGGCTCTTCTGGGTGGAGACGACCGACACGGTGTCGTCCTCGTAGACCTCCAGGATTGCCGCGAGATCGTCCAGCCCCTTCCACTTCGCAAGGTGGACGGCGATTTTGGGATGGATCCATGTACTACCCTTGGTATTCTCCGGCTTACAGACAAGCGGTCCGCCATCTGGAAGCTTGTAGGAGTCGACGTACTTCCTGTTGCCGGCGAGCTTGATGTAGTCGTTGAACAGCGCACGCTCGTCGACTACCTTCGAAAGGAAGGTCACGTTGACGTATCCGTTGCGGATCTCTGTCATCTTCTTGTCTCCGATGTAGACGTCGGTGAAGTCAGCCACTCCGTCGTCGAGCTCAACTGGGACGGGGCCCAGCTTCTGAAAAGCGCCGAAAGCGGCTCGAACCTCCTCGACGACTACATTCTTGCTCTTGATGTGTCCCAAGACGCTGTACTTTTCGGGGATCGAGAGGTTGGTGAAGCCAGAAATGTCGAATGCCTCGATGAAGCATGGGACCACCCATGGGGCACGCTTCTCCGCGTCGACGACGAAGGCGGCGTTGAGCACGTAGGAGTTGTAAGCGGCGTCCCAGAGGGCGCAGCCGGTGGAAGGTGTGATTACCTTGAGGAGGAACCACTTTCCCATGTTGGCGTGCTTCCCTGTCTGAAACACGTTGGCGAAGTACCGCATGAGACATTTCTCCGCGGCGTGGTTCGTCATGGCCACCAGGCACGCCATGGAGACGACGTAGCGCTCCAAGCTCTGGGTTTTGATGTCCTCGTACACCTGATGGAAGTCCTCCACGATGGCGCCGAGTGTCTTCATGGAGACATCTCCGCCGTAGAGCTCGGCGTCGTAGGTCAGCTCGCGGCGCTTGACGAGCTCCTTCAGGTGCTCGGAGTGGAGTGGGGTCCTGTTGTCAGCAATGTGGGTGATCGTTGCGGAGTCCATTGTTCTACTTCTATGATGTTTGTTACTGCGCTGGTTGTTTAAGCCACGCCCCAGGCATACAACAAAGCATTTCATTAGTATCAGGGCCAACCGTTGCTCGGCGATCATTCACTCGCCTAGCAAACATGGCTTAAAGGACACCGACCCATCCCACAATCGACCACAATCAACAATGGATCAGCACGCCGACTTCGAACCCAAGCTGCAAGAGCTGCTCGCCAAGCAACGCGAGGGCCCATGGCCGGACATTCTTCAAAAGCTGAAGAGGAAGCGCGCCGAGACGGACTTCTTCATCCGCAAGATCGAATGCGCCCGCGATCACCGCGACGACCTCGCGTGCGAGTTGACGGCGATCGAGTACGACGTCGAGCAGGCTTCGGAGGCGCTTGAAAGGGCCAAGGACTCCAAGGCGGACCCTGCGGACATACTCCGGATGGAAGCCGAAGAATCCCAGTTGAAAGAGAAGAGACATCAATCCAATTGCAAGTATGACAATGCATATGTCGCGGTAGAGAGATTGGAGGACCTCGTTGAAGGTCTGGTGTGCGACCAACGCGTTTTGTAACTTTTTCTACCATCGTAGAGACAATGCTTGTGACTTGGAGGGAGGTGAGGTGTGTTACAAGGGAGGGAGGTGAGGTAATCGTCCGGGAAATTAAGTGCCATTTGGGACTTGAGAGTGGCAATTCGGGTAGACGAGTGACCATGGCTATTTTTAGAAATTCGTGGGGAACCTGCAACTTACAAATGACCAACAGCTTTTTTTAGATGGTATGGGAACCTAAGCTCATTTCGAGCAATGATTTATTTTCCTTTGACAAGACTTTGAAAGCTTCCATAACTTCCGGGTGTTTCATGAAACTCGAGAGAGTAGCCATGACGTTGTATCCTCCGACTGCGCCGGTCAAAATCAATTTTTTCTGGGAAGTTGTGTTATCACGCAATGAATCGAGACGTCGTTGAAATCATCCTATCCAAGCTCCCCATCGACCTGCGCCTGCCCCTCCGAGTCCCTCCCAACAAAGTCATCCCGGCTCCCGAGGTCGTAGATACCCTTTGCAGGATGGCGAGGGTCGCGTCTCATCCGAACCAGCTACGTTGGACCTGGGCGCGCATAGAGGGGGTACAAGGCATCGTCCGCATCATCTCGTACATGGTAATGCAATCCGAATGCACGTACGTCGAAGGAGAGTCGTCGGATCCAAAACCGTCGTACAACTACATGTCGGCATGTAGGACGAAGTATCCGGCCGTCGGTAACGATGAGTTCAATCCTTTAGTGTACGTCCATGGTTGCAATGATGTGCCACCGTTAGTAGCCGACGAGTTATCCGCGTACGAGCGCATCGGCCCGATTTCCTAGTTTACGGGATTTACGGGAACTTTACGGGTTTTACGGGAAATATGCAATAGGCGTGCAATGTGTCCTGCAATACGTTGCAATCTATTTACGGGAAAATGCAATGTATTGCAATAAAAAGCAATCGTTTACGGGGTTTTTACGGGAAAGTTTTTCGTCCGAGACTTTCCCTCAGGATTTCTGTAATCTCCGAAAGTCTTCTCATAGCCTCTGATTTTCCCGTAAACTTTTTACGGGAATTTTTATGATGCAATCTACTTACAATGTACGTCGACTGCGTTTTACAGTATCTACGATTGCTTGTGCATTGTAACTTACAATCGTTTACGGGTTTTACGGGAATTTTACGGGAATCTTACGGGAATTTTTACGGGAAATCTACATTGTACTTACAATGCGTCTACGATGCTGGCACGTGATATATCAATCTATTGTCGTCTATAAACCCGTAAACGCACTTTACGGGTTTTTGAAGACCGCCGTGGCGTCGATGACGTTCGCGGCAGCTTCCAGCCCGGCTTCCATGCGGGCGATGTCTTCGAGCGCCTGCTTCTTCTTCCTGGAGTCGAACCGTTCCGTCAGCGCTATCTCCTCGCACGACTTGACGCTCGCGTACGCGGACAGCACGTCGTTCAGCTGATCCGCCGTCCCGAGGCGGTCGTAGTCCAGGTAGTGCGTTTGCTCTATGTCGTCCGTCCCGATGGCCACGGCGAGGAACACAGGGCCGCGCGCCCATGGGTAGTACCGGTTGATGGCGCGTTTGCTGCAGTCGGTGTAGTACAGCGTCAGGAACACGTTCCATGACCTATCGTCTCGGTCGGAGTCATGGCGGCCTTCGACGCCGGTCCAGACCTTGATCGTCCTGACCTCCATGGACGCCTGGAACAACGACTCCAGCTCGTCCCAGTCGTCGATGGGGAGGTCGGAGTCGACGCGGCCGCCCATGGTGTCGAAATACAGACATTTCACCATTTTCCCTGTATTACGAAAATTCGGGCCTTTATGCCGTGCCCCAGTTTTTTTCGTTTCGCAGATGGTAAAGGATGGCGAGTCTCCAGGAAGCATACGGTCGTTGCGCCGCCCCCAAGCAGGTCGCCAGCACGTGCCCTCCCCGCATGTCGGACGGTCGCTCGTTCACCAGCTACCGCCAGCACTGCCACCTGCAGTCCATGGCCAACCAGTCCGCCGGCGCGCCGTTGAACAGCAACCAACTCCGCAAGTTCCTGAGCTCCAACGCCGAGAAGATCATGGAGGACAACCGGCGGGCGGCGTCGCAGACCATGGGCTGCAAGACGTGCTTCGACCTGGATTGCTCCGGCACCATGCTCCCGGAGCAGTCGGTCCAGGTTCAGAACAAGAGGACCGTCGGGTTCGCGATCGACGACGCCGACGGCCTCGGCATGGGTCGCGTCGGGCAATTCTGAGCCCGCGGACAGCGCACCGAAAATTCCCCCCCCCTTGCAAGAAAAGATGTGGCGTTGCTGTTCCGGTTCCGGACGCGACAAGAAGACCATCGTCGTCGACGACCAAGAGGTCGTCATCACGGTGAAGGGTCGCAACGTGACCTTCCGTATGTCATCGAGCAGCAACGACCGCGATCACCTGGACGCGGTGCCAGAACCTCCCAAGAGGAAACACAAGAGGTCGTTCGAGTCCAATGGCACAAACTCTACGAGGTCGTCCAGACTCGCGTTCGACAGCCAGCGGTACGATGTGGAGCCGTACGTGGGGCACGCGAAATCGGTGGACTCTTCAACTGGGCGCGTGCAGCATCGCGATCCGTTCGAATCCGCGCAGTAGCGTGAGCAATATTGGCGGCGTCTCTGTAAATGGGTTGCGGCATCTTCAAAAGAAGGAAGGACTTCGAGCAGGACGTAAGCATTTCTCTGATAGATAAGATCGTGACCTTCAGGATGAAGACCAAGGCTCCCGTCCGACATGAAGCCGCGGTCCGACACGAAGCCGCGGCCAAGGCCCCCGTCCGACTCGAAGCCGCGGCCAAGGCTCCGCGGCGTGCTCTTACAGAGGCAACCCTCGCCGCGCACAGCGTGGAGACCACGAGTAAAAACTGACAAGAAATTATAATAACGGGATGTGCTCTTGGTGCGGTCTGGCGCGTGAGAAGAAAATGATCGTCGTCGAAGACCAGGAGGTCATCATCACGGTGAAAGGAAAGAACGTGACGTTCAGGATGTCCACAAGCAGCAACGACCGCGCCGACCTGGCGTCCGTGCCCGAGTCTCCCAAGCGGAGAAACAAGCAGCGGTCGTTCGAGTCGCAGAGAACAAACTCGACGTCGAGGACGGCGTTCGATGCGCGGCGGTCCCGAGAGTACGAGATCGCCCCGTACCCCGGGCACACGCGGTCGTGCGACGCATCGGTGGGAAGGACGCCGCACAGGGATCCGTTCGCCGCGGTCGAGACTTGAGCGTTTCGGAAAGAAAATTTACTAGTGCGCGTGTCCGAATACCGCGCACGCCAGAACAACCACAACGAGTGCGATGTTTGAAACGACCGATCCACCCCCGGTCATAGGGACCTGGTCGGGATCGTAATAACGGAGCGCCATACGTTCTCTGAAGCTTCCTGACATCGCGAAAGAGTACTGCAGGAATCTTCTCTCTACGCCTTCGTCGTCGATACCACGCTTCTCGGCTCTATGATCGTTCAAGTACAACATGCATACGCCCTTGGACCTCGCGTACAACGCGGCGAGCTTGTCCGTCGTAGCGAAAGCTTGGTTGAACTTAGCGCAATGCTCTACCATCCCCCAATCGCCCGCGCGCTTGAGAGCGAAGTTGACGGCGCTGTCCTTCGTCCACTGGCCGCTAGGAAGGAACTCCTGCTCGTTTATGTGCGTGGACATGGCGTTCTTGGAGTACTTCGCGGGGGACCTCGTCCCTTCTTCATCGACGCACACTCCATCGACGACCTTGCGCGTCGACCTAGACAAAGACTCGCGTTTTGACTCGATTTCGTACGAGTATCCTGGTACTTGTACGGAGGTCTCGCCCACCTTGTCGTCTTCGTCGACGCTATCATCGTATGTGTCGTCAGAAACAACAGTCTCGGTGAACGCGCCCGATAGATGGACTTTGACGACGGAGTTTGGGTGAAATACGTCTCCTGTCTTGCGCGTGTCGAGGCATATGCCGTGTTCTGCCGCATCCATTAGAGCTGCGTCGCATGTGACAGCGTTCCATTCAACACGGATGTCATCGTTGAAAGTCTTTATGGCGTCCGCCAGCCCGGAGACTTGTACTCCCCGTCGCGTGTCCTTGTATTCGATGCGGTATTTCTTGTTGAAGACGTCGTCCGCGACGTTCAGGTTCAGCAGGAGCTTGACGATGTTCGAGTTCGTGTCGCTCACGAAGGTGAAGCGCCGCTTCCAGAAGAAGGTGCGGACTTCTTTGCATACATCTGCCATCTGCTCCAACATGAGGACTTTCATGTGATCTCCCTCGCGAAAGCACCACATCTCTGCGTTCACGCAGTCCTTGCACGGCGCGCCCATCGCTGCTGGGTACTGGGAGCTGATTGTAACGCCGCCCTTGAGAGCGGCCGAACCTTGCTCGAAGTTTTGTCCGGCCATGGGGTTCTTGACGCGGTCCTTGCGGTCCTTTCCGAACACGAGCTCTTCGTTCGTGGTCATGTACTTGAAGAATCGCGCCTTGTTGGCGACGTCCATCACAGTCATCCGGTGCGGCGGTTCGAACTCGTTGATCATGACGATGGGCAGAGCGAGGGGTACGCTCGGGTCCCGCCGCAGGCACCATTCAATGTACTCGACGCGTTCTTTGACCTGCGTAGTCCCGCTCCTCGGGCCGAAGTCCTTGCAGGTGTCCGCGAACTCCATGAGGTCTAGCACCCTCGAATCGACGGCGGCGCCCCCTACCTTTGGGGAATCGGACTCCACGTCTTCCGCCTCCGGTTGCTGTCTGAGTGTCCTTATTCTGTCGCGCTCCATCCTCCCGATCAACACGTCCCTGCGTCTGCTGGGCGGGTCAAGCATGTCCCTGCGCCGCGTGCCTACATCCCTGGTCCTGTCAAGAAGCCCTCTTCGCGTGGCGAAGAGCTCGCTGCCGAGGTACGCATACTCAATGCGGTTGAGCTGTTCGGGCGTTGCTAACGAGAAAATCTCCTCCAGGAACGCCGGCACCTGGTCCGCGCTCAACCTCGACAGAGGGTCGTAGTACGAGATCGCCTCGAGGTCGGGCGCCCCATCTGCGAACCTGAACTCCATCCTTGTATTCTCCTAAGAAAAAACCTTTATGCGACCTAGCGGCTATTGTGGGCGCGGCGGGGGCATAAGCGTTTTCGTGTATACTGCGGGTATCAGAAAGAATATGTCTGTCTGCCCTGTCACCGCGGTCATCGCCGAGATCAAGGCGGCTTTGCAGAAGCTCGAGGACGAGAAGCACCTGGCGGTCAGGATCCCGCTGAGGAACAAGAAGGGCGAGGTCGTGGGGGAGGCGCTGGTGGATCGGGAGGACGAGTGGGTCGGGGCTTCTAAGTGGTACAAGGCGGACGGGTATGCCACTGGGGACGGGCGCATGCACATCGCCATCATGGGCGAAGCTCCAGAAGGTATGGTGATTGATCATAAAAACAACAATCGCTTGGACAATCGCAGAGCAAACTTGCGGTTCGTTAGTCGGAGCGTCAACGCACACAATGTCAAAATAGACAAGAGCAACACAGGCAGCCGTTTCACCGGCGTCTACAAACGCGGAGACAAGTGGTCTGCGTCTCTGAAGCATGTGTACCTGGGTTTATTTGAAGACGAAACGTGGGCTGCGTGGAGCTACAATGTTGGTGTTTACGAAACCTACGGTGCGCTTGGTCGGTACAACATCATCGAGAAGCCAGAGGGCTTTGTGCGCAATAGGAAAGTATTTTCTGGGTTGCCACGCGGAGTGACATTTCTGAAGGGGAAGTACGTCGCTTCAATCCACATCGAAGGCCGACACATCTACCTCGGAAGGTTCGAGACGGTCGATGAGGCCAGTCGCGTCTACGAGGAGCACCATGCCGCTCGTGAAGCGAAGAAGGATAGACTGCGCAAGGACAAGGTAGTGACACGGGACGCCGATGGTCCGTTCCTGCTTGCGGGTGATACCGTCATCCGCGTATCAGAGTGCGATTGGCACTTCCTCGCGAAGTTTACCTGGGGCATGATGAACCTAGGCTATCCGATGACGCAGTTCAAATGTGGCGACGAGCACAAGGTGCAGCTCATGCACATCCTCCTTCTCGGCACCAAGAAGGGATTGGTCATCGACCACCGCAATTTGATAAAGACCGATAATAGGAGAGAGAACCTTCGTTTCGTGACGAGGAGCCACAACGGCCAAAACACGCCTCCTCGAAACATCCTAGGCCTCAAGGGTGTCACCCAGACTCCTTGTGGCACGTTTGCTGCGTCGATTGTGCATCTGAAAGTGAAATACAATGTGGGGAACTACGCGGATAAGGACGTCGCAGCTTACGCGTATGATTGCGCCGCACTACAACTCTTCGGGGAACACGCCTACTTCAACAAGGCGCTGGCTCCGGATGCTTACGTATGGGACCCGATCGAGATGAAGCTCTTGCCAAAGGAGGCGACCGTCTCGTCGTCACCGGATTTCCACGGCGTACACCCGACAAAAAGTGGGAACTATATGTCGTTCGTGCACATCCAGAAGAAGTTCCGGAACTTTGGCACTTACAAGACGAGGGATCTCGCGGCGTACGCTTACAATTGTGGAGCGCTACAACTTTTGGGCACGAAGGCCAAGCTCAACGACGTTCTTGTGCCACCGATGTATCGGTGGGACTCGGAAGCCATGCGGTTGAAAAGTATCACTGTCGTGTAATACTCGTCAGTAAGCGTCCTCGTCTGACGTGAACGGCGACAAAGCCAACTTGCACGAGCCGAGTGACATCTCGTAGACACATATGCATGGAAATTCATTCTTAATGAAGAGGCTGATATTGGGGCAGAGACTGGAGCACTTGGTGAACATCACCAGGTACTTGAGGCTGAAGACGCCCTGGCTGATCAACGCATCGTCTCTCTCTTCCTCTTCGCCGTCCTCCACGACTGGCTCGTCGGTGTCCCGGAGGATGGTTTCCTGCCGGCAAAAGTTGCCGGAGCACGACAGGACGAGCTGTCGGCCGATGTTCTTGATCTCGACGCGGTCGCTGAGGTAGGACATGTCGCGCACGATCTTCTGGAAGTACGTGGAGGGCAACACGACGCAACTTGCGAAACCGCAAGCAGGGATGTTGTACTCGTGCGTGTCCAGGTCCAGCAAGTTCAGCTTGTACTCCGTGCTGGTCTTCTTCTCGTCGTTCTCCACGCGGATGCCGAGCCTGTTGCGGTCGTCGTTGCTCAGGAACAAAGTGAGCGTGTCGCTGGAGTTGACGGTCTTGAGGAGGGTGTGCAGGTTGCCGATGTTGACGCCGATGTTGACGGGGGTCTCGCAGTAGAACTCCTCGAACTTGCGGGCGTCGAGGCGGACGTGGATCATGACGATGTGGGTGTTGTCGAGCTCGATGAGCTTGACGCCGTCGGCGCTGAACTGGAGGGTGGTGTCGACGAGGAGCGAGCTGAGGGAGTCCATGAGGACCTTGAGGACGCACGCCTGCACGGTCTTGGCGTACATGATGTAGCCGGAGCTGGCGTCGATGGTGGGTGGGACGTCCATGGCCGCTGCTGTTTGGTACCGAGCCATGCAGCACTGGTCCTTTAAGCCAAGGAGAGGCGCCCTCCCCTTCGACCCCTAGCCGGCGAGGCTTCATGGAGACTTATGTGTTGCAGCAGAGGTTTCGGCGTGGCTCCATGGCGACTTATGTGTTGCAGCAGAGGTTTCGGCGTGGCTAACACTCTTTGGGATGAAAATTTGATCAACGCCGATACGGAATGGCGTATCAGCTGCAATGGCTTCCGCATCACGAGATCTTCAGCTTTCCTCTGCCCCGGACGCCGGCTTTGTCGAAGCCCAAAAGCAATGGCAAGGCGGTAACGGTGGCATTCTCATTGCCATGCGAGAGATGAAAGGCGACGTTGACTCGTATTTACATGCGGCGCTCATTCTGAAACGGTTGGAAATGGCACCCGACCTGCCCGTTGGCGCCGTCTTGTGGCACGCTTCGAAAACAAGTGTCGAACCTCCGACCGACGTCCCACTCGCGACTTCCGTGACCTTCGAAGGAGCTGAGGCTCACGCACAGCGCCACATACAAGAAGACAAGAGGGTCTACCACAAACTCGTCGTAGCCGGGCTAGGGGTGAAGGCCCTAGCCATCGGCGCCGACGAGTACTATGAGGACGAACAAGAGATGCTTCTCATGATGGACGTCGATCTCGAAGAGGATCGTCGTGAATGTGTAGACGGCAAGCTTGTCATCACGCATAATGTGACACTTCCTTGATTGGACACACAAAATACCATAACAAAACCCGACCAATGCCGCTAACACACTATCAAACCTTTGTCGCTGTAGTAAGGCCTGGATATGTAGGTCGGATCGGATTTCTGCTCTGCGCGCGTTATTGCTTCGTATCGCGTCATCCTGCCATCCTGCGTAATTCCAAAAAGTCCACACCTACGTATACGCAAGTCACAATTGCTCTGTAGCATCGGGTATCTGCGGTCGTTTCTTCTGACGCTGATAAGATATCCTCCTGGAATTTTCCGAGACATGTTTGTGTCGAACTCGCGCCTGATAGTAAGGTTCACTGGGCATCCCGTCACGTGTCCATACTCCTCGAACCAGCTGTTCTGTTGCAGTGTCAGGTCGACTCCCCACAGAGGCACGGTAACGCTCGCCACTGTAGAGTTACCGTACGAATGTTCGTCTCGGTACCTCCGCCTGAACGCGTCTCCTAACGCCCCGGTCTCGTACGGCACCATGTCCATCCTACCTGGCGGCAAACCGAACGCGCGCCGCGTGTCAATAGAGCACTTGGGGAGGACGTAGGACCAGAAGACGTCCGAAGGGCAGAGCTCGAAGGTATCCATACATCATCCCGCGATATTACTTAGAGCAACTTCCGCGAATACGATCCGACGCATTCATGTTCTGACAATTACCGCTTCGGTTCAATGACCATATGCGATACTTTGGTCGTCCTAGAGGGGGTATGGGGGGCAAGCCTGCCCCCCAAGGGGCATGGCTGCCACCTAAGCTTTGAATACGCAATGCCGGTAGAAAATCGACGTCCCCGCGGCCGGACTCGCCCGCGTGATCTCCACGACGTCGCCGGGGCGCAGCCCGAGATACTTGGCCATCGGGTCCGACGACCAGACCGCCGGCAGCCCCTTGCGGTCGTTCAGCATGCGGACCTTCAACATGTCCTTGACCTCGGCGTCCGTCATCTTGCGGTGCGGCGGAACGATCTCGTGCCGGGAGACGTTGTACTGCAGCTCGCCGATGCTGAAGATCTCGGCGTTGCCGTAGGACGCCTCGACGCAGTTTTTGTGGAACGACAACGGCTTGTCCTGCACGATGATGATGGCTTTCGAACGGCGGTCTTCGTCGAGCGCCGCAGCCGCTTTCTGCAGGTCCTGCGTCTTCAGCTTCTGAGTCACGACTACGACGTCCCGATCTTCTGCGGCCAAATGGAAGAATCCATGCGACGCCGCGAGCGCCGCGATCTCTTTGTCGCCGACCGTCGCCAGCTCCCCTAGCCCGATGCCCCTGTCGGCCAGCATCTCCTTGACGACGGCGATCGCCGTAGCCACTCGTGCCTCCATGGTTCTTAATCACTATCGGGAGACTTCCTTTATGCCTGTCCGTTTATTTTTCCGTGCACTTTGACAAGATGGCTGGGTCCGGCAGAGCAAAAATTGCCGTCACGCTTAGGGCGCTGAAGGATAACGCCGAGTTCCGTCAGCAATGCGCCGAGGTCCAGAAGCTCCGCAACTCTTACAACACGGCCAAGGGCCAGGCCGACCGTGCCCTGATCAAGGCCGCGGTCGGTGTGATCAGGCTGGCCGACGTCGCGGATAGCATGGGCTTGGAGAACCTCGTTACGGAGAAGGAGACGCGGTTCGAGGCGCTCCTGCGAGAGCGCATGACCGACGCGGACCGCGCCACGCCGATCATGCGCCTGATGATCGGGCTGCGCGAAAAGGGCGCGACCCTCAAGGAGATGTTCGGAGCCGTGAGCAACAAGGTCGACATCCAAGCCAACCCTCTGCCCTGGCTGTACGCTTACATCAGCGGCGTCAAGTACTACGTGTATGGCGAGACCGACTACCTCTCTCAGATGCACATCCAACGCGTGTCGACGTACCTCGTGTGCAACATGTTCGCCATCATGTTCACCTTCGTCGACGCCAACGGCAACGAGAAGCCCATGAACATCGACGACGCGAAGGACGAGTCCGACCCGATGAAGAGCCTCCTCGACGCCGCTCGCCGCGTCACCAACAACACCGAGAACAAGGTCCTCCAAAAGGTGCAGGACCTGACTCTCAAAGGGCGCAACGACGGGACGTCCGAGAACGCCGAAAAGGTCAACCTGTTCCAGATGTCCCTGAACCGCGCGCTGACCGGGATCAAGGACGCCCGCAAGAAGAAGGGCGACGAGGTCAAGCAGCTCGCCGGTTTCCTGGCGCTGACGGCCGTGTGCGTCGGAGTGTTTTACTACTGGATGAAATTCCGCCCCTCGCTGTGGAACCGCATGAAGGTGCCGATGGCGTCGTGCGCGCTGGTGACCGCGGTCATCGTGCTCGCCGTCACGGGGCTGTCCATCTTCAAGCCCATCGAGCGTTTCGAGATCGACCAGGAGAACTTCTGCGAGGACAAGGACAAGTGCACCGACGCGCTCGAGAGCTGGGCGGTGGACGCCGCGAACCAGACCTACGTGAGCGCTTTGGACGCCACCGCGTCTCTGACGTCCAAGCTCATCGAGTCTCGCGACGAGAACCTGGAGTCGGACCTCGCGACCGTGTCTCGCCGGATGTACGCGACTGACATCGAGTACCGCGACGCCGTGTTCTCGCACAACCGCGTGCGCCAGGCGAAGCGCTTCGTGGTCATGACCCTGGCCATCGCGCTGCTGCTGATGGTCGTCCTGATCATGGGCATGCCGGGCAAGATCGTGTTCGGGCTGCACGTCGCGGCGTCGGTCGTCCTTCTGACGGTGGCCGTCCTGGTGTACAAGGGCAACGCGATGCGGTTCCGGAAGAACTGGAACCAAGTGTACTACCGCGGCCCCGAAGACGTGTGACGCCATAATTCTCGGAGCAATTGACAAAGAGGATGTCGTCGGTGCTGCTCACTCCCTTGACTCAAGAGAACGCGGCGACTCTGAGAAACCAGCTCGCCGCGGAGAAGCTCGCACAGGACAAGGCCAATCTCGCAGCCATGGCCAAGGAGCTGCAGCTCCAGGAGGACCGCGCCACGCAGGACCGTCTGCTCGCGAAGCTCGCGAAGGACAAGGGGCTGACGCCGACGTCCGCGAAGACCATCAACGTCACCGCCGAGGACAACACCCGTCGGACCCTGCTCAACATCGTGTCCGCCGTCATCCTGTCGGTCGTGACGCTCATGTTCCTGCACTACTACGCGTCCAACCCGACGTTCGTCATGATCTGCTGCTTCCTGTACATCGTGCTGTACTGCGCCTTCGTCATCTACGTCGTCAACAAGGTCGAGGACTCGTTCCCGGACAAGACGCTGTCCATCGTGGCCAAGTGGTCGTCAATCCTGTCGCTGGTCCTCTGCGTTTTGCTGGCCATCAGCACGACCAAGAACGCCCTGTTCGCGCCGAAGAAGCCTGAATCGAACAAGCTTTTGGACAGCTCCGGCAACCAGCTGTATCCTCCCGGCGGCCAGAACAACCAGATGAGGAAGAAAAACAAGGGTTTCAACAACCAAGGACAGAACAATCAACGGTTCAACAACAATAACCAGGGCTACAACAACCAGGGCCAGAACAACCAGGGTCAGAACCAGGGCTACAACAACAACGGAAACTAGAAGTCCCGGTTGCACGAACCGAATTATTCTGGTTTCCCAATATAAGGACACATGGCTGAGACGCTGGCCTTGCCTCTTATCGCCGCGGCCATCGCCGGTGTGGCGTTTTTATCGGGCAAGAAGGGGGACGGTACCCCGGCTCCCGGCAGTCTCGGTTATGACGCGGCCAAGGAGCGCGAGAACCTGCAGAAGCAGGTCGACAACCTGGAGAAGGACAAGAAGGACTTGGAGCAGAAGGCGTTTGAGCTCAGTCAGCAACTCCCGCCCAACGGTCAGGACGCCGGAGATCTCGTGAAGCAGCTGGAAGAGTGCAAGGACGCGCTGGAAAAGGCGAAGAAAGCGCAGGACGACTGCAAGGAGAAGGACCAACAGATTCAGGAGCAGGCCGAAGAGATCGAGAGACTGGAGAAGGATCTCGAGGAGTCCATCCAAAAGTGTGATGAAGAAACGGAAAAGATCGAGAAGGAGAAGGAAGAGCTGCAGAAAAAGCTCGACGCCGGCCTGCCGGACGACTGTCAGTCCCGGCTAGACGAGGTGAACCGCAAGCTCCAGGAAGAGATGAAAAAATACACAGACTGCAAGGACGAACTTGCACGCAAGAACATCGAGAAGGACTGCAAGGACACCATCATCGAGCGCGATCGCCTTATCCGCGAGAAGCAGGATCTGGAAAAACAGGTCACCGACTGCGACGAACGCATCAAAAAGATCCGCGAAAGCGCCGAGCGTGAGTGCAACGACAAGCTCAAGCGACTTGCCGATGAGAACGAGGAGCTGAAGAAGCGGCTCGGCAACAACGGTCAGAGCGGTCCTTCAGGCAACAACGGTCAGAGCGGTCCTTCAGGCAACAACGGTCAAGGTGGTCCTTCGGGGAACAACGGCCAAGGTGGTCCTTCGGGGAACAACGGCCAAGGTGGTCCTTCGGGGAACAACGGCCAAGGTGGTCCTTCGGGGAACAACGGCCAAGGTGGTCCTTCGGGGAACAACGGCCAAGGCGGTCCTTCGGGGAACAACGGCCAAGGCGGTCCTTCGGGGAACAACGGCCAAGGCGGTCCTTCGGGGAACAACGGCCAAGGCGGTCCATCAGGTAACAACGGTCAGGGCGGTCCATCAGGCGACAACGGCGACAATGGCCAAGGCGGTCCCTCAGGCGACAATGGCCAGGGCGGTCCCTCAGGCGACAACGGCCAGGGCGGTCCTTCGGGGAACAACGGCCTAGGTGGTCCATCCGGTAACAACGGTCAGGGCGGTCCTTCGGGGAACAACGGCCTAGGTGGTCCATCCGGTAACAACGGTCAGGGCGGTCCCTCAGGCGACAACGGCCAGGGCGGTCCCTCAGGTAACAACGGTCAGGGCGGTCCATCCGGTAACAACGGTCAGGGCGGTCCTTCGGGGAACAACGGCCTAGGTGGTCCATCCGGTAACAACGGTCAGGGCGGTCCATCCGGTAACAACGGTCAGGGCGGTCCCTCAGGCGACAACGGCCAGGGCGGTCCCTCAGGTAACAACGGCCAGGGCGGTCCCTCCGGTAACAACGGTCAGGGCGGTCCTTCGGGGAACAACGGCCTAGGTGGTCCATCCGGTAACAACGGTCAGGGCGGTCCCTCAGGCGACAACGGCCAGGGCGGTCCCTCAGGTAACAACGGTCAGGGCGGTCCATCCGGTAACAACGGCCAGGGCGGTCCCTCAGGCGACAACGGCCAGGGCGGTCCCTCAGGCGACAACGGCCAGGGCGGTCCATCCGGTAACAATGGCCAGGGCGGTCCCTCAGGCGACAATGGCCAGGGCGGTCCCTCAGGCGACAATGGCCAGGGCGGTCCCTCAGGCGACAATGGCCAAGGCGGTCCCTCAGGCGACAACGGCCAGGGCGGTCCATCCGGTAACAATGGCCAAGGCGGTCCCTCAGGCGACAACGGCCAAGGCGGTCCCTCAGGTGACAATGGCCAAGGCGGTCCCTCAGGTAACAATGGTCAAGGTGGTCCTTCGGGCGACAATGGTCAAGGTGGTCCCTCGGGCGACAACGGTGAGGACAACGCGCTGAAAAAACTTCTAGACTTCGTCGCTGTCGGGTTGAAAACAGCATTGAAAGGGAAACAGGACAAGACGGATGAAATGAACGCGCTGATAGCCGCTGTGGATAAGGATGTGCTTGCCGAAGCCATGAAAGATGAAGACCTCTATTTAGAGGAGAAACTCGAGATGCTCAGCAGATGGTATCCTCTGTCAGTTCAAGATATCAAGTATGAGTTCGATGAAAAGAAGAAACCACAGTCCGGTGGCGATGATGCGCTGGAGGAACTCAAAGAGTTTGTCGAGAAAGGCATGCATACAGCTTTGAAAGGTAAAGAAGACAAAACGGATAAAATGAAAGAGCTGTTAAACGCCGTGGACAAAGATGTATTGGCCGAAGCCATGAAAGATGAAGAACTGCATCTAGAGGAAAAACTTGATATGCTCGGCAGATGGTTTCCTCTGTCGGTTGAAGAGATCAAGTACGAGTTCGACCCGGAAGAACATGACGAAGACTCTCTTGAAAAAAAACTTCTTGAATCACAATCCGGAGGAGGTATGGACTTAGACCAATTGCTTTCTGGGGCAGAATCTTTGAAGAAAGATTTAGAGAAATTGCAGCGATATGGCGACGCTGACACCATTCAGGATGCACAAGATACCCTGAATAGAGTCAACGACGAGATCGATAAGA